GGAATAATGTCACAAAACATTCTACGGGTACACTCAACAGAATACCCGTAATCTTTCTCAGCCTGTTTACTTGAATAAGGCTGAATATCACATTTAAAATTTTCTCTAACTTTCTTATATCCTTCTCGTGTAATAGGCACCTCTAAACCTAAGCTATCGTCCTCATATTGCCCGTATGAGTATATGTTTATACTTTTATTATAAAAAGGATTAGCCATTAATAACACCTCATATAAGGCCTTCCTAGCAAGGATATAAGTACTCCATCACCTTGTATGATTGTATTGGTATTAGTATCAGAGTAAGTAATACTCCTATTACCCTCAGTAATACTTTTAATCCCTCCAGAATTGCTTATACTATTTTCGAAAAGGCTATCAAAGTTTTTCATCATATAATCTATAGCAAGGCTATATTTATCTTTTATTTCATCATCTGTAAAATCCTTATTCTTGTAATTCCTTATACATTGAATAATCATTTTTAATTTTATTTCTTCATCCATTAGAAAACCTCCTCCTAGAAGTAAGGAGAAAAGCCTCCTAACCTCTTGTAATTATTCTTGATATTGGAATGTATTTGTGACTGATATATTTCTTAGTAGATGTTGAATTATCGCTTGCTAATTCCCAGTTAGCTCCACTTTCTAATTGTGCATCTGTTGGCGATATAATTCCACTATTCTTAAAGCTTAATCCATAAGGTGAGAATATCTTTCTTTGTCTGCCGATAAGGAAGTCTTTACCACCTTTGTCAAATGCTTTTCTATCTTGTTCATAAGGAACTTTAGCACCGCAATTAGTGTACTCAATAGCACCGTTGCCTAACACATATGATGTGTACTTAGTATATCCATCACCTGCGCCACTTGAAGACTCTGGCACATCTTCGGTAGGCATATTATCATCTATAAGAACTGTTCTACCATTAAGTGTTGCAATTCCTAGATTTCTTTCAATTCCATTAGCATCAGTATACTTCATGTAGTCTAAAAGCTTAAGGTTTTCTAAGTTAGTGGCAACTGCTGAATGCAAGAAAGCCATTGTGAATTTTGCTTTCTGATCTCCTAATGCTTGTTGAATTGCATTATTTAATGTTGATGCTGTAAATACATTGTTTGATGTATCTGCAGATATATCGTAAGTATGTTTGCTTACAAATTCTTTATTTTCTGTGCCTGTAGACATTGAGAATACACCTTTAAGAGTTGACAAGATTGTTTGAAAATCTACATCATCCCAATATTGAGCTATTTGTGCTGCAATTTCTTTTGTAAAATCTTTATGAGTTAATTCGTATGAGAAATCACTTTCTTCCCATGCTTTAGCTCTACCTACTACAATTCTACCTTGTGTATATGTTCCAATACCTGTAGCAGTAATATCTGTTGCACCATCATAGTTTAATGCAGTTCCTCCGATTCTTCCTGTTATAGGTAATGTAATGTAGTTACCTCCTGTCTGATCCGCAAACTTAGCAGCTAGATCTTGTCTGCTTACTACTGCGCCAGATTTTAATAATTCATTTTTATTTAAGCTTGGTAATGTATCAACATATCTTCCAAATACTTCACTATTAAAATTCTTTTCGTTGAATATCATTTAACATCTTCCTCTCTACTTGTTTTGTTCGATTAATTCCTGAATATTTACTCCAGGGTGTTCATTAGCATAAGCCATTATTTCAGCTAATGACATCTTCTTGATAGGTGTACCGCCTGTAGGTGGTGTCTCTTTATGAGTTCCTAGCTTTTCATCTATAGCCTTTTGAACTGCAGTACTTATAATATTTTCAAAAGTTGTAATATCATTTTCATCATTTATGTACTTAGCGAGTTCTATAGGCATGTTTTTTTCTTTTAGAAGTTGTGTATTGGAATTAAGCTTTTCGGCCTGTTCTTTCTCTGCTTTCATAGAATTAAGTTGTGCCTGTAATTCTTCAATCATTTCAATTTCAGGTGTTTTCTTCTTTCCATTCTTTCCTTCTTCTATTCCTTCTCTTCTAGCTTTTTCAATCGCATCTTTTCCTTTACCGTTCTTATAAGTTTCAACTGCGATTGACCTTACAGAATCATCATGAGAAGTCATATAAACTTTTCCAACTTCTCCTGTTAATATTTCTTTTATATCTTCAATTCCTAGCTTAGACAAGTCTTTAAAGCCTTTAAATTCATCAGAACCTAAAAGAGTTTCATTAATATCCCCGTCATCGGCTACATTTTCTAACAATTTAATTAATTCGGTTTTTAACATGTTTCCTCCAATCCCCACAAGTTCTTCGCCCCTGTAAGTATGTTGTTATTTCTAGCCTTTTAAAGCCATGCTAAGGGCAAAATAAAAAGCCTTATTTCTAAGACTTAATTAATTTATTTAACTTTCTGCTACTGGATATGATATATTACAATAATAAGTAGTATTTTTTGGAATAGCTTCCGAACACGTAATTTTTAATTTTCCTCCTATTATCTGTAATAATATATTTGGTGATGATGAAAAATCGGATTTTAAACAGTCGGTTACCAGAGCATAAGGCTTAGGTAATTCTGTTGTTATTTCAGTCCAATCTAAATAAGTAGAAGATGAAGCTCCTAAGTAGAAGTTAACATTACACCACCCATTTTTTACTGTATACCATAATTCTCCTACAGTTACATTTAAACCACTTATTTTAGGTAATGTTATATCAGTTTTATCTACATCATCAACACTTGTATTACATATTTTAGTCCATGTTTGATTAGTAACGTTATTGCAATTATATATATTACTTCCAGTTGTAGTATAAGCCATTATACTATCTCTACCACTATATCTTCTTATCCAAACAATTACAAATTTATTATTTGGTAAACCAAAAAATGATGTTGAATCATATGATGAATCAATTATAGCTATACTGTTAGAAGGTAAGTTATTAGATATATCTTTTAGTGTTTTTGCATTTGGAAAATCTTCATTTGTATTTATACTATAAGTTTTTAATCTTTTATCCTTAATAGCATAATTATATACACTTAAAGCACTAGCTATATCTGTTGATGTGCTTGTACTGTCTATTGTATCTGTTATACTTGTTTTCTTAACATAACTATCTTTTTCAGATTGTGTCATATGTGCAACAGTATCATTAATATGGTTATCCAAATCAGTCTTTTCAGATTTCTTATCTACAGTTGTAATTAAAGCATATTTACCATCTGCATCTGTCTTTTTAACAAAATCATTATCAATTTCTGTCTTTGTATAAAATTGTGATAAATCTATTGTTGTATCACCTATTTTTTGAGCTGTTCCATCAGTTTCAACTATATACATATCATAATTACTGCTATTTGGTAATAAATATATTACACTCTTATCTGTCATTTCAGACGTTGAAGAAACCACTTGATAACTAGCTTTACTTGCTTTTGCAAACTGGTCTAGTGTAAAAGTCTTACTTTGAGATAATATATCTTGCATATCAGAGAAAATTTTACTTGAGCTGAATGTGGTACTTAATGTTATTTGAGAATCATTTAGAATATTTTGTAAAGTATCAAGTTCTTCTTGAGTTAAACCCAACATAGCTTCAATATCAGCCTTTGTAACCAAATCTAAGTCATCACCAATTAGTTGCCATTTACTCTCATCAAAATCGCCTGTTGTAGTATATAAGCACTTATATAAATAATTATTATAATAAACAGCTTGACCTCGTGTATATGTTTTAGTAATATCATAATCTGATATTAACCCGAGTTCCATATTTGAAAGTTCATCTCTCAATCCTATCCCTAACATAATAATCTTAGAGATATTCTGTTCTGAAAGAATTTTCTTTGTAGGAATCCTAAAATTTGCCATATAATTATCATTCCTTTCTATTATTTATTCTATTTTAACTTTCTGCTACTGCATATGAAATACTACAAAATCCCCTACAACCAGGTTTATATATATGACATGTTGGTATAGAACTATAATTTGAATCTATATAAAACATACCTACTATTTCTCCATTTACATCATTTATAATTGGAATTGTAACTAATTTATTTTTTGGAGTAGGAAAAGATGTTGTTGATAATTGATATGCAGAACATAGATTTTTAGTAAGCCCTGCTAATGTTAAATTACAAACTCCATTTGTTACATTATATGTTATTGTACCTTCTGAAAAAGCATTTGTATTATTAATTGATAATGAAGACATTGGTACATCAGTAACATTTGTAGAATTAAAAGTATACCAATTACTCCATGAGTATACTCCATTAGATTTATTTCTGAATCTAGTGTATATTTTACCACCACCATTATTTTCGAAGCAGTATTGAACAAGCTGGTCGGCTTCTGTTACTGAAAAAGTAAGTACAATACCATAGTTCTTACTAGGTTTATTTAATGAATTTAATGTGTGATATTGTATAGAAACTTGTCTACTACTTGTTAACTCACTACAATCATCTAAATCAGCTTTAAATTTCATAGTATTCCCGTTTATAGCTTTTGAAAATATATCAAATACACCCTTAGCACTAGGTACTGTATCATCTGTACTTGTACTAGCTACACTTGTCACAATAGAAGTCTTATCAACCTTTTTATCCATTTCAGTTTGTAATCCACTTGTACTTAATACTGTATCAGCACTATTTGTAGTAGAGTCTAATGTTTGCATTATCTTATCATTTGCGATTACTTCTGTTTTATTAGCTTTCAAATCCATTTTTGTGTCAATTTCAGTCTTTGTATAATAATCATCTAAAGATATATTAAAATCACCAATACTTGTCCAGCTTCCATCTGTTTCATTATATAAATTTAATGTATCTTTTGATGTACCATCACTTGCTTTTAATATATATATTGTATGTTCACTTATACTACTTGTTGGTAATGATGTGACATATTTTAATTGAATAGTTGATATATTCTTTAATAATGAATCTGTATATTCATTTGCTTCAAGAATAGATTTTGCAATATCATCTGCTATTTGTTTTGAACTGTGTAAAAAGTTTTTACTTACTACATCATCTTTGATTAGTGAAGAATAGTAGTCTATTTCTTGTTGTGTACCATCAAAGAAGCCTTCTATCTCTGTTGGCGTGAAATATTCTAAATTATGACAATAATTATTTATTATTTCTTCTAATTTAGTTATTAATTCCTGTAATACTTCTTCGCTTACTAAATCCTTTTTTCCCATTAATATTCCTCCTTTTATGATGGTATATATGGATTCACTGTAACAGTTCCCCACATATCATCTAGTCTTTGAATAGTCATAGTTGTTGAGCCTTCTGGAATTTGGTCTACTCTAGCATATTTTTCTACTTTATATGTTTCAGTATGATTTACCTCTGCTATTAAATTTACATATTCTCCACTTGCATAACTATGAGTATCAGTTGATAATATCTTATCTTGAACTGTAGATAACTCAACTTGAATACTAGCATCTGTTAATGTCCCATCATCTACAATAAGCAATCCTTCTGTACCATCTTGGACACTAGCTAGTTCATAATGTTCTGGAGTATCAACAATAGTTTCAATCTTATCTTCCCATAATGAATCATAAACACTTTTAGCGTTAGCTACTTGTTCATCTGTAGCATTTTCGTCTATTGTTGTTATATTTGATTTTGGAACAAAATTTTCTAATTCATTATTTAAAGCTTTTTTATTTATTGCATAATTATCATTACCTGTAGGATCTGCTATAATTTCTATATTAGAATAAAATTTAGCCATTATATTTCTTTCCTTTCTTATAAAATAAGGCTATCTAAAAAGATAGCCCCCCAAAAATAAAATATTTTTTATTATCCAATTACAATAACTGTAAATTCTCCTTCTGATCCATCTAATACTATATCAGATTTAACAGTTATAACGTTTTCACTAGTTAATTCATAATCGAAGTAGCAAGGACAACCAGTTTCATCATAGAATGTTAATACAATATTCTTATCGTTCATTGCATGTTGGATTGTCCACTCTGTAGTAGAACCATCACCTTGGAATGTTCCAACATATTTAGTAGCATTGTTTTGATTACAAGTATACTTAGCGAATATTAAAGCATCAGTATCTAAAGTAATTGAATTATCATTTACTAACATGAATAACATATCAGCATTAGAACCTTGAGATACAGGGATTAAAACATTTGGTGAAATTTCAGAGCTTTCATCAAAATCTTCTGCTCTCTTTAATACAGTGCTTGTACCAGTTACAGGAGCAGTATAAGTAATTGTAATTGTTTCTCCTCCACTTAATACAAATGAACCATCAACAGTAATACCATAATCAGCTAATGTAACAGCTGAACCAGTTCCATCTTCCCATGCAGTGTTTGTATCATTATAAGTTAATGTTACATCTGCACTATTAGTAGCTAAGAAATCTGCTTCTGTAAAAGTAACAATATCTGGATTAGTTATTGAAGTAATCATTAATGCTTTAGCAGGTGTAGTATCAGTACCAATTGTATCTACAACATAAATACCATTAGTACTTTGATCTAATTGACCAGCTACTAAAACTCTATCACCAACAGCTAATTCTATAGTATCTACTTTTAATGCAGAACCAGTTCTTTCTGTTAATGTTTTAGTTAAAGGATCATAAGTTGCATCTATATTTTCTAAAGAAACTACTTTAACAGGTTCTTTAATCTTTCTAGATATTAAATCCTTTACATATTTAACATTAACTAAATCTGTATCCTTAGATGGAACAGCTAATAATTGAATGTTGCTAAAAAGTCTTTTTGCCATAACAAAAAACTCTCCTTTTTAAAAATTATTTATTTTTTATATAAATTTTGCCTTTTACTGGAAGACAAAAATCTATAACTAATAAGTTTAAAGTAGTTAAAGTTGTATTAATATCTCCTTCTATATAATTACCTTCTTCATCTAAACAATTTGTATCTAATCTAAAATATTCTGTATTTAAATTATGTTGGATTGTCCATTGTTCAGATGCTATTGTTATATCCTCTTCATACTCTTTATTATTACTATCAGTACCATCATTTACAACATATAAATATTTATTACTTTCAGTAATTATTCCACTTTTTATCATGTCATCATATTGATCTTGACTTAAATTGTAATAATGTTCTAATAATATAATCCATTTATATTTATCTAATTCAAAATCAGTAGAAGAAGTATGTTCTATAATACACTCATAAATAACATTATTATATTTAACTCTATCTCCAATATAATAATCATGATTAGATATCCAATCTTCAATTTCTACTGAAGATGTTCCTCCACCTAATATTAGATTCCAACTATTAATATCAGAATCAAAATTAATAGATGAAGTATGATCTTCGTTTGCCTGATAAAGTTTATAATCATAAACAACATAATCGCCTAATTTATAATCTTTAGATTTTTCCCAATTAGAGAAACTTAATTCACTAGTTTTTAAAGACTCTAAAGATAAATCAATTATATGTTCTATTTGATCATCGTTTTCATCAAGTTGTTCATAATTATCAACATAAGTAATTCTTAAACATTGTTCTAATGTAGTACTTGTATCAATTTTATCTGTAGGAACAGCCATTACTAATTCTAAGCTATTAATAGCTTCAATTCTTTTAGTAAAAGTTTTATCTATTCTATTTGATAATTGACTAATAGTATAACTAAGCGCTGTATCAGTAACATATTTTGCCATCAATAAAACTCCTTTTTTATTATTTTAATTCCATCCTAGATTTCCTGTTATATCATCTAACATTTTATCTATTTCTTCTTTAGTCATTAAACTATCAGAATTGTTAATATAAGTTCTCCAATTTAATTCATCAGCAATTATATCTGCCATATCAACACCTTCATCTATATCCATAAAAGCATCTGTACTTCCATTAATATATTGAACTGCTTCAGTTTCATTAGATATTTCTGTTCCAGATGGATCTGTTATAATAACAGTTCTTTCTCCACTAGCAGTACCAATATTAGATCCATCACTACCACTTAAAGTTTTTTCAATAGAAGTAATTGTATTTCCAGTAGAAGATTCTATTGTAATTATTTCTGTTTCTTTAAAAGTAAAAGTTGGCGATTGTTCTGTCTTAATTGTTATTGTAGAAACATTACCAGTATCTTGATCTGTAATCGTTTTCGTTACAGTTTCTTTTTTTACTCCACTAATAATTTTATCTCCTAACATTATATAAATAGAACCATCATCATTAATTCCTTTTTTATAATATTCATCTAATTTACAACCTATTATAAGTTTCCAATTATTTATATCATCATTAAAATCTGATGTTGATGTATGAGAATTAATAGCTTGATATAACTTATTATCATAAATTACATAATCATCTTTTTCATATTTAGTATTAATGTCCCAATCATCAAAACTAATAGAAGAATCAGAAGAACTTCCGCCACAAATAGTTTCCCATTTATTATTTAAATACACTTTTAATGTAAATGGAGAACTAGAAGAATCTAACCAAAATTCATTATCTTTAGGAGTAGAAGGCTCAGAAAAATTTATTTTATCTTGTTTTAAATTTAATAAAGCTAAAGTTTCATCTTTCTTTAAATATTCACTTAAATCAACACCTTTAATAGATGCTTCTTCAATTAATATTTTTGCACGTCTTCTAGCTGCTGCTAAAGTTATATAATCAATTGACATAAAAAGCTTGTCTCCTTTCTAAATAATAAATTAAACAGGAAACCAATCATCTAAATCTTCTGTGTACATTAATACTTCTCCAGTATCAATGACATACATAGTACTTGAAGTTGGAATCTTCTCACTATATCCTGTTGATTTTTTAGGTAAATTAGGTTTATCTGAAGATATACAAGAGAATTCTTTAGTATATCTTACTTTAGTTCCATCTTTGTCTACTCTAATCATTGTTATATTATCTCCTCTCTATTTTTAATCAAACTCAATATCTAAAAATAAATTTTTTAATCCATTTTTTAAGTTTGTAGGAAGATTAGAAAACTTAATTGAAATATCTTTATAATTGTCTGCATTAATTATATCTTCTAATCCATTATTATAAGTTCCATATAAATTACCTATTTCTACTGTTCCTCTATTTAAGTAAATAGTTGGTTCTACAAAATCTTCTCCATTTACAGAAATAGAGCAATATTGTAGTAAAGACGAATCTTCAACTGTGTCAAAATAAATAGATAATCTAGCATTTTCAATGTTATCTACAGATTCATTTCCATAACGATTATTCCATACTTGAATATTCAATACTATATCTGAAGATGGAGAAAAAGAACCTAGATAATAATCATTATCTTGAATATAATCTTCATCTTCTTTTATATACCAACTAATTGAAGACTGATTCATAATAATTACCTCCTTTATTAACTTCTATTAAATCTAATTCCAGATATATATAATTGGTCTAAAGCTTGTACATTAGAAGATATAATATTTAAGAATGAATAATTATCTTCTGATGTAATTGTATAATCTATATCATTACACAATACTCTATTACTTGTAGTATCAATAATTATTACAAAGTCATTTTTAGAAAAAATATCTGTAACATTTATCTTATCATTTTCTTTAGTAACAGTTAATAAGCTATTAATAACATTAGCAGCTATACCTTCATATATATTTTTTGATAAATTATCTTTATCTATTTTTATATTTTTAGGTAAATATTTTGAATCTAAATTAGTTTCTATATTACTTAATGTTTCTATATGTTCTCTTATTTCTTCAATACTATCATTCATTTTATTTTCCATAGTAATTAATCTGTTTTCATATTCTTTAATTTTAGCTGCATTACTATCTATTGAATCTTGGAAATTTGCTAATAAATTTTGTACATGATCATAAGAATAAACAGTAGAAGTTATTTTATAAGAAATTTTATCTTTATCTTGTAAATCAGACAATATTTTGAATTTAAATAAATTACAACCTTTATCATTATCTTCTGTAGCATATTCAACGAAATCAATATCTCTATCTAATTTTATGCCATTTAGATAAACCTCTAATTGATTTTCTTTATATCTATAAGGAGTTGAACAAGTAAATATATTATCATTTTCAATAACTCCAAAATCTGTTTTTATATATTTTTCATATATAATAGTATTTTCAGCTACAAAAGTTGCACTTCTTTGAAAACGTTTAGCTATTGGATTTGAATTTACTCTATGAGTTACTCTAGCTTCTACAACAGATTTCTTATCTAAAGGAGCCCCAAGTTTAAATCCTATTCCTATATTTTCATAATCTTCAGCTATTTTAAATTCTTCAAAATCATTTTTATAATTATAATAATTTATTAATTGTTGTCTTATATAAGAACATTCATCTCCAGCTAATGCATCATTAATAGTTATTTCTTCAAATTGATCATCATGTACAGGAGTATTATTTATTAATATTTCTAATGAATTTCTATTAGGAGTAAATAACATATTTCTATTCTGTTGAGAATCAAAAAAGAAATGTTGATAATCGTGATCATAAGTAAATTTTAAATAAGATAAATATTGTTCTGTCCAAATAAATCTTTCTTGAGAAAAAGTATAGCTTTTATTATTAACAGCTACCCATTCAGCATAACCATCATATCTTGTAATTAAATAACTTACTCTATCTCCTTTATTTAATTTATTAATAATTCTAAATTGTTTAGACCAAGAAGTATATTCTTCTTTTTGTAAAGCTGTTAAATCAGAAGCTTCTTCATATTCTTTATCTTTTTCTAATTCTACTCCATTAACATAAACTTTAATTTGATTTTGTCCATATTTATATCTAACATTAGTTTCAAAAGTTTGAGGATGATTTGGATTCGAACTTGTAAAAATGAATGCGTCAGCAAATTCTGATGTATCAGTATGTCTCCATATTTTTAATTCATTTGAAAAACTATCATACCATAATGTATATTCTTCAGGATCTGTTGGTTCTACAAAATGAATCATTTTTAATGAATCAAAAGGAATACCACATAAATATAATCTATTGTTAGAATCATTATATACATTTCTTATAGAAGTAAAATCTTTAATAAAATTTATAGATGCATATTTTTTTCCATCTTCTATTTTTCCATAACCATCTATTTCTAAATATCCAATTAAATATTTAATATCTAAATCTTTTACTTCTGGTATAGAAGGAGAAGGAGAGGTTATACCTTGTCTATATTCAATATTATATTCTGAATCTAAAAAGATAATATCTCTTCTTTTATAAGTAGTATTATAAAATACATCTATTTTTTTATCTTTTAAATCTGGATATTCATTTAAAGTAACATATTGTCCTTCAATATTAGCTATAGATAAAACTGTATTATTATTTTCAGATAAACAAACTGTTATTCCACTATCTTCTAAATTAACATTATCTGAAGTAGTTCTTCTAGTAGTAGAATAAGGAATATCAGCTAAATAAATTCTATTATATTCATCTATAGATAATAATTGTTCTGTTTTTTCTATTAATATAGGTAAATCTATATTTAAAGATGTTTTATCTATATCTACTTCTGAACCATCATTAGCTATTAAAGTACCAGCATCAATAGTTAAAGTAAAATCATCTAAAGTACAATCAAAACCACAAGAAATACCAGGGCCGCCAACTGTTTTTCTTTCATTATCTATTTGTTGTTGAATAACATCAAAATTATATTGTATTTCTTTTTGTCTTATTCCATTAGAAAAATCTATTGGTTTTAATTTATTAGTCATCTATTTTTATTCCTCCTCAAATATTATTATAGGATAATCATCTGCTAACATATATTGTTTTACAATATTCATTACTATGTCTTTATATTCTTCTAAATATTTAGGTAAAGTGATAATTAATGCGCCACCTTTTCTATATGGTCTTCCATATATATTACCTATATCGAAACAGTCAAAATTATCCTTTTCGTCTTCAAGTAATCCTCCACCTCTTATTCTCATATCTAATATATTATTTTTTGTATTTTCTTTATCTTGTGATATATTTATTGTCATTAATATCTTTCCATTTTTATATTCATCTTTTTTGACTACTTCAAATTGCATGAGTGAATTAACTATTAAATAATAAGTTTCTTCTATTATATTATTTAAATCAATAGTTATATCTTTAGTATTAAATATATATATACCATTATCTGAATTTCTAAATATATCTGTATTTATAATTAACTTATTATTATCTATATTAATAAAAATACAATCTTCTAAATTATCATTAATCTTATAGACAAAATCTTTATAAAAAAAGATAGAATCATTACAATATATAGATATCCAATTTTCTGGTTTAATTTGAGGATCGCTAAATTCATTATTTATACCTTTATTCTTTTTAAATGATAAATGATTATTATATAATCCATCATATATCACATAAGGATATTCTTCTGAATCAATAAAAACTTGTAAATATTTATAGCTATTATTTTGTATATTTAACATTTCACTAGGAGTTAATTGACTAACAAATTTATTCTTTTTTAATAGCTTATTATTTTCCACTATATAATCTGGTATAGTATCTGTTATCCATGAAGTATAAATATCTGATTTTTTATATCCATTTAAATATGCATATATAATTGCTTCATAAATAGCTTTATAATATTTCTTCACATCATTTATTAATTCTTCAGTAATATAAATGATTAAGTTCGACCCTAAATTCTCTTCTATCAATATAGGAGTTTTATTTTTATCATTAAATAATGAATAATATTTTGTATTAATTGTATTAGTTGGAATGTTAAAATAATATCTACAATTTATATAATCTGAATATAGTATATTAGTATTTATCTTATAGCTATTATTTACATTAGACATTAATAAATTAATTTTATTATTACTATATTCTATTCCTTCATAATCTTTAATAGCTGAATCATTCTTTATAATATGAAACATTGTAGTATTATACTCATCTAAATAATATTTTTTATTAAATTCCATAGGATTATCATTAGAATCTAATACAGTATTAAAATCTTTAAATAAATAAAAAGATATATCTGATTCGTTTACATTTATATTTAATAACTTATTTAAAGATAAATCTCCGCTATTTATTAAAATATTATTTGGGGCCAATCCTCTATCTTTTGCATCACCAAATATTTGTATTAATAAATTAGCTATTAATTTGTTATTAATATAAGTATTTATATTATATATATTATTTGATTGATATTTTATATTCTTTTTAGCTTTTATATAGTATTCAAAATGTTTAGGAATAAATTTAATACTATTATTCTTTGGCATATATATATAATCTTTTCCGTCTTTTACGAAATCTTGAATCATAGATTCATAAGGTATTAATTCTCCATTTTTATCAAATAAACTTAAATTAGTATTTACTATATCATAAGGTAATACTTCTGTTTTACTTTTTTTATTATAATCTTCTTCTATTTTAGTTTCTAATTTATAAGTAGAAGAAGTAGTATCTACATACGCCAATTGTACATCTGTATTTAAATTTATTTGATCTTTTAATTGTACAGATAATCTATTAGGATATATTTTCATATATTATTCACCTCCATCTGTTAATACTATATAACCATTTATATTTCCATTAATATTAGTTATATTATAAGCATTAGTCTGAGTATAAGTTTTATTTTCTTCAGATATTGTTTTAGTATCATATAATACTTTAGTTTCCTCATTTGAAGAAATATTTACTTCATATATATTCTTATCATAATTATAATTAATACAATATGAATTATCTTTTAAATAATCTACTATAAAGTATTCATATTTATTAACATCAGATTCTCTTAAATATATTAATGATTTACTTTTATCAATAGATAATAATTCTAATTCACTTATAAAATCATATTCTTTAGTTAATAAATCAATAGAATTTATTTTATCTTCATCAACATTATATATATCATCTAAATCAAAATCAGCATTTTTTCTAATTCCATATACAAATATAGAATCTTGATTATTTATTATTTTTTTCTCTAAATGTAAAACTCTTTGAGATTCAAAATATTCTCGTTCCCAGTTTGTAAATATATATTTTTCATGATCATTATATTTACATAATCTATATGAACTTGATAAATCTAAAGGTAAATTATATCTATCAACAACTATTATAGGACTAGTAATATTAGCATTTATAGTTATTATTTTTTCATCTTGAGTTATTATATCTATAACTTCTCCATTCTTTTTATATAATGTTAATTGAGTAATAATAGCTGATAAATTTTTAAAGATAGTAATTTTATTACTTATATTTAAAAGTCTTTGAGAATAAACTATTTCATCATCCAATTTAACATAAAAAATATAAGTTTTAACATCGAACTCATAATCATATTTTTTATTTAATAAAACATTTGCTTTTTCTGGAGTTATTGTAGTTAAATTATCTAATATTAATCCATAGATAATATCTTCTTTAATAGCTGATGTATATGGAGTTTTACTAATAATACCTTTCCATGTTATTTTATCTAATTCTTTAATAAAAATATCTATATAACTTCCATCAAAATTAACAGCATTTAAAGAAGTAGGAATATAATCGGCGTCTTTATCTGTAGATAATATAATATCTGATATTTGTCCATTAGTTCCTGTGATTTTAAAATTAACAAGAGTTTGTTTATATATAGTAAAACTATTATTCTTATCTAATATATTTTTATCAGCATCTGAATATCTATCGTCATCAGATAAATAAATATAACATTTAATATCGCATTCATTATTTACTTTATCTAATTTATTTTTTAGATAATAAGTGCCTGGAGGTAAATCAATAAAAGATTGTTCTATTTCAGCATTATTCCTACAATCACTGATTTCAAAACTATCATCTAAAAATCTTATATATCCACCTTGAGTATTTCTCATATTAATAACCCAATTACTAGGGATATTAGCTGCTAAAGAAATAGTATTAATAATATTTCCTGCATTAGAATAATATCCAATATTATACTTATCTAAAGTTTTATTAATATATTCATCTAAAATCAATTTATCATTTAAATATAAAGATATTTTTTTGCCTGATTTTTTTAAAGATAATAATAAATTATCTTGAACAGTTTTAGCTTCTGGACAAGATATTTGTTTTATTAATTCTATTCCTTTTGTATTAGAGAAATAAATACTAGCTTCTCTATATCCAATTTTAAATAAATAAGTATCTGGTTTGTCATCAATAGAACAGCTCCCAGTATCAATGAGAGCTATTCCAAAACCAGGTGTTATATAAGTTAAATCAATAGTAATTTGAACATCATAAGTAAATTCATAATTATCATGAAGAATATCTCTTTCATAGAATTTATATCCATTAAATTGTTCTATTCTACTATTATTTTGTAACATATATCTATATCACCTCTAATTCTATATTATTAGCTATTAATGAAGTGTTTTCTCCTTTAAGTAATATTCTTACTTGGAAATATCTATAATCAATAAAAGTAATTCTATTTGTTATATTTTTATTTTCATCTAATTCTATAGTTTTCCAATCAGTCCATACTGTATCATTATCATTTAATTTAGATGCTCTTATTTGGAAAATATAATTATCTAAATCATTATTTAAATTACTAATGTTTATTGATTTAACTAAATATCTTTCTGTATATTGAGTATCTAATACTTTTGTAGTATATACACCATTAGAAACTTCCATAGAATGAGGAGAATTCTTTTCATCTGAAATATATTCAACATATAAATCTATATTATTTATTACCTTATTAGGTTCTATTTCTACTATAAGTTTTATATAAGATAATAATTTAGATTTATCTATTATTCCTATATTATCTTTAGAATTATAAACTTCTTTATAGCCTGCATTTTTAGTATTAGAAGTTAATACTTTAATTGTGTTATTTTTCATATAATCAAACATTACATCATTAACTTTATATAATATATTATTAATTATTTGTAGATTACCTAAATGAATAGGAAAAGTAGTAATCTGTCCTTTTTTACTTCCTGTTTTTAATATACAAGAATTATTATCTTGTATTATATCTACATCTTCTAAAATACAAGAATTAAAATCAGTTAAACTATTTAAACTTTTTAGACTAGAATATCCCCAATGTATATATGAACTATTAAAGATATTATTTTCATCATTCATTTCAGTTCCATCAAAAATTGCTCCATATTCATCAGATAAATACAATCTAGTTACATATTCAGGATATACATATTCTTCAAAATCAAATCCTAATTTATCTATAACTTTAATATGTTTATATATATCATAAGTATCTTCTTTATCTAAAATAATATCATCTATAATTCCATTTCCTTTAACAATTAAATAATATTTATCATTATCTTGATATAAAAAATCTGTTTCATAAACATTATCTAATATATTTGATAATTTTATTTCTTTAACTATATCAATAACAGAATTATAATTAAATTCAATTTTATCCCCATTAAGATTTTTTTCTTTTCCTAAATAAGCCTTACAATCTCCAGTTAAATAGAAAGACATTTTATATTTATTATTAGCTATTAAAGATGTATTTAAAGGTAAATAACAATATCCATCAAAATCTTCTTTAGAACTAAATTTTAAAGCCTGTCCATTATTTCCTTCTACTATAGATAAAGAACAATTAAATGATGTCCAATAATTATAATTTTCACATATTCCTAATTCAGTTAATAATGAACTTGTTTCAATATCTTTATCAGTACAATTTAAAGAATAAATTTCTCCTTTTGTATTTAAATCAAAAATTGAATTAGTTATAAAATTTTGACTTTTTATTTTTAATATATAACTATTATTATCTTTTATAACATTATGAGGATTTATATAATCATTTCTATCTATAGAGTCATATTTCTCATCAGAAGCAAAATAATATTCTCTTCCATTTAAATAATAATATCCTGTTTTAACAGCAACAGTATTTTCTGGCGTATTATTATTTAATGTTAATATCCCATCTTTAATTACAGAGACAAATCCTGGAGTAGAACATTTTATAGATATTAAATCACTTTCACTATATCCATTATATTTACTTAAATCTATAGATGTATCTGTTTCTACATTTGTAATAGTTTCAGTATTTAATAATTCTAAGCTATTAATTGGATAATTAATTTGTTCATATAAATCTTCTAATTCAATATCAAAACTATTAGCTACATTTATATTATAAGTAACAACAATTACACTTTTATTTATAATATTATTTTCATTCCATATAATAATACCTTTATCTTTTAATAGCTGATAATCTTTTCCTTCTGTTAATTCAATATTGTTACATGTAATATTTTCTATTTCATAAATGTTACTATATTTTAATTTATTTATATGATTATTATTAACTATAATTTCTTCTGTAAAAATATAATCTAAATAATTATCATTATCAATATATTTATTTAAATAATTAATCTTATATTTTAAATTTAAATTATATAATCTAATATCATACATATTATCATTTGTGTATATATATTTAGGAATTTCTACAGTGCTACTTAAAGGTAATTCTATATTAACATTTTCAATAGAATAATTATAATTCAAATTATTTGATTCTTTACTTTTTATTAATATATATTGATTGTCTAAAGTTTTATTTGAACATAAAGCACTATTAGGATCTGTTTGAAATCTAACATAAAAGTCGTCATTTAAACTCTCAACTATATAAAAATAATTATTTTTACTATTAATATCAAAACTATTATTAAAAGTATTAACAATTTCTATATCTTTAGTTAAAGGAAAAACAACATTATATTCATTAATTGCATAATAAACATTTCCTTGAATAGGTTCAAATGAAATATAATCAAATAAAGTATCTATAGAATCATTATAAGTGTTTATTCCTGATATTATGAATTTAGTAAGAATAGGGTTAGAACCCACTTCTATTAATAGCTTACTTGATAATATATCAGAAAAAATATCTATATAATTAATATCTATAAATTCTGTTTTATTTGTATTTTTATTATAAGCTATTAAAGCATCTTCATTTTTAGTAACATGGAAATTGTATTCTTTAATATCAATATTTTTTCTATTCAATATAGAGGATAAAGTTTGATCTATTACAGTATTAATATATTTACCATAAATATCTAAATCAATAATTGATCTATCTTTAGGAATAGTTAAATAATAATTAGTTTTTATCTTATTTATTATTTCTTTAGAAACAGAACAATTTAAAGCTTCTATATAATCGATACTATAATTATCTAAATTTAATAATACTTTAGTATCTTTAGTTGCTGTATATTCTTTATATGGTTTATATTCATAAATTGTTTCAATTAATTCATTTGTGTCTTTTGTATACTTTCTTAATTGAAGTCGACAACCTGAATATTTAGTTAATAATTTATTTCCATTATCAGTATTAAATTTAATACCATAATAACCATTATTAGCTGTTAATTTAGAACCTATATAAATATATTTAATAACAGGAGAAAAACCTGCATATACTCTAACATTTACTAATAAATTATTTGAATCAAAATTAGGAATAATATTATAACCATTTCTATCTATTAAAGAACCTTTTTCTGTTGTTATATTAAATTCATATTTTGAATATTTAACATTCTTGATTCTGCAATTATCTCCTAATAAAGTTATTTCTATTTTTATATCTTTTGAATTATTAGATTTATCAATAATAAAATCAAAATTATTAGTATTATTTAAATCTTCTAAAATAATAGGATCTCCATTATTAATCTTATAAGAAATATAATATGGCCCATCTATTTGACAGCTAAAAGAATTAGCTATTAAATCAAGATAAACTTTCTTATCTCCTTCTACAGTATCAGATATAATCATATTATTATAAATATAACAGTTTTCTAATTCAAAATTATTTAAATCTAAAATTGTTTCTTTATTGTCATAATCATAGAATAAGTTATATCCATTTAAACCATCTATATTACAAGACATAGAACCTATTTTAGATAAATCAATTAATTCAAAACCATATATATCTTTTTTTATGTTTTCATAATCTGATAATTGATTTAAATCTTGAATATATTTTTTTGATAAATTAGATCTAACACCGTCTCCTATTGAAATAAAAGTAGGATAATTTTTATTTAATAGATTAATATAATTATTATCTGAATCAACTTGTTTACAATAATTAATTTGAAAATTACCTATTTCAGTATTAGGAATAAAATCAATTTCATAATTAAAATTATCATCTAATATAGAATTATCGATAATAGATAAATTAGATTCATCATAAATTATATCTTCTAAGTTTACATTTATCTTACCTGTTTTTTCTTCTATAGATTTAAAAGTTATTTCATTAGGATTTATTTTAATTGTATCGGCAGCAATAATTCTATACTTTACATTAGTTTCTTTTATATCTTCATTATATTTAATTAATTCAAAATTAAAAGATTGTTTAATATTATTATGTTTAATATAATCATTTAAATAATCTATAGTTTTCTTATAAAAATAAATAGTAACATCAGTAATAGGAGTAGAATCAATTACTTCTACTTTTAAATCATCTTTAAAACCAATACCATTTACATAACTATTTAAAGCTACATCCCAAGCATGAGGAATATAATCGATAGATTTAATATCAAAATTCCAAGTATCTATATCCCATTGTTTTTCTTTATAAACATCTTTATTAATAGATAATAAATGATCTAATATAGTTTCAAATTGATCATAATATTTATTTAAATTATCAGGAGTTGGTCTTTCTATTTTTATATCTTCTTTAGTAAGATTAGGAGCAATATTACAAAGATTACTAAGTATTGCATTTTTTAATCCATCTGATGAGCTATTAATAGTATATTTAGAGAAGTTATAAATTCTATTTAATAGTTCTTCATTTGTTTCATTTTCAAATCTTCTAAGACCTAAAAATATAGCAAACTCATCATAAATATTCCATACATTTATTCTTTCATATGTTCCTTCATATTTAAAATTATCTATAGTATAAATAATTTCTTTTTCTGGATTTTTAAAATATAAATTACCATCATTATAATAAGCATAATTATCATTATCATAAAATATATCTTCGTCTTCTGTAATAATATATTCTGGAATTATTAAAGATAAGCTGTTAATATCATTAAGTATTCCTATAGGTACTTTATATAAAAAACATAAAATGTTTTCTTCTTTACCAGTATAATTATCAATAAAAAAATCTTTTTTATAATCATCGATAGCAGATTGAACTTCAGATATTTCTTCTGCAATAGAAGATAAATAATTTCCGCCGATAGAAGAATTTATTTTTCTTCTAATATCCATCCATCTAGGAAAATGTTTTTTCATTTTTTCTAGTATATCTTCAACAATTAACATAAATATTATTCCTCCACTATATTCCAAATAATATTATCAAATACAAACTTTTTATCTATAGTTTGAATAACTTTTAAATCATATAATTCTTCTTCATTAATTAATACAGTTGAAATAGAAAAATAATTAACATTACTTTCATTAGTTCCAATCTTATTAAGTTGTCCAACTTCTAAATAATCACCAGTTGGAATATTATTAATATAATCTTTAAACTTTTCAGCTATATTATTTTTTACATTTTCTAAATCTTTATAAACAGATAAATAACAATTTACAGTTATTTTTAAAATATCTGGAATTATTATATTAATATAAGTAGTAGAAGATACAACATCTTTTAATCGATCTTCTACTTCATTAATAGCTAATTTAATTGTATTATCATCTAAAGATTTAGGAATAACGTAAACTGTTGCTGTCGCTACCCCTTGAGTATAAGGAACATATTTAGCAATAGAAGCATAAGATAGATTCATTAAAGCTGTTTCTATTGCAGTTGTATTACCACATTGATGAGAAGTATTCCAATTAACCATTCTATATAAATAAGATGAATCATCTTCATTTTCTCTTCTAGGACATCCAACTAATAATCCCATACTATCAATATCAGATCCACTTAATTTAGTATATATATGTGGATTTTTATTATCTTCTATTTCTTGATAGACATCTTGTAGAGCATCTGAAATAGATACAGTATACTTGTCCATTACAGAACCTTTATATATATCTAAATTTGTTTTCTTTTTAAACTTATTAATAATAGAATTATATATATCTTCTATGAACTTCATTAATATATCACCTAACTTTCTAAAGTATAACTTAATAGATGATCTTCATTATTATAAATATCTATTAATATTTCTTGTTTGTATCCATTAATATAATTAATATTTGGAGTAACTTTAACTATTGGATTAAATAAATAACTTGATAAAAATTCAGTTAAATAATTTTCTAATTCAGTTAAAGTTTCCTCATTAATATTTCTATGTTTAAAAGAATTTAATAAAGAACCATCTTCAGTTCTATATGCTAATTCACCCAAATTATCTTTTAACTGTAATTTTATTAATTGAATTAAAGCGTCATCATCCTTATATAATTTTGTAATAATATTTTGTTCATTACCTTTTAAGAAAAATGATACTTTTAAATAATCATCAGAAGAATGAATTAACCGTTCTCCTTTTCTTATAGCAAAAGAAACTTTTTGAATATTATTTTTAGATATATTAAATTTTAAATGTAAATGAGAATAATTTTGATTAGAATCTTCAAAAACTAAATCTCCATTTTCATTAATAGCAAAATCAACATACATAAATATCACCTAACCTTATTAATATCATCTAAGTTTCTCATTTGTAATATTTCTTCAGAAATATCTGTAGCGTCTTGTAAATCCATATCTTCTGGAGCATCTGGCAAAGGTAAATAATTAGAAAAAATAGGAGTTCTAATTGGACGTCTTATTAATACCCATTTTTGTAAAAAAGGCTCCCATGTTTTAACTAAAACAGTACCATACATAGTTAAGTTTCCAATACCAGAAGTAGGATCTTCATATAATCTTTTCATATCTGTTAATTCCCATAATTGAGGATTAATTTTATGATTATTAATTGTTAATTCATCTATCTTTAAATTTTTTCTATTAGTAATTGTATTACTTTGCATAGAAACTTCTGTAGCTTGTCCTTCATTATATTTCATTTTATATTGAACAGTTTTAGAAGGAGAAATAGTAACGTCACCATTACTATCTATTAAAACAGCTCCACTAGTTTTATCATTTATAAAACCTTTACAATTAGTTCTATCAGCATTACTAGCTTTTTCTTTTAACTCTTGAACTATATTTTCTACTATATTATTTTCCATAATATCCTCCTTAAAAAATAAAACCACCTAATGTATCTATAAAACTATTAGAATATATATCATTCTTTAATTCTATTTTTTTTCTTATTTTATTATAATCAGAATAGGCTGGCCCAATTATATAAACAATATTATTTTTTTCTTGTATTAATACCTGATCATTAACTTCAGGAAACCAATCAATAAAAGATGTATTATTTAAAAGAATAGTTACATCTTTTTTTCTTAATTCAGTTCCATCTATACGAGTATACATTACATCACAAGTATTAGTTTTTTCATTTACTTTAGTTATTTTTGCTGATAAAGTAGAAACACTGCGACTAGTAGCCGCAGGTTCAACAATTTTATTTTTAATTTTTTGATTTACTTTATTCATTTAACCTTATCCTTTCTATATATTATTCTGCTGGAGATATACCTATTCTATAAGTATTTCCACCCATTGTTTTATCTTTTTGATAATTCCATACATTTGCTGGTTCATTATCTTTATTTAAAACGACTTGTTGATCTGCATGTAACTTCTCTAATATATTACCAAAGTTATCATAATCTTTTACTTCAATAGTAAAAAGATATCCAGTATTAAACCAAGAAGATTTATCATTAATTCTAGTACAATTATGAATTATAATATTATGTTTATGAAGTTCACTTAATGTACTATTATCACTATCTGCATCTGGTTGAATCTCATCTATTACAGATCTAACAATTTTATTAAGAACAATATAAGCATCGGATCTTAAATAAGGTATATCATATATTGTATAATCAGATTTTTCTATTTTTTTAGCTTTTACAACTATATCATCTTCTGAAGGTATACTTGATTTAATAGTTAAATCTGTAGTATATATTTTAGCATTTTCATTTTCTGATTTAGTAGATTGTTGGGCTGCAAATAAAACAACTCTTTTATCTTCATCTTCAGAATTAAATTTTTTAAGATAATCATCTGAGAATATATATATTAATTCCTTATCTATTCTATCTTCTTTTTCTATATCATCTATATTAATAAAACAAGAATTCTTATAAGCAACTCTTCCTTCTTGACTTGTAGGATCAGATATTCTAGGTTTTAAGAATAATTGTTTATAAGCTTCAATATTATATGATTCATCTTTTGCTATATTTAACATTAATCTTCCATTTAATTCTTGAAGATTAACATCTGCACTAGAAGATTCTGTATAATCATATTCTGAATCTCTTCTATAATTATCAACTATTTCTCTCATTTCAGATGTATCAATTAAACAATCTAAAATAATAGGAGATAATCCATATTTAGAATATTTACCATCAAAGAAGTTAATAGCCATTTTTTCAATAAAACCTTCTTCATTATAAGTTGGAGAACCAAATACACTACCCATATATCCATTTAAACCAGCTGTTAAAACAAGGTTATTTTTTATTAAAGGGAATATAGTTAAAGCTTGTAAATTCTTTAACTTTCTTTCTATATATTCTTGTGCAAATTTAGTTATAATAATTTGTGCTGCTAAGAATAATATATTAGAAGCAACCGCAGCTTTAATTGATCCTGCACCTTTTTTAATTGCATTTACTTCTTTTAATGTATCAGATAATTTATCTATTTTACCTATCGATTTAGAAGTATCTGTAAATACACGAGATTCAATATTTTTTAATACAGTATTTAATTCTGTTGAAGTTTTAGTTAAATCATTTAACTTATTACTTACTTTAGATAAATGAGTAATAGCCTCTTCAAAATTATCTGCATTAGCTATTAATTTAGAGTTTTGTATTTTCTCTAAATATTTAATACTATCAGCTATATCGTCAACATTATCTAATTTATTAACTTCTTTTAATATAGTTTTAATTTCATCTGAATTAATAAAAATATTACTAGTAGAAACTTTACTATAATTAACAGCTAACTTATCTAATTCATCAATAGCATTTTGTAATACTTTTTGTTTAGAAGCTGAAGCGGTTTTTTGTGCCTCAACTAATTGTGTTCTTAACTCACTAGGATTTAAATTATTAATTAATCCTTTTTGATTTTTTATATCTATAAACATATTAGAAACATCTTTTCCAGAAGTAAAAGCATGAGACATTTTACTTACTTTTTCATAAGCATTTTCTAAGCTATTAATAGAAGAATAAACATTTAAATCAGTAGGAGTAACATTGAAAGCATAACCTAATTTATTTAAAGCCTCTTTTGAATATTTACTTATAATAGTTGTATCTTCAGCATTAAATAATTTAGAAATACTACTATAAATATTATCAGCATATTCTGTACCTTTTAAAGTAGCAGCAGCACTTGATAAGTATAAAGATCTAGTTATACTATTAAATCTTTTAGAAATAAGAGTTATAGCAGAGAAGTCAATTAAATATGGTAATAAAACTTCTTTATAAGTAGAATGAGCAATTTTTTCATATTTATCGTCAATAGCTGAAATACAGTCTGGAGTTATAGAAGTAGTAAAACCAGTATCAACGGAGAAAGTATGAACAACAGCTTCAACATCACATAAACCTTGCATATTTTGATAAGTATCATAAATCATCATTTTATCATAAGGTTTAACAGTTGGATCACCCATTACAATTAATTCACCTGTATACATATCTTTAATAGAATTCTTTAAAGCTGTAGCTGTAGCTCTCCAAGCTATTTTAGAACTAGTACTATTCCATGCTGACATTACTTTATCTACTACTGGGATAGTAAAAGGTAAATTAGTATTAACGTATTGGAAATCACAATTAACTGTTTCCATTTTTTGATATTCTGGATATATATCTATATCAACCCAAATTGGACCAACTTGTTGAGTAGAAGAAGTTAACCAATCAGGCCCTGTATACATACCTACTGCACAAGTTTTAACTTCTTTATCAGATGCAGCTATATTATTTCCGATAATATCTGTATAAGAAGTATATAAATGAAATTGTTGATAAGGTTTTCTTTTTTCTACTATTTTACCAGAAGAAGTTTGTTCGTAATCATAAGCATAATAATATCTAGGAGCCCCAAAGAATATAGTACTTCTTAATTGAAATGGAGCAACGGCACATATAAAATCTGGAGAAACAGAAGCGGCAATATGCATTAAATCCCAATAAGACTTATTTAATTTACCTACTTTTATTTTTGGTGCAGATTCTAATTCCCATAATGATTCATTAAAGCTAGATTTTCCTTCTTTAAACCAAGTAGGTCTATTTATACCTTCATAAATATTTTGAACAACTTCACCATCTGAAAATATATCATTGTAATACTTATTTCCAAAATGAACTATACCAAATGGATTATCATTAAAGAATCTAGAATTAGACCAAGTTTTAATCATTTCTCTTATCCAACTTCCACTAGAAGTTAATGGTAAAGTTAATAATTCTCTTGGAGTAGTATCTTGATCAAATTTACTATAAATACCACCAAACATACTATCAGTATATTTTAAATCAGCGATATCATCAAAGTCTGCAGGACTAAACATGTTAGGATTAGATAATTCAACTCCATCTCCTTGACATATAATATCTATCATATCATTTTGAGTTTGAACTTCAGTTACACATCCATTAAATAAAATTGGTAATCTAGATGCGTCTCCTTCATATCCCATTCTTAAATGAACTCTAGCTCCAGGTTTTATTTTAGCTCTATTAAATTCTCTAGCATGAGATCGTCTATTATATTCTTTTGTATAGAAATCTCTAGGAGAAAATAAACTATTCCATGCATCTTTCATTGTATATACATATTCATCTTTCATATCTTCATCTTCTGAAGTAAAAGTTCCAAATAAATTAGTCATTACTATATTAGCAGTATCTGCTGCTATTTTTCTTGATTTAACAACTTGGAATTCTGAAATAGAAGAAGTATCATAGAAATTATCTTGTAAATGCCACATACCTAAATTTCTACCTTCATCTACTAATAACATATAATAAGTAGGATAAGCTCTTGCCATTCGTCCTCTCATATCATGCATTACCATATCATAAAATGAATGTAATAAATATACAGATGGAATTTCAGCAGCCTTTAAATAAACTCTTTCATTTTTACTTGCTGTACTATATTTTCTTAATGGATCTATATATGATTTCCATTTTGTATTATTATCATAATTTTCAACATCTAAATAAGAAAAATATCTTCTCATTACATTTTCTGTTCCACTTAAACTTTCGTAACTTAAATAACAATTTTTTATCTTTTGGATATATGAAGTATATTCAGCTAAATCTCCAGAAATTAAAGCAGAATAGATAGGAGTATCAAAACCACCAACAGCTAATGCACCTAATGTAGTAAATAATCCACATAATACATTTATCTGTTCTTTTAATAAACTATTTTTAATAGTGCTTACCATACTATCTAATTCATCATCCATTTGATTACTGATATCATTTTGTTCTTGTTCTATTGCTCTTTGAGTTCTTCCATCTTCATCAAATAAATCAATAAATGAATTTTTAGTTTTTGAGAACCAATTTCCAAATTTATTTAATTTAGATGTACTAGTACCTGAAACACTTTTTAATATATCTTTTATTTGTTTATCTTTTTCATCATCGTCTTCTTCATAAGTATCATACAATAATTCTCTTAAATTTCTAAGTATATAACATGATGTAGGTAAGAAAGAGTTGTACTCATCATTTAATAGCTTATATAACCAAACTAACATTATTCTATACATAGCAACTGTAGAATAGTGACAACTTCCACTTATTTTCTCTTTATTATCCCAATCTGTATCTGAAATACCTTTAATATAATCATTTATTCTATCATCTATATCATCTGGTACTTCTTCATTAAAGAATAATTCATATATATCTTTATTATATAATGGATCAATAAAACCAGGAGTACTATCTTGTAAAGAATAATTATATATTCTATTTATATAAGATGGATCGTATTTTCTTATAGCAAATGGACCGAATACTAATCCTTCTTCTTTTATTTTATTGTATTTATATTCTTCATATTCACTATTTGATTCGTTATAATTTTGATTTCTAAAGTTTAGAACAACATAATCAGATATACCTTGTCCATTACTTGTAGATAATACATTAATATCAGATTCTTGATTTCCTAAATTATCAACATGATTAATTTCTCCAGTACCAATCCAATCATTAATATTATCATCTCTATCATCTTCATCATAATCTAAAATAGAAGTTTTACCAGTTAAAGCACTAGACATAGCTACTCTTAATTTGTTTTTAATAAAATCTTTTAAATCATTATGAATAACTATATCACTATTTTCTAAATCTCCTCTATCTTCTATTTGTCCATTACTATTAGAAACATAAGAAGTTTTAGGAGTTTTCATTATATCTTCTACTATATAATCTATTATTGTATCAAATTCTTCTGTTAAATAAGAATTAATACTAATCCTATTAGTAGGAATAGGAGTTTTAAGAGCTTTTTTAATTAACTCAATTAAAGTTTCTTTTGTTGTTTTAACAATATCATCAGTTTCAGATTCTTCTAATTTTCCTTCTGCGTTTATAGTTTTAGTTAATCCTTTATTTATAATATGTCCATATTGATTAAAAGGAATATCATCTTTAACAGCTAATTTTATTTTAGGATTAAAGTCATAAGAAGAATAATTAAATGAATCTAAATTTTCTTGTAATTCTAACATTATTTCAGATTTGTCTTTATTGTCTTTTATACTTTGTTCAACATTTTGTTTTGTTTCTTCATCTAAATTAGTGGAATCATTTAAAGCAGTTTCAATAGAATCATATAATCTTTGAGTAGCTTTACTATATTGTTCATAAGAAGATAAACAACTATTATCTATATCAATTAATTTTTTATCTTCGCTACCATCTAAATTAATATTAGCTATTAATCCAGGACTACCCATATTATCTGATACTACTTGTGTTAAACCTTCATTAGCATGATTACTAAAGAATTCAACTAAAGATTTTCTAATCATTGAAGAAGTATAAGCATATAGATAAACGAAATAAAAATCTGCATCTGGGAAAATTCTGTTAGTTTGATTCTTATATCTTATAAAGAAGAAACCTAATTGCTCTAATTCTGAAATAGTAGGTAATTCTAAATCTGGATATAATTCTACTTTAGCTAATGTATCTTTTAAATCAAAGAATCCTTTACCCATCATTTCTGAATCATTATTATAATTAGCATTGTCAACATCTAATTTCTTTAATGCTTCTCTATTTCTTAAAGTTCTATCTACAGAAATTAATCTTAAATTTATATTATATAAACCTGGATAATTTGGAACAGTTGTAACATCTACAGATTCAATAACTATTTCATTAATACCAAATAATCTTGCTATTTCACAATCTATTCTTAATGGAGAACAAGTCATTATTTTTCTATAATTAATTAATCTATCTGTACAAATTTTAGGCAAAGTTTGTATCAAATTAACTGTTTCTGAATCCATTGTTTTCATATTAATTTCAATCATTGTATCTGAAGCTCCAATATATTGAGAAACATATCCGTCCATTGCAGTTAAAGACATTTTATTAAAATTATTATTATATACAATAGAAACTTCTTCTATTATTGGATTTCCAACAGGATATAAATCAAATACCATAGATTTATCAGTTTCTAAATCTATATTATCTTTCATTTCTGCCAATAACTGATTTTGACTAAATATATCGTCTCCTTCTAAATCAGTTTTTGATAATTCATTTCCATCAGCATCATAAATTAATCCTTTGTCATTTGCAATTCTAGCTAATAAAGATATATCAGCATTAATACAATTATAATCACTAGATACAGGACTAACTATTTGTATTGGAGTAGATAAAGAAAATTTATAATCTTTATCGCCTTCTTGTATTTCACAAGAATAACCAATAGTTATACAACCATCTCTTAATAAATAATCTGTATCTATTGCAAACATTTTTCCATAATCTTGTTTTATCTTACTTAATAAACCTGGACCACCTTTAGTCCAATCTATTTTTATTTTAATAGCAAATAAAATTACTCTATGATCTTTTTTGATTTGATATTCTCTACATACATAGTCATAACTTTCAATAATAGAATAATCTAAATCACTATTTACTCCATTAAAAAAGTTATTCATTTGTTTCTTAAAAGATTCTAAATAATTATTATAAAAATCTTTTGGTTTATTGTCACCATAATAAAAACCTATTTTTTGTTCTGTTCCTATTCCAACATATCCAAATGTAGCATCTTTATATAAATTAAAAGGAGTATCATTAATATCAATACCATCATAATTAGTATTTATAGGAGTATAATAATCAGTGCTGCTATTAAAATTATTATTAAAATTAGTAAATACATTGCTACAACCATATAAACTATTAATAGCTATTGTATATAAATTAGCTAAAGAACCTAAGAATTTATCTTCATCTTCTGTATAAGTAACAACAGTTTCAAAAGGTTTTTTCTCTAAAGCTTCTTTTAATTGTAATCTTTGTTTTAAATGTTCTTCGTTTGCTATATAGAAATCTATTAAAGGAGTATTAAATTTCATTGGTTGTAACACAGTTTTTTGTCCTAAAGTAGCTTCTAAATAAGGATCAGAATTATAAGTTAACAAACTAACTTCTTCACCTTTTCTAATTGCTTTTTGATAATAATATCTCATTACAGGAAAATGAATAATCTTAGAAAACATATTGTCAGTTATTTCATTATTATCATTTACATCTGGTGGCAAAATTTCAGGTAAGAATTGTCTATAATCAAATTCTTGTAATTTAATAGTTGCTTGAATTGTTTTAGGAAAATTAGGTACAGTATTAATTTGAATACTATTTAAACTTACAGCTTCAATATTTAATACATGATTTATAAAATTATTAGTAATTGGAAGATAAGGAGTAAATTTAAATTGAGCTATTAAAGATCTTAATCCATTCATATAATAAATCATAGTATCTCCATTAGGAACTTTTTGTTCATAAGGAATACCATTAATACCATCTTCACCATTAAAATATAATTGCATTTCTAATATTCTTTCATTTTTAGGAATAGATTTAGTAATAGCACCTTTAGCTCTTAATAAAGATGTTCTTTGAGATAAAGTTTGAGAAACTAATCTAATAGAAGTAGGAGGAACTATTAATAAACAATCTCCTATCATAACAGTATATTCTTTTAAATATTCCATATCTGTATTAGTTATTTCTTTTTGTATTTTATCTCTATCATCTCCGCCATATTCTCCATAAAAGTCATTTAATACATCTACATAAACTCTTTTACTTTTATCATATGTCCACATTTTTAAAGCTTGAGAATTAAAGTTAAAATTACCTTCATTAGAAGGAGAAGAAGTATAAGCTGGATTTGTTACAACTAAATTACATTCATAAGCTACTTTTTTAGCTAAATTAATCCATACTTCACCATAACCTTCAACATATTGTTTTAAATATATAGAACCTAAACTTCTTCCATTATAATCTTGTCCAAAATATCTATATCCTAATCTTGTATAAGAAACATCTTTACCTGTTAAATTTTTAAAGAATATAGAAAAAGCATATAATGGATTATTAGACAATTTAGTTGATTCATCTAAATATTTAAAAGGAATTTCATTTTTTTGATGTTTAAAAGATGTTCCATCTAAAACAATTAATATATCATTAGCTTCATTTATAGAATCTTCTACAACTCTTTTTGCTTTAATAGCTTGTTTATGATATTCAATATTTGTTTTATCATCAGGAGAGTTTAATAAACAAATTAAATATTTAGGTAAATCTAACTCATCTTCATTTTGTTCTATTTTAGAAGATACATTTTTTTCTAATACTTCGTAATAACAAACATCATCTTCATTACTAATTTTTATAAATTCAATTACATCATCACTATTTCTCATTTCTCCAACATTAAAAGTTATATCATAAGATTTCTCATAGTTAACATTAATTGGATTATAATAAAATAAAGAAAAATTACTTCTTTCAACTACACTATCTTTATGTTTACATTCTTTATCTTTATATAATTGTACATTATTACCATTAGCTGTTAAGAAGTTATCAAATTTAGCATAATAAGTTTGTACATCTTTATTAACATAAGAAACAACACAGTGAGGAATTTCAGGCGCATTTATTCCTACTAATCTTAAACTTAATAAACTAGAAGTACTAGTTAAATTAGTTGTCTGATAAATATATTGTTTAACATTATCATAAGATGTATCATCGCCAATAAAAACAAAAGAATCATTTCCGTCTTGAATACTATCATAATCTAATTTTATAGTATCTCCATCAATAACAGTTTTAGGTTTAGCAGAAATAACAAAAGCATTTTCAGATTTATGATAACCTAAAACAGTAGAAAATGGACTTTCTATAAAATATTCTCCTCCAGTTTCTCCATTAGCAATTTGCTCTGCCATATCTAAAATTAAATCATTATCTAAATATTCTCCCATATCAGGAGTTGATTCCCATGATTCATCTATTATACAATCTTTTAATCTTTTATCTATAGACATATTTAACTTTCCTCCCATTTATTTTTTATATGTAAAATTGATGATACCTAATTAAAAAGTATCATCAATTATTTTTTCTATATATCTATCTGTACTAATATTACCCCAATTATCATTAATATTCATTGAAATATTAATAGAACTATTAGTACCATTATATATAGCTTGTTGTAATGCATCTATTGCATTTTGTCTACCTTTATCTGTTCTAGCATTAATATTAACAACATAACCTTGATTACCCATATTAGGAGTTACCATCATACCTGAATCCATTAAATTAGGAGCAGGATAATCTTGAGCTTCTTCCATTGCTTGAGTATCTGCAGGTCTAGGTCTTCCGCCCGCATAACCTAACATCATAACTCCAGCTGCTATACCTAAAGCACCCATTGCTATTTTACTACCTTTAACAGATTTAAACATATCTTTTGTTCCCATTAAAACTTTCTCAGATATTTTAGTAGTAGAAGTATCTATTTGTTCGCTTTCACTAATAACACTATCTAATATATTTTCTCTTAATCCATTAGAAGTAACAGGTTTATCTAAATATTGAATATTACTTTCTCTTAAATCTTCACTAGCTTTTGATAAAGCATCAAACATTAAATCATTAGTTTGTCTTAATAATTTAGATGAAGTAGGTTTTTCTAATGGTTTAATTACACCTGTATTAGATTGTCCAATAGATAAATTATTATAGAAATCTTCTAATACACTACTATCTGTTTGAGTTCTTATTTCATCTATAGCACTTACAAAATCGCTTACTATATCTTTCTGTAAATTAGAATTATCTTTTGCAAAAGAAATAAATTCTTGTTCTGTAAACATTTTACCACTATTATATTTTTCTGCAACCATATTTCTAAAATAAGAAGAACGTTGATAATATTCAACTGGATTAACATCTTTACTTAAATATTCATTTCCCCAGTCTAATAAAATATTTCTATGTTCATTTACGTCTCCTTTATTAAAGATTAATGCTTTAGCATGTTCATTCCATTCTTTAGCTCTATCTGGAGATAAACCACTAATAGATGTTTTAGAAGAAATAGCAGCTTGTTCAGAATCATGCATCATATTAGCTATTAATGAAGATTTATATTCTGCTCCTTCATATAAATTATCAGATAATGTTTCTAACATACTTCTTAATTTAGTATTAGTAACATTTATTTCACCTATAGAGTTTTTAGCAGATTTAGCAATTAATTCATCTTTTAATAGCTGATAAGAATAAGCTTTTGAATATTCATCTTTCAATGCGGCGTAAGAAACTCCACCATCTATACTTCTTTGTTTTAAAACATTAATTGCATTATCATGACTACCAGATTCAATAGATTGTTTAACTAAATGTTTATAATTATCGTCCTCTAAATATTTAGCATATTCAAAAGTTGAATTATCTCTAAAATTTAAAATAGAAGAATAACTAGTTCCATCTATTAAACTTTCTTTAGCAATATCTACAATTCTACTTCCATCAGCAGCAATTTTAGATTCCTTTTCAATTTGTTTTCTAGAAACAGAATCCCAATATCTATTAACAGTAGAAGCTCTACTTAATAAACTAACTTCTTGAGATTTCATAAAATCATCATAATTTGCGTTACCACTTAAATAAGTTAAATATGATTGATTTTGTTTATTACTTATTCTAGCAACAGCAAATTTATCTCCATCAAAGTCAAGATTCATAGATTCAGCTGTAGGGCCTAAAGCTAAAATTTGATTATCTTTTAAATCATCAACTAAATATCCCATTACAACTTTATCTGAACCTTCTTGGATTCTTGGGAATCTTGTGCTAAAGAACATATCACCTTTAGTTCTTAAAGCTTCCATCATATCTTTTTCTGTTTTACCAGAACCTAAAGTTTTAGAAATGAAATCTTTATCAAAATATCCCATTTTTCTAAAACCTTCTTTAGATAATCCAACTGCATCTATAACTGTTCCATTACTATAATGTTCTAATAATGATTTACCATTAAATGTAGCAGTATCTAAAAAAGTAGAAGTATTAATTTTTCTTAAAGCTTCAATAGAATCTTTTCCTAATTCATTTTGATAATTAATTGTAATACCAGAACCTGTACCAAATAAAGATTGTCTAAATCTAGTAGATATTAAATCTCCAGCTAGACCTTCTTTACCTGTAATATCTCTCTTTTGTAAATCTTTAAAATCATCCATTAAACTTTTTACATAATTAATAGATTCTTGTTTTTCTATATCAGTACTTCCATTATATTGTTTAATAGCTCTTTGAACTTCTCCTAATTTATGAATATGAGATTGAGCTATCATACTTTCTTGATAATGTTTTTCTGGCATTCTAGCTACAGCTAAATATTGATATCCTTCATCTTTTAACCCTGTTTTAATTAAAAGATTATTAGTATAAGGATTATTAGGTGCGTTTATGATACTTTCACCTTGTCCTCCTATATCTAAATCTAACCATCCATTTGTATCATTAGGAGATAATCCAGTAAAATCAACTAATTTGAATTTATTAAATTCATCTTTTACATTATTTAATTTTAATATATCTCTATCAGTATAATTACTCTTATTATTAAATAATAAAGCTTTTTTACCTTGAGCATAAGAATAAGCCTTTTCTGCATACTCAACAGATATATCATCTTGTAAGCTATTAAAAGAAGATTTTAAATAATCATATCTTTTTCCTTTAGCATCTTTTAATAATGTTTCTCCATAGCCTATTCTAGCTTCATCCATAATAGAAGATAATACAGGATCTAAAACTCTTTTACCTAAATATTTATCACTTAATTTACCAGACTCATCATAATATTGAGAAAAGTATTTATTGAATAATTCACCAGAAAGATTCTCTCTTACTAAATCAAAATTATCTGAATTATAAACTTGTCTTTGTAAATTAAGATTCATTCTATTATCAAACTTTAATCCTTTTTGTCTATCAAACTTAGCTATTTCTTCTTCTATACTTTTAGCTAAATCAATGTTGCCAGAATCTTTAGCTTGTTTTAATCTTTTTACTAATTCAGAATAATTACTATTACCAGCATAAGTACCTGAAGGATCATCATATGCATGAGTTACATTAGAGAAAATATAATGTCCAACACCATTAGGAGCCATGTCTTTATTATCTAATATAGACCATAATTTATCAGATAATCCTTTATTTAATAACTTATCTAATTCATTTTTATTTACATTTATAGAATTAGAATTATCCAATAATAAAGTTGAACCTTTAAAATCTACATCTCCAAATATAGCTTTAAAAGCTTGTTCTTGTTCTGTTTTTGAAAAACCACTTTTATATATTCTTTCTACTATATCATCAGTAGCAAAAGAAATAGATTGATGCTTCTTAGTATTAACAGCTAATAATTGTCCTACACCATTAAATTCTTCAAATTCAGAAGACAATGCATCAGAGAAAGAAAATCTTTCTTTTAATATTTGATTCTTTAAATCTTCTGCTTCAGAAATATCTATTTTGCCTTCTTGTATTAATTTAGGTAACATATATTCTTCAAAATAAGTCTTACCATAAACTTTACCTAAATCATTAGATAATCCATATTTAACTAATTTTTCTTTTAAATTAGTATCAATTACACCTAATCCAATATCAGCAACATAAGCAGTAGATTTTTCAGATGCTCCATTATATAATTTGTGTCCATATTCTTCGAACTTTTGTACTACTTCATATCCAAAATTATATTTAGAATCTAATATCCTTTTTACTTCATCATAACCAAATGAGCTATTAATAGCTGATTGTAATTCTTTTTCTGAAACAATATTTCCAAATTCATCGTAATATCTTCCTCTAAATATACCATTAAATCTAGAAGTTATAGTTTCATTTTCTCCAAATACTCCCAATATTTGTCCTTGTTTAACTTCATATCCAAGTTGGTAATGAATTTTACCGTTCTCAAGTACAAAATTTAATTTACTAGCATTTTTAGTTGCTTCAATAATATTAAGATTTTCAGAATGTTCAACTATTAATTTCTTCTTTTTATTTATCATTTGTTTATTATTTTCATGCATAGCTATATAACTAACTCTTGCATTAATAACTGATTCTTGTTGATAAGTAGATAATCCCATTGCTTTTTCTGCAAAGATTTTAGAAGATGCTAAATTATCTATTCCATTATATTGTGAATTTAAGAAATTACTAAATTTATTGTTTTCATTATTTCTAGCTTTCTCAACTTCTTTAGTAAATATATTCTTTAAACTATTAGAATCAATTTGTAAAGCTTTTAAAGTAACACCAGCTGTTAAATTCTTTTTACCTTGTTTAACATCATTAACAAATTGTTCTCCTGCTTTATTAGATACTTTACTTCCTATAGATATATTTTCTAAAACATTTCTTACTTTTCCTTCAGTTGTATCTAATTGATTTTGTAATTCTGACTTCATTATATCTTTATCATAAAGAATAGAATTACCTCTCTGATTAGCTACAGATCTAGAAGATTTATCGAATTTACCAGCGCCATGAGAAAAAGGACTAGTATTTAAAGTAAATACATCTTTTGCATTATGAACATCTTGAACATGAGGATTTATCATTGATGCTAAATCTTTATAATCAACTCCATCAATATCTCCTAAATTGTCTCCAACATAATTCATAACTGTAGACATTAATGGGAAATTATACATTTGATAAAATAAGTTTTGTTCTGCTGGTAATAATTCACTTACTTGTCTAGGTCTAACTTTCATGTCTTTAATTTTATTAATTAATGACTTCATTTGTTCTTTATATTTCATATTCTCATCATTAATAATAAAATGTTTTTGTTCTGCAATATTAATTAAACCAGCTTTATCTAATTCAGGTAAAATACTTATTAAAGCATTTGCATCAAAATCAAAAGCTCTTTCAATTGTATTATTGAAATTCCAATGTTCTCTTCTTGCACCAACTTCTCTTAATTTACCTTCATTCTTTTTTATTCTGTATAATAATGCGTCCATAATATCTTGATTGCTTTCTTTTGCATATTTAACAGAACTTAATAAAGATATAGATTCATTCATTGATTTTTGAACATTAGAAGTTATTTTTATATTATTATATAAATCAACATTAGGTTTTATTGTTCCATTTTTATTTAATATACCACTTACATCTAAAGCAAAATTAGTAGCATAATCTATATTATTTAAATTATGATTTATAATACCATTATTTAAAGTATATCTATGAAGATCAAAAGTTTTAAATCTTGATCCATTTGTCATAAACATTTTAGCGTTTTTACCTTTACCTGTAATACCAACAGATAAATCAGTTTCTTTAATAGCTTTTAATAAATTAGTAGCTGTGTTTTTTGCTTCTTGTAAAGATATATTATATTGACTTCTAATTACTTTTTGTTGATCAGCTGTTAAATTAGATATTTGTTCATTTAACATATCTTCATTAAAAGTCATCATATATCTATCTACTATTTGATTAGCTAAAGAACTTATATCAGTAGATGAATCTAATATAGTATAATTATCTACTGCATTTCTCATATTATTTAATACTGATTTCTTTAAAAAGTTTTTATCAGTATGACTTAATATACCAGATAAAACATTTACATCTGAATAATCTTGTATTCCTCTTAAATATTTTAAGCCAAAAGCAGAATTAGTTTTTCTTTGTTCTACTACATAATCTCTTAATATATTAGTCATTCTATCATTTAATTGAGAGATATTACCAGATTTCTGATATTTCTTTAAATCAGAATAAGATAATTTATTATCCCATATATTATAGAATCTTTCATCTTTAGCTATTAAATCATAAGCTTGGAATAAAGAATTAAAGCCTGCTTGTCCTTTTTTACTAAGACCATCTATATTACCAAATTTATTATTAAAGAATTTATTTAATAAATCATTATTTTTAGTTAAGTCTATAGAAATATATTTAGAAGCTGTTCCAGAAACTCCATAGTCTATTCTTTCGCTAGCTTTATTAGGGAATAAATCATTTATATCAAAGTCTATCTTTAATAGCTCATTATTAGTAAAAATACTAGTCTTAGTATTCTTAACTATTTCTGCTACATTTTCTGGAGATAATCCTTCAGTTATATCTTCTAATGTATTAGTCATTACATTTTTAAATATTAAATTCTTTTTAGCTCTTAATGATTTATTATCTAAATTAGTAACAATAGTTTTACCATTATTTAATTTATTAACAGAGAAATTATTTCCCCATTCTTCTTCCATAATAGATAAAATAGGATCTATTGCTTGAGTATATTGATCTAATATAGGAAGTTTACTAGCGGTTTCTGGTAATAAAACTTTTTTATTTTTATCAAAATCATACCAACCAAATTCATCTAATAATTCTTGAGTTAAATCAATATTTAAAGTTTCATTATTAGCTATTAAATTAGATATTCTTTGAGAAATACTTATACCAGAAGATTGATTATATTTTCTTATTTTAGATAGTCTTCCGTAATCTGCTTCTCTTATAATTCTAGCTGAACTATCAACATGATTTCTATAAGAAGATCTATTTAATAATAAATCTTTCTTTTGATTTATATCTTCAACTTTTTGAATTGCTAAATTATTATTTTTATCATAAATATTAGTAACTAAATCTAAATTATTTAAACCTTCAGTATTCCATAATCTATTTCCAGATTTATTTTCAGTTAATACATGTGTCCCCATAGATGCAGATAATTGATCTTTAGAAGTGAAAATTTGAGTATATATTTTACCTTCATCTATATAATTAACTTTATTTTTTAATTCATCTGGGATATATTCTTTAGATTGTAATACATATAATTTATCTGTATCTTTATATTCTTGATAAAATTGTTCTATATCATCTTTAGATAATTTTAAATCATCAAATAAATTATTCCAATTTTCAGAATTTATATCTAATTCATAAACATTATGAGAATAAAGACCTCCAGATTTAGGACCAAAACCATTAAAGCCTTCTTTATTAATAGCTGAATCTTTAATACGATAACCATCAAAAGTTTTATAAGATTGATTAACAGGATCATAAATAAAACTTAAACCATTCTTATTAGCAGCCCAATGTTGTTGAGCTGTTTTATCCATAAAGAATACACCTTTACCTTTTGATACATCAAAAATACCAAATCCGCCATTTAATTTTTTCTTTACTGTATTTAATTTATTTAATAAATAAGAACCATAAGTACCTTTATTAACTTTTGCATTCAATATATTATATAATGCTTTAGTATCTTCATAAGCCATATGAGCAGTAGAAGATTCATTATCTACAGCATTGAATATATTTTTAAGGAAATCTTGAGTACCAATACCAAACTCATTACTTCCTAATTTATTTTTAGGAATATGAGCTCCTTGACCTATATATTCTTGTATATATTTAATAGCTTGATAAGTATCTGCACCTTTTCCTGCTTGATATTCATAATGTTTACCTAAAGCATGAGAAGTTAAAGGATTATCAAATATTTCAGTATTATGACCCAAACTAACAAAGTCTTTATCATTAATACCTTTTCCTTCAAATACTAAATCAGCATATTCTTGAATCATTGATTGTTTTTTAGCTGTTAATGTAGTGTTATTAGCTACGGCCCAATCTTTTTGTCTTAATCCTATTTCTCTATATTTTTCTAATCCTTTATATGCATTATCTAAATTAACTTCGATATCAGAATTAGCTTCAGTAACTATAGCATTAAAACCATCCATTTCATATTTAAAGTTTGGATCGCCAAATAAACTTAATCTCTTTAAATATACTTCATCTAAATTACTAAGTTCTTTTTTTGTTTTTCCTTCTAAACCTTTTAAATAGTTTTTTATCTTTTTATATTCATCTTCAGAAAAACCTAATATAGTATTAATCTTTTTAACTTCTTTATTACCTTGCATAGCTATAGCAGATAATTCAGTTATCATATCATATTGTTGGAATCCTTTTGAATTAATTCCACCTAAACTTTCTAAATCATGGACTATAACAGTTTTATCATTTTTTATATTAGATATTAATTTATCAAAAGAAGTATATACTTTATTAAAGTCAACCATATCAGATTGTTTAGTTCTAGTGTAATTTAATTTATCTAATTTAGTTACATTTTTAATTAATTGCGAACCTGTTTGATTTTTAACTAAATTAACAGTTTCACTTAATCTATTTAATTCTTCAAAAAAATTATATTTTTTATTTAAATTTGTATATAAATTAGTACTTATATTTGTACTATCTGCAAACTTAGGAGTAACATCTTTTTTTGAACCTTTAAATATTAATGTATTATCAAAAACATTTATAATATCTTTATAGCCAGTATCTAGAGTAGCTATTTGATGAATTTCATCTTTATTTAAATTAAAAGTCTTTAAGAATTCTTCTTTATTATTTACATTTTCTTTAATGAATTGTAAAACACTTTTTCTACTAGCAAAAAGTTTATTATAAGCCATAGAATAAATACCTCCCTAAAATTTAATTTATATGTAAAATAAGGTCTATATTTTCTTATAGACCTAATCATTAATCTCTTTATCTTTTTCTTGTTTTAAAGTTTCTGAAACATGAAGTAAAGTATCCATTACTCCTTTTAGATAAATAGCATTTTGTTTCATAGAACTTAAATTTGTTTCAGTATCTTTAATAGCTTGCATTTGTTGTTCGTATTTATTTTTAGCATTATCATATAATTTTTGAAGATCCATAATATTCCCTCCTTATTAAATTTCTTCAATAAATGAAATGTTAAATGTTAATTGATACCAATTACCATTATAATAATATTTCATAACATTATTATTTGTATCTATCCATGCTTTTGTATCTGTGACATCAACAGGTTTAGTAGGTCCTATATATAATTCCTTAACTTCTTCAGAACTTCCTCCTCCTCCACCACCTGATCCAATTTTGTCATCTACATATTCTTGAATAACTTGATAAGTTTTTTCTGATGTCCATAAAGAATCTTGACTTACAATAGAATCATCAACAGTTTTATTATCTATAGTATCACAATTACCACCATTTGCAGGTAAAGAAGTTGGTTTGTTAGTTAAAGTGTTATAATCATGTTTATGATCTGAATCAGCTTTAGCATCAACTAATTTAGTGATATTATCAAATTTTTCATTAATAGATAAACCATCATCTGTTAAAATTGCATCAATATGAGTTTTAGGATAGATAATTTCTTCATCTATATTTTTTATGAAAGTAATTTTTGGCATAAAATAACCTCCTTTATATTCGTAAAGTATATTACTTAAATAAAGGAGGAAAATACATAAAATATTAATCATCTGATTTAAACTTAGAATTAATTAAATTCTTTATAAACTTAGTAGTGTATTTATAACCAAAAAAACCAAAAGCTATAGAAATAGATATTAATATTTCGCTATTTTGAATGTTAAATGTAGAATGTATAAATAATATTGTTGCAAAAGCCATTATCCATGATGATAATAACTTAGACATGAATACTGAAAATTTACAATCTTTTCTATTATTAGACTCTTTATAGAATTCTCCAACTAAAGCTCCTAAAAAAGTAGAAGTAAAAATTAGTATAGTAGATTGTGGCAAAATATTAAATATTTCTTCTATAAACATTTCGTCACCACCTTAAAAGTTATTATTCTTTAGAATTAAAAAGATATGATCCATATTTTAAAATATAAGCTATTAATAACAAGTAAATCATAGTTATAACTATTGTAGTTATTAGAATAAAAATAGTCTTATTATTTAACATTTCAGATTCTTCTATTAATGTTTTAGATTTTTGACTATTATCTTTAAAACATGAATAAATATCATTTTCATCTGCTAAAATTAAAACGGTTAATTGCATAGGTTGTCCTTCAAAACCAAAAGATTCATATGGCAAAATCATTTTTTCTACAAATAATCTATTATAATCACCTAATGGATATTCAATAAAATTATTTGGATTTTTTAAGTCTTCTACTTCATTAAAAGAATAAATGAAATTTTCTTCTGTTAATGTTGAATCTTTTTTTACTCTTAAGAAAGAGTTAATATCTTTTTTTGTTTGGGCCATATTTTTACAATTAACATTTTCATAATCTAAAAATATATTAGATCCAACATGTCTATTAATATTTGTTGTATCTAAAAAAATTTCACCTGAATATGAATCATAAACTATAACACCACCATTATTACCATAACATTTTATTGGAGCTACAATATAGTTTAATAATTTATTCAATTCATCTTTATTCCATAAAGGTTTACAATTAGATAATAATAAATCTCCATTTTTATTATATATATTATAATAATTATCAGATAAAAAAGTTTTGTTCATAGTATCTGAATTATAATATACATAATCAATATCATTAGAATAAATAGGATATTTGCCATCATAATCTGTTTGTACTAATTTTTTATTTTCTGTTGTACTATAATTAATCCAAGATTGCTTAATTGCATTTAATGTATTTTTTTGTTCTTTTCTTATAATAGAGTTTAATAATATATACTGTTGATCAAATTCTGTTTCTCTTATATTATTATTTAAATTTTCATATTTAACACTAGATTTATTAAGTTCACTAAAAAAGAAAATTTGAATAATAAATAATATTGATAAAAAACCAAATATAATTTTTTTATTATTCTTTTTCATATAAATACTCCCATTTTAAAATATATTGTATAAAACATTTTGAACTTTTTGTTTAAGATCATATTGAGTAATTCTACCTATATTAGCTATTAATTGAATACCTGGAGTTTGTGATTGTTCAACTGAAACATCTACATGTTGAAAACCTATTCCATTTAATAATCCTAAAAGATTACTTTGTAAAGCTAAAGGAGAAGGCGCATCATGAATATTATTTAATTCTGGTGCATTAATAACTGCAGGTTCATTTTTATTAGAATCATATATTCCAAAATCACTCAATAACATTCCTTCATTTTCTATTGTTTTAATTTTTACATCATCTAAATTAACAGAAGGATTCCATCCTGCCCAAAATAGATTAGGTAATTTATGTTTACTAAAAAATCTTTTATTAGAATCTAATTCATCTACTTCTTCTCCCCACAATAATTTTAAAGCTTTTTGTTTATAAGGAGAAACCATCTTTAGAATTTTCTTTCTTTCTTTTGGATCTTTTTCTTTAGCAAATTCTAAAAAATAATCTCTATCGTATTTTGGTAAAGCTCTTAAAATATCTGCTTGTGATGAATCAGCTGTTAAACCATAAATTGTTGTATCTGCAGCTTTTTTATAAGCTAATGCTGCTTTAGTATATTTACCCATTTTAAAATATTGATCTGGGATTTGTAAATTATTAATTTGATAATCCAACTCTTTAATTAAACTATCTTTTTCTTCAGTATTTAATAAATAATAATTTATTAATTTCTTTTGTCTTTCTAATTTTTCTATATCTTTTTTATTTTCTTCTTTTTTGTATTCATATGCATTTACTATTTTTCTTACATCTACATTTTCTTTTCTTTTTGCTACTCTAGAAGCTCTATTATATAAATAAGAATATTTAATATATTCTAATCTATCAAAATATTCTTCTAATTCCCATTTCTTTTTAGTATCTTTAGGAATATATTTGCCTGTTAAATTATCAAAAGAGAAATTAGGATTCTTAATAGCTGATAAACCAAAACCAATTGCTGCTCCAATTAAAGCACCATCTTTAGCTCCAATTTCTTTATATTTTAATTGATTAGCTATTACTGATCCAGCTGTAGCAAAATTAAAAGTACTTAAAAGTGGATTATTTAAATTAGCAAATCCATAACCAATTAAACCTATAGAAGCTCCAATAGCAGAACCATTTTTAGTATTCCATACTTTACTCTTATGACTTCCCCAACTCATAGTAGGAAGTGCACCTATAGCTCCTCCAACTAAAGCTCCTGGATTAGTAAAAGCAAATAAAGCATGTGATCCATATTTTGCAAATCCTTTCCAATCATCTTTAATAGCTTTATTAGATAGAGCCCAAGCAGCTATACCTATACCTTGTCCTAATGGACCTTTAGCCCAAGCTGTTTGAAAAGAAGGTTGAATAAAACCTTTAATAGGATGATCCCAAGTAGAATAAGAATTACCATATATTTGTTCTTTTTTATATGATTCTAAAGGAGAATCTATTCTTAAATATTTATTATGAAAATAAGGAATTTGAGCATGAGCTATTAATTCAATCATAGGTCCAAAAAATCTATTTGAATCACTTGTAGCAAATAATTCATCAGCTAAAGTTTCTTTATCTTCATTTTCTTTAGCTTTTCCTTCTTCCCACATTTTTTGAGAAATATTCTCTCCGTTAAATTTAACTAATGCACTTATTTCTCCAGCAGAATTTCTATTTCTATATCTATTCTTTTCCCACATTAATTCAACTATCATACCTGGTTTTAAATAATCGTGTATATAACTTTGTTTATCTTGATTATTTAAAGGTTTAACACCAGCTAATCTAAAAGTTTCATCGCTGCCTACAATTTTTATTTTTCCACTATTAGAAACTTCTTGAATTACTGCAGTATGAGATTGTAAATCTCTACCTAAGAATTTATAGTTATAGAAGCTATGTTCATTAGATTGAGTTTTAACTCTTTTTTCTATTTGTTCCATCTCTTTAATTAATCTTGGATCTTTGACTTCTGATTTAGCAACTTTTTTCCAAACCTTATATTCATCACTACCAGGACTAATATCTGCTAATATCTTATATCTATCAAAAGCTCCATATCTACCATATTTATCTGGATGTAATTTATTTAAAGATTCATAACCTGCGCCAGGTAATCTTGCTTCACCTTTTGTTACTTTTGTATATGGATCTCCTGTTAAATATCTTTCTGGTAACCATGTTGGCATAGTATTACGAAGAGGATTGATTCTTTCAATATCATGGTTTTCATGAGGGAAAAATCTTCTAGCTATCTCCATGAAATCTCCACCCCATCCACCAAATGATTCTTCCCAGAAACTTCTAGTAAATGAATTTATTTCACTAGCATCAGCTAATCTATATCCATGACTAGGTGGTAATATTGAATCTAATAAGAATCCATACATACCACTTAATTGTTTAGCAGAATACATTAAATCAGAAACATATTCTTGTTTAGATCCAATTATTTGTAAATCTGATGTATTTAAATATTTATCTTTTGCATTGGCTTCAGCTATTGTATATGGAATTTGATTGAACTTAGTATTTTCAATTATAACTCCATTTTCAATATTTTCATTACTTCTACGTTTAATACTACTGTTTATATTAGCTATTAATAGCTTACTCATATTTCCAGAAGAAGTAGAAAATAATCCATCAATTATAATATTACTTAATACACCTGTAGATTTATCTTTATTAATTGAACTAATAATAGCTTTAGTATTTGATCTTATAGGAGTATTTCCTACATTATAATTTTGAATAATATTTGTATTATTATCTAATTGAGTTAAATTATCAGAATAATCATCTCCAGCATAACCAGAAGAAGTGATATGTCCTTTACCATCTGTATTAATAGTAAATATAGATTCATTAGAAGAAGGCATTCCTTCAGGGAAATAAGACATAGGAGTAAATCCATCTTGTCCAATTCTTACTACTCTATTTTCGTTAGATTTATTTCTTATATCCTGATTTCTATGAGCTATTATAGTTCTAACATCTAATAAAGAACCTTTTAATTCATTATAATGCATTTTTCTTTGTGGCTTTATTAATTCTCCTATAGTAGGATTTAATATAGCACCCCAAGGAGTTTCTGCATCAAATAATTTACCAGTAACAGGATAAGGTCTATCCCAATAATGTTTATCTTCTAACCAATAAGGATTTAATAAATTTCTTATAGTAGATAAAGGATGTCTAGGTGTTGGTATCCAAGAATGTTTCCATTTTTCATCTACAGAACCATATAAAGAAACATCTTTATAATGACTATAAGCTTGTCTTAATTTATTTGGTTCCCAATATGAGATTTTTCCACCTCTAAATTCAGAAGCAGAACCAAAATTCCACCATCTTCCTTTTCTAACAGGGTCATAACCATTTTCAAGATAATCTAAATATTCATCTTTATCTTTATATTCACCTAACCAATAATTAGTAATAGGATTATACATTCTTGATCTTCTAATTCTATTTTCTAAACCTAAACCACTTTGTATTGTTTTTATTCCTAATCCAAAATTGGCTCTAAAATTTTGATAATCTTGAGTTAAAGAATTTCCTGTTAAATTCTCCATTTCAAAATTTAAATAACTTAAAGCATATCCTGCTCCAATAATAGGCAATACTCTTTTTAACATTATATTTTTAGCTAAATCAAAAGTACTACCTGTATTCTTATTAGAGAATCCTAATCCAAATATTTCTAATGGAGAAGTTAATCTATTTATCATATGATAAGGTAAAAAAGTAGCAGTAGTAATATTTTCTGAATTATTTCTATTAGCTATTAATTGAGAACTTGCTTTTTTAACAGCTGACCTAAATTTTTGCTCATCATTTAAATTTTTAATTATATCTAATGGATTATAAGCTTTTCTCATAGTAACCCATTCATTATTATTAAAACCTTGTCTAATATTATTATTAGATTGTTTAACAATATCAAAAGCACTAGAATTACTATTTACAAAGTTCTTTATATTATTTTTAAAATCATTCAAAAAAGCATTTGATTGAGGATTAGAAGAAGCTTTTGTCATCAACTTACCAAAATCAAACATTGTATTCTTTTTATTATTTATAGAATCTATTCTATGTAAATTAGAAGAAAAAGTTTTAGTTTCATTTTGAAAAACTGTCCAATTAAATATATCTTTTATATTATTAATATCTTTTTTATCTATATTTAAATTTTTTATTTTACTATTTACAATAGAATATCCATTTAATATATCACCATAACCAGAAGATATAGAATCAATTAATAATGCTTCTTTAGTAACTTCTCTTTTAAGTAAATCGTTATATTTTAAAATATTAAGACCATTTTTACCACCCAAATCACCAATTTGAGCTAAGTTCTTTACACTATTTAAATCATTCTTATATTTATTTAATATAGTATTTAAATCCTTATTTTTAAAATTAGAGAAATTACTTAATAAAGCGGCAGCAACATCATCTTCTTCTAACATATCTAATATTTTGACAGATCTGCTATTTAATGTTCCTTTTAAGCTATTAATAGCAGATTGAGAAGGAGTAAATGTCCTTTGATTATATAATCTATTTATTTGTCTAATATCTTTATTGAATTGTCTAGCAGATTTATTAGTTATATTAGAATAAGTTTTTTCATCAAATATTCTTTTAACTGAATGTCTGATCCAATCAGAATCTTCATCAAATTTGCTATAAAAATCTCTTGCTTTATCTAATAAATTATATCCAGTAGTATTAAAATCTAAAAAGTCTAAAAAACTATTATTCTCTTTTTTTATTTTAGAATAATAATTGCCTTGTAATTTATTATTTAATACATTTAAAGCACCATGTCTACCAGACATTAAATATAAATTATCTGCATCTTTTATATGTTGTAATTTTCCATCTACAGTCTTATAAAATTTATCACCAATCTTAAAACTATCATGTTTTAATAATCCAGTTGAAGAACCTTCTAATTTAGCAATTATAGGATCATAAGAACCTTGAGGAAGATAAAAGAAATCAGGTGCTTTTTTATTATCTAAGAAACTTCTAGAAAAGAATAATTTTCCTGGTATTGTATCAGCAAAATCTTCTTTAACTTGATTACTTAAATCATAAATATTTTTAGTTGAATATAATTCATTATTTTTATTTATTCTTAAAGTCTTATTATCAATAATTAAATTATTAAATCGACTATCTTCTCTTACTAAACTTTCTAATAAATCTACTATTGTAGTACCATCATTATATGTAGATAAAGAAGGATTTAATATATTAATATTTTCTTTATTATCTAATAAATCTTTTACAGTAGCAGCTCTATCTAAAGTATCTTTAAAAAAATCTTTATTATTTGATTTATCATATTTATTTATTAATTCTTCTTTAAATATTGAAGATAAATTATCATTAAAGCCACTAGCAAAATTAGAACCTACTTTTGATTCTAACTCATCTCTAGTATTCATTGCTTGTTTAATAGCTGAATAAATGATATCTTTATGTTCTTCTAAAACAGTATCATTTATTTTTTTATCAAATTCTTCAGCTATTAAATTAATACCATCTTTTTCACTTTCAAAATAAATAGATTTTTTATTTAATGATTCATCAACTAATTTAGTTAATTCAGAAAAGAAATCACTAGATTCATTTTGTAATTGTTCACTAACAGTAGATACTATTTGATTTTTTTGCATAGCATCAACCATTTTTACTTCTAAATTAGAGCTATCTTTTCTTAGTTTATCATATTGAATTAATGAAGGTAATAATCCTCTATCAAAATTTAATTCTATATCATTAATAGTATTTCTAGCTGTTTTCCACGTACTATCATCATTGAATATATTCTTTTTTAGAGAAGAACTAATAGAATTATAATCAATATCTTTAAAAGCTTTATTAGTAAAATCTTTACTTATACTTTTGGCAGTTTTAGATACATCTCCTAAAGCTTTAGATATATATTTTAAATTACCAGATTCTTTTAAAGCAAATGCTCCTAATGCAAAAGTAGCAGCAGCTGCACCAAATTTTTTTAATCTATTATCTCTCTCATCATTATCTAAATATTTCAATATTTTCACCTCCATTAAAAAAGATAGTAATAAAGTTATTTACATTACTTATTACTATCTTTAAACAATCAATTAACTAAAAAATTTATATACCAGGAGTTAATGCTGGAGAAGTATCAACTCTATCTCTCATTCCTTTAATACCTTCCATAGTTATAGTATCATGTTCCCAATCTATCTCTGGTATTTTTCTTTTTAATTCTTCTAATTTTGCTCTATCTAAAGCTGGCTTTTTATTTGATTCATTCATTTTGCCTGAGTCAACTTGTTGAGGTTGTACATCTTCATTAACAGCTGATGATTCATTATTTAATCTATTAAAATATTCTTCATCAAAAGTCATTCCTCTTAAATTCTGTAATTTCCACTCGGCTCTAGATAAATATTTACTTGTTCTTTCTATGTCCCAATTTTCAATATCTTCTATATCAAATTGAGGAAATGCTTCATTGATTAAACATGTAATTTGATTTTGTAAATCATACATTTCTGATCTATAATAATCCATTAACATTTGTTTAGAATTTATATCAACTAAAAAACTATTTTGCATTATAGTATTGAATAATTTCTCACTAACGCCAGCGACCATATCATCTAAATCAAAAGTGTTAGGATCAGGATATAATAAACATTTTTTTATTACTTCATCTTCTTTATCCATAATAGATAATTCTTCATTTTCACAAATGTCTTTATAATCCTTTCTACCTAATGGTTTATATATATAAATATCTCCATCTTCATGAAACCAATAGATTGTCCTATATTGCTTTTTTAAATCTTCAATTAATGAAACAATATCAAAGTCATGTTCTACATAATTTTTATCTTCTGATATTTTCATTAATAATCACCCCTATTATAAAGCTTTTGATTCTGATATTTCGAATCCAGAATGTCTTAATATTTCTTCTGCTAATACTGTAGCTAAACCTGCTCTAGATTCTATTAATTTCTCTGCATCATATGGATATAATAAAGCTGTTCTTACAACATCTTCTTGTTTATTAAATAATTCTAAATCATCATTATCTAATATAGATTTATATTCTCCTCTTTTTATTAATCTCCATATTACAAATTCATTATCATCTATTGTATTTTTATAAATCTTTCCATATTGTTTTTTCCATTCAACAATAGCTTCTTTTAATTCTTCTTCAGATAAATCAGTTTTTTCTTTTTTTACTGTAGTTTTCTTTGTTGTCTTTTTAGTTACTGTTTTAACTGCTTTTTCTTCAACCTTATTATCTTCTTCTTTTGTTTCAATATTATCTTTTAATTTAAGATCTGCATCTTTTAATAACATAATATTATTCCTCCTTAAATGTTTTCATCATAATAAAATTACTATTTATCAATACATTTTTACCTATTTAATAACTAACATTTAATGTTAAAATCTACTAATATATTTTTTGAATAAGTATTGTTATCTTGTACATATTCACATTTTAAATCAGCTTTTAATAAAGTATTATTTTTGTTCTCTTTCTTAAAAGCTAATAAATAATCATTGTCCAATGTATAACAAAAAATTTTATCGCTTAATACATTTAATTTAATTTCTTTATTTAACATTTTATTATTAAAATCTTTTTTAAATTGTAAAGTTCCACTTTTAAAAGTTACATTATCTACAGTTGAAATATATATATGTTGAATATCTGCAGTTAAATCTAAATTAGCTATTAAATGAAGTTGAGATGTTGTAGAAATATTAGATACATTATTTTCTATATAACCATTACTTTCACTTTCATCAGAATAAGAAGTTTTAATATCTCTAGCTATAAAAGTATAAACTTCTTGTACTGGTTCTCCATTATAATCTAATTGAATAGTAGAACCAGTTACTTGTACACAATTTAGTATTAAATAAGTAGAATATGGAGATGAATAATCGAGGCCAGATAAAGTTCCATTTACTTTACCTAATCCAATTACTATATCAAAACCTTTATCCCACAAAGGTAAATGTAATCGTTTTCTATAATCTGAATACAAAGTTGTAGCACCAATATCTTCTGCATACATTCTTCTAGATATTTTTCTAAATGTCTCACTATTTTGTATTTTATTTAAGAAATCTCTTTCAGTAAAATTAATAGCAAATTGTCCTTGTATTAATCTTGAACCTACAGCTACATCATCAAAAGTATATGAATTATATCCAAATATAGGCATAGTTTGTTGTTGTACATTCCAAGCAATACTAGTAACTTCATTTATAAAAATATCACCAAAATATATTTCTCCATCTACTGCAGAGAAATATCTTGTCCCATTAGCTAAATTAGTAATTGGTAAAACATCATTTAATTTATTATTACTATTACCTCTAGTATTCTTCCAATTAGTATATTGTCTAGCCATACTATTAAACCACCTCCATATATTTTTCTGCTTTATTTATAACTATAATATTTGATTTACTAGATATATCATTATTAACAGCTAATAAATAAATTATATTATTATCATAATTTGTTATATCTATTTCATTATTTTCTTTTAAAGTTAAATTATATATTTCATCATTATTATATATAATTAAATTACTATTAATATATGAGCTATTAAAAGTAAGTTTAGTTCCATTAAAAGATACATTTGATAACATAGAACTATTTGAATCAATTAAAGGACCAATATATTTCTTTATATTAAAAATGAAATTAATTAATTCTTGTTTTGATATTAATAAATTACTTAACTCAAACAATATTTCATTTATTAATTCATTTGGAGATAAAGATGTATCATTAAGTATTGCTAATATAGAATCTCTATTGTCTGAACTTAATTCATTAACAGCTAACAATAAATCATCTAAAATATATTTTAATTCATAAGTAGTGTTTAAATTAATATTTGATTTATTATTAGGATTATAAATAAAAGTAGAAGGATTAGAAATTTGTACGCCATCTTCATCTTCTATCCATATTGCATAAATAGTATCTGTTTTTATACCATGATATAAATATGATATAGCAATATAATCATCTATATTTCTAAATTCTATTTTATATATATCTTTATTAGCTATTAAGTCTTCATAATTAGCTATAGCCAAATAAAATGTTTTATCATAATTAATATTAATAAAATCATTTAAATTTGTTTTTACTATAACTTCTTCTTTATTAATATCTATAATAGTAGGATTAATAATTAAAGGATTAGATATCTTTTTTAATGAATACATAAAAGCTCTATCTTTAAAATTATCAACATCTTTATAATCTTCATTAATAGAAGAAATAATTTTATCTATTTCATCTCTATTAACTTCTTCATTTAAATCATTTTTATATTTTTCTTTTTCTTCATTTATCATTACATAAAATTGATATTTAACAGATCTAAATTGATTTATAAAAGTATAAACAGAATATATAGTTCCAGGTTTACCATTGAATTTAAAACAATTTTCTCTATCATCTATTGTTTTAAAACTACATTTATCAACTTCCATATAAAATTGTTGTCTATCATCTAACTCAATAAAAAATTCTGCTTTATCTATATATTTATCAAATTGTAATATATAGTTCATATTTTTATCTATATATAATTTAGGAATAGGTATATTATTATCTTCATTTAAAGCTTCTAAATAATCATTATCTAATTTATAACAGATGTTTAATAATTTACTACATATATCTTTTTTATATTCTAACTTATCTCTATCTTCTTCATAATCTTCATCATTAGGATTTAAATTACTAAGTTCGACAGTAAAAGATGAATAAGCTTTTTTAATAGCTGATAATGGAGTGCAATTTAAATCTTTATACTTATTAATAATAGAAATATAATCACTTATATTTGTAATCTTTAATTCTTTTTTATTAGCTTTTAAATAAGTAATTAAGTTTTTATATAATATATTATCATTAGGTGTAGTAAAAGAAATACTAATAGAAGAACTAGTATCATCTTCATTATGAGTTCTTAATGTATATAAAGTATTTGGAGTCAAATTATCTATATATAATTCATTATCAACAATTTCATAAGAATCAAAAATGTCATCATAATATAATTCTGCAGTATTATGAGAATCTTCATCTATATAAATTGAAACAGAAGTTGAAGTTAATTTATCTATAACTGGAATAATAGATTTTTTAAATGTTTCAGTTTTATATCTAGGCATTGTTACTTTTAATGTATCTGATTTAACTCCATTACCATTTTCAAAATAAACATAATAAACACCACTCTTTAATAAAGTAGAAAAATAATTCGTAGTATTATGTTTATTATCTGTTTTATTAGAACTTTCAGCTTTTACAGAAACAGGTTTAAATTCTTCTGTATCGCTATTTATATAAAGAGTACCAGTAAATTGTCCTGGAGATAAAAAGAATTCAACTTTGCCTTTACCATTTTTTCTTGTAGGAGCATATATTTTACAAGATAAAGTGATTGCTTCATTATTTTTTGCTTCCCAATAATCTTCTATTGTTTTTAATCTTTCTTGTTGTTTTTTATAATCAAAAAATCTTTTATCATCATAAGCATAATAAGTAATATTATCTATTAATTTATATCTTTTACTATCATTACTTCTAACATAAGACAACTCATCTGTTAAATATTGAACATCTGTAGCAAAGAATTGATAAGTATTTTCTGTATATACATCATTAATAGACATTACTTGACCTTCATTTAATAGCCTAACACCATAAATAACTATTTTAGATCTATACCCATATTCATTAGCAGCTGATATAACAATATCAAAAGGTGGTATTTCATCAGCTAAATAAGAAGTGCCTGCATAAGTATTGTTTAATCCTTCTAATAAATTTTTACTAAAATGTTTATTAAAAACAGAGAATACTAAAGAACCAGCAATAGTTCTTGGTCCCATTACATAATCTTTAGCATTAACATTACCAATACTTCTAACTGGTCTTTTTTCCATATTAGTAGAATAAGAAACGGTTTGTAATTCTCCAACTATCTGTTGAAAAACTTTTTCATTACCATTTATATCATAAGTTCTAATAACGATTTGAGCAGTCATATCGCAACCAGAAAAAGTTTCATTAGTATAAGTAAAAGTTCTTTCACTCATAAATAACCTCCTATAAAAAATAATAAGAGACACATAATTAAAATGTATCTCTTATATATTACAATTATAATAATTATAAATTACCATGAAGCACTGATATTAGCATTAGAATCTCCATTAAGAGATTTCATATAATCAATTCTTCTAGCTACAAAAGTGTAAGCTTTTTCAGTAGTAACAGAATCAATAGAGAAACCAGAACCTTCATTTAATAGTTCAACACCATAAATAACTAATACAGCTCTTTGTCCATATTCATTAGCAAAAGAAATAGTAATATCGAATGGTAAAATTTCATCTGCATAAACAGGTTGATAAATACCAACTAAATCTGAAACTGTACCATCAGTAGTACCATCTGCATTTGGTTCACTAGAACCACCTGTTGCATAACTAGACATTTGAGCATCCCAGTCTTCTACGCTTAAATATTCTCTAGAACCTTCTGATTTAAATTTTTGAATACCTAAAGTTTCACCATTTAATTTATCTTTAAATTCTTCAATTAAAGCATCTCTATCAAAAACAGTAAATACTAAAGTACCAGCAATACCTCTTTTACCTCTACTGAAAGATCTAGGTTCTGCTGAACCCATAGTATAAACAGGAGCTTTTTCTCTAGAAACACTATAAGTAATACCTTGAAGTTCTCCTATAACTTTACCATTAAAAGCTGCAGTTATATCACAACCAGTAAAAGCTGTATAAGTTTTAGTATATTCTTCTGTTAAAGCCATATGTTTATTTCACTCCTTTTAGATTAAAGGAGAGAGCTTGTCTCTCCTTATTATTCAGTTATTTTTATATTATTTTTAATTTCTTTAATTTCGTAAATTGGTACAATGCTATAATCAATAGTTATAATACCTAATTGAGTAGAAGCATTATCTAATATTAAGTTAAATTGATAGCTATTAATTAATGTTCCTTTGATTGTATCAAGTTTAGATTTTAAAGCTGCACTTAAAGAGTTTCTATTAGATAAGTTATTTTGTTTACCAATATATGGTTCACAAACTTCTCTAATTAATTCTTCTATTGCATCAGCGATTCTTGAAGCAGATAATCTCTTATATGGAGAATCTGCTGGGGCCATTGTAATACCATCAGTTATTACCCAACCTTTACTATAAGAATCTTTAATTGTTACAAATCCAGCATTTGTTAATAAACCTAACTGATAGTTAGTTAATTCAAAACTTAAATCTGGACAATCAATAGTTTGACAAGTAGATGATTGATCTAATGCTAAACATGAAACCATACCTGCATAACCTGCAGCTGCATTAGATATTGAAGTATAACCTTCATCATCTGTAATATTGTACTGACTTACAACAATAGAAACTTTTCTACCTATTGGATAAGGCATATTATTTCTATCTAACATATTAGCACCATTACCTTTTCTAGCTACTAATGAATCAGAAAGATTTAAAGCTACTAATTCATTAACTCTATTAGTAATAGAATCAACATTTGTATCTAGTAAAACTTTTGTACCAATTATTCCATGAGTTGGAGCAGTTTTTAAAGAAGTATAAGTACAATGTTGAGCTAAATGTCTAGCAAAGTTATCATCAGTTCTAAATGGAATTAATTTAGTTGTATCCCAAGAAATTTCCTTGTCCACAAATTCTCCACTAAATTTAATTTTTCCATCAACATCATCATCTTTCATATCTTGAATACTTTCTTGAGCTTTTAAGATATCAATAGTTTCTATCTTTAAGATTTGTTTAAAGTCTTTATCATTATTTAAAATATCAACTACTTCATCTATAGTTAAGAAATCAAATTCATTAGACTTGATTGTAATGTTATTAACTCCATATCCATTTGTAATAGCTGTTAATACTTTATCTTCATCTTCTGATAATATTTGGTCTATAGTACCTAAAATATTAGCTTCAAAAGAAGTAACAGTAATTAATGGAAGAGTTGGATTACTTGGATCAGGATCTGATGGATCAGGAACTTGAGATGTTTTTTCTTCTAATTTTGCAATTTGGAAGATTTTATTATCAACACTAATTATTACAAATTGATAAGTAGTGTTTGGATCTAAATCGTTTACAGAAGTAACTTCAACAAATGAAGTGAATTTTAAGTTAGGATCACTAATACTTGTAACTTCTTTATTACAGATATAAAGTTTATTATCTGCATAAACTATAGAATCTTTTAATAAATCTTTTTTAGTATCAGTATCAAATGAATGTAAAGATACAAATTCTCCATTATTAAAAGTATATAGTAAATTTTCTGTATCTAAGAAATCAGTACTTGTTGCACCTTTTACTAAGAATAAACTACCTTCTTTGTATTGTTTTTCTGAATTAGCTGTTAAGTCAGTAAAATCTAAAATAGTTACTTCTCTTATAGTTTTATCTTTATAAAGATTATCTTTTATATCTTCTAAATCTTTAACTTCATCATCAGTTAAAGAAGCAAAAGAAATATTATAAGTTTTTGATTCAGATAAATCATCACTTTTTACTAAAGAAGAAATTGAAACAGAATCATTTAAAAGTTTTAAGTTTTTAACTTTTGCAAATTTAAAATCATCAGCTTTAGGTAAAACACCTTTAATTTCTTGATCAGCATAAGCACCAGTTAAAACTCTATAGTGATAAGGAACGTTTTCTAAAGTAGAATAGATACCATTAGAAATCTCTGATTTTCTATTAGCTTTATCAGTTATTTCTTTAACTCTTACTCTCTTTTTACCATTCTTTTCAACAATAGTAATACCTGCATTAATTGCATAACCAGAACCTAATTTTTGATATAAATCAAATGCTGATAAATCTACTTCTTCATAATCAGTTTTATCTTTTAAGAAATATTGATCTAATCCATCAACAACACTTAAGAAATCGTATTCATTAATAGAAGAAATTCCTAATATTTCATTTAAATTATTGTCTGCAGAATATAATGGTAAATCAACTGCTACATTTGTATTTAAAGTTAATTTCTTATAGAAAATACCATCAAAAGAATTGTATGGTTTTTCATCAAAAACTACAGATAATTTTGTATCAGCAGCAACACCAATTGCATTAGCATCTCTACCAATAGTATAAATACCAGAGAACATATCTCCTACTTTAATACTCTTAGCATCAATTGAAGATAAAGTAACATCATTACCATTTTCATCAACTATAGCTAAAGTTAAAACATTGTTGTAAACATACTTATTAACAGCTGATATTAATTGAGTAATATCGTCATCAACAGTTAAACCAGAACCAGATATATCAATCTTATTAACAACAACTGAATTAGTTGATTCAACTACACCTTTTTTCTTTTCAGCTATAGTAGCTCTTTCAGATGGTTTATATATAGTAACAGTAATATCATATCCATCATTTTCAAAAGTCATATAAACATCTTTATTAGTATTAGATGGGAAAGCACCAGATACTCTTAATTTTAAATTAGTATCTGTCATTAATTGATAGTCTTTGTAAATTTCTTTACCAGATACTCTACAACCATAAATTGTTCTACAACCTCTATCCCAAGCATCTTGAATAGCTGAAACTAAATAAGCTTCTCTTCTTGTTTCTGCATCATAAGCTTGTCCATACATATATCTAGCATATTCTGGATTATATATAGGAACAACTTTACCTACTGGCCCATTAAAAGCTGTACCAATAATAAGTACTTCATCAGTAGTACCAAAAAGACTTGTATCATAACCTGTTGCATACTCATTTATAATTTCAGTAACAACACCAGGTAATTTTATGTCTTCATCAAAAATTGCCATTATTAAATTTCCTCCTTTATTTGAGCTAGTAATTCTATCTCTTTTATTTTCTCTCTAAATATTACTGTTAATTTTTCAATTTCTACATAATAACATAAATTCCTTACAGATAATGTCTCTCTTAAATTAATATAATTATCGTCTGTAAATTGTTTCTTAAAGAATATTTCTGCTATTCCATTCTTTTTGAAAAATCCAGTATAACTCATCATGAGTTCTTCAAAATGTTCCATTACCTCTTCTGCTTCGTCATATACACTAGCAAAGATGTTAAATTGTATTAGACATTCATACTTTTGTCCACATACTTCTCCTAATCTTTTTTCTCCATCTTTAGTGGTTTCCTCTATAGTATCTCTAACCCTTGATTTCAATTCTCCTTTTGGAACTCTACTAATTAACTTATATGTGATAATTGGATTTTCAATTTTCTTCATAGCTTCAGTTTCAATTACTTTTCCTTCATCAGGAATAAATACTACATTAGGCATAGTTAATGATACTAACTTATTAATCATTTTAATTAAATCAAATAAACTTGCACTTTTTTCAGAAGTTTGTTTTTTTGTCTTTATATTTTTAGAAGTGATTATATCCAATTCATTTTTAGGTGTATTAGCTATTAATTCTTGTCTTTTTAAAAGTATTTCTAAATCATCCATTTTTACACCTCCATACTTATAGTTATTTCTTCTATTGAGTTATATGGTTTTATAGAAAGATAAATATTAATAATTACTGCATGATCTTCAGATATAACATAATCAATTTTTAATATTCTATAATACTCTATTAATTTTCCTACAAATTTTTCCATATTATCATTAATTGAATTTTCTAATTGTATTCTTAAATATGGAGTTAATAATTTACCAGAAAATTCTGAGAAATCAATTTGTCTTTTTATTAATTGAATTATAAAATGTATTGGAATAAATTTTTCTGGACCTAATTCATTTCTAAAATTAAACATATTTTCTATAGTTGTATTAGTTAATAAATTATAAGCAAAATAAACTATTTCTTGTCCATAAACATCATTTTCTGTAATATCAAAAACTACATCTCCTAAATTCTTTTGTGGATAATATTTTAAATCACATAAACTTAATACACTTGCTAGAGCTACATTTGCGAATTTATAATTTTTTAAATTATTTAATATGAAACAAAAATTATCACCAAATTCAAAAGTATAGTTTGCATACAATTTAAATGTTTCAAATTTATCATTCATATCATCTAAATAATGTTCTATATCTTCATATAATGAAGCATGAGTATCAGTAAAAATTAATTGTGTTAACTTATTCCCTATAATATTACTATATAATTCACATAAATATACTTTATTATTATTTTTTGTAATGTAAGTATCTGAAAAATTAAATAATGGAGTTATAAATAAAAATTCATCTGAACTTATATTATTTAATACAGAAATATAATCAGTAAATAAATAACAATTACAAAGAAAAATATTTTCCGCGCCAATCTCTTTTGCTTCTTTATATGCTAATGTTAATTCTGATTCTTCTCCATAACAATATTCAACCATACTTAAATTTTCAGCTATTAAAACTTCTTTGTTTTTATATTCTGTAGCTCCTTTACCTATAATAAGAATTGAATTAGTTTTATTAATAGCTTTTTCTTTATTTAAATGTTTTTTAGTACTATTTAATTCAACCAATCAAATTCACTCCTTTGTTCAGCTGTTAATTTCTTATTTATAATATTTTTGAAATTATTTAATATTACATCATGTTTATTAGTTAATAAAACAGCTGTTACTTCTTGATGTGTATTCAACTCATAAATACCTTTCATTCTTTCTACTCTATAAACATAATAAATCTCATTATTGTCTATTATTAAATTATTATCATAGATTGGAAATTTATCATCTATAAAATAATTTTTAATTATCCTAGCTGATCTTTCTGATAAAGTTGCTCCACCTTTTAATTCATCATTGCTAGCACCTCTACATTTTCTTATAGTACATTTATAACCTGTACCTAAACATTTTTTACATGACTCATCTGGTTGTTTAGTATTATGATCAACACAAGAACATTTATTATTAAAATCTTGTTGAACAACAAAGAAATTATAAGAACATATTTCAATACTATTTTTTATCATATCAGTAAAATGTTGTTTATCCATTAATCTATCCCCCTAGTAAAATCTATTACACTTGGACTTATTGTTCCAGGAGGATTTAAAGTAGATTTATAATAACCTTTAACAGCATATTGCATTTTAGCTCGTCCTTCATTTCCATATCCTTTAACTGCATCTGTCCATTTAGCTATTTCACCTTCTAATTGTTTTAATAGATCACTTAAATCTTGAGTTGATTCTTTTTCTGAAAAAGATACATTACCAACAGTACCAGTTAATCCACCAGATGAAGATGATGAAATAGAAAAATTTAATAAACATTCATGTGCAGCTCTATATTTTACAAATTGACTTACTTCAAAAGGAATATTATTTTCATCAATTGTTTCTCCTTTTATATATTCAGCATATCTAGATGCTTCTCTAATATGATATAAAATAATAGAATCGTCTACCTCTATATTAGCTATTAAAGTTCTAACAGCATTTATATCTGAGAATACAGGAGATAGTTTTGTATAAACATTATATGTTTTATTAATAGAATTTCCATAATTATCTTTTACATTCTTTAATCTTATTTCATATATTGAATTATCTTTTATTCCATCTTCTGGAACAATTTCAATTATATTATCATAAACATTTATAGAGCTTTTTACTATTTCCATTATCTTACATCCTTTCTTATTATTATAATATCATCAACAGAAAAATCATCTATATTATTATTAAATGTAAAAATAAAACTATCAGGAGTTATACCTTGTTCAGGATAATCACATATAATTAATGGATCACTCATTTCAATATTAGGTTCATCTTCTCCCATATCTATATCTACATAATCATTATCTTCTTCTGGTTCTTTTATATCTTCTTTTTCTTTTTTATAAACAAAAGAAATTATATCGCTCCAATCACTATAGTTACTTTCATCTTTTTGTACTCTAGCTCTTATATAATATTGTCCTATATCTTTTAAACTAATAGTTAATTCTGTTTTATTAGCTATTAATGAGTTAGTTAATTCATAAAAAGAAGTATCTTTAGCAATCTCTATATAATAAGTATTAATTAAATCATCTTGTTCATTTTCTTTATTTTCTCTAAGTACAATATTTAATTCATTTATTTTTTCAAACATAGAAGGAGATAATATATCTATAGTTGAAGTTATTTCAGATTCGAATCTAAATCTTCTTTTTATATTGCTAGTTAAACTTTCTTCGTCTATTGACATTAATCCTTTTACAGATAATATATAATCAGTATTAATAATAGGCCAATCTTTTAATGTTATAGTTAAAATATTAAAGCTAATATCATAATCAAATAACATAGGAGTTTTAGTACTTCTTTCATAAATTTCAATAATAATTGATTCTTTATTAATATTATTAATAGCTTTATTTGTTTCTATTGTTATTTGTTTTTTAGCGGTATTTGTATTTATAGCAGTAACACTAAATTCTTGATACATAAATAAATCCTCCTTTATAATAAAAAAAGAAGGAAGAGAAGATTACTCTTCTTTTTTCTTCCTTCTCTTAGTAGTTTTTGTTTCTTCAACTTTTTCTTCAACTACAGGTTCAATTGTTTCTTGTGCTTCCTCTTTTACTTCCTCTTTAATTTCTTCTTTAACAGGAATAGATTCTACAGTTTCAACAACATTTTCTTTAACTTCTTTATTAACTTTCTTTGTTTCTACTTTTACTTTAGGAGTTTTATCCTTAACAGGTATAAACTCAGAAACATCTTCTTTAATAGCTGATACATCTAAAGAACCAGATACAAGAGTTAAAGATTTATTTTTAATAGCTTTTTGTATTTTTCTAATATTCATATCATCTGTAATATTAGCAATAGGATTATTAATAGTTAAATGAATTCTACTTAATTCATCATAATAAGCAACTCTTCCTGCTGCTAATCTTACAACAGCAATAACTTTTGGCATTCTTATTATTCCTCGCTTTCAAATTTTAAAATAAATAAATATACAGATGAAGAACTTAATCTCCATCTGTAACAAAAATAAATTAGATATCTTCTGTTTGAACTTTAATAGTTGGTGGAACAGGATAAGATGGAGCTATTGCTAATCCTTTAGCTACTGTAACAGCTAATCCATTATTTAATATACCAATACCATATCTTTCTTTACATTTTAAATTTCTGATATCTTTTTCTGGGTCTGTCCAGTTTTCTGTAGTTAAACCTTCTTTTTCTACGATTACACCTACTTCACTTCTGTCAAGACAATACATATCAAATTTCTTATTTTGTTTATCGAACTTAACAAAAGGTGAGAAATTCATAGTTAAAGGCATAGGTAATCTATTTTGAACTTGTTCTGGTTTCATTATTAATTTCTGACCATTACCATTAGCTTGTAATCCAGCAAAACCAGGAGTACCTTGAATTTGTCCATTAAAGTGGACATCATTTCCGCCTAAAGCACCATAAGTCATACCATTACCAATCATAGAATTTCTAGCAAATACAACCCAAGTTAATGGATGCATGATTACATCTGTAGGGACAAAACCATTACTCATAACTGTTAAAGCCATATCTAAGAAATCTTCAACAGATAATGTATCATTATAATCACCATTTTCATCTCTACCAGTAGTACCAGCTTCTGGAACTTGACTTCTTATTTCATTGTTAAATACTTGATGACAATTATCAGAGAATGTATTAAATATCCATTCTTCTTTATATCTTGCCATAGCTTTACCCATTTTTCTAACGTTAAGTCCTAAAATGTCCCAAGAACTATCTGTAATAGCTTCTTCAGTTATAGATACTTTAGTACCAATCTTTTTAACTCTAACTTCTAAAGTTGAGTTTTCGATTGTGTTTACATCTACAACTTGTTCTTGGTATCTAGAACCTTCACCAACTTCATGTGCATATAATTCTCCGACAACTGGAATTACATATACAGCTGAACTACCACCATCAACATGAATAGTATTAAAAAAGTTAGTTCCTAAATAAGCAGGCTCAGCAGCTTCTCTTAATTTTCCTTCAATTACTTTTGGAATTAATTTAATTGTATCTGTACTTGTTAAAGCTTCTTGTAAATTAGCTCTACCAGCACTAAAATCCCCATACATATTTCTAGCAGTTTTTTCTATAAGATCAATAGTTTTAGGATCTATAGAAGGGGTTTTATTTTCTTTAATTTCTTTATCAATTTTAGTTCTCATTTGTTGAACTTTATCTAAAGCTTCTTTTAAACTTATTGACATTATTGAACGTCCTCCTCTATATCTTTCTTTGTTATCATATATAATTTATGAGAATGCTAATTATTCTCAGCAAACTCACAAATTATATTACTAATTAAAGTTTTTATATTACTAATAAACTTTAAAAATTATTTTTGAAGTAAGATTGAAGCGAATCCAGTACATCCATCCCAATCCATGAATGTTGGAACACCTGTTAATCCTCTCTTATTGAATTTAACGTAAACGTTTAATCTTTGATCAGCTGTTAAAGCGCTATCGTGGAATTCGTTTACATCAGAAACAGTTAATACAATAAATCCTTGTTTTTCATTAATGTATTTAACAGTAATAACTTCTGAAGCTGTATAAGCTGTATTGATATAAGCTTTTAAGCCTTGTCCAGCCATAGTTACATTTGTAAAATCTGCATCAGTTAATTGATCTTTTGATTTAGTTGTAATAGCAACTTTTACTGTTCCTTCTTCAATACCTACTTCAGACATTTTGAAGAACTGATCAACATAAGCAGCTTTATCACTAGCTTTCTTCATATCTCCAATATTTTCAATACCAAATTCTCTAGTAACTGCATTATAACCATCAGTTAAACCTGGAATACCATTATCTAATTGATGTTCTAATCCAAATCTTAAATCACTCTTTCTAGCACTAGATGCTAACATGTGTAAATCATGTTGAGTCATTGTTTGATCGTATTCATATCCAGTTCCTGTAAATGGATCTTTACCAGTCATTTCTTTATTAGTATTAACAGATCCACCTGCTCCTTTATTATATGGACTATATTCATTAATGTCTTCGTTCTTTCTATTATTTCCTCTCCACATAAATGGATTATATTGATCGAAGTTCATTCTATCACTAAGAGCCCATTGAGCAAATCTAGCAGCACCAGCTGGTAATAAATCTCTTTGTACATTATATACTTGTCCAACAATTTGTTGTCTTTCTAATTCAATTTCATGAGCTTCCATTGTAGCTAATATTTCTGGTCTACTTAATGGAGATACAACAAATCTACCATTTTCATCTGATTTAACATAATCACCTGGTAAAATATTTCCATAAATAGAACCCCAAGGATTAGCTTCAGCCTTCTCTTTAATAGCAAATAAAGGTAATTCTACCATAGCATCTGTTAAGATAGCACCTGGTTGCATTCCATTAAATGCATCATCATCTCTTGTGTATTCATTTCTTTGTAAGATACCTATTGGTTTATTAGCTGGTCTATAATTATCATTAATAGCACCATCTACTGTAACCTTACCACCTTCAGGATCGATTGCAATAGTTTCTGTAGGAACTACTGTACCAGTTCTATAAATTTGTTCATTACCAGCAGCAGTAACATAATTACCAGTTACAGGTTCATATTGTTTTCCAGCAAAATCTCCTGTTTCTCTTAATTTTACAACATTACCACCATTAGCTAATGTAACAACATTTAAAGCTTTATGGGTATCAAAATCTAATTGATTCATATAAGGATCAATCGCACAAATTCTTCCTTTTGGAATAACTATTTGATTATAACCTATTGCATAACCATATCTGAATAAAACTGGAAGTCTTCTATCAAATTCCCATTTTATATTAGGAACATCATGTTCTGATGTTGATAGATTCATATTACTTCTATTTATTCTATCTTCTCCACCTCTAAATCCTGGTAAATCAGATTTAAACATTTCTCCTCTTGCACCAGGTTGAAGTATGTCTTTACCTTTATTAGTGTATGGATATAAAGCCATTACTCTTTCACTCTCCCTTAATTTTTATTATCTTAATAATTCTTGTAATATATCTCGAGCTGTTTCGGTCATATTGATATTACTATCAATATTTGATTCTTTCACATCAACATCTTGATTTTTTATGAATTCATCTTCAGCTTTTAAAGTAGGATCTTTTACTTCTTTAATTTGTTTTACATTATTAAAACCTTGTAATTCTTCTTTTAAATCACAAATAGAATCTTTAATAGAATCTACAGATCTATTACCTAAACTTTCTTTTAACATAATAGGTTTATTTAATGCTGTTCTATAAGCATTTAAACTTTCTTCATAACATTCTCTCATCTCAGCTTTAGTATCAATTAATTTAGATTCAGCTGCTTCTTTTAATGTTACTTCTTGTTTTAATTGAGTTTCTACTTTTGAAACTTTTTCTAAAACAATTTCTAATTCTGTTTTTACTTTAGTTAATTCTTTACTAGCTTTTTCATTTTCTTCTTTTAAAGTATTTATTTCAGCTGTTAAAGAAGCTATTTCTTCATCTTTCTTGTCTATAATACTTTTTTCTGTTTCTTTTTGAATTTCTTCAGTTGATGCAGTTTTATCTGCATTTTGTTCTGGTTTTACAGTTTCATCTATATTTGTTTTTTCTTTTACTTCTAATTCTTTATTATCTTCCATTATTTTATTCTCCCCTTTTTTAGTATTAAGACTTTCTGATAATCCTAATTGTTGTTTTGTTGGTTTATATGTTTTTAAGTTATGAGTATAAATATCACTTGGAACTATTACATATGAAAGTTCTTTTGCTTCCATATCATAAATATTCCAATAACAAACTTTACCATCATAAACTTGTCCTCTTTCATGTCCACATACAGAACAACCATCTTCATCTAATTCAATTGGTTTTCCACATATAGAACATCTAACATCATGAGCTGTAACTCCAACTGATACAGTTTTTAATCTTCCATCTTGTATTTGTTCTATTCCATCTTTATCTGAAACATTACATGTAAATAATAAAGCAGGTGTGCCACTTCTAGTATTTGTTTTCTTATGTTCAACATCAACAATTCTACCAATAATCTTTCCGTCAGTTTCATTATGATGCATAATTAAAGGTTTTTGATAAGGTTTAGTCCAACTAGGAATACTTGAAGTTAAAGCTTCATCCATATACCAAGTAAAGTTTCTTGTTGGTCCAACATGTAATCCTTCTATTTCTTGCATAATAGAATTTTCAGATATAGGATTAATATCAGTAAAAGACTCTTTATAATCCATATTATTTTTTACAGTATCTTTATGAATAGGAAAACTTCCTATATATTCTTGTAATTCTATTGCCATTTATTTTTACTCTTCTCCTTTCTTAAAAGTTATTTTACAACTACAAAAAGAATGGAATGGAGGAATCTTATCTATATTAATATGATTTAAATCAATTTCAGAATTATATTTTTCTTTATCTTCTGAATCTCCAAAGTCGACATAAGCTTTCTTATATTTAAAAGCTAATCCTGTCTTTAAATAAGAATACCAATAAGTTTTGGGTAAAATAAATTCTAATAAGAATCTTATTCTATATTCTAATGTATCAAATACATCTTGTATAACTTCAGGACTTTCATTCTTTTTTATTCTCTTCTTAATATCTTTTAAAATATTTTGTAAAGTTGATTTTGCTTCATCTTCAAAAGTAGAAAGAGAAATTGTAATTGAAGGTAATATTAATTTTTTATTTTGTAACTTTTCTATATCATCAGTTGCATTATTTATACCTTTAATTGAATAATATTGCATTTCTAATTTTATATCTTCCATCATATTAGTTAATGCTAATGGAAGTAATAAGTCAATATCTTGAGGATTATCTTTTATATCATTACATAAGTTTTCATATTTATTATATATTTCTAAAAAAGTTTTTTTATGCTTATTAATCTTTTTATTATCTTTTTCTGTTAAATCTAATCCTTCTTTTATCTTAACTGAAGTAGTTCCATGTTGATTAGTAGGAGCATTTATATTACTAGCTTTTTTATTTGGCTCTTTATTTTTTTCAGTACCATTACCTTTTGGATTTACTCCTTTAGACCCAGATGAAGAATTTGATTTACTAGATGAACTTGATGAACTATTAGCTGTTAAAGAGTTTTGTTTAGCATTAAACTTTGCAAGTTCCATACTTATATCTCCTTGAGCTTTAGCTATTTCAATAGATTCTTCAGTTTTTAATTCACTCATCTGTTCTTCAGATTTATTGATTATCATATTTTGATATAATCTTTCTTCATCAACATTTTCTTTCTTACCAATTTCTCTTCTCATTTCTTCAAATGTAATCATATTAGATTGATACTTAGTCATTTCATGATTTTCTAATTTTATTCTTGTATCTAAAGAAATTTCATTAAATACAAAACTAACTCTATCATCTTCATTAATTATAGGATTAAATCCTCCTTCTAATAATAATTCATTAATAATAAAGTTTTCTATAAAACTAGCAAATACTTGTTGAATATGTTTAATAGTATCATGAGCTTGAGATTCCATTGAATCTGCATTAGAACCTGTTGTTCCTCTACCCATTTGAGATTCAGATACACCTAAAGCAGAGAATACTCTTTTTTCAAAATAATCCAAATATTCTTTTGCATTAAGAGCTGTTCCTTCAGCGCCAATAGCTTTTATATTTGTTTTTTCATTTGTAACTACAGAACCATCTAAAGGCATTCTTTCTATTTCTCTTTTAGCTTCATCTATTTCTCTATCTGTAGCTTGAAAACCAGGTTGAGCTAATCCTATAATCCATTGAAATAATGGCATTGAGAATCTATGAATTAAAGTCATAATATTTCCTTCAATTCTTCTTAAAACCTTTACATCTTCCATAGCAGCAATCATTCTTGGTGTACCAAAAGCATTAGCAGCTTCTTTATCTAAGTACATATGAATTACTTCATCTGGATCATAAGACTTTTCTTTGCCTTCAACAATTTGTATATATTTTTTTATTTCGCCATGAACACCTCTTTGTATAGCAATAGTTGAAGGATCTATTCTGAAGTATCCACCTACAGGATCATCTTTGAAAAAGCCTTTAGCTTGTACTCCATTCATGATTTTAGGGACTCTTGATTTAACTAAAAAAGCATTAGAATATTTTATCAAGTCATCTCCTACTTCTTGAAATAAAATATCTATAGGTTTTTTAGTCATAAAACTCATTATATATAATCTGGTTTTTATATAATTAGTTGCTTCTTCATTTTCAGATTTTAACATATATCCTGCTTTAAATAACATATAACTATATTTCATTATAGACATTTTAATATATGAATCTGCTTCAGAAGCTCTTTTAATTTCCTCTAAATCATATTCGGGAGCTGTTAACATTTCTCTTGTGTCAGCATCTCCCTTAATTAAACTTATTGCTTTTACTAAATAATTCTTATAATTATTTTTATTTATTACTGAATTATTTTTATTAGGTGATTCTTTTAAGGCTCTTCTTTTTAATCTTTTATTATTAAAAAAGATTCCCATAAAATATCACTCCTATTTTATTTTACAATTACTAATATATCTGTTTCTTTAATTATTAAATATTTTTTACTATTAACAGTTAATTCTGTACCAGCAAATTTGTTAAAGATTATATTGTCCCCTTCTTTAACATTTAAAGGTATTATTTCTCCAGTAGAAGTTACTCTACCTTGTCCTACTGCTATTACTACTCCTTGATTTGGTTTCTCTGTACCAGGAGTTACTGTTCCTAAGAAAATTCCACTATCTGTTTTTCTTTCCTTTACATTACTTAAATCTGGAATTTCTACTACGATGTTATCGTTAATTGGTTGTATTGTTGTCATTAATTTTTTCCCTCACTTCATATATATTGATAGCCATTGCGCTTTTATTTTCTTTTAATAAAGTCTGCAAGCTTTCATTCATTAATATTACGCTAGAATTTAAATATTTATATAATGCTAAAAAATTTTCTTTATACTTTTTATCTGCTATTCTTTTTGATTCTTCTAATAATATATTAGAAGTCATTCCTAATTCATTATCTTCTTTTTGTCTTTCTATATTGTAATATCTTTCTATACTTTTCTCTGCTATCTTTATTCCTCTTACATGTAATATAGCAGAATCAATATCAAATAATTTTTCATGTAATCTTAACATTTGTTCTAATCTAATATTAGATTTAATCAAATAATCACTTAAATGATATAAATCTTTATTATTAAGAGCTTTAGTAGAATAATCATTTAAATCTGGTAAATCACTTAAAGTTCTACTTATATTAATAGCTGATAATGAAGAATAAATATAGTTTTGAACATTAATATTTAATTTCTCTAAATAATCTTTATATACATCTAAGAAATCAATTTTATATTGTTCTTGTATTATATTAGATTTTTCTGCATATGGATCTTTTATATCTATATATATATCTGTATCTTTACTAAAAAAATCAGAAGGGACTTCATCTATTATCATATTATTATTTTCTTCTGGTTCATAATTAATAATTATATTATCAATTTCTTTCCTTAATACAACATAAGGAGAAAGATAAGTATTTTTTATTTGATTAGGAATTAATTTTAAATTATTATTAACTTCTTGTTGTAAGCTATTAATAGAAGAAATCTTTGTTAAAAGGGTTCTATCATTAATAGCTAATTCATTATTTTCATTTTGTTGTTTAAATACTCCATCAGTATAATAATCTTTTTTATACGATAGATCTGGAGTGTATAAAATATCTTTGCTCATTAATAAAACCTCCTATAAATAAAAACAAGTACTATAGATGGGGGAAACCTACAATACTTGTTTTTATATTTATATAATATATGATGAAAGGGAGGATATTTATATAGAAACACAAAAATGTGTTACTACCAAGTTGATCTTCCTAAGCCTCCACCTCTTACACTAGATCTACTTCCCCAAGAACTACCTCGGTTATAAGATCCAACACGATAACTTTGAGGTACTTTTACCCAAGTTTGTCTATCACCTCTTAAATCATCTGAAGGCTTTAGCTGGACTCCTGCAGAGGAGTAACTATTTTGAATATCTCTAAACATTTCATTTATTCCAGCTTGTCCTATTGATTTACTAGAATAAGCAATTTTACTTGAAACTTCTAAATCTTTTATTGTACCTGTTAATTCTTTAAATTCTAATACCATTGCTAAGTAAGCTAGACCTAAAGCATCAACAAAGTGTTCATTTTCAGAAGTATAAATTGGAGTTCCGTTTTGAGATCTTCTTTCTACTTCATAATCTTGTAATTGAGTAAATAAAGTAGTATCAAATGGAGACATTATCATTCTACTTCTTTCAAAACAAAGTACTAATTGGTTAACCATAAAAGGTTTCATAGGTTCTTTATTTGTTTCTCCAGTTATAGGATCAATAACATCTATAGTTTGTGAGAATTGCCATCTTTTAACTTTATTCTTTAATCCAGAAGAAGGATCTTCTTCTCCTAATATATGCAATCTTTCGATTTGATATTCTCCTGAACCTGCATCACAATAAATAAAAGAAGGATTATAAATTTTATTTAATCTTACTATAGTATTTACTGCATTGTCATAAGAATATTCTGCTCTTGGCATTTCTACTCTTTTTATTACCCTAAATTTTTTGTAATTAACATCATAATCTAAAATAATTATAGAAGATGATGCTCCAAATTTATCCCAGTCTACACCCATAGTTCTAAATCCTAAAGGATGTCTAGGAGCTGGATTTACATCATTATATATATGCATACTAGGTTTTCTAGTAGACCTATCAACTTCTTTTTGTTGTTCATAACTTAATTGGTTATAAGCATAATAATCAAATGAAATAGATTCATCTAATTTATCTTTTGGAAATACACCTTTATCTTGTGTACCAAATTCTGCTTCTATTTCATGAACATAAGCTTGTTCTGTTAATTGTGCTCTAAATTCTGCTTCCATTCTATCACACCATCCAGGATTATGCATAGATGGATGAAAATGTTCTACAAATCCCATATTAGGATCAGTACAAGCTTTATAGAAATGAGAACGTTTACCTGTTGGAGTACTACTCATTGTAGTACCTATATCAGCTCTTTCTGCTGCTATAGTTGTAACAGCATCATAACAAACATCGTTCATGTAATCCACTTCATCTAAATAAAGCCAATCAGCTTTCTGTCCTCTAACAGATGCTGCATCATTACCAGCAGTAAATCCTACAATAGCCGATTGATTTTTGAATTTAATAATAAATGGATTTTTAGTATTTGATTCAACTTCATTATTTACTAATGGAGATGTTCTTAATATTTCATTGATTCTCATAAATATTAATCTAATTTGATTTTCATAAGGAGTAACTACAACTATACGATAATTACGTTTAGTCATTGCTCTCCATAGCATATCGACAACCATGGTTTCAGTTTTCATTTTTGTTACTCTCTACTTTATGTATAAGCAGAGGGCCAGGATATTTCTACCTGGCTCCCTAATATTTCATTAGGTGTTCGGACTATATCTTCTTTAATAATAATGTTGTACTTTTATATTAGTAATCTATATGACTTACTTCTTCTCTTGTCTTTAAGTCCTCATTATATTGAAAACTTAAATTAGACATTGCTTCACTTAATTTTTCTTTTAACTCATCTAAAAAGTTAGATATATATTCGGCTGTTTTATCTGTATCATTTTCTAATGAAGCATCAAATTTAACTTTTACTTTAAAACCACTTCTTATTCTTTTACTAAAAGTAATAGCATTAGATCCATATGTTTTATTGAATTCGATTACAGGTTCACCTAATTCATCTAACATTTTATTTTCTAATTGAGTAAAATTAAAAGTATTAAGTTCTATGCTTACTATTTTATTTTTAGTTACTCTTTTAATTCTTAAATCCACTGATATAACCTCCTTTATTAATAGCTTATATTAGTTTAAAGAAACTTCAAAGCTAGTAGGATCTTTAGTTTCAAAATCAGTTACTTGTTTCTTCCATTCTTCTACTGCATCTTCTATTCTTTTTTGAATTTCTAATGCAAATAAATCACATTTAGATTCTGCAACTTTTAATGCTGAAACATCTTTTATTTTAGCTTCTTTAGTTGAATCACAGAAGTATTTAATTACAATATCTTTAGTTAACTTAACTGTATTAGTTGGTAAAGAAAACTTTAATTCAACTTCATCTGGATCACCAGTAGATGCTAATGAAACAGTATAAGTATCATCTTTCTTTAATATATAACCTGAAAATAAACCACCTGTTTCTACTTCTACTAATCCAAAATCATCTTCTAATTGAGCTTCTTTTATATTTTCAGCATCATCACTTATATATTTTCTTTCAACATTTAAATAAAATATTTTATTTTTTAAATCTTTTACAACATTAAATAACATAGTTAATTAGCTCTCCTTTTTTATTAAAAATGATAATCATTATTATTAAAGAGCCGTACCCTATATAAACATTACTATTCATATAGCTGTTTTTAACAGTAGTCTCTGAACCTACTTCCTCAGCTATTAAAGGAAGCTTGGCTGCGGATTAATCAATTCTTAACTTTTTTACTATACCTTAATTAATTACTTTAAGCCCTTATATGCATTACTGCTATAAGTTAGTAGTTAAGACTCTAAGATTGTCCCCGTCAATTCACGGCTTACAGGCAAAACTTCACCTGTTCTTCTACCACATCGATATACTTTTTTTAATGATGGATCTCTTAACATTATTGCTTGATACCATCTTGCTTTCCATGGTTCTTCTTGTTTCGTTACTGGATTAAATATCCTTAGAAACACTTGAGCCCATTTAACAGGATCTTTTAATATCTCTGCAAAATTTCTTTTCTCTATTTCTGACATATTTTTTAATATTGCCATATTATTTAAAGTCACCTCATCTTTTTACATAAGATATATATATGTTCTGGTAAAGAACTTAATAACACTTGTATTAACATATCATCTAAACAATCTCCTTCATTAGTATAGTCATCAATAAATATTGTTTGATTATCTTTAATACCTCTTAAATTGTTTTCGTTATTATTTGTAAATCTTATGTTTATCTTATTATCTATTACAATAGAATACTTATTGCTTTTAGTTATTCTATCAACTTGTCCACTTTTTTCTAATAAATATACAAATCTTTTTCTTAGAAATTCAGATTGAATATTACTTCTACTAATTATTAATATACAATTGTTTTTATTATCTACAAATACTTGTTTATATACTCTTAATAATAAAGCTAATGATGTTCCACTTTGTCTGTTTTTAAAATCAAATTTTGTTATATAAGAATTATCATCTAATTCTTTTGTTAAAACATCTATTTGATAATTTGTTAATTCATATCCTAAAAAATTAGATATATCAATTTTTTCCTTAACATAATCAATAATATTATTTGTAATATTCATATTTATTTCCCCCTTAAAGTTTTAATTAGCTATTAATAACCATATGGACTTTGTTGACCATATAATTCTGAATTACTCATATTGCCGCCTCTATTTGCCATCGCAAATATTAAACCTCCTCCTACTGCAATAGGTAATGCTTGATTTAATAAGCTATTAACTTTTCCATCTGCATTAACAGTTTCATTAACTGTCTTCTTTTTACTATTACTCATTATTTTTTCGTTTTTCTTTATAGCTTTATTTTCTAATTTAGAAAATTGTCTATCTGACATATTTTCAAATAAAGAACCTCTAGCAGACATTGATTCTGGAATCTTACTTTTATTTATCTGAGAAACATTTCCCATAGATTTTTGTCTTCTTGCTTCATTTACTAATTCTTCTAAAGACATAGTTCCGTTTGATTTACCATAAGCTTGATGAGCTCCTCTTATAACACTAGATTCTCTATTATTAATATTAATCTTTCTTGCATTTCTCATAGCTAAATGTTCTGTAGAATTTAAACTTTTTAATAATTCATCTGAACTTTTTCTTACACTAGATAAATCTATATTTTCCGCAACTTCTTTGACTACATTTTTTGTAACTTTATTTCCTTCTCTAAATAAACCTTTAGTAATTTGTTCAACAGCTTCTTTTCCTATCATTTCTCCAATATTAGCCATATATATTCACTCCTTACTTTATTAGCTATTAATAGCTTATCTTAAATGTTGAGCTTCATTACCCATTAAAGTTTGTTGTAAATTATATTGACTATTTTGAGCTAATTGCATACCAGCTTGTCTCATAGTATAAGCTTGTTGGAAATCATTAAAATTACTATTAACAAAAGGAACTTGTTTTCCTTGATGATTCATTTGTCTAGTTAATTGTCCAACAGTTTCATATCCTTTAACAGCTAATGAAGGTATTAATGGAGCAACCATAAATGCAGTTGATGCTATTGGACCCATTGCTTCAAATAAAGCCATACTTCCAACAGCTCTAGCTGCTGCTCCTATTCTACTACTTCCTTGTTCTCTTGCATCTTTATAATCTGTATAAGCAAAAGCTGCATTCATTCCAACTCCTAATGCACTAAATCCACTAAATTTTTTTAATGCATTTTTTGTAGCACTTATTTTAGCCATATATATTCCTCCTTTTATTTTTATCTATTATTAAACATACTAAATACTAAATCTCCTGTAGCTCCAGCATTATTTGCATAACTTGGAGTTCTTTCTTGATTCATAGGAATTGTTGGCGCTGGTCCTACTAATCTTCCATCATTAGTTCCCATTCTTCTTTTTTCAAATGTTTTTATTCCTTGAGTTATACCTTTAACAGCCATTGTTCCTACTAATAATGGTGTAGCAGTTGCACTAAGTTTAAATTTTCCTTCAGCAGTTTTTTTAACCATTGAAGTACCTATAGAACCTAAAGCTTTTATTCCTGTCATTCCTGCTCCTACTCCAGCAACTCCTAAACCTGCTATTGCATTTGCTGCTCCAGGAATAGCTGCTGCTCCTAATCCTAATAATGCTCCTTTACTCATTGTATCTTTAGGATCTGAATTAGTATCCATGTCTCCTAAAATACCTCCTATAGCAGCAGTAGTTACGGCAGCACCTATTAAACCAACAGGATTATTTTTAGCTACTTTCATTAATCCTTTTCCTAATAAATCACTACTTCCTAATGCTGCCTTACCAACTCCTGAAGCAATTTCTTTACCAGCTGTTAATCCAACTTTACCTAATGTTTTACCAGCTTTTAATGAAGTTTCTAATCCAGCAAATGGACCTATTGTCATAGCAGCAACACCAGTACCTATAGCAGCACCTTTTAATGTTCCTCCTATTCTATCATTTGAATCTAATGCTCCTCCACTAACTCCACCTATTAATGCTCCCCCAGACATTCCTCCTAACATTGTTCCATATCCTATTGCTTTTCCTATAGCCATATATTATTTCTCCTTAATATATTTCTGCATCTAATGTATAAACTACAAATGATGAAAGACTATTATCGCTTAAAGAATTAGAATTAATTGTTCCTATTAATCTATCTGCAAATTCAGATGGAGCAGTTGTAGTGTCATTATATATCCAACATGATAAATGATTATAATAATTACCAAATCCTTCAACTTGTAAAACGTCTCCTTCATCTTTTAATAAGATTGGATCGCCACCATCATATTTATGAAAATAAGCTTTTGAACATAATGTCATTATTGGAAGTATTCTCATAGGAGTAGATAAATGTATATTTGTTAATAGCTGTCCATTTTCTGTTGTAAATAAACATTGATCTATTTTACCTATTTGATAATATCGTTGACATAAAGTTAATTCTTCTACATATTTTCTAGGATAGTAAGGAGTTACTTTTTCACCTATTTCTAATTTAGTCCATTCAACTTTTAAACTATTATTTATACCACTAGTTTTAAATTGTACTCCTAAATTAGTAGCTGTATCTGGAACTTCAAAAGTGTAAGATAATATATCTCCTCCTTCAATATTAACAAATGCTAAAGAATAAATATTATTATCTATAGATGAACTAATATCAATACCAACATCAGAACAATCTTCTAAAACCTTTAAACTAAATGTTAATGTTTTACCTCTTAACATTTTTGTATCTTCTTCTTCTAATATTTGTTTTAATCTTGCTTCTGGCTCTCCATTAACACCACCACTAATAGGAACTAATTCAATACAATTATCTAATTTATTTATATTTACAACTTCTGCATTAGCATCTGTTAATACAGTACTTATCCATCTATCTACAGTATAGAGTGAGCTATTAATAGAACCATCTACAACATATTGTTCTTGATTTCTTTGATTTATTCTAAAGTTACTATTTATAAGAATATTTGTATTACTTAATTGTTCTAAATTTTTTAACGTATTTCCAACATTAGAATAACCATATTTAACAACTGAACTTTCTGTATATGGATAATAAACATTTCCTTTACTATCTTGTACTTCTATTTTTTTAATTACCATATATATATCTCCTTTATATTTTTATTAAATAAATGGAACACCCATTAAATTAGCTTGTCCATTTGCATCTCTATATACTCCTCCTCCAGATACTACTCTACCAGCAGCAGCTACTCCTAAATAAGATCCAGCTATTTTACCAACATCTACTCCATTGCTAAATGATCTTATAGAATCTGCCCCTTTTTTACCAAATGTACTACCTAATGATTCTGTTATGTTACCACTCTTTAATAGTTTATTAGCAAATTCAGCTCCACCAAAAGCATTATTACCTATAGCATTAATTGCTTTATTAAAACCATTTACTGTTTCTCCATTAACTGATTTTTTTATAAATCCTTCATAAAACTCCTTAGCTGCTTTATTAACAGCTTCTTGTGCTACATTTGCCATAATATATTTTCCTCCTTTTTATTTATTATTATCATTATTGTTTTCTTCTACTTCTACAAATTCTTCTGGTATAGCATCTTCTACAAACTCTGTATTACCAGACATAACATCCATAATATATGAACTTAATGAATCTTTTTCTTCCTTATCTCCTTTTCTATTCTTTCTAGTTGCCATCATTAAATCATATACTTCATCTCTTTTTTTTCTTACTCTTTCATATGCTTCCCAATGTTTTGTGATCTCTGGTTTTGTATATACATCTCCTTGTTCACTTACTCCAGCAAAAACATCTTCTACTAATACTCCTTCTTTATTTAGTAAAGCTTTACATCTTTCTAACATGATATCATCATTAATTAATGTTAATACTAAATTCTTATCAGTAAATGTTGTATTACTATCATCTAAATTAAAATCTTTTTCATATCCTGCATATCTTAATTCTATTTGTGCTGTTTCTATAGGACATGGTTCTCCTAATGGCGCCAAACTATATTGTAATAAACTACATGTTTCTGCATAAGGACATCCTTCAGCTTTACATACTAATGGTATTCTTGCATACATACCTGTTTTTGTACTTAACATTGTCATAGCAGCTTTCTTTGCTTCTAATCCTACATCTGAATATCCCCACATATTTTGTAAACTTTTTTCAAAATTTTCTCTATTAATTACAGCTTCACATTTACTATCTTTATCTTCAATAGTTAAATCACTTATTTTTTTTTCATCTGACATTTATATTTTACTCCCCTTCTTTTTCTTTCTTTATTATATCTCTATATTCTTCTCCTATATCTCCTAATATTGGATGGTCATTTTTATACATTTTATTTTCTATTTCTTCCATCTCTTCAGGATATAATATAAATTTTACTCCTTCATATTCCTCACCCTTTATTATTAAATCCTTACTTCTAAATGAATAAACTATATCATAATCATCACTTCCATATGATTCTTGATATACTTCTACTCCATTTAATATATATCTACTTGTTTCTATTTTTGTTATTTCTTCAAAATATAAATGAGTAGATAATACTCCAGTTATTAAAAAACTATTATTTCCTTCTTCATCAGCTATTAATGTACGATTGAAAGTCATCTTGCCATTAACAGCTAATTTATCATTAATGGTTATCTGTGCCATTTTTATCCCCCTTATTTTATTATTTTTACTCATTATATTACTAATACTTTCCTTTTTATTTAATACTTTTTAATTTTTATACGTACAAATATAAGAAGAAAAAATTATATATAATATTTCAAAATTTTGAAAATTTTTGAGAAGTACTAGGTTAATATATATACTCTTAAAACTCAAATTTTGTGGGTACGGGGTATCATTAATTTTTATAAAAAGGAGACGATTAACATGAATAAAATTATTGTAAAAAGAGGAGAAATCTATTATGCAAATTTAGATGGAGTTATAGGATCAGAACAAGGAGGAACAAGACCAGTTCTTATAGTTCAAAACAATATAGGAAATAGATATAGTCCTACTACTATTGTTATTTGTATTACATCACAATTAACAAAGAAACTATTACCAACACATATATATTTAGACAAAGAAGAAACAAGTTTAAATAAGAGTTCAATGGTATTATCAGAACAAATAAGAACTATAGATAAAAGAAGACTAAAAGAAAAAGTAGGAGAATTAAATAGCGAACAAATGAGACAAATAGATAATGCATTATTAATAAGCTTAGGTTTAAGATAATACATTATCTATTATACATATATATGTAGGTTTTCTAAAAAGACTTGTACCTTTAAACAAGTCTTTTCCCATTATAACAATCAGAGTATGTGGACATTAATGGTCAATGAACCGTCCCGCTCATTAGGAGGTATTGTTATGGAACTATTATTAAATTTAGCTTTAATAGCTAACAAAACAAACAATAAAGAAATAAGAAAGGAGATCAATAGAGTTCTAGACTATATAGATAGAACTGGTCATGTTATTACTACAGAAGTACAAGATGATAAAGTTCTAGTATATGACGTTACTAGAAAAGAGTTTATATTAGCTATTGATACTAAAGCTGTAAATGAGGAGGTTTCAGAATAATGAAAAGAATTTTAAGTTGTTCATTTTTAGTTGTATTTTTTACTTTAATTGGTTTATGTAAATCTATATTCTCTAATATATCTTTAGAGATTATTGTTGCTAATATTATTACTTCATTTATATTTATTGCTTTTATTACTTTGATTTCATATATGGCTTATAGATTATCACATGTATTTAAGAAAGGAGAATAATTATGATAGGAATCTTATATGGAAAATTTAATAATCATGATAAACATGCTGCTATACTAAAGGGGTCTAATAAAGGGGTAACTGTATTAGATCGCCCTTTAAGAAAGTTAGCTATTAAGAAAATAGAAAAACAAGCTACTATTAATAGCTTATATGAAGAAGAGTTTATATGGGGAAACATATTCCCTAAAAGGAGGTTTTAATATGGAAACAAAAATAAAAGAAAAAATCAACAAACTAATAAAAGAACGTTTACACTGGGACTTTGATGTATCTAATGTAAACGTTTATTTTTTAGATGTTGAAAATAGTTACTTTAATGGAGAAGAGATTGTAATAGCTTCTTCTCTTCCTCCATTATTAAGAGAAATTAATATAGTTCATGAAATAATGCATTATCTACAATTAAATGGATTTGCTTTATCTTATGATGGGAAAGATACAAATGAAGAAAATGAATGGGAAAGACGACATGAAATAGATGCTCGTCTTTTCTCTTTATTATATGTTTTAACTGAATTTGGAATAGAAGGTTTTAATTTAGTAAAACATATAGCAGCGAATGGAATAACTTGGGATAACCAAAATCTATTATTAGCTATTAATGAAACTAAAGATAAAGAGTTAAAACAATTATTGCTTAATATAGATTAAGGGGACAATCATTTGTCTCCTTAAATGTGTATTAACAAATACACAAATATATTAAGGAGATGATTGTTATGACTTAAAGAATAATAAACTAAAAAAAGTTATAGTTCTTTAAAAACTAAAAATTGTATATATATGAAAAATTGGAGGAAAAGAAAATGATGAACACAAAAAACAATGAAATGGTAAACACAACTTTAAAGGGGGAAAATACAATGAATAATAACAATAACACAGTAGTAAACAATGAAGTAATGGAAGGTGGAGTAAAAATGAATAATACAGTAATAAACGGGGGATTAAATATGGAAGTAGTAGTAAGAAGAGTAAATGAATTAGCTGAAGGATCAAAACACATCACAAAAGTAATAAGAGATGAAGTTATAATACCAACTATCTTAGATGAAAATAAAGATACAATAACAGAAGCAGAAATAGTAGTAAAAAATATTAAGAAAGCTGTAGCAGCTTACAACAAAGGAGTAAAAGTAGAAGAGATAAAAGAAACTAAAGAAACAATTAAAGATGAAATCATGGAATCAGTATATGAAGAAATAAACTATGATTTATATGCTCCAATGAGTAAAGTAGTTAAAGATGCTTTTGATAAGAAACATTTTGCAGCAGAAGAAGTAGCTAAGAGAAATAAAAACATCAGAAAGTTTGCTGTTAATTCATTAAAAGCTCAAGTATTAGCTAATAAGAAAGTAGCAGACTTAGATATAAAAGAATTTAACTTCTTAATTCAATATTTACCAAACTCACAAGCTAAAGCAAAATTAATAGCTGATTTCATGACTGTTTCAAAGACTAAGAGTTATATAAAACAAAAAGCTTTTGAAATGTTCACTAAAGAAATGGAAGTTGTATTAAAGAACAGAATAGAATTAGAAGCTTATAAGACTGATTATAATACAGAAGAATTAAGAGTTGCAGTAATGGTTGAACCTCTTCAAGAATCAGAATTATTAAGAGCTTGTGAAACAAAAGAAGGTGTAATGGCTGATAAAGCTATGACTCTTGAAGGTAAATATACAGAAGAAATTTGTAGTATATCTATGGGAACACAATTAAGAAACAATAAGAAGAAATTAATAAACTTATTCAAGATAATGATTGGTTGTCATCAAAAAGATACTAGAATATTCATTATAAGAATGAAATCTGGATTATCTAGATCAGTATTCTGTACAAGATCAGAAATAAAGAATTATGTAAGAGAAGGTGAATATGCAATTGAATACCAATTATTAGGAGTAACTCCATCTGGATTAAGAACAGGTTCTATTTCATTAGCAGCTGTTAATACTTTTAAACATGGAGATACAGAATTAACAAATGTTGATAGAAGAATTGAATTATTAGACAAAGCTTCAAACAATGCATTTTCTATGTCATTTGTAACTAAAAAGAATGAAGATGGAACTGTTGAATTTGCTAAATATAATTCATTAGTTAAATTATTCAAAGCTATGACAAGAGTTATGATGGTTTCTACTCCATCTAAAAAGATAGGTAGAGTAAGAAACTATATTGTATTTAATAATATAGCTCATAAAGCTGGATACAATAAAAACGATTACTTTACTCCTTATACTCAAAATGAAAATGCAAATGTTATTGATTGTAGCAATACAAAAGATGGTACTTGTTTCATATCTGTTGAAATGGTATTAGAATATTTACAACAATGTAACTTATCAGTATCTAATAAAGAATTATTAGGTATTTGTTTACAAGCAAGAGGAGGCGGAAATAAGAACTCATCTCAAATACAAAAGAGAAAGAACTTAGAAACATTAGCTTTAGCTTTATTAGAAAATAATGCATCTGTAGCTAAATTAGTAATAGACGGTGAAGATTTAGATATTAATGAATTATCTAAAGAAGAACTTGATGATGCTATGAGTAAATTAGATGGTGTATTTGATGAAAACTGTATGAAGTTAGTAGAACATGATAATGAATTTGATTTAGTATGCTTAAAGAAAGCACATGAAGCAAATACAGGATTAAATATGGTTATTAACTTTATGATGTTAATTCAAAACGAAGAACAAGCTACAGAATTATTATTAGAAAGAGCTAAGAAAACAATAATGGCTAAATTCGAAGAATTAGGTATCTATATTAAATTATCAGACGATGGTTCAAATATAGAATCAGTAGATGTTGATACTAGTAAATTTATTAGATACAATAATGATCAACAAACTGCAACTTGGTTATATAAATTATCACCAAAAGAAATATTAGCTTATTTCCCTGGAGTTGTTAAATCAATTCTTAATAATATAGTTACTTCTACTGGTAACTTATTAAATATGTTAAGAGTAGATGTTGATGCAGACTATACTGTTATTCAAGCAGATCCAGCTCCTATATTTGGTACTAGATTATTAGATGATGGTGAATGTTATTCTCATTCATTAGTTGCAGGAGAAATAGAAAAAGTATCAGCAGCAAGACATCCAATCAGTGGTCATAAAGCTGTTACTACTTTTAAAGTTGTAGGTACAGAAGAATTATTAGATAGAATACAAAGGATGAATTTAACTAATAATGCTAAGAAGTTCTTAACTGATTATGTATTAGATATGGATGGATTTATATTAATTCCAGCTTGTCACTATTTCATGGAAAAACATGATGGAGCTGACTTTGATATAGACTCTATGCAAATATTTAAAGATAAACAAGTAGTTGATATATTATCTCAAATTACTGATTTTGGTACTATTGTTGATAGATCATTAGATGAAAACGATCCAGATGAAGGAGATATTAGTCACTATGAATCATTAAACTCTTTAAGTATTGCTAAATTCTTATCTGGTTTTGCAACTTCATTTGGTAGATGTAATAAATCTGTAATAAAGAAAGAAGAGTCAGCTGTTAATAAGAAGAAAGCCGCTTTTGGTATTAGTAAGAAATCTAATATAGGTAAAAATAATATGAAAGTTGATGCTCAAAACAGTCAAAGTTCTTGTGTTAAAGATTTTGATGGAAACTATAGTATAACATTTGAAAATACTGGTAGATTAATATTAGATTACTTCTTAAATCCAGTTGCTCCTATAGGTTTTATATCTACTGGATTCTATAATAATGCATTATTATATTTAGCATTAATATCTCCAAATGTTTCAGATAATGTTAAAGATAAAATAGTTAAAACAATATCTATGTTCTTTGGAGTTGAACACACTAAAGATTATATCTCTCCAGTAAAAACAGATAAATCATATAAAACTTATAGATTAAGAAATGGACAAACTAGAACTCAAGTTACTTTAAGTAAGAGAATGTGTGAAGAAGTTATGTTAAGATACAAAGAAGGAAATGGAACATTACAAGAAACTATAGCTTTCTTAGAAGATACTTTATATTGTAATAGATATCCAGGAGAAACTTCTATTGATGCAGCTAAAAACATGTACAAGGTTGTTGATATGTTTAACTTAAAAGATGTAATCAGAGCTTGTGGTTCATATAAGAACATGTTAACAGCTCCATTAGATATTTATGAAGAGAAAGAAACAAATGATATGTTATTTGAAGAAAATGTAGAAATACTAAATGAAATAATAGAAGGAGAATACACTAAAACTAATTTCTTTAATTTACCATTATTAAAAAATAAATTAGCTGCTTCTGCAACTGGAGAATTCTTAGTAACTGATGAAATGACAGAAGAAGAATTTATGTTTGAATATAATCAAGAAAAGATTCCTTGTATTGTTGATCCATTAGGAGCAATAAGAAATGAATTAGTTGATTATGCGAACTTAGCTATTGTTATGGTAGCAAAAGAATTAGAAATTCAAATAAAAAGTGCAGAATCAAATGAATTAAGACAAAAGATAAAAACTCAAGAAGATGACATAAACGTAGGAGATAAAGATAAAACTTCTAAATTTAATATTGATAAGTTATTAAGAACTATTATGAGAATGAATATAAATATAAACGAAACTCTTAAAGAATTAACTTGTATCAATATAAAAGATAAAGATGAAGAACAAGAGATAACAACTAAGAAATATTTAAAAACAACTATCTTAGAAGTTTGTAGAAACTATGCTGAATTATCATTATTATCAGCTGAAACTGTATTAACTCCAGAAGAAATAGGAAGAGCTATTGTATGCTATAGTATTGATAGCTATGAAAAAGATATTGAATCTTGTGCTACAGTTAATACTAATTTAATAACTATATTTGAAAAAGAATTAGTTGCATTCTTAAAATCAGAAGGATTAAATATAGTTGCCGCTGAAAGAATCATTTGTGCTATAGATGATAATAAGAAAGTTGTTTATCTTCCTGATTTATTAGGTAAACATGTATCAGCTAATAAAGGACATGGAATAACTGAAGATAATGAATTTATTACTTTTGATAATAAGAAAGCTACTTTTGATGATGGTGTTGTTATTACAGATGGCAATGGTAAATACTTTGTAGAAACTGAAAGAAAAGTTTCAACTTCTAATTATAATAAAGGAGTTTATCTTCCAATAACTAAACAAGGTGTTTCTCAAGAATTAAGAAATGCTACAATAGTAGAATATAAATATATTAAAGCAGATCAAAATATTTACACTGGTAAATCTGATTACAATGTAATAATGGCAGTAACTTCTACAGGTGCAGAATTTAAAGTGTGTAATCTAGCTATTAATAGCTATGTTGCAAACGTTTTAGATAGTATAGATTTTAAAACAGCAACAATTAATTTCTTTGTTTCTGAAAAATCAACTTGTATGTATCTTAACGCTGATGGACTATATGATATAGCAGCAGAACAAGCATCAGTTATTAAAGAAAACAAAGAAAAGATAAATAGTATATTAATGGATGGAATAAATATGCCTACAAATAATATTTCTCTATCTTCTACTCCAGTTAACAATAATAATATTAATAATATATTAATGGATGGTATTGTTATGCCTACATCTGTAGAAAGAGAAGTTGCTATAGATAAAGATCAAGAAACACCAAATAGTAATATTTTATTAGATGGTATTGCTATGCCTCAAAATACTTTAAAAGTAGAAGAAACTAAAGAAGAAAGTAAACAAGATGAATTAAATAGAATATTAATGGATGGAATAGTAATGCCTAAATAATTCTATTTATGATTTATATAAGAGAGAGTTTCGTACTCTCTCTTTTTTATTATTTTAATTTTTAAATATGAAAGGAAGATTTATTATGAACAAACAATTACCAATAGGAGTTATATTAAAAGAAGCAAGAGAATTAATAGGAGAAGAACAAGTATTAAATATATTAAGATTCTTTAATGAAGAAAAAGGATATTTAGATGGAGGTTCAGTTCATCTTTCAAGTTATGAAAACTGGACTATGTATACAAATGGTAAAACTATATTATTAAAATTAAACAATGGAAATGAAATAATAGACTTTTATTTTAATGGCAAAGCTTTACCTTATATGGAAGTATACAATAAAGAACTAAAAATAGCGGCGCAAAAAATATATACTCATATGCTAAATACAGATGAAAAAATTATAAGAAAATTTAAATGTGTTAAATATATTATGAATAACTATGCTGTTGTATTTACATTCATGCTTAATGGAAAACGTTTAAGTAAAAATAGTATTAAACACCAATCTACTTTAAAATTAGTAGAAGAAGCTAATGTTAAATTAGTAAATCCAAATGAAAGTGATATGAGTGATAAATTTAATAATGATATTACTCCACCTAAAGAAACAAAAATAGTAGATAATGCTGAAGATGAAATAGCAGTAGCAAAAGATGAAACTAAAAAACAAGATATAAAATTAAATAATAATAAGATAAGAAGTTATGTATTTAAATTAGCTCATAAATTAAGAAGAAAATATGAAGCAGAAGATGAATTATTTAAGAAAACAGCTTATAGAGATAGATTAAGCTTTTGTGTTAAAGAAGCTTGGGAAAGAGTACATTCTTTAATAACTAATAGTAGCAAAGAGGTAGCAGTAGCTAAGATAATATCATTTAAAGAAAAGAAAGAAGAAAAAGAAAATAATAAACCAGTGCAAGAAATAAGAACTGAAGATAAGAATAAAGAATGTACTATATCTTCAAATAATAAATATAAATTAAGAAAAGAAAATCATATATATGTAACATTTGAGATAGGAAAGATAAAATTAGAAAATGAGAAAGGAGAGACATTGAAATGTATAGATATAAGTAATCAACCACATCCAGCAGGTAAAAAGACTTATGGAGAATGTGGAATAGATAGTACTAAACGATATTTTAGAAACTTCTTTATGGATCAAGTAGATAATAATTTCATGGTTATTGTTATAGATAAAGAAGATAAAATATTTAATAGAGAGGATGGACACACATATATAGTAGAGTGAGATGGAGCTAGAGAAGTATGTTCAGCCCCCTTCGGGGACAAGAGAAAAATATCCTTCGGAAACAAACAAAAAGTTACCCTAGACTTTTTGAAAAAACTGAAGGATATTTGAAACCTTCACACAAAAACCCTACGGGTATCTTGATTACGGATTAAGTATAAATTTTTTAATTTTTGATATAAACCCACAACAAAAAACTTAAGTTATCTTAATTACGAGTTGTGTAAAAATAATAAAACAAAAAATATTTTATATAGAGACAAAAAGTTCTACTATGTAAAAAAACGATTAATAAAATAAGCTATTAAAAGCTATATAAACAAAAAAACGTAGTTATCTTAATTACGTGTTATATGTAAAAATAAATATTTAGGAGATGATTGAAATGTTAGAAAGAATAAAAAGAAATCTACAAAAAAGAGGTTATCAAGTTGATTGTATTGATAATAGTGAGGTGGATTTCTTTATCTACAAAAGTACTGACGTACATATGAGTGCCGATAATACTACTAAAGTAAAGAATGGTATTTATTATAACATCAGTACAAAAAGAATATCTATACAAGGTACTCTTAAAGCTTGTAATGTTGTCAAAATGATAACAGATATACAAGATAGTATGATAGATAATCCATATCAAATTACAACAAAATTATGTCCATCATGTGGAGGGACAATGGTTGTAAACAAAAAGAATAAATTAGAAGAGTTCTGTAAAGAATGTGGATTTAGTCCATCAGAACTTCAAACAGAAGAAGAAAAGAAATCATATTATAATCAAGTAATATAGGAGGACAATAAAAATGGATATAAAAATATCAAATAACAAAAAGTGTCCTATATGTGGTAAACCAATAGAAATAGAATATACAGAAGAAGGAAATGTTGAGAATCATTATTGTTCTGACAAAAGTTGTCCATGGTTCTCAACACCTTTTAATGATTATTTTGATACAATATAATAGGTAACAAAAAGCTACGCTATCTTGATTACGAGTTTAGTGTAGTTTTTTATTTATCCTGTCTGGGGAGAAACAGCCCCACTGATGATGACTATGTTAAGAAAATATTGGTAGTCGAAACAGGAATTCAAAAATCCCGAAACGGGTAGAAAGAAGGTAAATATTATGGAAAAAAGAATTTATATTGCAAGTAAGGGTTCGTTCTCTGTTGGAATCGAGTTTGATGTGACAAATCACTCATCAATGTGGTTAGAGTTCACACCAAAAGGAGACACAGAGGACAATACAGCTTTGAGAAATCTTATCACTTATATTGAAAAGGCTGACACTACAGAATTAACTAATGTGGTGCCTATATTCATTAATAGCAACACATATCAGTTCTTAAATAACGGAGGTTATAAGTTCTGGTTAAAGACTGGTCTTAATAGTAAAGGTCAACCAGTATCAGAAACAGATATGAAATTGTTAAAAAAATGGAATGAATTATGGAAAGAAAAAGGAGATGATTATGTCCTTAGAGATATAATGACATGTAAAATCTCTGAAGAAACAAAAGCAGACGCAAATAAGCTAATAAAAGTTAGTGAATATACAAGGCAAAATGACGCATACTCATCAGCATGTTGGACAGAAGTTCAGAAGAGATATTCTGAAAGTATTTCTAGTAATATTGCTAGTGTTAGTGGAACTCGTGCTATTTATTAGCATAAAAAAAAGAGACTACTGTTTAATTATAGTAGTCTCTAATAACAAAAAAAATAATAAGTAGGGGGAAATAAAGAAATGAAAGAAAAGTTCAAAAAAGTAAATGGAGGAATCATAATTACGAGAGGAGCAAAAGAAATATTTGTGCCAGAAATGTTTCTAAAATCAAATGGGAAAATTAAGGCACAAGGAAAGAAATATATAGAACAGCAAATGAACAAAAAGAAAGTAGGTTAATCTATATGATTGTAGATATGGATTGTACCCTTAACGAATATACTGTTGTGGGAGTAGTAAATGAAATATTTACTTATGAAAACTTCTTTGCAAAAACAGAAAAGCAAGCTAGGTATTTTTTTCAAAGGAAGTTTGGATTTAAAGCAAGAAACTTAATAATATTAGGAGAAAAACATCCATATGAAAAAGCTTAAAGTATACACAGACGGAGCTTGCAAATTGATGAAAGACAAAACCTTAGTTGGAGGGTGGGGATATATTATATGTGATAAAGAATATAATATTGAACAACAAGCCAACGGAAAATTAAGAAAAGGGCCACAATCAGCAATAAGAGCAGAATTGGAGGCTTTTTATCAAGTTTTATTAATAATATCAAAATATAAATCAAGTGTAAAATTTGATATATATTGTGATAATGAATCATTAGTCTCAGGAGTAATTGGTTATTCAGAAAGAAAGAGTAATCGAGATTTATGGGACAAAATAGAACCATTATGTAATAAAATAGCTGGCAGATTTAGAATGCATAATATAATTTCTCATCAAAAAGGATTATTATCTAAAGATGAAGAAATGAATAAATATACAGATAAATTAGCCAGAATTGGAGTTAATAGTTTAATGTTAGCCCCAGCAAAAAATTAATTAAAGAAAAGAGGAATAAAACATGAAATTTAATATCAATTTAGGAAAAATAGAAATCAATGAAGTTAAGCTTGAAAATATAGTAATAGGAGCAACTTTTAATCCTGCAGAAATAAAAGAACTTCATCAAGCACAAAAGGAAATAGTTAAGGATTTGCCACAATTAGTTGAAGGCATTAAAGACGCTATGTTAACAGCTGAAAAAGCATCAAAAGAAATTGAAGAGGAAAGGAATAAGGAGGCAGTTTAATAATGATTAATTTTAATGATATGATAAAATATCAGCAAAAAACTTACTCTGTTCCAGAATTAGCAGAAAAATTAAGTTTGCCACTTGAAGATATTAACCTTGTTATAGCTACATTAAATATATTAGAGAAACAAGGAAAAATAGAAGTAATTGATACATCTACTCCAGAAGAAAAAGTAGTTGCTTCAGCACAAAAACAAGAATTCTTTCAACAAACAGTAGAAGGAATACAACAAGAAGAAGATAACTTAAAAAGAATAAAAAGAGAACAAAAACTACAAGAAGTAGATAATTATGATTTAACTTTAGATTTTTATCAGACTTTGAATGCGCAAAAGTTTGATAATTGGTTATCTTCTATAGGTATAACAGAAACAAAGATTAGTAAAAATCTAAAATCTGATATCATAGAATTAAATATTAAAAATGTTACTCCTATGGAATATGCAAAAATCCAGAAAAAGTATACAGCTGAAAATATAATTAATAAATCAGTTGATGTTACAGATAGAGCTGTTAAAACAACTACTGACTCTGCTAATTATATTGCAACAGAGTTAGTTACTCCTGTAGCTAAAATAGCAGGAAAAGGAGCAATGAATTTAGGTAAAGGATTGTTCCATTCAGCTATTAAAATAGGTGCATCATTATTAAATTCTGGTGTCCAAGCAGTAGAAGAAACAAAAACTGCTATGACAACAGACCCAGAATTGTTAAAGGCAAGCAATCAAATATTGAATGCTAAAAATACTATAACAAGAAAAGTTAATCATCAAAGAAATAAAATGGGTGGTTCTGGTATCCATATAAATAATTAGTTTTCTATTAAATCACTTTCAAAAATAAATTAATTGATAATTAAGAGAGGAGTGATTCATTATGCGATAGATAGCTAGTATAATGATTATATATAAGCTCAATATAAAAAGGACTGATTTGCCTTGAGGGTTTAAAGTATTATATATAAATATATTATTTTTTATTATCAATTGGTTGCTAATATCATATAAGCTATTAAGAGTAAGTTTCTATACCACTTTTAACAGCTTATATGATTTAAGGAGCTAGTTGTATAGTTCCAAAAAAAATATTAAATTAAATAAAAAATAAATTAAGAAAGGCAAAGGAAATCATAATAGTAATTTTAAATTAATTTAGTTGCCTAATTTTTTCTTTTGTTTTTTATTGGCTTTTTAATGTTTTTCTTTTTATATAATGTACAGTTTCGCTTAATAACACCTTAATAACACAAAAATAAAATTAAAAAGGTCAAGGAAGTAGCCAATAAATACTTTTCCTAAATTCTTATATAATTTGTAAGTGATAAATGTATAAGATGATGTGAATGTTGACTCACTTAACAATTATTAATTTATATCTATCTGATTAATAATTTGTTAATAAAACAAGATAGAAATTATTAAATTATTATTCTATCCTAGGTAAAGAATAAAAATAATTTAATAAACCTTACATTTAAATAATAAATTGATAAGGCAAGAGTGTCAAAAATGCTAAAATCAATTAAAAATCCTTATTATATATAATAACCAAAAATATAATAAGGTTGGGCCCTTAATCTCAGAAAAGACGAAGAGAACATAGTTGGGCATCGCAAAAGTGTTTAATCATTATTAACCCCACATAAGAGATATATATAATTTATTCTAGATATTTATTTTTATATATCTCTTATTCCATACAAAAAATATAAGTTTATATTATAGATAGATTATTTAATATTTTTACAAGTATTAAACTAAACTATCTATTTATTATATAAACTTTTTTTAAAAACAAAAAGCTATCGCTATCTTATTACGGGTTATTTGTTTAAACTTTCTATTTACAATTCAATACTAATTCCTAAGTTTAGTTAATACTTGTCTTTTTATGGACACGTTTATACACGAGTGCCTAAATAGTATCGGACTAACTTACATACGAGGGCGAGCGTTAGCGAGCCCTTATCTCTTTTTTAGCGTTAGTATTTTTTTAACGTTAGTTTTTATTATATACGTTTTTTATTTCGTCCCTTGTATCCCTATACATATATATCTTTTATCTCTCTTAAATCGCTTTATATTTAATTATCTATTTAAATACATCTATTTTGAATTGTATGATATTATTTATGGCTTATTGTGTGGGTATACACGAGTGCCTATTTTTATTATTAAATAGGTCGCTAGAGCCCGTTTTAATATTTATAAGAAAAAGTAATAATTTTTTCGAGCGTAAGCTGGTTTAAATAATATATATTATATTTAGCTGGTTTAAATAATATAAAATAATATATATTATATTTAGCTGGTTAAAATAATATATATTATATTTATTTGGTTAAAATAATATATATTATATTTATTTAATTATTTATAGTTTAAGACTCCGTTTTAAAAAAATAAACATAAAAAGAAGAAAAGAAAGGTAAAAGAAGAAGAAATAAGCTATTAAAAGGAGAGAATAAGATAGAATAAAGAAAACAATAAAGAATAGTAAAAATAAAGAAGAATAGTATTACTAGTAGTAAAATAAATATATACATAATAAAGTAAGAAGAAAGGAGAAAAAGAGAAATGGAGATAATGAATAAAATAATAGAAGACATAGAAGATAAAAAAGACATATTAAGATACATAGAAAAGAAAATAGATAAAGAGACAATATTAATAAGAATAAGAAGTTTAAATGAATTAGAATTAGTATTAAAAAAAATAAAAGAGAAAATAGGATATGGAGGATTAATATATAAATATTATGAAGATAAGACAATAATAACATTAAGAAGAGAGATAGAAGAAGGAGAAGATAAATGAAAATATAATATAGATAGATTAAAAATAATAAGAGAATAATAAGCTATTAAAGAAAGAAAAAGGAATAAATAATAAGTGGGGGGGGCGAAATATATATGAAAAGAATAATAGGAAAAAGTAAAAATGAAGAAGGAAAGAATATAGTAGAAGAGATAAAGAAATGGATAAATAAAAATATAATATTAATAAAAATAGAAACAAAAGAAGAAATAGAAGTATTACTTGAAGAGATAAAAATGGAAGATATATTAGGAGAAGAGAATGTAGATATAGATGAATTATATACATATAGAGAGAATACTATATTAAATCCAATAGAAGAGAAAGATAATAAAGGGAAGATAAGAATATTCTATGGAGATAATAAAGTAGAAGAAGATACATTTAGATGGATACCAATAAGACTATGTGAAAGAAAAGTAAGGAAGAAATTAAGATATGCCGCCATAAGATATTATAAGATCGATATAGAGAATAGAAAATTAATAAGTATAAGAAGAGAAGAATGTTATGGAGAAGAGATATATGAACATAAAGATATATATGGAAAAAATACTGATGTAGATTTTTGGTGGATGAATATCTAATAAGGAGGAGATAAAAATAGATAAAGAATATAAATTCATGAAAAAAGTAATAGTAGCAGAAGCAGAATATGCAAGAAATCCACAAATAGGAATAGTATTTGGAGATAAAATAGGGTTTGCAGACGGAACATATAAAACCATTAAAGAATTAGAAGAAGGACATAAAAATAGAGAATTACAATTTTATACAATGGAAGAATGGGTAGATTTAATATGGTCAGAACCAATAATAGATTAAATAATATAATAAGGAGATAAAAATATATGAAAGAAAAAAGAAAAGAAGAGATAGCAAGAATATGTTTAGATTGGATATTAGATAGTTGTATAGGTGCAAGTTATATGCCTGAAAGAAGAGAAATGTTAGAAAGATTAGGTATAAGCAATGAAGAAGCAATAGAATTAGGTTGTTATTATGCTATTAAATAATGGGAATATAATGGAAACAATAATATATTTTTTAGCCTGCTATGGTGTAGTAAGTTTATGTAATGTAGTAGGAGAAAATATATTAAAAATAATAGATATATGTAATACTGATTTAGTAGTATATTAATAGCTAATAAAAAAATAAAGAAGAAGGTGTATATAAAATGAAATGGGAAAAAGTAAAACAAGAAGTGAATTTTTATAAACAACTTAAGCCTAAAAATGATTGGATAGAAATATATAAGAATCTTAATGATTTTAAATATACTGAAGAAGAATTAAGACAATTATATAATACAAATGAAAATGCTGAAATAAAAATAAAAGCATTGAATCAATTAAATATATTAAAAGACTATACTTATAGAAAAGACTTTAATAATGTTATAACAGTAAAATTAGTAATTCCAAGTGGATGTAATGCTAAATGTGAATTCTGTTATAATAAAAATAATAATGTAATGAGTTATAATAAAGAAGAATTCTTAAATAACTTTATTAACTCATTAGAATATTTAATAATGGAGATAAATGGTAGGCAGCCAATTTCATTGGACATTACAGGAAATGAGCCTACTTTTGATACTAAATTATTAATAAAAGTATTATTAAAGTTAAGAAGATTTTATTTAAAGGATAAAATTTGTAGAATTACAATAACTACAAATGGATTTAATTTAGATAAAGTTATTCCATATTTTAAAGGAGTAATTGATTATATTAATATCTCTATACATCATTATGATAAAGAAGAAAGAGATAAAATATTAGGAACTAAATCATTAAGTATAGAAGAATATAGAAATTTAATAGCTAAATTATTAGATATAGGAATAGATGCATCTGCAGTATGTGTTATCCATAAAGATATATCAAAATTTAATATATTCTTAAATAATTTTATATTCTGGTGTAAAGAAGCTGGTTTTCAAAGTTTAAGAATAAGAAATAATGTATTCTGGAAAAATAGTAAATTTAAAGAATATATGCAACAAACAATTAATAGAAAAGATATTCATACTATTCAATATGAAGATACTAATGATAGTTTATGGTGTAGATTATCAGATCCAGAAGGATTTTTTATCTTTATGATAAAAGGAGTAGAAGAAACAGGCGCAGTAACAAGAGGTATAGAATATGTCATCAACGATGATGGCTTATGTTATACTGATTTCTATAAGAAAGAACCAATAGAAGAATATAAATTTCCTATTGGTTTTATTTTTGATAAAAAAGGAATAAAATAAGCTATTAAGAGAAAGAGAAAGGAAGGATAATATGGATTTAAAAGAAAGTATAATTGGGAATAATCCTATAATATGGATTGAAACCAAGGAATATGAAAGAGCCGAAAAGTTAATAAAATCATTAAGTGAAAAAGAAATATATATTTGGGATATTGATAAGAATATATATTCTAATGAAACAGATGAATGTTTTGCAGAAGATCCTTTTTCTTTCATTGAAGATAAAGAGAATACAATATTAATAATGAAAGATTTCCATTGTGATATTAAAGAAGTTAAAAATTGGCGAGCATTAGCTAATACAGTAAGCAATAATATTATAAATAATAATAATATTATTATTGTGTCTCCAATTATTAATATTCCAATGGAAATAAGTCATTATTTTCAAGTAGTAGTTCTTCCTCTTCCAAATAAAGAAGACTTTATTAATATAATAAATAAAGAAAGTAAGAATCATAAAATAAAAATGAAAGAAGAAGAAAAAGAACAAATAGCACAAATTGGATTAGGACTAAATGAGTTTGAATTTAAGAATGCTATCTGGAATAGTATATATAACACTAAAACAATAGATAAAAAATACATTGAAGATATTAAATATTCTATTGTAACAAAAAGTGGAATACTTGATATCTTTAAAGGAGATAAAACATTTAAAGATATATGTGGAATGGATGTAATGAAAAACTTTTGTAAAAAAGTTATAGAAAAAGGAAATTCTAAAGGAATATTAATATTAGGAGTGCCTGGTGGAGGTAAAACAGCTTTTGCAGAATCATTAGGAAATGAAACTAATAGAACTACAATAAGTTTAGATTTTGGTAATCTTATGGGAAGCTATGTTGGAGAAACTGAAAAGAACACAAGAGAAGCTCTTAAAATAATAGATGGATTTAAAAAATCTATTTTATTTATAGATGAAATAGAGAAAGGATTATCAGGGACTTCTTCAAATGGAGATTCCGTATCAAAAAGACAAGGAGGACAATTTTTAAAATGGCTCCAAAGTCATAAAAGTGATACATTTGTTGTAGCTACTGCAAATGATATATCATGTCTTCCATCAGAATATTTAAGAAGTGGAAGATGGGATGCTATATTTTTTGTAGACATGCCTAAAAATGAAACAAAAAGAAATATTCTTAATATGTATAAAGAAAAATATAATATTGAGGATGATATAAATATTGAAGAAACAAATTATACTGGAGCAGAAATAGAAACAATTTGCAAACTAGCTAATAGCTTAGAAATAAGTCTTGAAGAAGCTACAAATTATGTTACTTCAATATATACTACAGATGAAAACAAGATTAAAAGCTTAAGAGCATTTGCTAAAACAAATGCTATAAATGCAGAGATTTTAGAAAAAACTACAAAAAATAATAAAATAAAAAGAGAAATATAATGTTTAAGAGAGGATGATTATAATATGTCGAATATATTACAAGGATTAAAATTCGATACTAAAGCTGTAAATGTTTTAAAGAATGATAGTAAGGAACTTGAAGATATTCTTGAACTTCAAAAAGCTGCATTATCTATTAGAAGAATAATAGATAAAAAAGATAGTATAGAAGATATAATAAATGCGCAGCTTAAATATAGATCAAATAAACTTAGAAAAAATTACTGGGAAAATAAAGAAAGATTTCCTTCAACATTAAAAGGATATTATTCTATAGATGGAATTAAGGAAGATGCATATACTTTGCTTGATAAGCTTCCAAAAATAAAATTATCTGATGCAAGAGATTTAGCTGAAAAATTTAATATGGTTATTATACCTATTGAATATACAGAAATAGATAAATTATTTGTGCTGGAAGAAAATAAAGACGACTTAAAAAAAGGTCTTGAAATGTTTAAGACAGCATTAAAAAATGATTTTACTACAGAATATGATATGTATATATTATGTCCAATACCATATTATTCTGTATGGGAGCAAGTAAAATCAGATAAAATAAGAGATATTTTTTATCCTGAATATTTTGATACAATGTTTGAAACATTGGAGTTATTAATTCCGTCACAGAAAAATCTATATCTTGCAAATAAAATTAATAATGAAAATATTCAGAGTATAAATGAAAATTTCAATCAAAATATGCAGATGATTAATAAAAGAATCAATAAGATGTCCTCAAAAATAAATTCTCTTGAAAATGAAATGATTAAAAGATTCCAAGAACAAGAAAAAAAGATGGAAGAAATAAAAAATAAAGCAAAAGAAGAACAAGAGAATTTAAAGAACACAATTATTAAACAACAACAAGAAATACAATCTTTATATGAAAGGTTAGATCCAATTTGTTTTGCCGTTAAAAACGGTACTAATATTACTAATTCAGATGCAAATGCAATAGTAGGTCTATGTTGGGGAGCCGATATAGATGATATGATCTTCGATATGAAAGGCATTACTATAACTAATAAAGACTTAAATAAAATTAATCCATTAAATATCTTATTGAAATATAAAATAACAGATATAGATAATGGATTAGATAATACTGTAAAAAATAAATTATCTGAAGCTATTTCTTATATTTTTAAAGCAATTGAAGATAATAGAAATAGAGATGGAAAATATAGTTCAGAATCTGAATTAAAAAATGGGAATAAAATCTATTGTACATTAAAAGACAATAGTATAATTAAAATAGAATTTTTAGTAAAAGAAGGTTCAGGATGGGATTCTGAATATGTTGTCAAATATTCACAAGAAGTAAATGATATAAATAATTTTAATGAAAACTATAGTGAATATATAAGAAGAAATTTAGTAGAAATATTGCTAAAATCACAGCTAAAATTTGCTAAATTATTAAATCTTCAAAGTGATTTTTAAAATAAGCTATTAAAGGAGTCATAATTTATATGGCTTATTTTTATATATAAATATAATAAAAAGGAGAAAGATAAAAATTCATGATAAAATTAAAAGTATTAAGATATGATGGAGAACATAATAATGAAAAAGATATTAATAATATCTTAGAAGAAAATAATATAAAAGATATAATTGATAATATGAAAGAAGAACAAAAAATAAATAAAGCTGTAAGAGACTTAATAGAAGGTAGTAAATCAGAATATGAAGAAGAAAAGAAATATGATTTACAAGCAGTTTTAGTATTATTAAAATATTTTGATCCAAAAGCAAGAAGAATATTAAATCAAATTCAAAAAGAAACAAATGATTATTCTTTTTGGCTTGATAATAAACATTCTATAAGTCATACTCTTCTAGCATATTGTGGCGAAAAAGAGTTTAAAGATCGCTATGACGGTCTTTTTTGGGATAATGAAGGAAATGGATTTAAATATAAAAGTGATAAAAAGGTTGTCAGATTAATAGATAACTTTTTTATTCATATAAGAAAAACTTATTATAAAGATATAGTTTATAGAGTAAATATAAGCTATTAAAAGAGAGGGAAAGAATAATTGAGTAAATATGTAATGTCAGATTTACATGGAGAATATTATAAATATATATCTATGTTAGAATTAATAAAATTTGACACAACAAAGGATGAACTCTATATATTAGGAGATATTATAGATAGAGGATTATATAGTATGGAAATATATAAACATATATTAGAGAATAAAGAATGTATTCATTTACTAAAAGGTAATCATGAATTAATGTTTCAAGAATATATAGAACAAAATTTAGATTATAATTATAGTGATTGGAAATATAATGGTGGTAGATATACAAAAAGAAATATGTATAGACAAAAAGTAAGTTTTAAAGAATTTTATAACTTTATTAAAAGCTTACCTATAGTAGAAGTAGTAGATAATAAATATATATTAGCTCATGCTTCTACTATAGTTCTACCTAATTATTCTAATATGTTAAGTATAGAAGATTTTATAAGTGGACAAGAAGAAGAATATTGTCTATGGGATAGAGATAATATAGGCGGGCCAACTTATAAAGATTATATACATATATATGGACATACTATGACTAAAAATATATGTGGAGAAAATAGAATAGTCAAAATAAATAATAATATATATATAGATTGTGGTGCATGTGCTAGAGATGGATATTTAGCTTGTCTAAGACTAGATGATATGCAAGAATTCTATGTATAAAATAAAGGGGTGAATAGTATGAAAAATAAAAAGAAAAATACTATTAGAAATTCAGTAGAAAATATACGCTATGCATATTCTAAAATTTCAGAAAATATAGAAAAAGAAGAAATTGATAAGGAATATATAAAAACTCAATTAACTCTTATTAAAACTGGAATAGAAGAATTAGAAAAAGAACTTTATTAGTAAGGGGGAGAAAAATAAATTTTATTGTTGAAAAAGAAAATTTAAGAAAATAATTCCTATTTTAATATTGAAAGGAGGAATTTAACTATGTGTTTATTAAATCAAATTATAATATGTGTTACATTATTAATAGTAATAATAGCAAATATTATAATTATTTGTGCATTTGATGATATAGAAGATAGATTTGAAGCATTTTTATGTTTTGATTTTTTAATTATTTTAAGTAGTTTATTAATAGGATTTATATTAAATGTAGCAATAAGTGGTTCAGCTAATACAGAAGAATTTGTATATAAGACACAAGAAACATACTATGGAATATACAAAGAAGAAAACGAAAGAGATGAAAAAAATTATTATTATACAACAAATATAAAAAATGAAGATACAACAGAAAAAGAAAAAGTACAATTTAAGAAATCAGAAGTTAAAATTATAGAAGATGAAGAGGTAAAAACTGATTCTGATATATATATAGAAACAATAGGTAAAAAATATACCTCAGATACTATCATTAAATTATTAGGCACAGATATTTATATAAAAAATGATAAATATTATATTCATGTACCAGTAGGAACTGAAATAAAGTTTAAAGAAGAATAAGCTATTAATAGATTATAAAGTGAGGTGATAATATGGGGTTGTTAAATAATATTATTATAAGTTTTGTTGTATTAATAAATATAATATTTATAATAGATTTAATAAATGATAGAAAAAAAGATAAAATAAAGCATAATAGAGATCGTTTAAAAAGAGGAGATTGTGCAGCTTTACTTTTCTTGTTTTTAATTGTATCATTTCTTGCTTGGATGATTTTATATGCTATATCTGGAGCTATTATAGAAAGTTTAGCAGAAAAAGAAGATGTTTTAATTCAAACTAATAAAATGTATTATGGTCTAAACGAAAGTGAAGACTATTATACAGTTTTTACTTTTTCTACTGATACTGGAGAAATAGAATGTACTAGCTTATTAAAAGATAAGTGTGAAATAGTTCATGATGAAAAAGTAGAAACAAAAGAAGATATGTTTATCGAAAAATATGATAAAAAGATAAAGTCTGATTTCACTAATAAATTATTAGGAGAAGAAATGAATTCAGATATATCTAAAATAAAATATAAAATTCATGTCCCAGTATATAAAGAAGAAGATTATAAGGGGGCAGAATAATATGATAGATATAATTGGAATTACTCTTATTATCATTGGATTAGGATTAATATTCTTAATAATAAATCATATAATTGAATTAAGAAAATATAATCAAACATTATCTAAATACAATGAAATAAATAGTAAGCTATTAATAGAAGAAGATAATCAATTAAAGAGTGAAGAAATACAAAAGAAGATAATGGAAGAATTAAATACTACTCTAATTTTAAAAATCAACGACTTAAGATTAGACTTAGAAAAAGTTATAATCAAAGAAGTTGATTGTACATTTAAAGAATATATTGAGGAGATAAAGAAAGATGAAAAAGAAAATAATACTATCAAGCATCTTAGCAATAGGAATATTAAGTAATTTATGTGGCTGTAATTATGCAGCTAAGAACTTTGGTGGAACAACCAAAGTAGATTTAGAAAAAGGATAAAAGTTACAGGAATGTACATGGAAAGATGATGGAAGTCTTTGGATTCTTACTCGTGATATGCGAGAAGATGAAAATGCTGAAAATTATTCTTTTAAAGAAGATAGTAACTTTGGAATCTTAGAAGGAGAAGTAATCATCAAAGAATATAAAAAAGAATAAATAAGGTAAAGGATGATTAATTTGAATAATAATTATTTACCTAAAGGATATAAAAGATTAATTCAGCTATTAATAGTTTTTGGAGTAATTGGAGGTTTAGTAGTTGGATTAATTTTTATCTTTATAATAAGTTTTATTTTAAAAATATTATTTTTTTGATTAATGCAAAATGAGTTAGTCAAAATATAGAGGAGGATTTTATATTATGAAGAAAAATATTAAAAAAAGAAAAGAAGAAAGTATATTAGCAGGAGAAGATTTAAGAGATCAATTAAGAGCTGCATCAGCAAAATTGTTTAAAAAAGGTACAGTGTTAAAATATGACCTATGTAAAAAACATGGGTTAATAACAGAAAAAGGTTTTAATATAAATCAGTTAAAAGATAAGCCTGAGGCTGAAATTTGTAAAGTATGTATCAATAAGAATTGCAAAAATAATCAAGAAAAAGTTGCTGCAAATTAAAACTCTATAAATAATAACATAAGCTATTAATAGTAGATAGATCTAAGCTACTTATTAATAGCTTATTTATATGGAGGATAATATGGAATTAATAGAAAATATTTATAAAAAAAATCAAAGTAAAAAGTTTTTTAGTATGGAAGAAATTATTCAATTATATAAAAAAGAATATAATCAACAAAAAGATTATTATTTTTTAATACTTTTAGGAATAGAAGATATAATGAATAATAGACTTCAATTGTTAAATTTAGCTAAAAAAAATAATTTATATATATTCACTATGATAGAAGAATATATTGTTACGCTTAGTAACAGAATTTATTTATTAAGATATAATAATTATACTAAAAGTGTAGAATTTCAATGTTGCGATAAAGATTATTATATGCAAGAAATAAAAAAAGACAATGAATTTACATTTAAATACATAGGAGAAGATAATTTTGAATTAATAGAAAAAGAATAAAAAGTTTTAAAAGGGTGCAAATCTATAAAAATCTTTTCCAAAATAAAAGAATAAAAGGTGATATAAATGAAAAATAAAAATCAAGAATTATATATATTAAGTATACAAAGAAATGAATTAGTAACTGTAAATGGATATAGTAATGGACAAGATTCTTTAAAATCTTATATTAAAGTATTAGATGCAGAAACTGGAGAAAAATTAGATTGGAAATTAGGAGTATTTACACAAAGTAAACATTATACTTTTGAAGACGAAGAATTAGAAGAACTAGATAAATTAGGATTCAAAAGAGTTTACGTTGATCCTTGGGATTCAAGTAAAAATGATAAAGATATTAATACTGGTGAAAAACTTTAATAAATAATAGGAGGCATTCATTATGGACAATAAAATAATAACTATAGAAGATTTATTAAACCATAAGAAGAAAGACTACCAAATGTTTGGTAGAAGAATGCTAAATGAACTTACTAAAAAACAAATAGAAGAAAAATCAAAAAAGGAGGAACAAAAAGAATGATATTTACAATAATAACTATATTAGTAGCAATTATATTCTTTATTTCTTCAATAAAAGATGAACATAATACAATATTAGAATCAATTTTTTTTAGTTTAATATCTGGTATTATTATATTTATTTTATTATTAATAGTTTCTGGAATAATTACTGATTTAGGTATTCAAAAAGAAAAAATAATTCTTTTCGAAAATAAAATATCTGTTGTAAATATAGACAACAAAGATTATACTATGCTTACTTGCAATAAAGATAATAAAAAAGTATATAAAATAAACATAGAAACAGAACAAGAAATAATACCCATTGAATTATTTGAAGATGAAATTGAAAGATATAATTCAACAGAAAATAAAATAGTAAAATATCAAATGCAGCCTAAAAATAACTTTTTGAATAATCTCATATTCAAATTTGTTATTAATAATGAATATGAGATATATATTCCAGAAGATAGTATATTAGAAGTTAATCAATAAAGGAGAGGATATTAATGACATTAGAAAATAGAGAATGTAGTGAATGTATTCATAAAAATGTATGCAGTCTTAGAAAAGAATATAATGATGTTATTAAACAAATTAATTCAGACAAAAGTTTAATTATTTATTCTGATTTTATTGGAATAGATATTAAATGTAAGGAATATATAAAAAAAGAAAGGTAAAATAATAATGAGATTAGGAGATATTTATATATCTAAAAATAAAACAAATTTAATACAAATAGATAGTTTTGCTATACATATGAATAGATATTCTGACAATGGGATGATTATAATATTTAGAAATTTAGAAAGACATAATGAATTTGAAATAGGTAGCTGTCCTTCAGAAAATGGATATGGAACTACTAAAGAAATTGAAGCTGAATATGATTTATTTATTCATGCTGAAAATTTAAATAAATATAAAGACTGGAATGAAATATTCAAAAAAGCTGATTTAAAAGAAGCTAATATGAATAGTGAAGAATATCAAAAATTTTAATTAAGATAATTAGGAGGAATTTATTATGCAAAAATATTTAATAGTAGTAGACATGCAAAAAGACTTCATAAATGGAGCATTAGGAACAAAAGAGGCACAAGCTATTGTACCTAAAGTTATTGAAAAAATTAAAAAATACAAAGAAGATGAAAATGCTGAAATTCTTATTACTCAAGATACACATTTTGATAATTATCTTGAAACTCAAGAAGGAAAAAATTTACCAATAAAACACTGTATAAAAGATACAGATGGCTGGAAGTTACAAGAAGAGGTTCAAAAAGAATTACAAAATGTACCTTTATTTTCTAATTTAGAAGGTAGAATTACAAAGTATGAAAAGCCTACATTTGGAAGTATTAATTTATGGGATGATCTATTCTGTGATTATTTGACAAAACAAAATGATGATTTTTTCATGGATGACGAAAATATTCAAACTCAATTAGAAATGGGAAAAGATGTACAAATTGAAATAGTAGGATTATGTACAGATATTTGCGTACTTTCAAATGCTATTGGTTTAAAAGCTAATTTACCAGAAGCAAAAATAATAGTAGATTCAGAGTGTTGCGCAGGAACAACACCAGAAAATCATAAAGCTGCTTTAATAGCTATGAAAAGTAATCAAATTGAAATAATATAAGGAGAACAAAAAATGATTAAAGTAAATAATTATGTTGAAATAAAATATTCATTATTTCCAAACAATGAAATAAAAATCGCACCATTATCAGTAAATTGTGATAATGATATAAAAATTGAATTATTTTATGATAATTCAATAGATATAATGAATCTAATATTTCTTAAGAAATATATAGACGAAAAATATCCAACCAATACACAAGTTAATCTATATATGTATTATATTCCATATGAAAGAATGGATAGAGAAACATATAATCAGATGTTTACATGCAAATATTTTGCACAGCTTATTAATAGCTTAAACTTCTCTAAAATATTTGTATTAGATCCTCATTCTAATGTATCAGTTGGAGCATTAGAAAGAATAATTCAACTTGATTTAACTTATTATGTTAGACAAGTTATAGATGATGAAAGAGAAAAAGCAAATAATATAGATGCAATATTTATGCCAGATGTAGGAGCGTATAAAAAATACTCAGAAGTACTTTCAGCAATAGATTTGCCAAAGTTCTGGGGTAATAAGCACCGAGATCTTGATGATGGCAGAATTACAGATTATGATATAATAGGTGATTATATTGTAAAAGATAAAAATATACTTATTGTAGATGATCTATGCGTTAAAGGTTATACTACATTATTTGCTGCAAAAAAACTTAAAGAATTGGGAGCAAAATCAGTTATTTTTTATTGTTCTCATTGTGAAGACAATATACATGCTGGTGATTTACTTAAAACTGATTATGTTGATCACATATATACAACTAACAGTTTAAGACATGATCAGCATAGTAAAATAACTGATATTACATTATAAGAAAGGAATGAATATAATGAAAGATTTCTTTAGTAAATTTAATATAACTAATAGTAATTGTAATTCTATTTCTTGTAATAATGGAACAATTACTATAAATGGAAAACAAATACAGGCTAATGGTAACATTAGCATTGTAAATGGCAAAGTTTTTGTCAATGGAAAAGAATTAGAAGATAAAGACATGACTTTCAATTCAAATTCTATTGTTAATATTAAAGTTGAAGGTGATGTACAAGAAATTAATTGTAATGGCAGCGTTGAAGTTGTAGGAAATGTTGGAGGCACTATTGATTGTGGAGGATCAGTACAAATATCTGGAGATGTTAATGGAAGTATTGATTGTGGAGGATCAGTACAGATCCAAGGAAAGCATGAAGGAGAAATTGATGCGGGTGGATCTGTAATTATTAAGTAAATATTATGTTTAATTTATTTAATAGAAACAAAAAAGTAAAAGAATATGTAGAAATGAAAATTGAAAATACAAAAATAAAAGATTTTATAGTTAGTACTTGTTTTATTAAATATTCATTATATCCTTATGAAACTGCTATAAGCAATAAAAATATTAAAAATGGAGAATGGATAGTTATACAACAATATGATACTAATGTTCAAGCTATTAAAGGTCATATTAAAATAGTTGAAGATATAAAAAATAATATCTTAAATGAAAATAATGTATTAGAAAAAGAACTATAAATCATTATTTTTGTATTAAAGGAGGAATTTATAATGAAAACAAATCCAATGTTATTAATAGATTTTTATAAAGCATGTCATAGCGATATGCTACCAAAAAATATAACAAAAAGTGCTAGTTATTTTACTCCAAGAATGAGTAGAGTAGATATGTGGCCAAAAGTAGTCATGTTTGGTTTGCAAGGGTTTATTAAAACATATCTCATTGACTATTTCACTGAATATTTCTTTAAGAAAGATTTAGAAGAAGTAGTAAATGAATATGATAGAGTTTTATCTGCAAGTCTTGGAAAAGGAGCTTATTCAAGCGAAAAAATTAGAAAACTTCATGAATTAGGTTACTTACCTATTGAAGTTTTATCGCTTCCAGAAGGAACTAAAGTGCCAATACATGTTCCTATGTTTTGTATTACAAATACACATCCAGATTTTGCATGGTTACCTCAAGCATTAGAATCACTTATATCGGCTGAAATATGGCATCCAATGATCTCAGCAACTGTAGGAAGCACATATAGAGATATTGTAAACAAGTATTATGATATTTCTGTAGATGATGATATACCTAGATCTAAAGCTTTAGGAGATTTTAGTTTTCGTGGGCAAGAATGCCTACAGTCAGCTATTAAGAGCTCAGCTGGTTGGGCACTATCATTCTTAAATAGTGCAACGGTTCCAGCAATAATTTATCTAGAAGATAATTACAACTGTGACTGTACTAAAGAACCAGTATTATTAGGAGCAGTATCAACAGAACATTCAGTAATGTGTTCAAACTTTTCTGCTGATGGCGATGAAATAACTTTATTAAGAAGACTTTTAACAGAAATATATCCTAATACAAGCTTTTCAGCTGTGTTAGATAGCTATGATTACTGGAACATTGTAGAAAATGTTCTACCTCAATTAAAAGAAGAAATATTAAATCATAATGGTTGTTTTTTAGTCCGCGGAGATAGCGGAGATTGCGTTGAAGTTGTAACAAAGACAGTCTTTAAATTATGGGATATCTTTGGAGGAACAGTAAATAGTAAAGGTTATAAAATTTTAGATCCGCATGTTAAAGCTATATATGGAGATAGCATAACTGTACAACGCTGCAAAGAAATCTATGAAATTTTAATAGCTAATGGATTTGCTTGTAATAATGTTGCTCTAGGAGTAGGGTCATTTTCAATGCAGGCAATAGAAGAAAATGGCGTATTAAAACCATTTACTAGAGATACATTTAGTATGTGTATCAAAGCAACTTATTGTGAGTTGGATGATAAGCCAACTCTAATTTTTAAAAATCCTAAAGAAGGCAGTTTCAAAAAATCTCAAAAAGGCTGTTGTGTTGTTTATTTAGATAATGACAAAATAACATATGCTGATTGTTATAGTTGGAATAAAGCATATGAAGATCAACATAATTTGCTTAAACCAGTATTTAAAGATGGTAAGCTATTAAAAGAAGAAAGTTTATCAACAATAAGAGAAAGATTAAATGGAGGCAATTTTTAATTGTTAATTTTTTTAATGTTAGCACTATGTTTTTACATTAGTGCTTGTATTGTAATGACGATAGATGTAATTACTGATATAAGTTATTATGGAATAGAATGCATGACAAATGGTAAGATAATATCTTGTATTATTTTCTTACCTGGAACTATTATAGGATTTTCAATTTATTCTATATATCTATTCTATGAAAAAATATATGAAGATAGTAAATTACATGAATGGATGAATAGAAGTCCATTTAAAAAATATTAGGAGAAATTATAATGTTAGAAAATATTGAAAATTTAGATTTTACAAAAAAACAATTAGAAATAATACAAGGAATAGAAAATGCTTATAATATAGTATTAGATGAATTAAGCAAAAGATTATCTTTTAATGAGTTTGTAAAAGAAAATATTAAAGAAGAATTATCTGAAGAAGATAGTTTTTTTAAAGATTTAACAGAAAAAGAACAAATTTTATATGTCTTAGGAACATTAAGTGGAATTATAATGGAAAAAACAAAAGAATTTCCATTATAAAAAACAGAAAGTGAGGTATTTATTATGTATAAATTTGATGCAAAAGAACAATTAAATAATCTTATAGAATGGATAAAAGTATATTTTAGAAGAAATGGATCAGATGAAACAAAAGCTGTTGTAGGATTATCAGGAGGAAAAGATAGCACAACAGTAGCGGCAGCATGTGTTAAAGCATTAGGAAAAGATAGAGTAATAGGAGTATTAATGCCAGATGGAGAACAATCTGACATTGATTATGCAAAAGATCTTGTTAAGCATCTAGGAATTACTGCTTATACTGTAAATATAGGTGATACAACTAAATCTTTATTTGAAACAATTAGCCATACAGGCTTAAAAATAAATGATGTAGCTACAATAAATACACCAGCAAGAATAAGAATGTCAACACTTTATGGAATTAGCGGAATAGTTGGCGGCAGAGTTGCCAATACTTGTAATCTTTCAGAAGACTGGGTTGGATATGCAACAAAGTTCGGAGATGGAGCTGGAGACTTTTCTCCATTATCTCATTTTACAGTTCAAGAAGTTAAGGCTTTAGGCAAGGAATTAGGATTGCCAGATAAGTTTATAAACAAAGTACCAACAGATGGTCTTTGTGGACAAACAGATGAAGATAAGTTAGGATTCTCATACGAAGTTCTTGATAAATATATCAGAGAAGGAGTATGTGAAGATCAAGCTGTTAAGAATAAGATAGATAAAATGCATAAAGAAAATATGCATAAGTTATTACCAATGCCTTATTGTATTCCATTATCAGTTAATCAATAATGGATTATTATCTAAATTATAATAATTGTCTTGATAGATTATATAAAGAGTATAAAAAATATGGTAAGCTTATTATAGCTTACGATTTTGATGATACTATTTATGATTTTCATAAAAAAGATAGAAATTATAATGATGTAATTAATCTATTAAGACAATGGAAAGATAAAGCAACTTTTATTTGTTTTACTGCTAGTAAACCAGAAAGATACAAAGAAATATGGAGCTATATTATTAATAATAATATTCCATGTGATTATGTTAATGAAGGAGTAGAAGGAATGCCAAATGGCAGAAAAGTATATTATAATATACTACTTGATGATAGAGCTGGTTTATTAACAGCTTATAATTTATTAACAGATGTATTAATTATGGAAAAAGCAGAATCAATAAAAGAATATCAAGCAAACAATAATAATATTCAATTATTATTTGGAAAAACAACAGATAATAAATATTATATAAGACCAATAAATTGGGCTGGAGAATGGTATGGTAATGAATTACATGCAGGTAGAAGTTTAGTTATTGTAGATACACAAAAAGAATTAAATAGAATTATGGAATTTGTTAAAGAGGCATAATTAATATGCCTCTTTTTATATTATATATTAACTAAAGTATTAGCTATTAAAAGCTAATATTATATTTAATATATAAAGGACTGATAAGTATGGATAAAGAAAAATATTACAAAGGAAAAGAGAATAAGATATCTGCTGATAAATTAAAAGAAGGCAAAAATATAATCCTTGTTGGATATGGACAATCAATGACTCCTAAATTAAAAAGTGGACAGGCTGTACTTATGACACCTGTAAAAGAAAACACAATATTAGAAAAAGGAGATATTGTATTTTGTAAAGTTAAAGGACATTATTATTGTCATTTAATATCAGCTGTAAAAAATGGTACTTATCAAATATCAAATAATCATGGTCATGTAAATGGCTGGATTAGTAGAAATAATATTTTTGGAAAAATGCTAAAAAAACTATAAAAAGGAAGTGTTTATATGCTATTATTAATAAAAGGAATAGTATTAGTTGCCTCTATGTTAATAGGCAGATTTGTAGAAGATAAATTATATGGATTATTTTCTACTTTAGTATAATATTGATAGATTAGGAGGTAAAAAATATGAGTAATGAAAATTTAATAATGGATCTGTATAACAAAAGACAAAGTTGCGACAATAAAAATTCAGATAGAATCATTAGAGAAATAAAAGAATACAATAATGATGATGGATGTGTTGAAGCAACTATATCTTTATATTCAAATGAAGAAAAATGCATAAATAGTATAATTGCAGAATTAAAAGAACAAGATATTTATGCAGAAATAGATAGTAAAGGAAGATTATATTGCTATTGGGGCGATTTAACTTATTCTTTAAATAAGAAACATGCTAAAAAAGCTAAAAGATCATTAAATTCATTTAAAATTGGAATAATAATTGGAATTATTGCTTTAATAGCTTTTACAGTTTATATGATAATACATCATACAGCACTTTTAATGTGGCTATTAATAGCAGGATTAATAGTATCAATTATTTGTTTATTTGCAATAGATTAATAGGAGGTAAAATATAATAAATAAAAAAATATTATCATTATTAGTTATTAGCACAATGTTACTTTCTTTTATTTGATGTGACGCAATGGAAGAAACTACAAAAAATGAAATAATGAATAATAATTCTACATGTATAAGTGATTATATTTATACAGGATATGATTCAACTTTTACTGAATATTATAAAGATGGACATATTTCTACTGAAAAAAACAAATTTGGGTAGATACTAAAACGAATATTATTTATCATAAATTTGTAACATATTCAGGTAGAACAACTTATATTCCATACATAGGTGAAGATAAATTACCTATGAAATTGGATGAATATAAAGCAATGATAAAAGAAAAGGGGGCAAAATAATGAATGAGACAAATGACATTTTATCTTTATATAGTGAAAGAGAAGACAAGCTAAAAGAACGATATCAGAAATATTTTAATTATATAAAAGAAAAAAATAGTGAAGGATATTATCAATGTAAACTAGAAATTGATTATTCTGATAAAGATATAATTGATGATATTATTGAATGTTTTAAAGAAGATGATATTTATGCAAAAAGAAGTACAAGAAATAGCGAAATTCAATGTTATTGGAAAGAGCTAACTTATAAAGAAAATAGAGATCATGTAGAAAAAAAGCAAAAAGGTAAAAAAGCTAGAAAAACATTTGGCGATATACTTTCATTTATATCTATCGCTTTAGGTATTGCTAGTGTTTCTACTTTATTTTATGGATCAGCTGTTAATGATGGTACTATTATGAACATAGGTGGAATAGCTACAGTAGCTGTATGGACTTACATTTTCTTTGAATCTTAAAAAAGGAGAAATGATTTAAGTATAGTTACGAGAGAAATTTCTAAGGCTGAGGATATATCTTATACTATTTTCCCAGGTGCAGATAAGCGATTAAAAGAAAATGAAATAATAATAAAAAGTAATGGATGTGATAAGACATTTAAAATTTTGATTGAAGAATTCACTGTATAATACTTAGATGGTATGTAATAAAGGTTTTATTAAGAAAAGTTAAAAGGATTGATGTTATGAATAAAAATAAAGAAGAACTATTAAACAAGTTAAAACAATTAGAGAAAGATTTTAATACACAGGTTGCTGATATTAAGAAACAAATTGAAGAATGTGATAAGAAGGTTTTTAAACCTAATAAATTCGGTGAAAAATACTATACGATTTTTGCTAATGGTGATATTTTTACGTATAATTTTTTTAATAGTGACATAGATAAAGAATTTATAAATTTTGGAAACTATTTTAAAACAAAAGAAGAAGCAGAAAGGAAATGTTTTGAAATAAGATTACACAGAAAATTAGAATTGTTTGCTTTAGAAAATAATGATGCAGAAATTGATTTAAATATTCACAGCGAAAAGTACATTATAAGTTATCGTATAGATGGGAATATATTCATAGATAAAGTTTATAGTTTTAAAGATCTTGGACAAGTATATTTCACTTCAAAAGAAATAGCAGAAAAAGCATTAGAAACTTTTAGACATGAGTTAATCAGATATTTTACAAGTAATAAATAGGGGGTATGTTATAATGAATATAAGGATTTTAAGAGATAATTAAAATGTTGATTGAGACAATCAAAGGAATCATGTATAGAGTACATTTTAAAAATTGTATAATTTATATAAATTCAGCAGCAGGTGTTTTTCTTAGTAAAGATAAAAACATTCTATCTATAAAAAGAAAAACAAATAGAATTTTAGTAAACAAATTTAGAAAATCAAATATTACCTTTATTAAAAAGATTTGATTTAATACCAGATAAAATAGCTAATAAATAATATATTAAAATAAAAATTATAATTTAAAGGGGGAAATTCTATGTTATTATTAGGAATTGGAGGAGTAGTTATTATTTTAGCTGCAGTATTATTAATTTTTGGTTATGTAAAAGCACCAACAAATAAAGCTTTTATAATTTCAGGTATTAAAAAAGAGCCTAGAGTTTTAGTAGGAAGAGCTGGATTCCGAGTTCCATTCTTTGAAAGAAAGGATGAATTACTATTAAAACAAATATCTATTGATATTAAAACTAATGGTTTTATTCCAACCAAGGATTTTATTGGTGTGGATATAGACGCTGTTGCAAAAGTAAGAGTTTTAACTGATTCAGATATTAATGAAGAAAAAGGCATAACAAAAGAAATGGTAAAAGCTGCTATGAAAAACTTCTTAAATATGGGAAGTAATTCAATTAGAGATGCATTAACAGATTCTTTACAAGGTAATATGAGAGAAATTATCGGTACACAGAATTTAAAAGATCTATGTAACGATAGAAAAGCATTTGGAGATGAAGTTCAATCAAAAGCTCAAAAAGATATGAATGCTTTAGGTATTTGGATAGAATCATGCAATATCCAAAAACTAGAAGATGAAAATAATTTAATTACTGCTTTAGGTCAAGATAATATGTCTCAAATTAAGAAAAATGCTAGTATAGCAAAAGCAAATGCTGATAAAGAAGTTGCAATAGTACAATCTGAAGCATCAAAAGCTGCAAATGATGCAAGAGTAGCTTCAGAACAAGCTATAGCAGAAAAGAATAATGAATTAGCTATTAAGAAAGCAGAATTAAAGAAACAATCTGATTCAGCTCAAGCAGAAGCTGATGCTGCATATGAAATTCAAAAAGAAGCTCAAAGAAAAGTAATAGAAATTGCTAAAACAGAAGCTGATATAGCTAAGCAAGATAAGGAAATTGAGCTTAAGAAAAAAGAAGCAAATGTTAAAGAACAAGAATTAGATGCTGCTATAAAGAAACAAGCAGATGCAGAAAAATATAAAATGCAACAAGAAGCAGATGCAATGCTTTATACAAGAGAAAAAAATGCAGAAGCAGATAAAGTAGAAAGAGCTAAAAAGGCAGAAGCAACTAAATATGAAATGGAACAGGAAGCAGAAGCTATTAAAACAAAAGCTGCTGCTCAATTAATAGCTAAAGAAAATGAAGCTAAAGGTATTGAACTTGCTGGTAAAGCTACTGCAGAAGCAACAAAAGCAAACTTATTCGCTGAAGCTGAAGGTCTTGAAAAGAAAGCAGAGGCAATGAATAAAATGCAACAAGCAGCTGTAATTGAGCTTGTTGTAAACAAATTACCTGAAATATACAAGAATGTTGCAGAACCATTAAGCAAAGTTGATAAGATAACAATGTATGGTACAGGCAATGAAGCTGAATTAATTGGTGGTATAATGAAAACTGGAAATAAGATTTCTGAAGGATTAAAAGATACTATTGGTTTAGATCTTAAGAGTCTTATAGGAGGAGTTATTGGAGGTAAAATTGCTACATCTAATAATGATCCTACAATTATTCAAGAAACAGAAACAACTAACTCTGTAGAAGAATAATATAAAGCGTTTTAAGGGGTGTTCGCATAAACCCCTTTCCATAACAATAAAAATAAGGAGATGATTTTCTTATGACATTAAAGAATTTACTTTCTAAATATACAACTGATTCTATTATAGAAGCAATTCTAAAATATGATGAAAAATCAGATGAAGAAAGTTATAGAAGCGCAATAGAAGAGCTAAAAGAAAAACAAGAAATAATAGAATACGATGGAATAGATATTATTACTTATGCAGACGAAAATGGTTTTAATGGTTATTGCTGTGAAGGAATAGATAATACTGGTCAAATTTGGGGACTGGATTATATATCCTGGGGAGAATGGTTAGGTAAAGAAATAAGACCTGAATCATTCGAAGTATTATCAGAAAAAGAAGTATTAGCTATTATTTTGTGGCAGATAACTTTTAATGGCTATACTGAAGATAATTTAATAGAAGCAAAAAAAGAACTAGAACGAAGAATGGAAGAATTTGATACAGCAATAGATAAAGGTGAAATTATTACTCTTTCATTAGAAGATATTTTTGGTAAAGACAATGTACATTCAGAAAAATTCGATTTAATAACAAAATTTTATGAATTATGGAAAAAAGTACCTGATTTAAGATTTGGAGAATTAGTACATGTCTTATGCGGTTTTATAAGACATGATGGAGATATATTTATTCCAAAAAATGAAGAATGGAAAGAAGCTATTAATAAATATACTAAAGAAGTTAATTCAAAAGATAATAAATCATAGAAGATAATTTTTATGCGATGGCAAAATAAAATAAAAAAAGAACCAAATGAAGGAGAAACAAAAATAGAAAAATTAAATATTAAACCTAGAAAAGTAATAAAAATTACAGGTAAAATAACAAAAATATCAAGAAAAAAGAAAGGATTAAATTATGAAAAAGAAAATAATTAAAACAGTAGTTAGTATGCTGTTAATAGCTAATTCATTAATTATTCCAGCATCAGCAGGAACATGGATTCCACATGAAGGATACGATTTGTCAATAACAGGTGGAATATATAAAGGCGCCTGGGAATACCAATACGATGATGGCACAAAAGGTTGTGGCTGGGAATATATAGGAAATAATTGGTATTACTTTGATAAATTTGATGGTTGTGCAGCAAGAGGTTTTATGTCAATAGACGGTAAGGATTACTATTTTGGTAAGACTGACTGTATAATGAAACATGATCAATATGTAAAAGTAGGAGAAGGAACTCTAAGTTATTATTATTGGGCATGTAGCGATGGACATATAGATTATTCTATTTGCAAAATTCCAGATAGATAAGAATAAAAAAGTAGAGGTGATTAAAATGGGAAAAACAATATATTTATATGATGGTAGTTTTAATCCTATAACTTTAGGTCATAAATTACTTATTAATAGCTTATTAAAAGATTATGATGCTAAAAAAGTATTTGTAGCTCCAATGCCTAACTTTTATAGAGCTATTAAACCAGAACTTGTAGACATTCAGCACAGAATAAATATGATTAAAAATCTAAATATTCCTGGAGTTGAAGTTCTTAATATTTCATGTCTTTTTAATCTTGAAACTTTTTCATTAAAAGGATTGTTAGACTTTTTAAGTAGAGTGTTATGCTTAGAAATTATACCAGTAATAGGTTTAGATGTTTTAGCTGATATAGAAAACTGGTATAATGGAGAAGAGCTTTTACAGAGCTATAATGTAATGGTTTTCAATAGAAATGATGATAATTTAGTAGAAATAGTAGATAATTCTAAGCTGTTAAGTAAATATAAAGATAAGATTATAGTTACTAATATAATAGCTAATGAAATATCTTCTACTAAAGTAAGAAATAGAATTGATCAATTCTATGAAGATCAATGTGAAGATTTAATAGCTAATTCTACATTTAATTATATAAAAGAAAACAATCTATATGTATAATAAAAAGGAGATGATTAAATGACAACTTTAGAAATTATTGAACAAGAAAAAAAGTTAAGAACAAAAGTTGAAGATTTAGTAATTGCAATTAAATCTTTAAAACCAGATTGTAAGAAAGTTGAAAATAAATCTGAATTTATTGAAAAAGTAGAAAAAGATGAGAGATTAGCTGTTAAGGAATTATTTAGTCTTTATATCCGAGCAAGCAAAGATTATGATGATTTTTCTCATAATGAATGGGATTCAAGATATAAACCAACAGCTAAACAATAGGAGGGGTAAATATGAATTTAGCAATGTATATACTTGTTAATGGAGATTTAAAAATGTCTTCAGGTAAAGTAGCAGGTCAAGTGGGACATGCTATTGAATCTTATCTTTATAATTGTGAAGATAAAGAATTAATTAGCAAACATATGGAAAGTAATCAAACTAAAATAGTATTAGATTGTCCACAAAATAAACTAGAAGAATATGCTAATAAATATCCAAAATATACAGTTAGAGATGCAGGTAAAACAGAATTAGAACCTGATAGTTTAACAGCTGTATGTATAGGTATTTTAGACAAAGATAAAGATGAAGTTCCTAAAGATGTAAAAAGAATGAGACTTTATAATAAAAGCACATTTGAACAAGGATATAAATGTGGAGTAGCAGTATTGTATTCAGTTTTTGTAGATGAAGAAAGAATAACAAAAGAAGAAGCTCTTGAAGACTTAGAAAAAATGAAGTTATTAAATAAGAATTTTAAAGATATAACTGAAATTTTTGAAGAAGAAATGAAAGATAGAGAAGAAGAAAAAAGACAATAACTAAATAAAAAATATATACAATAATTTTTAAAAAGGAGAGATGTTTTATGTTATTAACTTGTTTAGAAATTGGAGCAGGAGTAGCATTATTTTTAGTAGTAGTTACAGGAAATGGAGGAAAATTATTATCGTTAGCAGGAAGTATGATTGGTTTAGGAATTGGAAATGCAGCTAAGAATCCAAAAGCAGCAGAAGCAATTTATGATAAACAAATCGAGAAGGCAAAAGATAACTATAAGATAATTAATGATAGTTATAAGAAATTTACTGGAATAGTAAAAATGGCAGAAAATAATTTAAAAAAAGCACAAGCAGAATACGAAAGATTAGATAAAGAATGTAGAAGACTAGTAGAAGACGGAGACGAAGAAAATGCTATGTTATTAGCTGATGAAGTTTGTCTTTTAAAAGAACAAATGGATGCTTATCAAGAACAAATAAGAATATACACTCCTAAAATGGAGGAAGCAGAAGAACTTAATACTGAGATCCAAAACAGAATAAATCAATTAAAACAAGAGAAAAAAATGAGTATTCAAAAGCTAAAAATGAATCTTGAGGTTCAAAAAGTATATGACAGCATGGATAAACTTAAAGATATAGATGGCACTGATAAATTAATGTCTAAAGTAAAAGAAAGCATGGAAGAAGCTGAAGAACAAGCAATTGGCTCAAAAGTTATCTATGAAAATTCTAGAGATTTTAAATTAAACAGAATTAAGAACAATATGAGAGTTCAAGATAGAAAAGCTTATATTGAAAGCTTAAAAGGTAATTCAAATTCTGAACAAATAGAAGGAACTACTGATGTTTAATTAAATTAAGAAATAAGATAAGAGTTGGGGCATATTTTTATGTCCCTTCTTATTTACATAAAGGAGTAATTATGGAATTAATAGCTAATTATATAAACAAACAAAATACATATACAAATAAAAAAGCATTAGAAATAAGAAACAATCTTTCTATATTATTAGAAGATAAAGAAAATTTAATTCAAGTATTAATTTATTTTCATTATAAAAAACAATATACTTGGGTAAGAGATGAAAATAAAGTATACATACAAGCTAAAGAAAAAACATATCAATTATTAAAAAATAATAGAAATATAAATATGATAAAGAAAATAATAGAATGTTGTAAAAAAACAAAAAATATAATATTCTTTGGAGATATATATAAATATGAAAATTCAATAAGAAATTCATTGCAAAATTTTTTAAATCATATAGATACATATATTGAGTTAATAAAATAATATGCGAAGAAGGTGATTATTATTTGAAAAAGAAAGAAACACACTATTATATTTATTTCTTTGGATTATTAACAAAAGAATGTAAAATTATAGGCGAAAAAAGATATTTTGATTTTTTAGGTTTAGAAACAAAGAAAAAGCTATTAATAGAATTTAATAATGGTAGAAAAAATTAGTAAAAGAAAGTAAAGTTATTAAATGTTATAAAGAGATTTATGACTTTGAAGATTTTTAAGGAGGAATAATTGTGGCAAATAAAAAAGATTATTTCTGTAAAAATTGCAAAAATAATAATTATGGTTGGTGTTCTATTGTAAAAAGAAATAATTTAAAAGAAATCAATAATTGCATATATAAAGAAGAAATAGGAGAAATAATTGATCCTATTGATAAACCATTAGAAGATGATATAATAGCTCAAGCAAATGAATATAAAGAAGAGAAGAAAACAGAAGAAAAAAATTTAATAAAAGAAGTTCTTAAAGAAAATTTAAGGATTTCTTTAACAGCTAATGCAGGATTAGTTCCAGGAAGTAAAAAAATTAATATTTCTATATTTTTTGACAATGAAAAAATAGATGATATTAATTTTAATATAAAATAAAAAGAGGTGATAAATATGGACATTGAAAAAGAATTAGAGATATTAAAAGAAGAATGTCTTCAAAAAATTGAAGATTTTAAGAAAAAACATGAAAAAAGAAAAATATGGATACCAAAAGAAAAAGAATTATATTGGTATATTGATGGAAATTTAAATGTTTGTTCTTTAATTTTTTGGGGGAACATTACAAATGAATATATTTTCAAAGCAAAAAATTGTTTTAAAACAAAAGAAGAAGCAGAAAGAAAAGCATTTGAAATTAAACTTCATAGAGAATTAGAAATATTTGCTTACGAAAATGATGTAATATCTCTTGATGGTGTATGGACAATTTATTATGATAGAAAACAAAATAAGTTAATATCATTACCTGATGAACAAAATTATTGTTTTGGTGCAATATCATTTAGTTGTAAGGAAGTAACAGATAAAGCTATAGAAATTTTTAAAGATGATTTAATCAGATATTATACATCTGGTAAATAATAAATTAAAATAAAGGAGTGTATAGCATGTGTAAGATTTATATTTTTAGTGGGCCAAGCTCAGTAGGAAAAACAGATTTAATTAACTGTACATTAACAAGTTTATCAAAACAATATAGTATTCCTTCTACTATAAAAATAAATAAAGTTGTTACATATACAGATAGACAACAAAGATCTAATGAATTCTATGGTAAAGATTATTATTTTAAAACAAAAGAAGATTTCGATAAATATATAAGAGAAGATAAATTTATCGAATATACTGAAACTAAAGATGATGAAGGTAATATTAAAAGATATGGTACATTAAAAGATTCTATTGACTTAGAATCAGATAATGTATATTTAATAACCTTAGATTCAAATGGCATATCAAATTTTAAAAAATATGTAAGAAATGAAGGTTATGATATAAATGATATAATTAGAATCATTTATATTTCAACTACAGCAAAAACAAGACTCTTTAGAATGATAGAAAGAGAAAAAAATGATATAACAGATAAAAAGGTTTATTCTTTTTGCCAACGCATGTTAAATGACAAAAGAGAAATAAGAGAATTAAAAGAACAAGCTGATTATATTATAAGAAATGAAAATACAAAAGATAGAGAAAATTGTACGGCATTTATTATGCTTACAATTATGAACGATATTAATATAATATAAATAATATTCCAAGATTTCAAATAATAAAATATTAAATATATTTTTCAGGGGGATTTTTCATGGATGAAAAAGAATTATATACTAAGGAATTAAACCAATTAATAAAGGAATCAAAAAATAAGGATAAAGATTGGTTAGGATGGTATAAGATTGAAAGATTGGAGGATATATTAATAAAGTATAAATACAAAAATGTCATGTAGAGGTGACAATTATGAATTTAGAATGTAGTAGTAAGGGAGATAAAAGGTTTTCAGCCTTATATGCAAAAATAAATAATATATCTATAGAAGATAGATATCAATTATTAAAAAAATTTTTGTATAATCAAAAAATTTTACATCCAGAAAATTTTAAACAAGCAAAACACTGGCAATACAAGAATGAATATAAACTAATAGATTTTAAAGTTAATAATCAAATATTTTCTTTAAAATATTTAACTGCATATTATAAATATTTATGGTATATTTATTTAGTAAGTAATAAACAATTAGTAAATTATATAAAAAAATTTGATACATTTACAGATTGTTTTGCTAAAGAAAACACAATAAATAGCCAAAAAGATATTATAGAGCAAGTAGCAAAAGAAGGATTAAATAGTTTATATGAAGATTGTAAATTTTTTGTGCATAAATTTTGCTTTTAAATAATGGGGGATAAAAAAATGAATGTTATTAATATTTTAAAAAAATACACTCAAGATAGAATAATTCAAGAAATTCTTGAATCTCATTCTTTAGATGAGATTTTTTCTTCTGAGTATATAGGAATTTTAAATCAATTATTAGAAGCAGATAAATCAAATAATTCAAAAGAATCTAAATATATAATATCATTTGAATTTGATTTTGATGATGAAGATTCAGAATATTTAATATCAGCTATTAATAAAGACACAAAAGAAGAAGCAAATATAACTTCATTATCTAATGAAGATATTATTTATTCTGAAATTGATGAAGAAGTATACTTATTAATTTCAGAAATAAGAATAATTGCAGAAATTATATATTCATTGTTTGATAGAAAGGTATTCAGATTAGAACTAGATCCTTTTAGCGATGAAAATATTTTTATAAAGTTAAAAGATACTCCTTTTGGAGAATTGTTAAAAGCAATAGATGATACAGAAATAGAAACAATTCCATTAGGTACAATAAATATTGATGAAGAGATAATAATTGCTTCACCTTTAGAACATATGATAAATAAAAAAAATAATTATAATATACTAGATGTAAAACATGGTTTATGGACTGCAGAAATAATAAAAAAAGAAGACAATAAAAATACTGAATTAGTCTTTAGACATGAAGAATTTAAAGAAAATAATGAAATATTTAGTATATTTTATGAAGGAAAAAGAGAAGGTGGAGACATAGAAATTATAACAGATAATGATATGATTGTAATTTCTAAATTATCTTATTTTAGAAATGATAATATTTTTCCAGAAGATTATATACCAGAAAATAATTTTGGAGATATATATAATAATAAAAGAGAAAAATATTATGGAAAATGTTGTGATACTGTAATATCACAACAAGATGAAGCAGGTATTATTCCAGGAGGAGTGGTTAGTTCTACTGGAGGTATAGATATTTCAACTTATTTAACATATAAAAATGAACAAGATGAAATAGTTGGAATAAGAGTATTATTTATTGATTTATTTTAAAGGAGAAGATATAAATGGAAAAAAATAAAGTTGGAGGCGGAGCAATCGCCTCGATAATTGTAGCAGGTTTATTATTAATAGCAGTAATATCTGGAGGAATTATATACGGTCAGAGAAATACTGCAGTAAAAATTGAAAAAAGATATGAAGCTCAATTAGCAGCTAACAAGTCAAATCATAGTGCAATGTGGACGAAAGTAAAACAGCTTACTCAAGTTACAGATAAACAAGCTGAACATTTTAAAGACGTATATACTTCTTTAATAGAAGGAAGAAATAAAGATGAAAATCTTTTATTTAAAGCTATTAAAGAAGAGAATCCATCTTTATCAGCAGATGTGTATAATAAACTTTCTGATGAAATAGTATCAGGAAGAAACTCTTTTGATAATAATCAAAAAGCTTTAGCAGATATAGCTAGAGAATATAATAGTTATATTGATACTCATCTAATCATGAAAACATTAACTGGTAGACAAGAATTAGATCCTACAAAAGATATTATAATTTCAGATGCTACTGCTGGTTCATATGAATCTGGAATAGAAACAGATATAAGTATAGATTAATGAATACTTTATTTATTTTTCTATTTTTTATATGTCTAGCCAGTTTTATTAAATATGTAGTTAGTAAACATGTTGAAATATTATTAGTTATTATATTATTAATAGCTAATTTAATAATAGGAAGTATTGTAGTATTTATTGATTATAAATGTCAAACATCATGTAAAGAAGTATGGTCTGGAGAAATCGTCTCAGTAAATCATAAAGAGGAATGGGACGAATGGCATGAACCTTGGGATGAAGAAATAACAGAAACTGATTCTAAGGGTAATGTCCATACAAAAATAAAACATCATCCTGGATATTGGGAGCATCATGATGCTGAAAATTATATTAAAACAACAGATGATGGTACTTTTTATGTTAGACAAGCTCCAGATGGAAGAATATTTACTGATTCTTTTGTAAATTCAGATAAAGAATTAGAAGAATTTTATCCAATAGGTAGACCAACAGCTAGTATACACACTTATGAAAATAAAGTACAAGCTAGTTATTCAATATATAAGCATACAGATATAAATTTAGATACTTATCCAAATTTACCCGAATATCCTAAAAATGTAGAAAATTATTGTATAACTAGATATATTGGAGAAACTATTGAAGATAAAGAAGATATTATTAATCAAGTAAATAAATTAAACTCATACTTAAATAATACAAATAATCCTAATAATATAGATAATGTAAAATCATATAAACAAGTTAATGTTATTTTTGTAAATCTTGGTAATGTTACACAAGATTATGGAATAGCATTACAAGATTTATGGCAAAATGGTAACAAAAATGATTTTGTAGTAACATTTGGAACAGACGATAATAATAAAATTATTTGGAGTTATCCATTTAGCTGGTCTGAATCAGAAGATTGTAAATATGAAGTAAAAAATATAATGACAAAAGAAGATCTTTCATTATCTGAGAAAATAGATTTAGTAGGAAAATCTATTGAAGATAAATATGAAAGAAAACAATTTGCTGATTTTTCATATTTACAAATTGAATTATCTAAAATTAGTAAAGTTATATTAGGAATATTAACTATAATAAGTATTATATCTATATTTATTATAGATACTGAATCAATAGAAAGAAGATATTAATATTGTATGAATTAATAGCATTATTATTAACAATAGCATTTTCAATATATATAAAAAAGAATATAGCTTTTACTTTAAGATTAGTTTTTGGATTAATATGTTTCGTAATAGCTTTTTTTGCTTTTATAGCTTTTCAATTTTACTTATGCTTCTTATTAATAATAATAGAAGTAATTCTAATATTTTAAATAATAAAATATTTCGCTAAACACAAATTTAGCGAAATTAATATAATAATATATAATTTAACTAACACTCTTTAAATAAAATATTTAAATAATTTGGCCGTTATTTGTTTCTTTTTTTAAGGGTGTTAGTTTTTGTAAGTATATAATATTATATCTACAAGTCATATTAATAAAAAGATTAAATAATTTAGCTGAAATGTTTAATCATATACATCATCCTTTCATTAATATAAAAATAGTATGATTTGTAGGTATAATAATATATATTTTAAATATATATGGACAAAAAAGAAAAAATAGTGTAAAATTAAATACAAGAAAAAAGTCTTTTATATTCTTGCCGTGGAAAAGTAAAATATAAAAGACTCTCAAATAATGTTTATTAAGTTTTTTAGGTTTTGTAAAGTAGAAATATAAATTGCTTTATAAAACTAACCTTTATGTATTTATAATAACAAATAATAAATACAATGTCAATAAAAAAATATCTATTTTTTACTCTAATTAATTAAGTATAAAAATTAAAGTAAAAATAAGTAATTTTAATAATTTAATATCGAAAAATCCTATAAGGTTGTGTTGAGAAGGAATAATCACATAAAAATAACCTATCGTAAAAGGTGTCTATCTCCCCACGTTGTGAAAAAAGTCAACAAAGGGCAAGGGGTAAATCTATACTTATAGACTATATCCTATAAGTATAAACCCCTCGTGTGCATAGCAAGGTGAGACTCCCTACGAGGTTAAAATAAATATGAGGCTGGTAGTTCTGATCTTCGATAAAGAAGATGGCTAATATTATAATAAGAATTATTAAATTCGTTGTATTAGGGGCAGAAATGATACAATTAAGTTATAATAGCTGATATAGATGTAACAAAGATACAATTCAAAACAAAAACTGTATGTTTTTACATAACCCTTTTAGTCTTTACGATTAAGGGTTTTTATGTCCAAAAATGTGTCCACAACTTCAAAAACTGTATCTTTCCTCATATTCATTCGTCAAGACTAATATTCAAAAAAGTATAAAAATTAAATAATAAATTAATAAGAAAGAATGGTGAAAGTAATGAATGAAAGATAACTTAATAAAAGCAACATTCTTCTCGACAATATTCTACTCTATATCTTATCCATGTATACAAAAACACATAATGGATGCAATAGACTATAAGTTAATAGCTATTAATAGTATGATTATATGTATATTTACTATAGTTATAGGACATCTATGGAATAAATATAAAGATATACTGTTTAATTATTATCTTATTTTCTTAATAGCTGAAGCTATACTATATGTAATAGCTGTAATAATAGCAACTATATATAATAATTTAATAGGATTTTATATATTAGATACATTAATATTTTCTGCTATAAGTAAAAATATATTAATAGGAGGAAATACGTTAAAAGCTATTAAATATAGTAATAAAGAAAGTAGAAATAGATATGATAATGATATACAAATATATTCAAGTATAGCTACATTATTAGGATCTAGTATATGTATAATAATTAATATACCATTAGTTATTAGTTTTATATTTATGTTTTTAGGTATAACATTAGATAATATATATTTTGGAATAGAATATTTAAAAATCAAAAATAAAAAGGAATGATAATAATGAAAACAACAATGACTATGTTAAAATGTACATGTTGTGGTCAACTAATTCCTATACAAAGAAATATGGTTAGATTGAAGAAAAAAGGACATATAAAAACTATATATTGTCCTAAATGTAAAGATACTACTCAATGTATTGAGTTAGGTCCACAATATGACTTTATAAATATGGAATCTAAATTTATAAGCTATTAAAAATTAGAACTTGAGGTGACTTAATGTCTCAAGTCTTTTTTATATCAAATATAAAGGGGGATGAATAGCTATATGAATAAAGATAAACATATAGTAGTAAATTTATTAGGAGGAAGTGGAATAGGAAAATCCACTTGCGCAAGTAAAATATTTGCTAAATTAAAAGAAAGAGGAATAGAATGTGAAAATATCCAAGAATGGGTAAAAGATATGGTTTGGGAAGGAAGAAGTTCTGTTTTTAATTGCCAAGATTATATTTATGGTAAACAATTATGGAAAATCTTTAGAGTATATGATAAAGTAAATGTTGTTATCGTAGATAGTCCTATTGTTTTATCTGCTCTATACGATCCTCAACAAAGGCCACATTTTATTCAAACTGTTATTGATAAATTTAATGAATTCAATAATATGAATTTTTATTTAAAAAGAATTCATAAATTTAATCCAAATGGCAGAAACGAAAAAACAGTAGAAGAGGCTATTGCAAATGATAATAAATTGAAAAATTTATTAGATGAAAAAGCAATAGAATATAGTGTTGTAGAACCAACTGATGAAGGTTGTGATATAATAGTAGAAAAAATAATAAAAGAACTAGAAAAATAGAAAGAAGGTAATTATATGCAATATTGTAAAGGAATAAATGCAGATGTAAATGTAACAGGAAATAAGGTTTCAATAAATGTAAAAGGAAATAATGATGATTATTTACCATTAACTGATTCATTAGCTTTATATCTAGGAATAGCTCCTATTAACGGAGTAGATATAAAGATTACACAATCTCAAATTATTGTTTCAGATAATACTTCTGATGAAGAAATAGATAATTATGCAGCTTTATTAATAGCAGCTAAAATAAAAGAAGCTATTATTGCTTATAATACATTATTGAAAGATGTTCCAATTCCAGATTATACTGTTTATGGAATTGAATTTGAACCAAATGGAAAGATTTATTGGTTCAAATCAGATAAAGAACATAAAATTGGAGAAGTAGTTGTAGCATATTCTAAAAATGGTATAGACTATGGAAAAGTAAAAGAAACAAAGAAAGATAATCCTAATCTATATGCAAATAGAAGTATATGCAAAAGCTTAAGTTAATAGCTTATGGATCTTGTAAAGAAAATACGAGAATTATATCTGGAAAATTATTCTAAAGGAACATGGGAAACATATAATGGGGACGAATTTTATGTAGAAGACTTAAAAGATAGTCATTTATGTAATATACCTAAATTTATTCTAAATAATTATTTAAAAAAATTAGATTATAATTATAATCGTTATAAAGATGGAAAAACAAGTGAAGAATTTTTAAATAATGAAAGAAAACTTATGTTATTTAAATATTATGGTATTCCTGATTTTATAACAAAAGAAATAGAAGAAAGAGGATTCTTTATTGATATAAAAGATCATTTTAGAGTAAAAAAAAAGAGCCCCCAAAAACAAATAAAAAAATAAAATTACCTTCTAATAAAATATTAAGAACAAATAAAGTAAGACATAATAAAATATTATATTAGAAAGGAAAAAGAAAGATGTATTTAACAGAGGAAAATTTTTTAAAACAAATAAAAAAAGAAATTAAAGACACAAATAAAAGAATAATATTATTTAATATAGGTACAGAAAAAAGATTAGGTGACAGTTTTGGTCCCCTTTTAGGTACTTTATTAAGTGAAATAGATTTAAAAAATATAGTATCTATAGGTTCATTAAATGATACTATTACTGCATTAAATGTAAAAGAAAAATGGGAAGCAGTTAAAAGCTTATTCCCTAACGATATTATTGTGTCAACTGATGCAATATTTTATGATGAAAGAATAGAAACATTTGATGAGCTTATGATAAAAGATGAAGGAATATCTCCAGCAAAAGGAATGGGAAAAGATTTAAATACAGGAGAAATAGGAGACTATTGTATTTGTTTTCCTATTCCTGAATATAGTGAATTATATCCACCAGAAGAAGCAATAAAAAAAGTTAATATAAAACAAGTATATACTTCTGCTAAAAAAGCTGTTAAATTAATAGCTAATTTAGATAAAAGTATATAATAATAATATTATTAGTAATAATATTAAGTAAAATTATTACTAATAATAGGAGATGAAAATTTTATATGAAATTTGCTATTGATTTAGGTCATGGAGTAGGTCCAGATAGAGGTGCTGTTGGAAATATAGCAGAAGAAACAATTATTAATTCAGTTGGAGAATTAATAATCGAAAAATTAATACAATTAGGTCATGAAGTTATTAGATTAAGACCTCAAAATGCTTCAAGCGTTAATGATAGTTTATATCAAAGATATAATAAAGCAGATATAAATAATGTAGATATGTGTGTTAGTTTACATGCTAATGCAGGTGGAGGAATTGGTTCAGAAGTATTTACTTATGGAGCAAAAGAAATTCCAGAAGCAAGAGCTGTATTGAATAACTTAGTTTCTTTAGGATTTAGAAATAGAGGAATTAAAGATGGGTCAAATTTAGCTATGGTAAAAAGACCAAAATCTACTGCTATGTTAATCGAAATATGTTTTGTAGATTCTTCTGATAGCTATTTATATAATAGCATAGGAGAAGAAGTTATCTCTACAGAAATAGTAGAAGGATTAACTGGACAAACTCTAGAATCTAAAAAAGGAGAATGGATTTTAGATAGTAGAGGTTGGTGGTATAAACATTCAGATGGAAGTTATACTTCTAATGATTGGGAAAAAATTAATAATGAATGGTATCTTTTCGATACTGAAGGATATATGCTTTATGGATGGCAATATTCAAATGGTGCAAATTGGTACTATTTAGGTGATGAAAATGATGGTTCAATGAAAACTGGATGGATACTTACTGAAGGTAAATGGTATTATATGAATTCAGATGGAGCTATGCAAATAGGTTGGTTAAAAATAGATAATGAATGGTATTATTTTAACCCTGATGGAAGTATGGCTACAGGTTGGATAAAAGATCAAGGGAAAGATTATTTACTATATAGTAATGGCCAAATGGCACATGATATTACTATATATGGTTATACTATAGATGGACATGGTGTAGCCGTTAAACAATAAAATAAATTATTAAAGGATAGCTATTAATTATAGCTATTCTTTTTTGTTTTTATATATTTAAACTTGAGGGGACTTAATTCTTTAAGTCAATAATAAAAAGGAATAAATATGAATAATGTTACATTGATGAAAACTGTTGATTATAGTGATAAAACAGCAGAAGAAGTAGCAGAAACATTAAAAAAATTTGGTTCTTGTGATATCACTATAAAAGACGAAAAAAGCTTAGTAGTTTTAGACCATACAGGTTATGGATTATTAGAACTTGTTATAGATAAGTAAACTTGAGGCAACTTAATGTCTTAAATCAATAATATAAGGAGCTTACTACTAATGAGTAGAATCGATAAAAAAGAATATTATTTAAATATAGCAAAAGCAGTTTCTCAAAGAGGAACATGTTTAAGAAGAAATTATGGAGCTATTATTGTAAAAAATGATGAAATAATAGCAACAGGTTATACAGGTTCGCCTCGAGGTAGAATAAATTGTAATGATATAGGTCAATGTGAAAGACAAAGACTTAATGTACCAAGTGGCGAAAAATATGAACTTTGTGCTTCTGTTCATGCAGAAATGAATGCAATAATATCTGCATCAAGAAAAGATATGATAGGAAGTACATTATATTTATATGGATTTGATAAAGAAAAAAATGAAGAAATATTAAATCCTAAACCTTGTACTATATGTAGTAGATTAATTATTAATGCTGGAATAGAAAAAATAGAAACATTAAATGAAACTATATTAGTAAAAGATTTATAAAGTTGAAAATAATATAGATTGTCATTTTTAAATAAAAATACTTATTATAAGCTATTAATAGCTTATTTTTTATTATGGAGGTATGAACAAAAAATGACAAAGAAGAATTCTAAAAAATTAAAACAAAAAAGATTAAGGAAAGATTTAAAAAAGAAGGAAAACAAAATACATAATAAAGTAAAACCAAAAGAAATTGAAACAGGTAAAAAGAAATCGATTACAACAAAAGAACGCAGAATAAAAAGAGGTGTTCCAATAATTGATTTAAAAAATCCAGAAATACATAGATATAGAAGTATTGCTGAAGTAGCAAGAACATTAGGAGAAAAGTATAGTCATATTTATAATATAATAAGACATAATACTGAAAAATTAGATGAAAAACCTATATCTGTAGAAGGACAAATTCTAGTAGATGGATTTAATGCAACTTTTAACATTTTAAATAGTGATATAAATGTAAAAGAAGTTGAAGAAGGATCAGTTTCTGTAGGCTAAAAATAAATTGACAATCTATATTAATATAATATAAGATTTAAGAGGCTTATATTGCCTCTTTTTTCTTTTTATATAAGCTATTAACAAGTTAGTTGATGGTTGATATAAAAAGAAAAATTTAAATAAATAAGAAATATATTTTTGTCATAGTGTACTAAAAATATATAAATAAAAACAAAACAAATAAATAGTTAATAATTTTATACTTTATATATATATTTAAAAGTAAAGGAGGATGATGAATAATGCCAAGATTAGAAGAAGTAAAAATCTTGGATTCCAATAATGACTATCTTAGATTTTGTGAAATCAAATATAGAAAAGATAGCACAAGTAAAGATACTAATAGTTATTATATGGTTACAAGAAATAAACCAGAAGATATGGCAGCATTAAGAGCTAGTTATCAAGATTATTCTGTTAAATCTAATGGAATAGTTATAGCCCCATATTTTGAAGATAGTAATGAATTACTATTTATCAGAGAATATAGACCTGCTATTAATAGCTTTGAATATGGTTTTCCAGCAGGATTAATAGAAGAAGGAGAAAATATAGAAGAAGCTATTATAAGAGAATTAGCAGAAGAAACAGGATTAGAAGTTTTAAGTACAGAAAAAATATTAGGTGCAGCATATGATTCCATCGGAATATCGGATGAAGCAGTTAGTATTTATCTAGCAAAAGTTACTGGTAGTTTTACAAATGAAAATACAGTAGGAAAAGAAATAATAGAGTCAGCTATTAAAGTAAAGTTAGAAGATGTAGCTGATTTTATAGAAAACAATATTATAGGAACACAAACAGCTTTAAGCAGTTTATACATAGTAGAAAAATTTAAAAACAAATAAAAAAGGAAAGGTTGATGTAACATGAGTAATTTATTAAACAAAAATGAAATAGAAATAATGGAGAAATTAAAAATTCCTAAAATAATAAAAGATATGGAGCATCCTGGTTTCTCTATTAAATTTGATAAAGGAGATTTAATATTTGAGATACCAGATGATGATGTAAGATATAGTATGTATTCAGATGATATTCTTGGATATTATTATAAAGAGAAGAAAGAGTACAAAGCTCTTGAATTAATGTATGGAGAAGATAGAGCTTTAAGAACTATTCAAAATAATGCAAATCATTTTGCATCTAGAGCTAAAGATATAATAGAAAAATTAAAAGAGGAAGAAGATTCAACAATAAGCTCAGATGATCAAAATGATTTTATTTGCTATATTCTTAATAGTTATTTAAGCTATATTTTAAATAATATAAAGAATATAGATGAATTAGAAAAGCCATTAAGACTTCCATTGTTTACTTATGTATATAATAAATTAAGACCAAATAAAAAAGTTGCAGTAAAAGATTCTGAAAATAATACTTATGCTGGAACATTAAAAAGTATTAACTATTCTAGATCTTTCTTCGGTGAAAGTCTTTCTCTTTGTCTAGAAATAATTTCATTTAATGGAAATGTATTTCTAAAACATAATATTTATGTTAAAGTACCTGTAATAGAAGAAATTCTTGAATTAAATGATTTGGTTAACGTAGAAGAATTAACTGAAGATAGCATTCAAAAATATACTGAAAGAGGAAAGAAATACTTGAAATATGTAGATACAACATATTCATATTATGATGGATTTGCATACACATTTGGATTTTTCTCTAACGACAGAACAAATATAAATGGAAGAGTTATGATAGATATAACTAATTTCCGAGAAATGAATCCTAGTCTTGATGATGATTGGTATGATGGAATAGATTTCTCAGAAGAAAATAAAGGAATATCATTAGATGAAAATAATTATTGGCAATGTTCTCCAGTAGTTTATGGATTCTCATTCAATAACAAGGAATGGTGTAAGATGTCAATAGAAAATGTTAACGATATTGTATTTGCTTCACAATCATTTAATGAATTAAAGATAAAGGATAGCTATAAAGATATTATTATTGCTGCACTTACTAATGAAATGCCTTCATTAGATAGTATTGCTGGAAAAGGAGAAGGAAAGATCTTCTTATTATATGGACCAGCTGGTTGTGGAAAAACCATGACAGCAGAATCAGTTGCAGAATATTTAAAGAAACCTTTATATTTTGTATCTGTAGGAGAATTAGGAACTCAACCAAGACAACTTGAAGAAAACTTAAGTCAAGTAATGAAAATAGCTACAGCATGGGATGCAGTAGTTTTATTTGATGAAGTAGATGCATTCGTTACTAGAAGAGATAATATGAATCTAGAAAGAAATGCAATGACAGCTATATTCTTAAGATTATTAGAAAGATATAATGGAATAATGTTCATGACTACTAATCTTAAAGATAATCTAGACGAAGCCTTTATCTCTAGATGTACATCAGCAATTGAATATGCTAGTTTAACAGCTGATGTAAGAGCTAATATATGGGAAAGTATATTAAACAAGGCAAAATGTACAAATAAAGTAGGAATAGAAGAAGAAGTATATAATAATATTCCTATGTTAGCAAAACATGAAATAAACGGTAGAGTTATAAAGAATACAATTAGATTAGCTTATTCTATGGCTTTATCTAAGAATACAGGAATTAAGTTAAAATATCTTAATGATATTATTGAATTAAACTCAGTTGAATCAGATAAAACAGTTGTATAATTAATGTTAAGAATATTAATAGCATTTACATTAAAAGCATTAGATAATGCCCTTAGTACTTGTAAAACAATATATTTACAAAAAGAAAAATTTTTTATTGGGGGCATTTTTAATGCCTTATCTACATTCTTTTATTTATTAGGAGTAGTTCAATTAACAAAAGATAATTCTTTATATAGTATTATATCTATGTGTATAGCAACATTTTTAGGTACATATATACCAGGTATAATTATAAAGAAATCTGAAAGAGATAAATTATATATCTTTGAAATTACTGCTCCTCTTAATGAAGGGAAAACGTTTGCTGATGAAATTAGAGAACTTAATTTACCTGTAAAAACTTCTATAGAATATAATACTAAGATGGAAAAAGTTCTTTCTTGTAAAATTTACTGTAATAGTAAACAAGAAAGTAAAATAGTAGAAGATAATCTTCCTATTGATTTTAAATATCATATTTATGTTCCTATAGAAAATTAAAAGGAGAAATATATATGTTATGCAATAGTTGCATTAAAAATATAATTGATACAAATAAAGAAAATCAAGATAGATTAGAATTATTTTCTGTATCTATAGGTTCTCATTTATATAATTTAAATGATGAACAATCTAATGTAGATATAAAGAGTTTTTTTATGTCCTTCTTTTAATGATTTATATTTTAAAAGACAATATAGTAAAGAAAATATTACAATATTAGTAGATACAGAAGTATCTGATATAAGAAAATTAATTAATTTAATTGTAAAAGGTAATGGATCTGCTATTCAGATTTTATTTTCTAATGATATTAAAATGAATAAGCTATTAAATGAAAGATCAAAACTTCTTATTAATAGCTTATTTGAAAAAAGAGAAGAAATAGCAAAAATTAATTTATATTCTTTATATAATTTCTATTATTTTGTTGGTCAAAAGAACTTAACATCAAATAAACCAAAATATATAGCACAAGGAGTAAGAATGTTATTATTATTAAAAAAATATGCAGATAATAAATTTACTTCTTTTAAAGATGCTTTATATTTTAAAGATGATGATGATAGAGAATATATAATGAAAATAAAAAGAACTAATTAAAGCCTCATCATACTTCAACTAATGGATATAGATATTATTCACATGAACAATTAAATCAAGTTATGAATTTAAATCCAATATTAGATAAAAAAATAATAGGATATTGTAGAGTTAGTTCTCATAAACAAAAAGATGACTTAGAAAGACAAATTGAAAATATGAGAATGTATTTATTGTCACAAGGTAAACCCTTTGAAATAATATCAGATATAGGTAGTGGTATTAATTATAAAAAGAAAGGATTGAGACAATTAATTAGATTAATAACTCAAAATAAAGTAGAAAAAATAGTCGTATTATATAAAGATAGATTATTAAGATTTGGATTTGAGTTAGTTGAATATATAGCAAGTCTTTATAATTGTGAAATAGAAATAGTTGATACCACTAAAAAATCAGAGCAACAAGAATTAGTGGAAGATTTAGTTCAAATAATTACTGTGTTTAGTTGTAAATTACAAGGAAAACGTGCGAATAAAACTAGAAAAATGGTAAAGGAGTTGATTGAGGATGATAAAAACATTAAAGATTAAGTTAAAGCCTAATAATAAACAACAGACAAAGATGTTTCAGTTTTGTGGAGTAAAAAGATTTGCTTATAATTGGACAATAGCTAGACAACAAGAAAATTATAAAAATGGTGGTAAATTTATTTCTGACTATGAGTTAAGAAAAGAATTTACTAAATTAAAAAAACAAGAAGAATATAAGTGGCTATATTCTATAAGTAATAATGTAACTAAACAGGCTATTAAAGATGCTTGTATGAGTTATAAAAGATTCTTTAAAGGACAATCTAAATTTCCTAAATTTAAATCAAAAAAGTTAGACAGACCTAGTTTTTATGTAGATAATATAAAAATTAAATTTACTGATACTCATGTTAAATTAGAGAATATTGCAACAAGTAAAAAGAAAAATAAAGCTAAATTAAATTGGGTTAAATTATCAGAAAAGAATAAAATACCTACTAATTGTAAATATATAAATCCTCATGTGGTTTATGACGGAGTTAATTGGTTTATATGTGTTGGTATTGAATATGAAGATAATATAGAAATACCTACAAATGAAGGAATAGGAATAGATTTAGGTGTTAAAGATTTAGCAATATGTTCTGATGGAAATATTTATAATAATATAAATAAAACACAAAGGATAAGAAAATTAGAGAAAAGAAAACGTAGGTTACAACGTAAGATATCTAAAAAATATCTAATAAATAAGAAAGGAGATAGTTACTGCAAAACAAGTAATATTGTAAAAAGTGAAAAAAGACTTTTAAAATTAAATCATAGACTAACTAACATTAGAGATAATTATTTACATGAAGTAACTTCTGAAATAGTAAACAGAAAACCAATGTTTATTACAATAGAAGATTTAAATATAAGTGGTATGATAAAAAATAAGCATATATCTAAAGCTATTCAACAACAGAAATTATATGAATTTCGCAGACAATTAGAATATAAGTGTAAATGGAATAATATAGAATTAAGAATTGTTGATAGATATTTCCCTTCAAGCAAGTTATGTCATGAATGTGGTTCTATTAAAAAAGATTTGAAACTTAGTGATAGAATTTATATTTGTCCAGAATGTGGAAATATAATAGATAGAGATTATCAAGCATCATTAAATTTAAAAGATTCAGCAATCTATAATGTAGCATAATGAAAGCAATTATAGATATGTACCGATAGTTAGTCGGGAATTTACGCTTGTGGAGTGATATACCAAACTAGAGTAGCTTATATAGTGAAATAGGTCACGTTGAATCAAGAATGAAACGTAAAAGTTTATTTTATAACTTTTTATAAGTTTTCAGTAACGGAAAGATTATGGATATTGTTTTAAATGTTTTAGTAAATTTACTATTTGCTTATTTTTTAACAATTTTTAACTTTAATATTTTTATATTAAATATTATTAATAAAATATTTAATACTTCTTTTACTACTGAACATTATTATTTTGCATTTATAATATTGTCATTAATAGAAGAGTTATATTTCTTTTTAAAAACAATAACCCCTTGGTGACAAGTATAGAATATATATAAAGAAAGGATATATTATGGCACAAAAAATAATTCAATTTGACTTTGATGGAGTTATTCATAGTTATACTTCTGGTTGGAAGGGAATTACAAATATACCTGATCCGCCAGTAGAAGGTATACAAGAAGCAATAGAAGAAATAAGAAATGCAGGCTATTCTGTAGTAATTGTATCTTCAAGATGTTCTACAGAAGAAGGTATACAAGCTATTAAACAATGGCTAGATAAATATAATATAGTTGTTGATAATGTTTGTAAAGAAAAACAGCCAGCTTTATTAAATATTGATGATAGAACTATTTGTTTTGATGGAAAAGCAAAAGATTTATTATCTAAAATCCAAAATTTTAGAACTTGGCAAAATAGGAGACAAAAATGATTTCCGAAGAACAATATAACCAAGGAATAAGATGTAAAGGTATGTGTTTTGATTGTAGAGATAATACAATATGTTATCAATCAATCAAATTTAAAGAAAAAAAGAATAAAAAAGAAGATCAAAGTTCTATAATAGAACATTTAAAAAAAAAGATCGAAGAATTAGAAATAAGAGTAGCAAAATTAGAATCAAAGGAAAGAGTATTTGGTCCAAATATTTTTCCAATAGAAGGTCCAGGAGATTTTCCGTCAGGACCATTAATTACTAATGATATGGTTGAATTTACAAATTTATATGGAGACACTTTTTCTAGAAATCCTACAACAGGAAAAATAGAACAAACAACTCATGGATTATAATATAATAGAATTATTTTTGCATCAAGAAGAAAAAGAAATTGACACAATGATAAATATATTAGAAAATTTTGATATTGATAAATTAAAAATAAAATATCAAGATTTTTTAGACAATAATGAAAATAATTAAAATTACTTTATAGGTTTTATATGATTAAACTTGAGGGGAACTAATTCCTTAATTCAAGTTTAATAGCTAATAAAAAATAATATATAAATAATCTAAGTTCATAGTGTAACAAGGATTATAAACTTAATTGAATTTAAAAATAAATTTTTTGGATAAACTTGAGGATACTTAATCCTTGTTTACAATATAATATAGCAATAAAAGATAATCATAGCGTATTATTAAATTGCAAAAAATAAGATTAATATATAATAAAAATAATAATAAAATATATAAAGTAAATTTTAATATAGTTTTAATATTTACTTAAGGAGAAGTTATTTATGATAAGTATAAATAATGAATCAGAATGGCGAAGTTACCTTAAGGTAATTAAAGCAAAATTTATTGATAATGATGTTACATTAGGAAAATTATCAAGAAAAAAATATGATAAAAATGGCGTATATGAAGAAATTGTAATTCAAGAAGGAATTAATTTAATATATAGGCCACGTTCTCAAGAATTTATGATTACTTCATCTACTAGCTATGGTGGAGAATTATATAAATTAGATGTTTTTCAAAAGAAAATAAAATTATTTAGAGAAGTAATGAAAGATGTTACTCTTTAATAGCTTATAAATGAAATAAAAAATAGAAAGAGGTGTTATTAAATGATACCTTTACAAGGACAATATAATACTGCTTTAGTTTATACATTTGATATAGACCAAGAGGCAATATCACAAATTATTGAATTGTGTAATCAAGAGGCATATAAAAATTCTGTTATAAAGATTATGCCAGACACACATGCAGGCGCGGGGTGTACAATAGGAACTACAATGACAATCGATGACAAAGTTACTCCTAATTTAGTTGGAAGTGATATAGGTTGTGGAATGTTTGTAGTAAAATTAAAACAAAAACTAGAGGACATTGATTTACAGAAAGTAGATGAATGTATAAAACAATATATCCCTAACGGAACCAATATAAGAGATAAAGAACATCCATATAATAAATATGTAGATTTATCTCTATTAAAATGTAAATCTAATATAAATATAGACATAGCAAAAAAATCTATAGGTGTATTAGGTAGAGGAAATCATTTTATAGAAATGAACAAAGATTCAGAAAATAATATATATTTAGTTATACATTCTGGATCAAGTTGTTTAGGAAAACAAATAGCTGAATATTATCAAAATTTAGCTATTAAAGAAATAAATGATGATCCGAAAATAAATAAAGTTCCAAAAGCCTTATGCTATTTACAAGGAGATAATTTAAAAAATTATCTTTACGATATGGGTATAGCACAAGCTTATGCTCAATTTAATAGAGAGGCTATTGCAGATACTATAATCAATAAAATGAATTGGGAAGAAGAAAGTCATTTTACAACAATTCATAACTATATAGATTTAGCTAATAAAATATTAAGAAAAGGAGCTATATCTGCAAAAAAAGGAGAAAAAGTAATAATACCATTAAATAGAATAGATGGTAGCATAATAGCTATAGGAAAAGGAAATCCAGATTGGAATTATTCTGCTCCTCATGGTGCAGGTAGAATCTTGAGCCGTTCTAAAGCTAAAGAATTGTTAAAAGTTGAAGATGATATTAATGCAATGAAAGAAAATAATATTTTTAGTTCAACTTGTAATAATGCAACAATAGACGAATCTAAAGGTGCATATAAACCTTCAGAAGAAATTATAAACAATATTAAAGATACAGTTGATATTGTAAAAATAATTAAACCAATTTATAATTTTAAAGCAAATTAATAAAAATTTTTCATATTTTTTACAAATAAGTGTTGACAAAATATTTTTAAGCTTGTATACTTAGAATCAATCAGTTAACACTTATTTGTAAATATGGGCGGGTATGCAAAAGGTGAAGCAAGCGGTCTGTAAAACCGTAACGTAAGATACATTGTGGGTTCGAATCCCACCCTTCCCACCAATAATATCAGGGTTTAGCTCAGTATGGTAGAGCGCGAGCTTTGGGGTCTCGAAGTCATAGGTTCAAATCCTATATCCCTGACCATTTTAAGTATTAAAATTAAAAGTTTATTGATCATTTTTAATCTATATAGACACATACAGCAATTTTTATGTTAATAGTTAAATGTTTTTGGGAATAACTTATTATTGATGTGTCTAGTATTTGGGGGGTATAGACTAACTGGTTAGTGTCATCGCCCTTTCAAGGCGAAAATGGGAGTTCAAGTCTCCCTACCCCTACCAATATAATATGGGCGGATAGCTTACGCGGTCTGTAGCGCTGGTCTGAAAAACCAGAGGGTGAACGTTCGACACGTTCTCTGCCCACCATTACATACAAATTAATCATAATGTTTTTATATATTTGATTGAGTTTAAATATATAAATTTCCGATTAATTAATGACTAACTATAGTCAGCCAAATAATAGTAGTTTATTACAACTTAAATGTAATCGTTAACAAAGTTTTATCTAACGGGTAGATATGTAAAACGAAAGACTTTGTAGTATATAATATGATAAAAATATCGTGCTTGAATGGATATATTATTAGGACAATAACCTTATTCTTGGCAGAATTAAATAATTATACATATAATATGGATGGGTAACTCAATGGTAGAGTATTGGCTTGAAAACCCAAGAATGGACGGTTCAATTCCTCCCTCATCCACCATTTACATATAAATAAATTAATAATATAGAGGATTAGCATAGTCTGAAAGTGCAACGTTCTTCTAAAGCATAGGTCGTGGGTTCAAATCCCTCATCCTCTACCAAATACATATAATAATTCAGAGTAGCTCAACGGTAGAGCAATCGGCTGTTAACCGAGAGGTTGTGGGTTCGAATCCCACCTTTGGAGCCAAATTATGGGGATATAGCTTAGTGGTTAAGCGGCAGACTGTTAATCTGTTCAAGGTAGGTTCAATTCCTTCTATCCCCGCCATATAGCAAGCTATTGCTTACCAATAATAGTCGGTCTTAAACTGTTGTTATACGTTAATAAAAACTCTGCTGTTGTAGAAGCTGTGTCTACAAGCTGTCATTAGCGGTAATGACCATCTTTTAATGATAATCTTTTTCAAGGAAGATAGCGAAAAAGTTTTATTAGGATTGTAACCTTTCTGGTAAATAAAGAACTAATATGCGATAATTATCAAATATGAATTTTCATTTTTGGAAGATGATGAAAATCCTCTTCCTAATACATAATAGACTCAACCAGCAATTTAATTAATGGTATTAGTTATTTAAATTTCAAGATAGAATGAAGAATTTAATTATGTGATTTTTTTTAGAGTCTAGAATAATATAAATACTACTAGCTTTAACGCACATGCAAGATGTGAAAGTGCTTATCTTAAATAAATGAGTTAAATGTCCAAGGGTACAGCTTATTAAAGAGTATTTATATTATATATTGGATTAGTTCAGTTGGTTAGAACGCTTGCCTGATACGCAAGAGGTCATAGGTTCGAGTCCTATATCCAATACCAATACATATGGTGAATTCGTATAATGGTTATTACACTAGCCTGTCACGCTAGTTACACGGGTTCAATTCCCGTATTCACCGCCATATATAATAAGTTTCAATCCTAACTTATTATAGTTTGAAAGAATATCTCTTTCATGAAAGTTTAATCATTTTTAATCATCCTTTTACTTTTTTGTTTATAGGTTCATACAGCAATTTTTTTATATTGGTTATTTAAGGGAAAGTTATGTTAACAATATGAGAACCTAGTTTATTAATGGAGATTCGTATATCGGTTGATTACGTTGGTCTTATACACCAATTAGGAGGGTTCGACTCCTTCATCTCCAACCATTTAATGATTAAAAATATTATGGCATGTTTGACCCCAGTATGGCTGCGGGGCCCAGTCTTGAAAACTGATATTCACTAGAAATGGTGGAATGCAAGTTCGAATCTTGCACATGTCGCCAATAATCTACCCACCGTAAGGATTTAAATATTAATAAACAATTGTGGTATAAATTTATTAATGTTTTTTAATACTATTTTTTTCATTTAGTCAACTCCTTTCGAATAAATATAATTAAAACGCCTATTATATCGGTGGTAATAATAGACGTTTTCTTAAATAATATGCGCGGATAGTTCAACTGGCAGAATAACGAGCTCCAACCTCGTAGATATGGGTTCGAATCCTTTTAACTCCGCCAATAATATGCTCTATTAGTATAATGGTTATTATAGTTTCCTTGTAAGCATCAGATATTGGTTCGATTCCTATAATTGATGAATATATTTCATTTTTTAATAATGCGGATGGGAGGTATAGTATCTCGCTAGTCTCATAAGCTAGTAGAAGTTGGGGCGGTTCCAACATCCAGCAACCACAACCATATATTCTAGATTAGGAGAATATAGGCTCCTCTTGTTCTAGGCTTAAGCTATTAAAAAGAGCGCTCATTCTTTTAATAGCTGAAAGAAATTCTTATATATAATATGGCTCTTTACTTCAATAGGCAGAAAACAAGTATCATAAACTTGCATGTATTGGTTCAAATCCAATAGGAGCCATTTGTCCTTTAAATTTCATTTATATACAACTCTTAGTATAGATGTATACAGCAAATAATAATCTGAATTTTTTTAACTGTTATCTATTATATATATTAAATATATATAAAGATTATATTATTACATCTAGTTTAGATACTTTACAGCAAATATTAATGAATTACTTCTAATACAAAAGTGAAATTAGTTAAATATATCCAAAATATTTATAAATTCAATAAGTATCTAGTTTTTATATAAGTATGCTGGAATTGGTAGACAATCTAGACTTAGAATCTAGAGGAGTAATTTCCGTGAGGGTTCGAATCCCTCTACTTATACCATTAATTATATTATGCAAGTATGATGGAATAGGCAGACATACCAGACTTAAAATCTGGAGGAATTATTTCCGTGAGGGTTCAAGTCCCTCTACTTGCACTTAATTTAGACATTAACAGCAATAATAAAAAGTGATATAAATTTTAATGGGTAAAATTTTTTTGTAATGTCTAGTTTATTTTTAATAATTCTGGGTGGTGCAATGGTAGCACGCTTGGCTTTGACCCAAGTAATATAAGTTCGAATCTTGTCCCAGAAACCATTGTCTTAGCCAAAAGACAAAAATTTCATACTTTTTCAATTTTTTATATAAGACACATTCAGCAAATAATAATAGATAATAAATTCAATATAAAGAAAAAACATCAAATTTTTTAATACCTTTTTCCATTGTTATTTCATTGTATTTGCCTTCCTTTCAATACGATTAAAATAGTACGTTAATTTTATGTGTCTTGATTATCGGATGTTAGTTCAAAAGGTGGAACGATAGTTTGTGGCACTATTCGAGAGGGTTCGAATCCCTCACATCCATCCAATTATAGTAAACAATAATTCAATTATTATATATAGACTCTTTCAGCAAAAAAATTCTTTTTCCACCATATCATAGGAGAAATAGCTCAAGTAGAGAGCACTAGTCTGATAAACTAGAGGTTGAACAAAAAGAGTCTAGAATTTTTATGTATCTTTAACTCAGTAGGCTAGAGTACGAAACTTTTAATTTCGGAGTCATGGGTTCAAATCCCATAAGATACACCATTAATACATATTAAAATTAAAACAAAAAAGAGGAGAGATGTTATTATGAGGTCCAAGAGATCAAAATTATATCAACATGCAGGTTGTGTTGATTGTAAGAAAGATTGTATTTTTAGAGGAAATAAAGCAGCAGAAGAAACTGAAGGAGAAAAATTTGGATGTAATTCATCTAAAATAAAGATAGTATAAACTAGGTATTTTTATATCTAGTTTTTTTAGACAGTTACAGCAAATAATATTTATTATTGATTTTACTGGTAACGAAATTAAAATAATAGACAATCTGTCTAGTAAAAAAGAGGAGAGAAATGATTATGTCAAACAATTTTTTAAATGGATTAAAAAACGAAACTAATTATACTACAACAGAAAATGGAGCAGTTACACATAAGACTTCTTTAAGTTATGTATTAGATTATTTTGCTCAAGGTTGTGCATTAAGAAATAAAAATGCAAAAAATGCTAAAGAAGTGCTTAATATTTTAGATAAAAATAGAGTTTATAGTATGTTCGATAAAGCTTATGCTGAAGATCCATTGTTAGCTCTTAAAATATTATTTTATTCAAGAGATGTTAGAGGCGGCCAAGGAGAAAGAGAAGTATTTAAATTACTTATTAATCATTTAGCTATTAAAGCTCCAGAAGTTGTCAAAAAGAATATTCACTTAATCCCTGAATTCGGAAGATGGGACGATCTTTATTGCCTATTTGGTACTAAGCTACAAGATGAAGCAATAAAAGTAATACGTGAACAATTAGAAGCAGATAAAACTGCAGAATTTCCTAGCTTATTAGCTAAGTGGTTAAAGTCAGAAAATACTTCATCTCAAAAAAGTAGACAATTAGCTAGAATTACAGCTTCTAAGTTAGGATTATCTCCTAGACAATATAGAAAAACTCTTTCTTATTTAAGAAAGAAAATAAATATTGTTGAAACAAAAATTACTAATGGAGAATATGGAAAAATTGATTATAGTTCATTACCAGCTAAGGCTGCAATGAACTATAGACAGGCTTTCTTAAAGCATGATGAAGAAAGATATACTGCTTATCTTAATAGCTTAAAGAAAGAAGATGAAACTGTAAAAGTAAATGCTAAAACTCTTTTTCCATATGAAATCATAGGAAAACTTCAAGACTATAGAGTTTCTGAAGAAACTAAAACTCTTATGGAAGCCATGTGGAAAGCTTTACCTGATTATATTAAAGACGATACTTCAAATAGTATTGCTGTAGCAGATGTATCAGGAAGTATGTGTGGTACTCCAATGCAAGTTGCTATTTCTTTAGCATTATATTTAGCTGAAAGAAGTAATGGTCCATTCAAAAACCATTTCTTAACATTTAGTAGTAATCCAAAATTAGTAGAAATAATTGGATCTAACTTATACGAAAAAGTTAAATATATGGAAAGAGCAGATTGGGGTGGATCTACTAACATTGAAGCTACATTTGATTTAATTCTTAATGTAGCTATTAAGAATAAATTAAGTCAAGATGAAATTCCTAGTAAGATATTTATTATATCAGATATGGAATTTGATTTATGTTCTACATGTAATAGTTTATCAAATGGAAGTAGATGGGGAGAAACTCCTATGAGTAATGCTCAACAAAAAACTCTTTTTGATACTATTAAGAAAAAGTTTAATAGAGCTGGATATGAAATGCCAGGTCTTGTATTCTGGAATGTTAATTCAAGACGAGATAACATTCCTATGACTATGAATGATGCTGGAGTTCAATTAGTATCTGGTTCAAATCCAGTTCTTTTTGAAACTTTATTACAGAATCAATTCGTAGGAGCTTACGAGCTTATGATGAAAGTAATAGGTAAAAAAAGATATAACTGTATAACAGTTTAAAACTTTCTTTAATAGCTTATATTTTATATAGACTCATACAGCAATTAATCGCAGGTTTGCAATCGACTTTTAATCGATCTCTAATTGAGTCTAGTTATTTAATTAGTTAATAAAAGTATAGGTTCTAACAGCAATTATTTATACATTAAGGGTAAATGTTTTATAGAACCTAGTTTTTTATTATATATTGTTTTTATTAAGACAAATTTTTTATGTATGGCATCAACCCCAAATTTAGACGATAACAGCAAAATTTGATTTAAAAATAATGAAGAATAAAAAACAATACTACAAAAAGAATTAATTCGATATTGAAACAAAAGAGTCTTTAATTTATTCTATATAGATTTAATATTTTATAAATAAGAGTTATTATATCGTCTAGTTAGTAATTCCCCCTCTTCTTTATAGTAAATATTAAAAATATAGGAATAAATTAAAGAACATACATAGAAGACATTAACAGCAAATAACTACGCCTTATACAGCGAATGGTTCTAGGTTCGAATCCTAGTATATGTATTAACATATATAGCTCAGTTGGGAGAGCATTAGAAAATAATGTCTTGTTTTATTTAGTAATCTCTTTTTATTTATTATACAGTTAAGACTCTTACAGCAAAATTTTTGTTAAGATTCAATTCCTTTAATACAGTCAATTTTTATATTACGTTCTATTTGGAGAACACATTAGAGTCTTGATTTACATAATTTTCTTAGACTTTAACAGCATAGATTTGCCTTCCAAGCCGTAGACGTAGGTTAGATTCCTACTCTTATTAAAATATAAGATAGTCAAGTGGTAAGACAACGTTAAAATAAGTCTAATTTATTATGCATGTATAGCCCAGATGGCCGAAGGCAACGGTCTGCAAAACCGTTTTATCATCGTTGGTTCGAATCCAACTACATGCTTCAATTAATAAAAGTCAGCTATTAATAGATAGTTGGCTTTTTATATTATTATGGGGGAGGTATAATAAAGAAAAATGAAATTAAATGATTATGTTTTTTATATTTGTGAAAGTTGTGGAAAAGTTTCTTATTGGAAAATAGATTCTGGTTGGTCATGCAATAGTACACATGCTACATGTCACAATTGTGGAAAATATTCACGTGCAAGACTAGTAAATCAAACAACAAATATACTAACATTAGACAAAGAACAATACATACAAATACCAGAACAAAAAATAGACAATATGTCTAATTTTTCTTTGACATTCGTGGAAAGCGAAAAAAGTTATGATTTTAATAAAGCTGTAAAAAAAGTTAAACCAAGAAACAAACCTTCTACTATTGAAAAATATTTAAACGAAAACGTTATAATAAACGAAAATATAATACATACATATAAATTAATAGTAGATTTAAATGCAGAATTAAAAAAAGATAAAATATATATTATTGATAATGGACAAAGATTAAAAGGCTATAAAACTTTATTAAAGAAATTAATAAGTGAATCAAGAATTAATATTTTTGATATTTTTTCAGAAAATATAGCTAAAATGATGTCAAGAATAAATAATTATATTAATCTATATACTGCATTAATTTATATGATAGAAAATCCAGCTTTAGAAATTATAGCAAAAATGGGATTAGATATTAATATTTTGGAATATTCTTGTTGGAACTATAAAATAAGATCTGAAATTAATTTATCAGGAAAAAATCCAGGAGAAATTTTTGGAGTTTCTGCTAAACAAATAAATAAAATCATTAAAATAATAAAAGATAATAATTTTAATGATAGTATTTTTTGGGATATTTTACACGAATCAAAAGGAAATAAAAATAATGATTTTAATGAAGTTTTAGATCTTTATAATTATATTAATAATTTACAAATTTCATTAAATGAAAAATTGAATTATAATTATACTTATCGTTTTAAATGTAAAGCTATGTATATTTTATATAATAAATTAAAAGAAAATAATATAGATTTAAAAACTTTTAAAGATTATATAAAAACAATACCAGAAAAACAAGGATTATGCTGTTATGAAAATTTCTTAAATACTTACTTAGAGTTAATTGAATTGTATAAGAAATTAAATGTTGAAGTTAATAAATATCCAAAGAGTATAACATATGAATATAATAGAATGTGTTATGTTGATAGATTTAATGCTCAAGAAAAAAATAAAGAATTATTTAAAGCAAAAGCCGAATTAAATAAAGAATATAATTATGATGAAAATGAAAAATATTCTATTATTTCACCAGAAGAACCAAAAGACTTAAAAATAGTAGGCGAAACTTTAAATAATTGTGTAGGAGGATATATTGATAGATATATTGCTGGTACAAGTAAAATTTTCTTTGTAAAAGAAAAAGAAAAAAATAAAATAGTTGGGTGTATAGAAGTTTCACCTACTACTAATTCTATTCTTCAATCTCTTGCAATAAATAATTCTTCTATGCCAGAAGATATGTATAATTTTGTAAGAAAAGAATGGAAAGAATATATAGATAATATTTTTGATGAAAAACAGAAAAAAGCTGTTTAATTAATAATAAAAAATTTAAATTGTAAAGGAGAATGTTTTATGGAAAAATGTAAAGTTTGTGGAAAGAAGATTAAGGGAGCTGCTAAGTCAGCAAAGAGAAAAGATGGATCTTATTATATTATATGTCCTAACTGCAATAATGTAATGTTAGTTACAGTTAGCGATGAAATTACTACTATCTGCAGAACAGACGAAGGCTACAATGAATCAGTTAAGAATCAAATGGAAGAAGCTTATGTTTTATTTAAGGAAGCTGGAGTTACAGTAACTCAGTATATCCCTGTTGTAAATACACCTAAGAAGGACGCTTCAGAGCTTGCTCCTAAGGTAAAGAAGAAAAAAAAAGTAGTAGAGGAAAAAAATGCACCTGAAACAGTTAAGGTTCAAACTCCTGTAAATGGAGACTTAACTAAGGCTATAGTTAATGACGAAATTCAATATGTTATAGCTAGTAAGCAAGGTATCGGCTATGCTAAGGATAAGGCAGATTTAAATGACTGCTTAAAGAATTTAGATCAAATTGAAAATGTTTATGAATTAAAGAAAGTAGAAGTTAAATCTTCTACAAAAATAACATATAGTGTTGAATAATTCATAGATCTAATTATTATAAAAAATTAAAGGGGCGTAAAGCCCCTTTTTTAAATAAATAAAAAGTTAAAGTAATTTGTATATAAATAAAGGAGATAAAAAATATGGAATTAAAATATTGTTTAAATTGTGGTAAATTCATCGACCCAGAATTAAAAAAATGTCCAAATTGTGAAGAAGAAAAATTATTTAAAAAAGGATCAGCTGGTTTTTTAGATAAAGATAGTAGTTGGTATATTGATTTAGATTTTGGTCTAAATAAAATTAGCAATTATCAAGATTTTATATTAAAATTAAAAAACTTTAATTTTGTTATAAAATTTGATTCAGAAATGAGATTTAATAATGTAAATAAAAAAAAAGAAGAATATATAAAATGGTTAAATGAACATAAATATATTATTGATGATAATTCTGAAGAATATGAAATACATATGAAATACGACAAAGAAGAAGATGAAGACGATCCATTTATTGAATTAAAAATAAATGGAAAGAAAAAAGCAGATTGTTATGAGTTAGTAAAAAGAATATTACAAGATTTTTATTTAGATGAGATTTTAGATTCAAATGGACATAAAACAAATGAATATGAATGCATTAGATACGATAATTATGGTGTATATGATAGAATAATACAAATAATGAAACATCCTTATCTTGAAAAATTAATTAAAGCAGGATTTTTAAGAGAATACATCATGGAATATAAATTAAATGAAGACGGAAAAAACGAATATGAGATATTAGGTATAACTAAAGCTCAAGGAACTTTTCTAAAAAAATTATATGATGAAGATCCAGAAATAACAGAAAAATATCATGTATACGATACAGATAGCATTTATTCAATTATGAGAAAAAATTTAATTGATTTTAATACATTAAAGAAATCATTAGCTCTTATTAAAAAAAATAAAATTAAAAATGAAACAGTTATGAAAAGTGCTGGCAGACATTTAGAATATGATGTAAGTGACAAGCTTTCTTTTAGAAGTTATAAAATTTTAATTAAAATAAGTCAAGAATATAATCAAGATCTTATAAAGTTAATTAATTATTTTTCTGATACAATAGTAAATAAACAAGGAATATTTTATATATTAGATGCAGTAGAAAAATATGAATACACATTAAAGAGAGCAAAAGAATTAAATATTTTAGATACTATTGATTTTTATCCAGTAAATGTAATAGATCAATACAATAAAATAAATTTAAAATATGTTTTATTTAAAGATAAAAAAACTAAAGAAGAATTTGAAAATGCTGTTAAAGGATATGCAAAATATGTAGAAAATTTTGAATTTGAAAATTATGTTTTTACTTATCCTAAAAATATTGATGAATTAATATTAGAAGGACAAAGACTAAGAGATTGTCTTGGAACATATGTTGACGAAGTAAAAGATAAAAGAAGTTTAATATTCTTCTTAAGAAAAAAAGAAGAACCAGATAAAGAATTAGTAGCATTTGAATTAAGACCAGATTATGATGTTTATCAAGTTAGAGGATATGCTAATAGAAATGGTTCAGATGAAGAATATGAAGCAGTTGAAAAATTCGTAGAACATATGAAAGAAGTAGATGAAAAATTATCTCAAGAAAAACAAGCTGTATAATATAAAAAGGAGGGAATACTATGGAAGTAAATAATCAAGAAGTTTTACTTTTAGATGAAAAATGCAAAAGAGGGAAATATGGTTTTATATATATAGGATATAAACATGTAAAACCTGAAAATGGTGAACAAAAAACAAATACAAAGAAATATTTATCTAAAGATGGAGAATTAAAATCTCGTAAAATTGTATCAAATAATATAGAATATGATGATGATATATATTATTGTATGCATTGCAAAAAAGTTGTAAAAGCAAAACATCAAAAGATTAATGAATATTATAAAGATATTTTTGGAAATACTTCTATTAGTGTTCTTAATTCTAATAATTATAATATAGTTTGTCCTATTTGTGGACAAACTACTAATCCAACTTATGTATATAATTTAAATACTGAATATTTAATAAATTTAAATTATTTTGTTGATAATAATAAAATAAAGATAGTAAGAAAAACTCTTATGTTTAAATTTTATAACAATAATATAATTGTAAACAATTATCATTATAGAGAAGTTATTAATATGGATAGTGGATATACATATAAATTACCAGTATTTAAAAATGGTAAAAAAATAAAAGATTCTAATATTATTAATTCTACATATCATACAGATGATTATAGATATTATGGAATATATGATAAAATCAAAACAAAAACAAATTTAAGAAATGAAGAACAAAGAAATAGCTTTTATATTAATATATATAATGAAATTAGAAATTATAAAATTAAAAAAAATAATTTTTATATTTCTACTTTTGAAGAACAAAAAGAAAATTCTGTAATTAAGTTAAAAGATTATTCTCTTGATTTACCATTAATTAAATTTTTTAATAGATTTCCTGCTATTAATATTTTCGAAAGTTTAGAATTGTTTTCTAACAAAATTTATAATTTACCTGTATATTTTGATCAAAAAGAAAAAAATAAATTTTATAGAAATAGAAGAAAAATAAAACAAGATTGTAAAGATCCAATTAAAGAAATATTATCTATTTATAAAATTCCTATTACTAAAAAAAACAAAAAAGAAATTAGAAAAGGAAAATCTAATTTATTAGGATTATATAAATTATATTCAATTAATTTAAAAATAGATAATATTAATAAATTAATTGATAATAATTTAATAAAAAGTTTTAATATTGTTTCTTTTTTAGAATATTTTATAAAAGAAACAAAAATAATATCTAAAAAAGAAGAAAATAATATAATTAACAAAATGGTAAAAGAAAAGAAAAATCTAATAGGAATATTTTGTAATATTCATGATATTGTTTTCATGCATAAAACAATAATAAAAAAAGATAAAGATTATAAAATATCTTTTAAAGGTTCTTTTAGAGAAATTCATGATAAATTATCAAAAGATTATTACGAAATGCAACATCAAAAAGTAGAATATAAATATACTGAAGAAGAGCTAAAAATTGAAGGTAATTTTAATTCATTTAATTTTGTATTAGGTAAAGATAATCATGAATTAAATAATGTAGGAAGTACTATGAGAATTTGTGTTGGTACATATCATAATAAAGTAATGAGTAATAGATGTAAAATTGTAATTGCTTATAATGAAAAAAATGAACCAAAGATATGTATAGAATTAACTCCAAATTTTCATAGAATAGTACAAGCTAAATTATTTGCAAATAAAGGAATAGAAGAAAATTCTGAGGAATTTAAAGCTATTACTCAATGGATAGAAGCAAATAATTTATATGTAAATACATATTCAGATATTCCACAATCCTATAAAGAAATAAACAACAAGGAAGTTAATTATTTCTTAGAAGGAGAAACAGGAGAAGTGGAAAAAGTTGGTTTATGTGGAAATGTAATTAATTAGTATATATAGAAAAAAGGGAGTAAAAAATAAATACTTCCTTTTTTATTTAATAAAAGGTAAAATAGAGATAATATAAAAGTGTTGTTTATATTTTACCTTTTATTTTTCTTGATGTAAGAGAGAGGAAGATGAATTATGTTAAAGAAAGTAACTTCACTGCTATTAATAGCTACACTATTGGATTATACTTCTATTTATGCGGAAACAAAAAATAGTAGTGCAATAAGCGAATCAGCTATTAAAGTAGCTAGTCAAATCAATACTATTTCAACAATAACCCCTGACATTACTCAAGCAATGATCAACATTCAAGAACAAGCTAAAAAGAAACTTGAAGAAGACAAAAAAAGAAAAGAAATAGAAAAAGAAAATTATAGAAAAGAAAATGTTAGAGTTTATAAAGACGATATTTCTATAGTTTCTAATATAACAGAAGAAGAATTAAATCAAATATTTGATTTAAAAGGAAAACCTCAAATGAAAAAACTTTCCAATGCATTTATAGATAGTGAAAAGCAATATGGTATTAATGCTTTTACTTTAGTAGCTATTGTTGCACAAGAATCTGCTTGGGCTAAAGAACCAGGCGGTAATGGCTCAAATTTTACTGGATATTGTATACATTATGGAGTAGAAAGTAAAGGATCACAATTTAGTGGTGGATATTATAACATTCTTGAAACTGCAAGATTATTAAAAGAAGATTATATAAATCCAAATGGTAAATATTATTGTGGAGGAAAATCTATATATGATATTAATAAATACTATTGTTTAACTAAAGATAAAAGTAAAGCAGATTATACTTGGGGAGATTTTATAATAAATATTCAAAATGATTTAGAAAAAATTTATCATAAACAAATTAAGACTTTAGAATAATTTATATATATACAATTTATTATGAAAGGAAGAAAAATATAATATGGAAAGTAAAACTTTAGAAATTATTAAAAGTTCAGAACAACGTAATAGATTATCTGAACATACAGAAATTCTTGATAAAATAAAAATAATTCCTTATTATCCAGAAGAATTATTTGTAGGAATTAATCATGCTAGTAACTTTTATAATACTACTGTATCAACTATTCAATCTGTTATATCTAGACATGCAGATGAATTTAAGTTAGATGGAGTAAAGAAAATAGACGGCGATGAATTAAAAAATTATCGTCTTAATGTTATTAAACATGATATAGTAGATGTAGATGGAAATCAATTTATTGGTTCTAAATCTAGATCTTATACTATTATCCCTAAAAGAGCTTTATTAAGAATAGGTATGCTATTAAAAAAATCAGATGTAGCTAAACAAGTTAGACAATATTTACTTGAATTAGAAGATATAGCTACTACTGATCAGAAGAAAACAGCGGCACTTACTGCTAATGAAGCTTACATTAATAGCTTATCTTTAGAAGATGATTTAAAGAAACAATTATTAACTTATAATTATGAAAATAAGAAACAAGAAGAATCTTTAAGTCATGCAATAAAGAAATGTACTATTTTAGGATTAAATAAAAAAGAATCTGCAATTTTAGTACAAGATGCTATTATTAATAATATTGATATTGATAATAGAATATTAGAAGTACTAAAAAATAAATTAACATCAGAAAAAGAAAAATATAAAGGTATATTATATCAACGAATTAAATTTATAGCAGATTCATATTTCAATAATAATTATGGTTATGTTTGTAAACAAATATGTGAGAAATTAAAATATAAAATTGGTAAAGATATCTATAAAGAATATTATAGTAAGAAAAATCAAAATTTAGTTTCTCCTTTAACATATGCAGATTTATTTCTTAAACATAATGCGTATAATGAAACATTAGATTGTATTAATGAATTAATAGATGAATTAGAAGAAAATATTGAATCTTTTGCTAAAGAAATAGAAAAAGATGAAAAAGAATCTAATTCAATTATTTTACCTAAAGAAACTATAACCGTAGAAAAAGAAGAAGAAAATCCTAAAAAAGAAAAAATTAATGAAGAGATAAAACCTTTTTAATAAAGAGGAAAATAAATGAATAAGCTAAGAAAAAACTTATATAATATTTCTAAAGTAATAAACAAAACTGCTAGTATTTTAGGAGATATAGAGGCAATTACTTCTGGATCTCCTAAAAAAGTAGTTAAAAGAATGTCTAATAAGACAAAAAATAAAATGATTTATAAAACTGCTAATAAAATTAGTAGGAAAGTTACAAAAAAATAACATATGAAAGGAAGATAAAAATGAGTAATTTAGTACCAATGGTAATTACTAGAGAAGGAAATTCAGAAAGAAGTATGGACTTATACTCTAGAGTATTAAATGATAGAATAGTATTTCTTCAAGGAGAAGTAAACGATATGTCAGCTAATCTATTAATAGCTGAAATGTTGTTTTTAGAAGGAGAAAATCCAAAAGACCCTATAATTATGTATATAAATAGTCCTGGAGGATCTGTAACAGCTGGATTAGCTATTAAAAATACTATGGATTATGTAAAATGTCCTGTACATACAATAGGCATGGGTATGTGTGCATCAATGGGAGCATTTTTATTAGCTTCAGGAGAAAAAGGAAATAGATTAGTTCTTCCTGATACTACAGTAATGATTCATCAAGTATTAGGAGGATATCAAGGTCAATGTACTGATATGCAAATTCATGCTAAATACGCTCAAAGTTTAAAAGATAAGCTTACTAACTATTTAGTTAGTTATACAAATGGAAAAGTTTCTAAAGAAGAAATGTATGCAGCTTGTGAAAGAGATAACTTCTTAACAGCTGAAGAAGCTTTAGATATGGGATTAATTGACGGAATAGTAAAAGAACACGAATAAAAAGAAAAGGAGTGAACAAATTAATATGGCTAAAGAAAAAATTTGCTCATTTTGTGGTAAACCAAAAAAATCAGTAGTTAGAGGTAGTAAAGCAGAAGGCGAAGATGCCTACATTTGTCTTGAATGCTTAAATATTATTTCTAATAGAATTTCTGCAAAGAAAAAGACACTAGAACAATTACAAATGACTATTAACTTAAAACCATCTACTATTAAAAATATGTTAGATGAATATGTTATTGGACAAGATAATTGTAAAGAAAGATTGGCAGTTGCTATATACAATCATTATAAGTTAAATAATTATAATGAAGAGTATGATGGAGAACCTCCAGTAGAAATTCAAAAATCAAATGTTGCATTAATAGGTCCAACAGGTTCAGGAAAAACTTTATTGCTTAAAACATTAGCTAAAAAATTAGATATTGCTTTAAGTATTAATGATGCTACTAGTTTAACTGAAGCAGGTTATGTAGGCGAAGACGTAGAGAATTGTTTACGTAAATTAATACAAGCTGCAGATGGAGATATTAAAAAAGCAGAAAGAGGAATAGTTTATATCGATGAAATAGATAAAATATGTAGAAAAGGAGAAGGAGTATCTATCACAAGAGATGTATCAGGAGAAGGTGTTCAACAAGCTTTATTAAAGTTAGTTGAAGGTACTATTGCTGAAGTTCCACCAAAAGGAGGAAGAAAACATCCAGAACAAGAAACTGTAAAAATAGATACTTCTAATATTTTATTTATAGTTGGTGGATCTTTTGAAGGAATAGAAAAAATAATAGCTAAAAGAAAACAAGGAAAACAAACTATGGGTTTTGGAGCTAATGTTCAAGACACTAAAAATCTCGATTTTAATTCTTATATTAAAGATGTAAACGTTGAAGATTTAAAGAAGTTTGGAATGTTACCAGAATTCTTAGGAAGATTTCCTGTTATTGCTCCATTAGAAGAATTAGATGAAAAAGCATTAGTTTCTATATTAACAGAACCAAAAAATTCTATTGTTAAACAATATAAAGAATTATTAAAAATGGAAAATATAGAATTAATAATAGAAGATGATGCTTTAACAGCTATTGCTCAAGAAGCTATTAAAAGAAAGACTGGAGCAAGATCTTTAAAATCCATATTAGATAATGTATTATTAAAATACTTATACAAATTGCCTGATATGGAAAATGTAAGTTCTATTACTGTTACAAAAGATACTGTTCTTGGAAACGAAGAAGCTAAAATAGAAATAAAAGAAATTGAGAAAGAAGCTCAATAATATAAGGAGGATTATAAAATGTCAAATTTAAAAAAAACTTTTTTAGAATCATTACAAAAAGGATTTGATGCTGCAAAACTAATAACAGAACCTAAAGATAAAGCAATAGCATATGCTCAATTAGCTCAAGCTATAGCTACTACAGGTCTTATAGATAATGCAGAAATAGAAGAAAAAGATGAAAATAAAGAAACTACTACTAAGAAGAAAACTTCTGGAAAAGATTCTTTAAAAGCTGAATCTGGTAAAGGGAATAAAAAAGAAGAAGTAGTTGCTGAAGAACCAACAACTCCAGAAAAAGTAGAAGAAACTTCTGAAGTTGTTGAAGATAATTGGGATTCAGAAGAAATAAGATCTCAATATGAAGAACAATTAACAAGATTACAAGCTTATGTAGATGCATGGGGAGAAGACTATGTATATACAGATTTATTAAATGCATGGACAGAAGGAGCATTTAATGGTGCAGATAATGTTAGACCTTCTAATATAGATGGATTCTTAACATATATTGATGCTTTAGTTGAACAAAGTGAAGCTCAATAATAAAAGTTTATTTATTTAATAAACAATTTATAGTAAAATATAATTAAAATAGAAAATTTTTAAACAAAAAGGAGAATTTAAAAACAATGGCATATAACAAAGTAATATTAAATGGTACTTTACCACATTTTCCAGCAAATACTTATAATCCAGGAACAGATGAAAAGAGAGCATTTTTATCTTGGGCTTTATCTGTTCAAAGAGACTTTAAAAAAGCAGATGAACAATATTATCAAAATGATTTATTAACATTTAAAGCATTTGGTCCTACTGCTGATTTTATTATGAATTATTTTAATCAAGGTGATGGAATGATTCTTGATGGAAGATTACAAAGAGATGATGATTATACAGACAGTGAAGGTAATCCAAAAAAAGGACAAATGTATATTCTTGTTGATTCAGTTAAATTTGTAAATGGTAAAGGAAATGGAGAAAGTAATGGAGAAGGAGAAAAATCAAGTGCTCCTTCAACTTCTAAGAAACCACCAATAGGATCTAAGAAACCAACTGTTCCAATAGCACCAAAGAAGCCTGGTATTAAGAAACCATTTTAACATTTAATAGCCTAATAAAGAGGACAAGTCTTTTGTCCTCTAAATATTCTTTTTTGTGGGAGTGATAAATAATAATGGATAAAGATATCCAAAAAGAAATAGAAAGATTAAATAAACTCCAAGAAGAATTGGAAAAAAGTATAGATAAAGAAATAAAAACTGAAGAAGAAGTTATTCATGCTATTGAAGAAACTGTTTCTAGTTTAATTCTTTATCAAAAAGCAAATATAGAAATAAATGGAACAAAATATTTAGTAAAAGTTAATATTATACCAACTGGTAAAGTAACATTAGATGATCAAGGTAAAGAACGTCAAGAAAGACAAGTTGTTTTAATAGCTGTTGATACAGTTAAAGCAACTATAGCTCAAAAACAATATATACCTTGTATAGTTAGATCTGATTATAATTATAATTTGACCCAAAAAGGAAATCTTACTATAGCTGTAGAAGGTTGGGTAAGACATGTTACTGATACAATTAAACCAGAAATGTTAGAAGGAGAATAATTATTTATGGCACAAATTAGAAAGCCTAAACAACCTTCAGATGTATTAGGTAATAAAATAAAATGTCCTAAATTTATTCAATGTCCATTATGTTATGGATGTAGAGCTTATAAATCATCTGATTTAGATTGTATAAAATGTACAATAAATAGAAAAAGAGATATTTGTAATATATCTCTTCATACAGACGATGTAGTATCTAGATTTATAACAAAAACAAACTATAGTATTAATATAGATGATGTTAAATTTATATCAGCTAATAAGGAGGATAAAAATTAATGTCTGGCAAAGTTAAACAAGCCCAAATTTCGGTAAAAGAATTTCCTACTTGTGTACGTCTTAGAAAAGGAATGTATATAAGTAATATAAATCAAATGGTTACTGAAATAGTAGATAATAGTGTTGATGAACATTCAGCTGGATATTGTAAAAATATAGCTGTAGCATGTAACACTAATGGTTCTTATACTATTCAAGATGATGGTAGAGGAATACCTATTACTCCTCATCCAGATTATCCAGACAAATCTCAAGTTGAAATAGCCTTTACTACATTACATGGTGGAGGTAAATTTGCAGATGAAGGTGGATATGAAGATGTAAAAACAGGCGGAATGAATGGTGTAGGAGGAAGTTGTGTTCAAGCACTTTCTGACTATATGGATATTCAAGTTGCTACAGATGGTAAAAAATATCAAATAGATTTTGCTAAAGGATATGTTACTGAAAAAGTAAGATGTATAGAGAAAGAAACAGATGAACAAGGAACTACAGTTACTTTTCATCCCGACCCTGAAATTTGGAAAAACGATGCTCCATTTAATTATGCTAGCTTAAAAACTAGAATAAAACAATTAGCTTATTTAAATCCAGGTTTGAATATGTATCTTTTTGAAAATGAAAATGTAGAAGAACCTGAAGTCTTTTCTTTTGATGATGGATTAAAGTCTTATATAGAAGAATTGATACCAAAAGGAAAAGAAAAAATAACAGATACTATTTATGTTTCAAAATCAGAAAATAATGTAGATGTTCAATTAGCGTTAGCTTATACAAATACATATAATGAATCTTTATATTGTTTTTGTAATAATATGGCTACTACTTCTAATGGAGATCATTTAACTGGTTTTATTATGGGATTAAATAGTTCGATTAAAAAATATATAGAATCATATAATATTAAATTAGATTTTAAATCAGAAGATATAAAAGAAGGTTTAATAGGTATTGTTTCTGTTAAAGTAGCTAATCCTAATTTCGAGGGACAAGCTAAAACTAAATTAGTTATGAAATCTGTTAAAGATGCTGTTAAGAAAATAACAGAAGATATACTAATTGAATATTTAGATAAAAATCCAGATGCAGCTAAAGCTATTATTAATAAAATAGAAACTGCTGCAAAAGCAAGAATTGCTGCTCAAAAAGCAAGAGAATTAACTAGAAGCAAAAAAAATAATCAACAATTAGATAGTAAATATGCTTCTAAATTAGCTGATTGTACAAGTAAAGATCCTAATGAATGTGAAATTTATATTGTAGAAGGAGATTCAGCTGGAGGTTCAGCTAAACAAGCTAGAAATAGAAAAACACAAGCTATTATAGCTCCGTTTGGAAAACCTAATAATGTTGAAAAAGAAACAAAAGAAAAGGTATTAGCATCAGATAAATTAAAAATGTTTTCGAGTGCCATGAAATGTGGAGTAGGAGAAGACTTTGACATAAAAAATATAAGATATGGAAGAGTTATAATAATGGCTGATGCAGATGTCGATGGATATCATATAAGAACTCTTTGGACAACATATATTTATAGATATATGAGACCTTTATTAGAAGAAGGTAGAATTTATTATGCAGTTGCTCCTTTATATAAAATGACTTACGGTAAAAAAGTTGAATATGCTTATACTGATGCTGAGAAAGAAAAAATATTAGCAGAAAAAGGAAAGGCTGACAATATACAAAGATATAAAGGATTAGGAGAAATGAATCCTGAACAATTATGGGAAACAACAATGAATCCAGAAAATAGAAAATTAATTCAAGTTACTCTTAATGATGCTGAAAAAGCAGAAGAAGTTATTAAATTATGTATGGGAGAAGTCGTTGCACCTAGAACAGAATGGATAATGGAAAATGGAGTATATAATAAAGAAGATTAATAGGAGGAATTAATTTAAAAATGTCTGAAGAAAATAAACAACAAAATAATATAGGTGAAATTATCTCTTATGATTTAGGAGATATTTTACCTCAAGATTATCTTTTATATTCTATGGACGTAATAGGAGATAGAGCATTGCCAGATATTTTAGATGGTTTAAAACCTGTACATAGAAGAATATTATGGGGAATGGATGGATTAGGCTTATCACCTAATAAACCATATAAAAAATGTGCAAGAGCTGTAGGAGAAATTCTTGGTAAATATCATGCACACGGTAGATAAAAAATCACATATTTAGTGATATTATTGTATATATAACATTGTAAATTAGCAATATATTAGTAAATAAACTAATATATGGAGGATTTACAATGCCTAAAAAAATTATATTTTCTGAAAATCAAATTAAAAATATTATAGAAAGATATCAAAATGGTGAATCTTGTGCAAAAATTGGACAAGATTATAATGTTAAACAACAAACTATAAATAGATTATTACATAAAAATAATGTAGTAGTTTCTAATAGAAAGCATCAATTTAATGAAGATTATTTTAAAGAAATTGATTCAGCAGAAAAAGCTTATTGGTTAGGATTTATAACTGCTGATGGATATGTTAATGAAGACAGAAATTTCATGATAATAAAACTTCAAGAACGTGATAAAAAACATTTAGAAAAATTTATACAAGCTATTAATGGAGATATGAATATGATTAAATCTCAATATCATAATATAACTGGAAATAAACAATATTATGCAGAAGTTAATAGCAAAAAATTTGTAAACCATTTAAAAAATCTTAATATAAGACAAGCTAAAAGTGCTAATGAACATGTATGTAAAGATAAAATCCCAAAAGAATTTATTAAAGATTATATAAGAGGACTTTGGGATGGAGATGGACATATTGAAGAAAAAAGAATTAATTTAATAAGTTCATCAGAAGTCTTACAATTTGTTCAAGAATATTTTAATAAAACATGTTATATTCCAATTAATAAAATATGTAATCATTGTAATACTCATAGAATATTTATATGTAAAAATAGAGAAATTGCATTACATCATATATATTATAATAATTGTATAGCACTTGATAGAAAATATAATTTTGTTATAGAACAATATAAATAACTGCCGTCTAAGGTAGAAATGCCTTAGATTATTAATGGGGAATTAAGCGAGAAGGCTTACTTGAAATAGTATGCTAATTCGAGATCGAAGGCGCTCGTAAGAGCTAAGTTATATAAAATTTAGTTGAAATACTAAATGGAAATTAACGATATTTTATTTGATATTATTCCTTTTCTTTTTGTCATTAGCTTAAAATAAATGATTCTATATATAATCAATTATTAATATATCTATTAATCTAATAGAAATTTATTTTAAGTGAGGTGATGTAATTATGAAGAAATCAAAAAAGAAAAGGAGGAATGCGATTTCTAAGAATAATTGTTTAAAAACAATACAATTTATTTCTATAATGTTAAATATAATTAAAACATTATTTGATTTATTTAAATAATTATTTTAAATTCTAATATTAAATAAAATAGTCAGACACAACGCGTAGGAGGTGAAAAGATATAATCCTCCCAAGAGGCCCCATTACAATAAGAATTAGTCTTATTCGATACGGAAGTTGTGCCCGTATCGCCTAACGTAATAATCGAGGGTGACAAAGTACGCTATGCTGGGTTGGAATAGACCAACCGATGAGATTATATATTTTTATATCATCAAATGAGGGAAACTTCCAGAGGTGGATGTGTGAATAGACACACTATTAATAGATAAAAAGCTCCACGTTAAAAACGATCAGGATGCATCAGTTTATGATGCATTGGTAGGATTAGCTCAAGATTTTACAACTAGATATCCATTGGTTGATGGACATGGCAATTTCGGGTCACGAGATGGAGATAGTGCAGCTGCAATGAGATATACAGAAGCAAGATTAACTCCTGTTGCTATGGAAATGCTTAAAGATATAAATAAAAATACTATAGATTTAAAAGATAATTATGATGGAGAAGAAAAAGAACCTATTCATTTAGGTGGTTATTTTCCATGTTTATTAGCTAATGGTAGTTCAGGTATTGCTGTAGGTATGTCTGCAAAAATTCCTTCTCATAACTTACATGATATTTATAATTGTTGTTATTTTATTATAGATAAAATAAGAAATGATGAAGAATATACTATTGATGATTTAATAAATATTATTCAAGCTCCAGATTTTGCTACTGGAGGTACAATTGTAGGTTTAGATGGAGTTAAAGAAGGTTACAAAACAGGTAGAGGATCTTTCAAGATTAGAGGTAAATATAATTTTGAAAATGAATATACTTTAGTAATTACTGAAATACCTTATAAAGTAAATAAACAAAAGTTAGTTGAAAGAATAATGGATTTAATGAAAGATGTTCGTGATCCAAAAACTAACAAAAAAATAAAATCAGGTACTCTTAATGGAATAAAAGAAATAAGAGATGAATCTGATAGAGATGGTATGAGAATAGTAATTGAATTTAAAAAAGATGCTAATCCTAATATTGTATTAAACAATATTTTAATTCATACTGACTTACAGATTAATTATGGAATGATTTTAAGAACTTTAATAGATGGGAGACCTGTATTAACTAATTTACAACAAATGTTAGAAAAGTTCTTAGAAAATTCTACTTCTGTTTTATTAAGAAGTACTGAATATGATCTTAATAAATATACAAATAGACTAGAATTAGTTGAAGGTATATTGAGATTATATGATGAAACAGATCCAGAAGATGAAAATAAACTTTTATTAGATACTGTAATAGATATTATTAGAAATAGTGATGATCCAGATATAGATATTATTAATTTAGGTTTTACTGAAAAACAAAATGACTATATTCAAGATATGAAATTAAGAAAATTAAGAAAATTATCTGTTGAAGAATATAGAAATGAAAGAACTCAATTAATAGCTAATATAGATTTTTGTAATTCAATTATTAATGATAATAATGTATTATTATCAGAATTAGAAGAAAAGTTTAAAGAAGTAGAAAATAAATGTGGCGATGATAGAAGAACTGATATAATGGCTGGAGATGGAATTATTAGTAGTGAAGATCTTATAAAAGATGAAACTTTAATAATAACATATACTAGCGATGGTTCTATAAAAGCAGTAGAAGAAAAAGAATATAAATCACAGAAAAGAGGAGGAAAAGGTGTTAAAGGCACTAAAACAAAAGAAGATGAAATTATTAAATTCATGTTCACTACTAACTCAAAAGATGATTTATTATTCTTTACAAATTTAGGAAAATGTCATACCTTAAAAGCTTATAAAATAGATAAGTCTTCTAAAACTGCTAAAGGTAAAAATATTATAAACTACATTAATTTATCTATTGGTGAAAAAATAGTTGGAGTAATTAATGCTAATCTTGAAGATAAAGACAATCATTTATTATTAGCTACTAAAGAAGGAATAGTTAAAAAAATAAGTTTAAATGAATTATCAAAGAGAATGAGTGTTACTACTGTAATTGACTTCAAAAATGATACTGATATGCTTATTCAAGCTATATTAATTAAAGATGAAAATGTATTATTAGCTACTAAAGAAGGTCAAACAATAAGAATAGATACAACATTGATAAAAGCTCAAGGTAGAAAAGCTACTGGAGTAAAAGGAATTACATTAAAAGATAATGATGAAGTAATAGATATGACAATTATATCTAATGATAAATTATTATTAACTGTTACTGAAAAAGGATTAGGTAAAATGACTAAGTGCGATCAATGGTCAGTAATTAATAGAGGAGGAAAAGGAGTTAAAGGTCATAATATAAATGAAAAGACTGGAAATCTTATTTCTGTTCTTACTGTTAATGAAGACGATCAATTATTTATTGCTACTAATAATGGTCAAATTACTAAAATTCCATTATCTGATGTAAGAATTTGTTCTAGAACTTCAACTGGAGTTAAATGTATATCTTTATCAGAAGGAGATATAGTTTCATCTGTTTCTTTAAGTCTAACTAAAAATGAAGAAACAGATAATGAAGAAGAACAAAAGAATAAAGAATAAATAGAGTTTATCTTTTCTCTATTTATTCTAATTGATACATATGGATATAAAATAAGTCAATAATTAAGTAAGTATAAGAAAGGAAATCAAATATATGAATGAAGATTTTAAAGAAGTAAGAAATGGACTTACTAATTATTTGTTTTCATGTTTACAAGGAATGCCTTATGATGGAGTACAAGCTAAACATGCTTTAATATCTATATTAGCAGAAGAGGCATTAAAGCTTAGTAAAAATGAAAATGAAGAAATTGAATTATTTGCTATAAAACCTTTAATAAGAGCAATAATAGTTATTTTTCAAGAAAGAATAAAATTATTGCAAACTGCTCCTACTTCTGATGCTATAAATATTCAAATTTGTGAGTATAATACATTAATTAATACGTTATCAAATTTTTTAGATATAATAAAAGAATAATTATAATAAGGAGATTAAAAGTATTATGGGTATGACATTAGCCGAAAAAAAGAAAAAGCTAGATAAACTAGCAGAACAATTTAATAAACAAAAAGGAAAGACATTAATTGGTCGTCTTTCTGAATGTGAAGATTTGCAAAATCAATTAAAAATGCAATTTGTAGAAACTCCTTCTTTAAAAGTTAATGCAGCTTTAGGTGGAGGTTGGCCTAAAGGAAGAATAACTATAGTTGCTGGAAATCCAGATAGTGGAAAAACTTTTATGTTATTAGAAACAATAGCTATTAATATGAAGAAAAATCCAGATTTTATAGCAGCATGGTTAGAATCTGAACAATCAGTTTCTGAAAAAGATTTTGAAATGTTTGGAATTGATACTTCTAGATTATTCTTCTTAAATCCTGATACATTAGGAGGAGCAGAAGAAGCAATTGATGCAGTTCAATCTGCTTTATTAACTTGTGAAATTGATATGTTTGTAATTAACTCTTTAAAATGTTTAGTTCCTAAAGAAGAATTAGATTCTTCTATGACTAAATTACAAGTTGGTTTACAAGCAAGAATGAATGCTAAAATGATAAGAAAATTAACATCTATAATTTCAGAACAAAATTGTGCTTTTATTATGGTACAACATTTAACAACTCAAATAGGTGGAATGATTTTTGGAGATCCTCTTATTATTGGAGGAGGTAAAGCTATCATGTATGGTGCTTCTATTATATGTGATATGAGAAAATTAAGTATTCAACAAACAGATCCAATAAGTAAAGAAGAAGGAGTAAAAATATCTTTTACAGTTAAGAAAAATCACGTAGTAACTGATAAATATCCATATGTTAAAACAGAATACTATGGTATTTTTGGTCAAGGAACTGAAAGATATTTAGAAATAATTGATTTAGCTATTAATGAAGGAATACTTGTTAAATCTGGAGCATTTATAAAAATGCCAGATGAAAATGGAGATCCTCAAGTAATTAATGGTGAAAAAATGCAATGGCAAGGTAATTCAAAATTCCGTCAGTATTGTATAGAACATGAAGATTTCTTTAATCAATTAAAAGATATGGTAACTAATGGAAATGTAAATGATTCATTAGAAACTTTATCTGATGAAGAAGTAGAAGAAATTAAAGAAGCAGAAAAGAATTTAGAATTAGCTGTTAAAGAAGAACATTTAGATGAAGATATAATAGAAAAATCTAAGTCAAAAAAGAAAGATAAACAAGAAGGATAATATTCCTTCTTTCTTCTTTCAATAAAGGAGTTTTTATATTGAATTTCAATGATTTAACGAATATTATTATACATAAAGAAAATAATATTAATCATTTATATCCATTAGATGTATTTATGCCCAATGGAATTTCTAATACTCCATTTATTCATATATATGGAGATACTGAAATAGGAAAAACATCTTTAGGTTTAGAATTAACATATAGAAATTATAATAATACTTTTTTATATGTTGATACTTATTTCCAATTATATCCTAATCAATTAATAGATAATACTCAATTATTTAAATCAAATATACAAGAAGAGATATATTCTTATGTAGAATTAATAGAAAAGAATACTTTAGATTATATAATACTAGATAGTTTTTCTAATACAATATCTTTACTTGAATTACAATCATCTACTAATTATTATATAAATAGAAGATATGAAAAATTAAATAATTGGTTAAAATCATTTATTGAATTATGTTCTTCAAAAAACATTACTGTAATTGTAATGAATACTATTAATTCAAATAATAAACCATATAGTTTTTCTACTCAACTTAATAAATTATGTGCTTTAGATTTAAAAATAGAAAACAAAGTTTATAATAACGACAACACTTATACCATCTCTTTAATAGCTAATAAAAACAAATTTAGGAACTATTATACTAAAGATAGTTATGAAATATTATTAAAAGGGAAGGAGAAAGAAATAAATAATGTCATGTGAATATGGTCATGATAATTGTATAAATAAAGACAAAAAATGTTATTTATGTATTGATGGAATTCATTTTATGCCACCAAAAGTAAAGAATATACCTTTTAATAATAAAAGAATAAAAACTACTAAAACAGGTAGAATGGGTTCTATTTCAGAAGAAAAATCTTTTAAGCAAATGGAAAATGCTCTTAACACCAGTGTTACAGGTACTCCTAATAGTGGAGCAGGTAAAGTTAAAGGTGATGAGCAAATAAAAGGTTTAATAAATGTAATGGTAGAATTAAAAACTACTGTAAAAAAAAATTTAAATAAAGAACCTGGAAAAGAAACTTTTACTATAAAAAAAGCTTGGCTAGATAAATTAAGAAGAGAAGCCAAAGAAGAAAATATGGAATTTCAATATTTAAAATTTTCTTTTAAAGAAGATGATGATCATTTTTATTGTGTTACAGAAGATAGTCAAATAATAGATATGATTGTAACAATGAAACATGATAGAGAAGAATTAAAAAAGCTTCAAAATGAAATCGATGTTCATAGAAAAAGAGCAGAGTTAGCTGAAGCAAAAGAAACTGCTTTAATAGCTGAAATTAATTTATTAAAAGCTAAGTTAAAAGTTCAAAATGAGGATTATAAATTATAATTAGAAAGTGAGTGACAATATGGAAAATCAGATATTACAACTTGTTAAACAAGCTGATCCTGATAATCCTATTTCTTATGTACATAATATAGTTAAACCTTTTGCTCAAGAAAAATTAAATAACTATATACTTAATTGTACAGACTGTTCTATTTGTAATTGTAAAAAATCTATAACTAAAGGAAATCCAAATGCTTCTATTATGATTATTGGAGAGTCTTGTACTGAAGATCAACAAAGTTCAGAAATTAATTATCCTTTTGATAATGAATCTGGACAAGCTTTATATAAGACTCTTGATAGTCTTAATGTTAATTTAGATGAATTATTTTTCATTAATAGTGTAAATTGTTTTCCTTATAGAGATAGAAATGGAGAGATATTAAAAAGAGCTCCTACAAAAACAGAAAGAACTAATTGTAAATTATTTTTAGATTATGCACTAAAAATAGTAGAACCTCTTCTTATTATTTGTTTAGGAGGAGTAGCTGTTAATGGAATCAATGAAGAAATAGGAAAACAAAATATCACTAAAATAAGAGGCAATTATTTTATGTATCGTGGAATTAAAGTAATGCCAACTTTTCATCCTGGTTATTTTCTTGAATTAGAAAAATCAAATAGATTTGATGAAGAAACCATTAATAATTATAAATGGGATTTTTATAATGATATAGAAAAAGCAATTTCTGATTTACAAGAACAATATCCAGATTTAGATTTAATAAAAAACAATGAGGAGATTTAATTATAATGGATACTTTTATCTCAAAAAGTGGATCTAGGTCAAAAGGAGATCCAAAAGCTATAGTTGATATAGCAGTTGAAAATGAAACATTTAAAAGAATTAGACGTTGGGGTAGTAATAACAAAGGTAAAAAATACATAGCTGTCATTTTCGAAATAGAAGGAGAAGATTATGGAACCAAAATTGATACTTAAAGATTATAAATCAAAAGAAACTATTGATTCAAAAGATTTAGATTCTTTTTGTTTTCCAAATGAATCTTTGCCATTAATTTATGATTCATTAACTATTAATAAAAAAAACTTATAAAATAATGGCAAGAGGATACGAAGAAATTTTACCAATAGTGAATGGTTTTAGAAAGTTTAATATAATTTATTATGTTGTAGAAAGGAAATAATAATGAATAATGGTAGATTTATTGTGTTTGAAGGAATAGATGGTTGTGGAAAGTCTACTCAATTAGGTATGGTTTTAGATGAATTAATAAATAAAAACTATAAAACTATAATAACAAGAGAACCTGGTGGTACTCCTATAGGAGAAAAAATAAGAGATTTATTAAAAAGCGATTGTAGTTTTTCTAAAGAAACTGAAGCTTATTTATTTGCCGCTTCTAGATGTGAACACAATCAATATATTAATAAATTAATAGAAGATGACAATATTGTTTTATGTGATCGCCATATTTTTTCTTCTCTAGCTTATCAAGACTATTCATTTGCTTGGAATGTAAATGAAGAATGTATGAAGTTATTAAAATATAAACCTATTCTTATTACTTATGATATTAGCTATGATGAATTAATAAAAAGAATAGCTAATAGAAATAGTAATAAAGATAGATTTGAAAATCGTTTAAATGACGAAAAAAATTACAATATACTTAGAAATAAGTATAAAAATATAAATAATATATTTCATGGTCATCTTATTAATATTGATAATAAATCAATAGAAGAAGTTCATAAAGAAACTATGGATATTATATATAAAATATTTAAAGAAAAAGGAGTTGTATAAAATATATGTCTTTTTTAGATAAAGCAAAACAAACTGCTAATAATATAAAAACTAAGCCAACTTTACCTGGTGTTCCACCAAAGCCACCTACATTAAATAAACCAACTATTCCAGAAAAGCCAACTATACCTGGAAAACCTAAACTTCCTGTTACTGCTCCTAAAGTAGAAGAAAAAACTACTGTTGAAGAAAATAAAGAAACAGAAAAGAAAACTACTCCATTAACAGCTAAAAAAGAAAATCCATTTATATTAAAAGGAAAATCTCCAGAAATTCCAGAAATTAAAGGAGAAAAGAAAATTTCTGATGAAACTACTTCAGAAGAAAAAGATATAAAGGAAGAATTAGCTGTTAAAGAAGAAACTGTTTCTGCAGAAGAAGTTAAAGTTACTGAACAAAAAACAAAGAAGAAAAGAACTTCTAAAAAGAAAGAGGAAAAAGTAAAAGAAGAAATAGCTGAAACTGAACCAAAAGAATTAGTTATACCTTCTACAGAAGTTTCTTTTGAAGAAGCAATTAATTCTATAAGATCTGGTTTTATAGATGAACAATGGGAAAAATTTAAAGCAGAATCTAAAGAACGTATCAATGGAATTGTTATAAAGAATAGTATGACAACATCAATGATAAAAGAAACTTTAGCTGATTTAAGCGAATTTAGAGATTCAATTTGGAGCGAATATGCAGATACTAAGACTCTTTTTGAAAATCTTTCAGGAAAAGATCCAGAAGGTGTAATTGAAAGAATAAAGAGAATGTCTGTTAAAGGATCTAATGCAGAAGAAAGAAAATTAAATTCAGTATTAGCTATTATTAATTATAAAGATAAAGAAGGACGAGCTATTAATCTTTATGAGGTATTAGATGAAAGTAGAGAAAGATTTAATTATCTTTATTCTTTAATGAAACAAATTGAATATAAGAATAGTGCTTTAGTTACTATGTTAGGCAGTATAAAATCAGAAAAATAATTTAAGGAGTTGAATTATTAACGTGGAAATGAAAGCTTTACAAATAGAAAAATCAATTAAAAATAAAATAATTGAGCCAATTCCTCAAGAATTAATAAAACAAAGAGAAGGTGGAGGTAAGAAATTATTATCTTACCTTTCAGGTTCTACTGTTAATGACATGTTAAATAATGCTTTTGGATATATGTGGAATTGGGAAGTAAAACAATTCTGGATACAAGAATCTCAACCATATTACAATAAATATGTAAATGGAAAAAGAGAAAGTGATCCATCAAAATGGATAAGAGAAGATCAAGGTCCAGTTGCACATGTTTTAGGTACTTTAACTGTATATTTAGAAAATGAAAATGGAAACATCATAGAAGTAAAAAAAGATGGTTTCGGAAGTAAATCTGTTTTAGGAAAACAAAATGATCAAGAAAGTATTTTTAAAGCAGCAGGTACAGATGCATTAAAGAAAGCAGCTTCATTATTAGGTATTGGACTTTCTTTATATAGAGATGAAGAGGAGCAATACTATTTCGATACTATTAATTATGAAGATCCTTGGACAGATGAATTAAAAGAAAAATATTCTGAAGAATTATCTTATATAAGAGAATATATAAATAAATATGAAGTACCTGAAGAAGAATTTGATCAATATGTATTCGCAGTAACAGGAGAACAAAGTTATTCTGTTTTACCAGATAATATAGAATTAATAGTTAATTCAATTAAAGAAGAATTAGAAAAAAGCGAATAATAATAAATAATAAGGTAGTATACTATTTTGTATACTATCTTATATTTATATAAAAAGGAGGATGTTAAAAATGCCAATTTATGAAAATAAAAAAAATATTGTTTGTGAAAATTGTAAAAATAATACTTTCACTGAACAAGAAACATTTTTAATAAATGAAGAAACAATAAATTCCACTTTAACCAATAAAAAAGTATTTAAAAAAGTTATTTTAGGTAAAAAAATATGTTGTGCTAAATGCGGTGCAATATTGACTAATATAAATCCAGCTGAGATAATAGAATAAATGGCAGAACTTCTATTTAATAGCTTAAAAAAACAAATTAATACTATTTTACCTAATAACGATATGAGTGGAATAAAATTAAGAGATTGTAAATGGACTGTAAGAACGGCTGGTCCTAGTCCTTATAACAATGAAAGAACAGAATTATTTTTCTTTGGTTGTGAAAAGGCATTATCAGGTAATCCATGTAAAGGATGTTTTAATGTTTCTACTTGGAATGGAAATAATGCTCAATTTAGTCATGATCCAGTATTAATGGCTAAACATATAAATAATAATGCTCCAAATAAATACATAACAATAGGTGGAGGAGAACCAACTGATCAATTATATAATTTAATAATTCTTTGTAAAGAATTAAAAAAATATGAATTTAATATTATGGTTTATACTTGGAAAAATTTAAAACAATTAATTACAATACCTACTAATGTATTTGAAGAAGAATTATCTATATATAAACAAGTTCAACAATATAGAGAATTATTAAATTATGTAGATATTGTTGTAGATGGTGAATACATAGAAGAAGAAAGACTATGGGATGGATCAAGAGAAGATGGATTATTAAGTTCTATTGGTTCTGGCAATCAAATAGTCTGGGATATACCTAATAGAAAAGGTTTTTATATGAGAGATATTGATTCATTAAGTATAATTAATGATAAATTAATTACAGTATTAAAAAATCAAGACGCAGAAATACATACTTTAGATATTTAAAAAGGAGGAATAATAATGGGAATATATCAAGTTTCTATGAAGTCTCCATTAGAAAATAATGATTCAGAATATGATACTATTGATACAAGTTTAATAGATCAAATATTATTAAAAAAAGAATTTTATCAAGAAATTGGAGATAATAATGATCATCATATTTCTTTTGTATTTAGATCTGAAACTATAAATGGAAAAGAACATATATATATAATAGGAAGAGATGATATAAAAGAAATAAAGCATGAAATAACTAATATTCAGGAATTAATAGATGATTTAGCTAGTCATTTTTACGAAAACAAACTTCCTGATTCTAGTGATTTAATTAAAGATATAAAAAAAGATATAATATCTAAATTTACAAAACAATTATTAAATGAAAAAGATATATTATGTGTTAATAGCAATTATGATTGTTTTGGTTATATATTATCTGAAGATAATAAAATAGGTACTTTTGATAATATATTTATAGAAGATATAGATAAAATATCTTTTGAAGATTATCAATCAATTATAGATTTAAATAATGGCAAAGAATTAAATGCCATTTTTTATATAGATAAAAAGAAAGTTTATACATTTAATATAGATAGTGTAAACAATAATGAAGTTAAAATTTCTAATTTTAATAAAAAAGAAAATTATGAAATAACAGAAGATATTCTTAATTTAAAATCTAAATCTGATTTTGCTCAATATGATGATTATTTACAGTCTAGAAGACAAATGGTTACTATTGAACAAAACAAAGAAATAGAAATAGATTTAGATATCTTTGATATATAGTATTGGAGGTGAAAAAATGAGAGAGTGTTCAAAAAAGTTACTTAATTTATTAAAAGCTAAAACTCAATGTATATGGATTAATACCTATGAAGAAGAACAAATAATAAAAGACATTAAAGAAATTATTTTAAATAATTTTCCTAAGTCTAATTTATATACTTGGAGTTTTTTTAGTGGATTACAATTAGAACCATTAATTAGTAGCGAACAAAAAGCTGAACCAAATCCTCAAGTAAGTCCTGAAAAATTATTGAGTAGAATATATTCAGAACAAACTCAAAAGAAAGAAGAACATTTTTGGGTTTTAAAAGATTTTCATCTTAATATAGAAACAAAATCAATATTAAGAGGAATTAGAGATTTAAAAGATAAAGAAAGATCAGCTAATAAAGTATATAATCCTATTATTGTAGTTTCTCCAATAGTTAATATTCCAACTGAATTAGAAAAAACTTTTACAATAATGGATTATGATTTACCAGATAAGGAAGAAATAAAATTATATTTTGATAGTTACATAAGAAATATGGAAAAACAAAAAGATAAATTTACTATTCCTACTGAAGAAGAAATCAATAATTGTATTGATTTAGCTCAAGGATTAACAATAAATGAGGTTATTAAATATTTATCTGAATCATTAATAGAATATAGAACTATCTCAAAGAAAATATTCTTTAAAGCTAGATTAGATCTATTAAAGAAGACAAGTATTTTAGAATATAAAGATGTATGTGCGTCATTAGACGACATGGGAGGAAATGAACCATTTAAAGAATGGATTACTGAAATTAAAGAATGTTTTACTAAAGAAGCAAAAGAATTTGGAGTTATAAGACCTAAAGGTTTTTTAGCAGTAGGATCTCCAGGTACTTCTAAGTCATTAAGTGCAGAAATTGTAGCTTCTGAATTAAATCTTCCATTATTACAATTTAAAATGTCTAAAATAATGGATTCTAAAGTTGGTCAATCAGAAAAAAATATGGAAAATGCTTTAAATTTAATTAAAGTTTGTTCTCCATGTGTTTTATTTATAGATGAAGTAGAAAAAGCTTTATCAGGAACAGCTTCTTCTGATAGTACTGATGGAGGAACATTAATGAGAGTAGTTGGTCAGCTATTAACATTCTTAGGTTCTGATGAAAGTAAAGATATATTTACTATTATGACTTCTAATAATGCATCTGCATTACCTCCAGAATTAACTAGATCAGGAAGAATAGATGCTATTTGGTATTTCAGTTTACCTTCTTCTGAAGAAAGAAGAGAAATCTTTAAAATACATTTTGCTAAGTCTAATAAGAAAGTAGATGATGGTTTAATAGCTTATGCTGCAAATCATACTGAACATTATACTGGTGCAGAAATTAAAGAAATAGTTAAAGTAGCAGTAAGAAAAGCATACTTAAGATATAAAAAGGATAATAATCCTTCAATAACAACTGAAGATATAGATTTAGCTATACCAGAAATAGTATCTGTTTATAATTCTTCTAAAGAAAAAATATCTGCAATAGAAGAATATTATAGAGGTAGAGCTAGATGGGCAAATACTATAATAAAAAATGATCCAGAAAAATCAGAACAAGATATTATAGAATTTGATTTAAATGTTTAATAATAAAAAATTATTTATAAAGCGAGGGAAATAAATGAGTCATTTAACAACTTATAAAAACAACTGTTTAGATAAAACAAATAGAGAATTATTAGTAACATCATTAAGAGAAATTGGTATAACTTTAGATTATACTACAAAGCATGTAAAGAATACTTGGGTAGAAACAGATGTAGATGCAGCTTTTGTTTCAGATGGAAAAGTTATTTGTGCTGGAATTAAATTCAGCCAAAATCCTGATGGAACTGAAAAAGCAGAAGTAGTTGGAGATTTCTGGGGAACTGGATTTAATGATAAAGAAATCATTGATAGAATTTCTCAAATTTATCAAAAGAACGACATCATTGAAAAATGCAGATCAGAAAGATGGTTTGTTGATGAAGAAACTGATGTAACTGAAAACGAAAATGGAGAAATTGTAATTAGAGCAACTAGATACGTTTAATGTAATAAAAAATAGGGACAAATAAATATTTTGTCCCTTTACATATATTATTAATAAAATTGGAGGATTTAATAATGGAAGATAAACAAGTAGTTGAAATAACAGTAAAAAAAGATGGAAGTTATACATTTAAAGCTCTTGAAGGTTTTTCAGGAGAAAGCTGTAGAAATCAAACTAAACAATTAGAAATGGTTTTAGGTGGAGAAGCCATTAGCACTCAAAATACTAAAGATTATTATGATGGTAATGGCGGAGACGTTAATATAAATCTTAACTTATAAAGTTAATAATTATTCTATTGCATAAAAAAATAATAATTAGATTGGAGATTTTTTTGTATATATGGAATGTACAAAACAAGATATACTTAATGAATTAAATGAAGAACAACAAATACCTGTATTAAACTATACTGGTCCACAATTCTTAGTTGCTGGACCAGGTAGTGGTAAAACAAGAGTCTTAGTAAGTAGAACTCAATATATGTTATTAGATGGAATAAATCCATATAATATTCTTTTATTTACTTTTACTAATAAAGCAGCTAAAGAAATTAAAATTAGAATATCGTTAGCTGTTGGAGAAGAGACTGCTAATAAAATTACTACTGGTACTTATCATAGTTTTTGTTGTAAGCTGTTAAGAAAGTATGGAGAAAAGATTGGATTTGAAAAAAATTTCTCTATATTTGATACAGAAGATTCAAATAAAGTAATTAAAAAAATATTAAAAGATACTAATATAGAAGAAAAAGTATTAATCTCTTATATTAGTAAACAAAAACATAATTTAATAACTCCACAAATTGCTATGCAAAATGAGATTAATAATCAAAATGGATTAAGTAGATATTATGATTTATATCAACAAGAATTAAAAAAACAACAAGCTATGGATTTTGATGATTTAATATTTAATACTATTCAATTATTAGAATTAAATTTAGATGTATTAGAAGAAGTTAATGCTAGATATGTATATATATCTAGTGATGAAAGTCATGATTCATCTAAAGCAGATTTAAGATTAATACAATTATTATCTGGAGAAAAACAAAATGTATGCTTCATATTAGATGATAATCAAAGTATTTATAGTTTTAGAGGTGCAGATTTACAATCAGTATTAAATATTAGAAATATATTTCCTAATTTAAAAACTTATTTCTTAAATCAAAATTATAGAAGTACTAAAATGATTGTTGAAGCAAGTAAATCATTAATAGCTAAGAATAGTAATCAAATAGAAAAAGATATTTTTACTGACAATGAAGAAGGAGATCCTGTTATATATGTACAAGAAAATGATCCTACTCATGAGGCAATTCGTATAGCTAAAACAATTCAGCTATTAAAGAATAAATATAATTATTCATATAAAGACATTGCTATATTATATAGAACTGGAGCTCAATCAAGAGCAGTAGAAGAAATATTATTAAGATATAATATTCCTTATGAAATATTAAGTGGAGTTAATTTTTATGAAAGAAAAGAAATAAAAGATATTATTTCTTACTTATCTGTTATATCTAATAAATATAATACAGAAAGATTCTTAAGAATCATAAATGTTCCTAAAAGAGGAATAGGAGAAAAAACATTAGAAAAAATTTTAGATGAGACTAGAAAAGATATTATTCCTATAGATTTTATACAAGCTTGCAAAAACTTGATTGAAAGAAATGAAATAAAAGGTAAAGCTAAAAATGGATTAATAGATTTTATTAAAATAATAGAAAATATAGAATCTAAAATTAATGATCTTACTGTTCCAGAATTACTTGGAGAAATAATTAAACAAACTAATTATTATGAATACATTAAAGAATATGAAGAAGAATCTTATGAAGAAAGAGTAGGTAATATTGTTGAACTTACAGAATTGTCTTATGATTATCTTACTATAGAAGATTTTTTAGAACAAACTACTATGGAAAGAAAAAATGATGAAGATGAAGATGATAAAGTTCAATTATTAACTATGCATATGAGTAAAGGATTAGAATGGGACGCAGTTTTTGTTATTGGTTGTAATGAAGGTACATGTCCTCATTTTAGATCTTTAACTTTTGCTAGTGCTATAGAAGAAGAAAGAAGATTATTCTATGTAGCAATGACAAGAGCTAAAAAAAATCTTTTTCTTTTAAGACCTAAAAGAATTAAACAAAATGGATTTTATATTAATGCTAAACCTTCTAGATTTATATCAGAAATAAATGATAAATATATGTATATAAATAATAGTAAATAATTTATATGTTCTCTAGTAATATTATTATTGCTAGAGACATTTGCAAGAAATGGAGAATATTATTATGAGTATTAATAATTTAAACTATTTATTGCAACAAATTTATATAAATAAAGATGTTTTATCTTTTGATGAAATCTATTATTATTTTAATGATTTTTTAATTAATTCAGTTAAAAAATATTATAAGAATATTTCTGATAAATCTTTATATACTAAAAATGATATTATTCAAGAATCTTGGTTAAAAATATGGTTATTTTTAGCGGAAGATAAAATAATAATAAAATCATTAAATGAATTTAAACTTTATATTATTGAAGTAATTAATGATGTTATTATTGAATTAAATAAAACTGCTAAGGAGTTTTAATTTTGATCAAAATAAAATTTTTAGAAAATAATACTTTTTTAGTTAGAAATAATGGTGGTATAAAATCATTTAATAAATATATAAATATTATTTATTCTAAATTATTATATTGTGCTAAACCAAATTTTAAAGATAAATCTGGTGGATGGATATTTCACTATAATAAATTAGAAGAAGTAAAACAAGCTTTTAATGATATTGAATATGAAAATGAATATATAGAACCACCTTATAAAAATATTGGTAGTGATATGAAATTACAACCATATGATTATCAAAAAGAAGCAATTCATTTTGCTATTAATAATGAAAATGCATTACTTGTTCTACCTTGTGGAGCAGGAAAAACAGTTATTGGTATAGGTGTATATAATGAAGCTTTAAAAAATAATATTATAAAAGGTCAAGGACTAATTATTGTTAAAGCTTCATTAAAAACTCAATGGAAAAAAGAAATTAGTAAATTTTCCGATTATTCTTCTCATATAATTCAGACTTATTCTGATTGTACTTCATCTCATATGAGAAAAATAAAAACTATAGAAAATAAAATAAAAAAAACAAAGAATGAAAAAGAGATAAAAGGCTATAAATCTATTATTGAAGAATTAAATACTATAGCTAATAATGACTTTAATAATCAATTTGAAAACGTTGACTTATTAATAGCTAATTATGAAACATTATTAGATGAAAAAGTATTGAATAAATTAATAGATAAAAATATTGAATGTATTATTTGTGATGAAATTCATTTTTGTAAAACACATACTGCTGCCAGAAGTAAAGCTTTATATAAATTAAATAAAGCAAAAGTAAAAGTTGGTGCAACAGCCACTCCTATTACTAAAGATCCAAGAGATGTATTTGGTATATTTAAATTTATTAAACAAGATTTATTTAATAAAGTTGGAGAATTCCAAAAAAGATATATAAATTATGCAGGATATGGCAGAATTAATGGTTTTAAAAATCAAGATGAATTAAAAGACAAAATAAAAAATAATATCTTTGTAAAAACAAAAAGAGATATAGCTAGTCAATTACCTCAAACTATTTGTTTACCTATGTATATAGATATAACAGATGAACAATTATATGTACATGATAAGATAATGAAAGAATTAGATGAATTAAATCATAAAGATTTCAATATAAGAATGAGTTGTAAATCTGAACAAGAAGCATTATTAAATCCAGAACTACAACAAATAAATGGAAAAGTAATGGCATTACAAACTTTTGCTCAAGAATTAACAGATAGTCCTTTATTATTAATGGATAGTGAATCTGATTATTCTAAAACTTTTGCAGAAGGATTAAATTTAGATATTAATCCTAAATTAGATATGTGTTTAGATTTAATAGAAACAATTATAGAATCAGGAGAAAAAGTATGTATCTTTTCTAAATTTGAAAGAATGCAACCAATTTTAACTGATGCTATTAATAAAAGATTTAATTCAAAAAAAGATAATATTGGAGTATCTTATATAAATGGTTCATTATCTTCTGAGCAAAGATATATAGAAGCATATGATAAATTTAGAGATAATGAATATTATAAAGTATTATTATGTTCAGATGCTGGAGCAGAAGGACTAAATTTATCAAAATGTAAATATTTAATTGAATATGATTTAGCTAATTCTTATGCTATTCAAACTCAGCGTCAAGGACGAGTTGAAAGAGCAGATAGTATTCATAGTTCTGTTTTTGTTTATCAATTAATAGCTAATGATAGTTGGGATACTATTCAGCAAAAAATTATAAATAAAAAACAAGGATTTGATAATGATATTATTAAAAGTCTTGCAAAATAATACAATAAATACTATAATATATTATAGTATGAAACATTTTAAATCATTAGAATCTTTTTCTTAAAATTTTAATAGAAAGGTATAAATTAATATATCTTTCTATTTTTTTATATAAAAAGGGGGAAAACATATTATGTCAAAAAAAGTTAGTATGAGAACAAACAAGGATGTTATTTTATCTTATGTTGAGGAATTAGAAAAGGAATTAGAAGAAGCTAAAGCAGCTAAATTTGATCCTGAAAAGAAGAAAGAAGAAATAAAGAAAGCTAATACTGAAAAGAAAGCAAAAGAAATTATTGGCTTAAATATTCTTAATGAAACTATTGTTGATCAATATAATTCTGTAATAGAAGATATTAATAACAAGAAAGAAGAATTAAAGACTCTTTATGGTATTGAAGTGAATGCCAATACATTAGCAGCATTAATTGAAGCAGCTGATTTAGAAAAGATTAAGTTACAACAAGATAAAGAAGAATTAATAGCTGAAAAGAAAGCTGAAATTCAAAAATTAGAAGAAGATTTCTCTTCTAAGAAAAATTCTTTAATTTCTGAATATAGTGATCTTCTTGCTTCTAAAAAGAAAGAAAGACAAAGAGAAGAAGAAGAATATTCTTATACTCTTGCTAGACAAAAAGAAAGAGAAAATGATGAATGGGAAGACATTAAGAAAGCAAGAGAAGCTGAATTAGATAGTAGAATAGCTGCAGTAAAAGAAAGAGAAGATAAAATGACTGCTTTAGAAGAAGAATTAGTAGCATTAAGAGAAACTGTAGAATCTATTCCAGATAAGATTGCAGCAGCTAAAGAAGAAGGAGCTTCACAAAAAGAATCTGAATTAAAGAAAGTAATGGCTATAAGAGAAGCTTCTACTAAGAAAGAAGTAGAACTTGATAATAAGTTATTACAAAAAGAATTAGATAATACAAGAGAAGCTTTAGCTAAAGCAGATTCAGAAATTGAGAAGTTAAATGCTAAATTAGATGATGCTTATAAACAAATTAATGATATTGCTACTAAGACAGTACAAGCTAGTCAACCAATTTATAAAGTAGACAGTAATTCTTCAAAATAATAAGTAATGGGACAAGCTATTTGTCCCGTTTATTTTATATGAAAGGAAATAGATAATGAGTTTAATTGATGATTTTAAAGAATCTATAATTGAATCTGAAGCAAAAGAATTAGGTTTGCTTGAAGCAGATGAAAATTATAGAATTTTAGATGATGAACAAGCTAATTATTTTTTAAGAAGATTAGAAGAATTAGAAAAAGATAAAGAAGAAACTATTACTTTATGTAAATCTGAAATTGAAAAGTTTACTAAAAGAGTAAACGATTTTCAAGAAAGTAAGTTAAATACTTTAAATAATACTGAAAATTATATAAAGAACTTATTAAAGATATATGCTGAAGAAAAATTAGCAGATTCTAAAAAGAAATCATTAAAACTACCATTCGGAACACTTCAATTCAGAAAATCTCAAGATAAATATGAATATGAAGATGATGTAGTTTTAAATTATGTACAAGAAAACAATATAAATAATTGTTTAACAACTAAAGTAAGTTTAAATAAATCTGAACTCAAAAAGATAGGTACAATAAAAGATGATAAACTATATATAAATGATAAAGAGATTCCTGGAATAACAATAACTAAAGGAACTCAAACATTTGATGTAAAATTAACTTAATTAATAGCTAATCTCTTTAAGTAATATATTTAATATAAAATATATTTTAAAGAGGTGAAATTATTAATGAGTTATGATTTTATTATTGGTGCTGGACATACTCCTCAAGGAACAGAAGGAGAAGGAGCTGGTGGAAACGATAATGAATTATCTGAAAGTAATTGTACTAGAGAAATAGCTCAAGCTGTTGTCTCTGGATTAATAGCTAATGGAAAAACAGCTAAATATGTAGTTTTTAATCAAGGAAATTCTTATAATTTAGAAGATTGTCATTATAGAATAAATAAAGCTAATAATGATAATTGCGGAATGTATATAGAAATACATTTAAATGCTAGTGGACATCAAGGAGGAACTGGTACTGAAGTACTATATCCAAGTAGTGCTTCTTCTATTAGAAATATAGCAGGAAATATTAGTGCACAAATTTCTAATGATTTAGGATTAGAAAATAGAGGGATTAAAGAAAGAAATAACTTATATATATTTAATCATGCTTCTGTTCCTGTTATATTAATAGAATGTCTATTTGTAGATAATGAAAAAGACATAAATGTTTATAATGCAAATACTATTGCAAATTCTATTGTAACTGTTTTAACTGGTCAAGGAATCAATATAAGCGAAATTGACAATAATGGAACTTTAGAAAAAAAGTGGACAAAAGGATGGAATCAAGATCAAATTGGTTGGTTCTATGTATTAGATCCAGATAATAAAACATATTTATCAAGTTCTGATGGTTGGCAATATATTGATGACTATTGGTATATATTCGATGATAGAGGATACGCTAGACAAAATGAATGGTTTAAAGACTCAGATGGAAAATGGTATTATCTTGATAAACATTGTCAATGTACTTTAAGTAAATGGCTATTAAGATCAAGAAGTAATGAATGGTATTACTTAAATGAATCAGGTAGAATGTTATCTAATGAATGGTTAAAGTATATGGATAAAGATTACTATTTAAAAAATGATGGAACTCTAGCCATGAATGAAACTCTTACAATAGATAATAAAGAATATTCTTTTGATGAAAATGGATTATTAATAAATAAAACAAAATAACGTAAATTTGTTTTATTTAAAAGGAGAATTTTTAATGTACCCACAAGAGTTCATAGATAAATTAAAATCTTCAGTTGATATAAAAAAATTAATTGAAGAATATACAGAGTTAAAAAAAGTAGGAAATGGAATATATAGAGGACATTGTCCTCATCCTGATCATAATGATAGTGATCCTAGTTTAATAGTTTGGACAAAATCTCAATCTTGGGCTTGTATGGGATGTCATCACGGCAAAAAAACAAAAGAATTGAACGAACTAATTAAACTAGGATATAAAAAAGAAGACATAAATAACATAACTGAAAAAAATTATGGATCAGATTGTATTGCTTTTATCAGATGGATTAATAAAGGTATGCCTTGGAGAACAGCTGTAGAATATTTAGCAAATAAATACAATATTCCATTACCTACAGAAAAAAATCAAAAGTTGTTAGATAATAAAAAACTTTTAGCATATAGTTATATGGAAAATTTAAAAGGTAAACCATATGATTATTTATTAAATAGAGGTTTATCTAATGAAGATTGTTTTAATTGGGGATTAGGATTCGATGGAGAAAGAATATGTTTTCCTTTATTAGATAGATATAAAAATGTTTTATCTTTTACTAAAAGAACATTAAATAAAGAAGAAGAAAATGGAGATAAATATAAAAATGGGCCAAATAATGCTATTTTTAATAAAAGCCTTTATCTATATGGTATTCATAATTTAGATGAAGATTTTAATGAAATAAGAATAACAGAAGGAACAATGGATGTAATATTAGCTAATAAATATGGAGTTAAAAATATAGTTGCAACATTAGGAACTTCTTTTACTGAAGGTCATGTTGAAATAATAAAACATTATAACATGACCCCAGTATTTATATTTGATGGAGATGAAGCTGGATTAAAAGCTATTAATAAAAGTATAGCTTTATTAGCTCAACATAATATTTATTCTAAAGTATTAATATTGCCTAATAAAAAAGATTTGGCAGATTTAGCTAATGAATTAAAAGATAAGACTGAAGATTATATAGTTGATAATTCAATTACATATGGAAACTATCTTATTAATAAAGATTTATCTCTTTATACTTCTAAAATTAATGAATTGAAATTACAATATTATCCTAAATTAATTTCAACTTTATCTAAAGTACCTTCAGAAGCTGAAAAGAAAATATTAAAAGATCATATAAAAAATACAATGAATATTAATATTTAAATAAGGAGAATAATATGTTAATTTGTGATAACTGTAATTTAAAAGAAATATGTAAAACTTATTATTTTATAGTCAATAATACATATGCTAAATTTAATATTTATGAATGTAAATATAATAAAAGTATAGAAAATAAAACTATAAAGAATACAAATTTCAATTATCAAGGAAAAGCTAAACCAGATTTACGAGAAGTTGAAAAAAAGATAAAGCATATAGAGGATAAACCAAAACCTAAAATAATGAATTGTCCAACATGTAATGGATCAACTTATGAAGATGACATAAAAATATGTGAAGATTGTGGAAAAACAGTTTGTCCTGGTTGTTCTACTATTGATAATGGACATATTTATTGTGATGAATGTTGGAAAAAACATTAAGAAAGGATACTTTTAAATGAATACTCTTAACGAATTAATTAATCATTTAAAAAAACATAAAGATGCTATAATTATTGTCGGTAGTGCTATTAATAGTTATGATAAAAATTATACTTCTGAAGAATTTAATTATAATTATAATAGAAAAAATTTAAAAAGAAATCCAGAAAAATTATGGTCATTTTATTATAATAATATATTAACAGATATTGATTATAATGATATTTATGATATGATAAATAAAATAGACTATGATTTATTAGTAAATCAAAATATAAATGGGCCAATTAATAATAAAGCTTTAAATATTCATGGACATATAAATAAATATATTTGCCCAAAATGTAAAACAATTTATTCTTCTAATTCATTTGAGGACAATACAACTATTCCTACTTGTGAAATATGTGGCAAAGCATTAAAACCTTCTGTATTATTAACTGGAGAAAGATATGATCAAACTGAATTTGATAATCTAAAACAGAAAATAATAAATACTCATTCTTTAATTCTTATAGGTATGGATTATACTGAACAACCATTGCTTGATTTAATAGCTGATTATGGAGATATTAAATCTCAAATAAATGCAAATGGCAATTCCGAAGAAGAAAGAGTATTAGTCGCTATTCAAAACGAAGAAGAAGAATTTGATCCAAATCAAATTACTTTTTGCGAATTTTTAGTTAAAGATAATATAGAAGATGCATTGACTAGATTATTGAAAGAGTATTAATATGCAAATATTAGATCAATATATTAAGTTCATTAATTCTGAACATGATAAAGAAAAAATTTTATTAGAATTACAAGAATTATTTTCAAGTTATATAGGAATGCCTAATAACCAACAAACAATTCATATGATGAGAAGTGATTTTGAAAATATTTTATATAATACTTCTGATGTCACTATACCAATTCATATTAGTAATGTATTCGATAATATTACAATTAATGCAAGAGATTCATTATGGAATTAATTGAACATTATTATCAAAATAAAATCAATAATATTCCTATATATTATTTAAAAGAACAATTAAATAATTTTGAAAATAATAATACTGGATTACCAATAATAAAATGTAATGGTAAGTTATGTATATTAACATGTGTTAGAGATTACTATTTAGATCCAAAATTAAATAGTAAAATAAAAAAGTTAAATATATCTAATCAATGTCCACAAATTCAAAATAGATTAGGAATAGAAAATGTTACAAGTAAGGATTGTAAAAATTGTCACTTAAAAGCTATAGAAGAATATTTAAAAAATAATATACATTTAATAAAGAAAGGAAAATAATTTTAATGGTTTCAAAAAAAGATTTAATTAATAAGATTTCAGAAAAGAGTAATTTAACAAAGAAAGATGCAGAAGCTGCTTTAACAGCTTTCATTGAAAGTGTAGAAGAAGCATTAGCTAGTGGAGATAAAGTTCAAATAATTGGATTTGGATCTTTTGAAGTAAGAGATAGAGCAGCAAGAGAAGGAAGAAATCCTAAGACTAAAGAAAAAATTCAAATTCCTGCAAGTAAAGCTCCTGCTTTTAAAGCAGCTAAAGATTTAAAAGCTAAAGTAAATAGTTAGTTTTGTTTGAGGGCGTAGCAATGCGCCCTTATTATTTTTAATAAGAAAGGATATTTTAATGCTTACAAAACATCAATTAAAAGAAAAATATAAAGATGAAAAAGTCTTTGTTCTTCCATCTAATTTAGTACAAAATATTAATGATAAATTTACATATGAAAAACATACTAATGACATATGGAAAAAATATGATGGATTAGGAAGTTTCATTTATCGTTATGATGCAGAATATAATAATGCTTTTCAACAAATTATTCCTTATTTTATAGTAACTAATGAAAATGAAGATAAATATTTTGTTGGTAAAAGAATAAAAGGCGATTCTAGATTAGAAGGTATGTTATCTTTAGGCTTTGGTGGACATGTAAATGATATTGATGGAAATGTTAATATAATTAAACAAGCTATTAATAGAGAGATGAATGAAGAATTAAATATTATTCCAACATCTGATTTTAAATATATGGGAACAATGAGAGATTTAACTTCAGAAACAAATGAACATTTCGGTTTAATATTTAAAATAAAAACTAAAGAAGATTCTATATCTATAAAAGAAACTGAAAACTTAGAAGGTATATGGATGACTAAAGAAGAAATGTTTGATAAATATGGACGTTTTGAAAATTGGTCAAAATATATACTAGATTATTTGTATGCTAACTAGCAAGTGTTTTTATTGAAAAATTTTTTAATAGCTTATTAGTATTTAACCTAGTAAATAGTAATATTAATTATACAAAAATAAAAACATAAGGAGAGAAAAATATAACATGCAAATAATCAAAAGAGATGGAAGAGAACAAAATTTTGATTTAAATAAATTAAAAACTTCTATCAATAAAGCAGCTTTAGATATTAATATTAATTTATCTGAAGAACAATATAATAATATTTCAGAAAAATGTAACGAATTATTATCTAAAGAAAATGAAAAAATATCAGTTGAAAAATTACAAGATATAATAGAAAAAACATTATATTTATGTGGATTAAGAAAAATAAAAGATTCTTATAAAACATATAGGAAAGAAAGAACTAATATTAGAGATACTAAATCAACATTAATGAAAGCTATTAATGCTATTGGAATAGAAACTGATAGAGATAATGCTAACGTAGGAAATAATTTTAGTTCAAAACTATTAAGAATAGCATCTGAATCAAATAAATGGACACAATTAGCTAATATGCCTAAATTATTAGCTAAAGAATACGAAAATGGTGATTTGTATTATCATGACCTTGATTCATTTAATTTAACTGTAAATTGTTTAAATGTTCCAACTGGAGAAGTTCTTAAAAAAGGTTTTAATACTGGGTATGGCACAATCAATCGACCTAAAAGGATAGAAACAGCAGCTGAATTATCTTGCATATTACTTCAAAGTACTCAAAATGATTGTTTTGGAGGACAATCTCATCCTAATTTTGATAATGATATGGCTATTTTTGTAGAACCTACAAGACAAGAAGAAATTAAAAATTTAATGGATACTTATTGTAAAATGACCGATTATGCAATAGGATTTGAAATCGATGAAAATGATAATATAAAAATAGATTCATTACCTGAAAACATTAAAGTTTTATTAGAAGAAAGAACAAAAAATAGAATTCATCAAGCTATGCAAGGTGTAGTATATAATTTAAATACTATGCATTCAAGAGCAGGATCTCAAGTACCTTTTAGCTCTGTTAATCTTGGATTACCTGAAAATAAAGATGCAGCGTTAGTATGTGAAATATTCTTATTAGAATACGAAAAAGGATTAGGTAATGGAGAACAACCTATATTCCCTAATATTATTTTTAGAGTTAAAGATGGTGTAAATAAAAAACCAGAAGATCCATATTATTATTTATTTAAGTTAGCATGTAGAGTAGCATCTAAAAGAATGAATCCTACTTTTATGAATATTGATGCTGATTTTAATAAAGAGTTTTATGATAAAGGATATATTCCATGTACTATGGGTTGTAGAACTTATGTAATGGATAATATTAATGGAGAACCAGGTGGAGAAGGTAGAGGTAATATAGCTCCAACTACTATTAATTTACCAAGACTAGGAATAAGAGCTATGAAACAGTTAGATGAAGATATTAAAAAGAATAATTTAGATATAGAAAAATATTCTGAAAAATATATTCAACTAGTTATAGATATATTCCTTAATCTATTTAATGAAAAAATAGAATTAGCTAAGAAAAGTTTATTATATAGATATGATATATTAAAAGATTTAAGAGTAAAAGATTTACCATTTGTAGCTGGTCAAGGATTTATGAAAGGATCAGAAGGATTAAGTCCAGATGATTCAATTGAACCAATATTAAAACAAGGAACTTGGGGGATTGGATTTATAGGATTAGCTGAAACTTTAACAGCTTTAACTGGTAAACATCACGGAGAAGATATTAAATCTAGAGAATTAGGTTATAAAATAATTCAACATTTAAGAAATAAATGTGATGAATATAAACAAAAGTATAAATTAAATTGGAGTTGTTATTGTACTCCTGCTGAAGGTTTATCTGGTAAATTTATTAAACAAGATCAGAAAAAGTTCGGTATAATAAAAGGAGTAACAGATAAAGATTATTATACTAATAGTGTTCATATTCCAGTTAATTATCCTATTTCTATAAAAGAAAAATTAGAAATAGAAGCTCCTTTCCATAAAATGTGTAATGGTGGTCATATATCTTATATAGAAATGGATGGATATCCTGATCCAGATACTATTGAAAATATTATAACTTATGCTTATACAAATACAAATATTAATTATATAGGAATTAATTTTCATATAAGATATTGTAAACATTGTGGAACATATTTACATGATGAAAAACAATGTCCAAGCTGTGGTAGTTATGATATTCAAGGTATTTCAAGAGTAACAGGATATTTAAGTCTTGATGAAAGATTTGGTCCAGGTAAAGTTGCTGAAAGAAAAGATAGAACTGATCACAATAATAATCATGAAAATAATTATATTTTGGAGAATAAATAGTGAAAAAATTAAGCACTATACAAAAAAGAGAAAAATTAAATGAAGTATATTCAACTGATGAAATAGGTCCTGGAGGAGCTAATCATGAATATGTTATTGAAAGTAAATCTATTGATGATCAAGGAAATCCAGATGTATATACAAAAATAAAATTTCAAAAAGGTCCAAGAAACGAAGAAAATTCTCAAAATGGTATAATTGATACAGATCTATTAGAAATAGTAAGAGATAGATTAAAAGCATTTCAAGATGGCCCATTCAACTCAGACTATAATGCTTTTGCTTTAGTTCATATAGAAGAAGCATTAATGTGGCTTAATAGAAGAGTTGAAGATCGCATAGAAAGAAATGTTCTTGGTAAAAACGAAAAATAATTAAAAATAGTATATGGAGGATTTTATTTTGAATAAATATATAGAATGCAATCTAATAAAAGCCGAAAGAGCTTATAGAAAAAATGATAGATCGAATATAATGACTTATGATGAAATTGTTAATAACAATGAAGATATAAATGATTATGAAGATGGATATATGATTAAGTATCCAAATGATAGTATAGTATGGTATTCACAAAAAGAATTTGAATCTTCTCATTTAAAATTATTTAATAATTCTGATCTTAAAAGTGATATTTCAATATCTCAAGAAATGGTAGAAAAATTCATAGATACTATTGAAACAAAAACTATTGGAAATAAAACAACATTAGTTATAGCTACATTAATTAATGGATATGAAATAACAGAAACAAGTTCTTGTGTAGATGCTGCTAATTACGATGAAAAGATAGGAGCAGAGATCTGTATAAATAAAATAAAAAATAAAATCTGGGAATTATTAGGCTTTTTACTTCAAACAGCTAAGAATGGTATTAAATAATGCTTAATTTAGCTGGTGAAATAAAAAATAGTTTAACAAATGGACCAGGTTTAAGATATGTAATCTTTACTCAGGGGTGTTCTCATTCACCCCATTGTAAAGGTTGTCATAATATACATACTTGGAGTAATGAACCTAATTTATTAATATCTATAGATGATATGTTTAAAAACATAGAAAAAGAACTGCCTTTAATAAAAGGAGTAACTTTTTCTGGAGGAGAACCATTTGATCAAGCAAAAGAACTTTTTGAATTAGCTATTAAATGTAAGTCTTTACATTTAAATGTTCTATGTTACACAGGATATACATATGAAGAGCTACAACAAATATCTTTATTAAGATCTATGGAAGCAACTTATATAAGAAGACTATTAGAATCTGTAGATATTTTAATAGATGGAAAATTTGAAATTGATAATCAAGAAAATCATGGTTTATATAGAGGGTCTAAAAATCAGAGAATGATTTATCTTGATAAAGGTAAAATTATTAAAATTGAATAATATAATAAAAAGAAGGGGAATTCATATGTTATTTAAAGAATTTGCTTCAAAAATGTCTAACTCAAAAGATGGACTAGAAACAATTTCTAATATATGTAAAGAAAATAATATAAATTTAACAATAAATAAATTTAATAAAAATGAAATATCAGTAGATAAAGAATTTAATAAATTTGTATCATTAATTAATGGAAATTTTAAAGATATAAATTTTACATCTGAAACTACTCATTTAGTATTAAAAGAAAATAATATTGAAATACAATTTCAATGTGAATTAATAAATATAAGAAATGGAGTAATTTTAGTTATTTATCCAGATGAATACTATATATTGTCTACTGATACTTTATTATTAGAAAATAAGGAGGATAAGCAAAAGAATATCTTAATACATTAAAAGCTATTGATTTAGCTAATCGTTTACATAAAAATCAATATAGAGATTCATTAGATAAAAATGGAAATCCAGAGCCTTATATTATTCATCCTTCAAGAGTAGCTAAACAATTAATTAATTTAAATTTAGATAATGATAAAATATTATCAGTTGCTATATTACATGATGTATTAGAAGATTGTAGTATTACAAGAGATTATTTAATAGATACTTTTGGACACGATATAGAACATAGTATAGAATTAGTTACAAAAAATAAAAATATGAGTGAAGAAACATATATACATAATATACTATTTGATGAAACAGCCACTTTAGTTAAAATAAGTGATAGATGTCATAATATTTCTACTATGGTTGGAGCTTTTACTAAAGAAAGAATAGAAAAATATATTAAATAAACTGAAGACTATTATATTCCAATGTGTAAAAAAGCTATAAATTTATATCCAGATAAAAGTAATGCTATTTATTCTATGAAATTAACTATTGAAGCTGTTATTAATGCTTTAAAGTTTACATTAAAAGAAAATAAATAAGCATTATTTACATATATATAATAAAAAGAAAGGAGGATATTTATATGGATTACAAAGATAAACAATTTTTAGATTTATTAAACAAAAGTAATAAAATAGTATTTTTAACTGGTGCTGGAGTTTCAACTCATTCAGGTATTCCAGATTATAGATCGGCTAATGGTATATATTCAGACAATCCAGAATATATGTTAAGTATTAATTGTTGGAATAAAGAATATTTAAAATTCTTACAATTTATTACTAGTCATTTTGATTTAAAAGATTTTGAGCCTAATGATATTCATAAATGGATTGTAGAATTAGAAAAGACAAAAGATGTAACAGTAATCACTCAAAATATTGATAATTTACATCAAAAAGCTGGATCTGCTAATGTAATTCCTTATCACGGAAATGTTAATGAATGGGAATGTACAGGATGTTTTGAATCTTATGATTTTGAATACGTTAAAGAAAATAATTACTGTAAAAAATGCGGAAATAAATTATCTCCTAAAGTTGTATTATATGGACAAAATATAGATAAACAGAATAGTGAAAACGCTATTAAAAGTTTATTAGAAGCAGATTTAATAATAGTAATTGGTACATCTTTAGCAGTTTTTCCATTTGCTGATTTATTAACAGTTAATCCATTAGCTAATAAAGTTTTAATTAATAAAACTGAAACAGCTAATTTTTATCATGCTTTTGATTTAGTATTTTTAGAAGATGATTTAGACTTTATAAAAAGGATAGAAAATAATGAAACATAAAATTTATACTACTTATTTATCTAATTTAAAAAATATAGATACTTCTAATGGTATAGTTGCAGTTATTATGAGATTTCCACCTTTTATTCCAGAAGAATCAAATATGATTCATGTGCCAGAATTATCTCCTTCAGGTGAATTATTGTCTTCATTTAAAGATAATAAAGATTTTAAAAAATTTGAAGAAGAATTATGGAAAGAATTTGATAATGATTCTTTTAGAGAAAGAATAGATCAAATCACAGAAGCTTTAGACAATTATAATGATGTTTATTTAGTATGTTGTGAAAAAGATTATATTAATTGCCATAGAAGTATTCTAGGTAAACATTTTAAATTTCTTGGCTATGAATGGATAGAAATACAAGAAAAAGGAGAAATTAATGCAAAAGTATAAAGCAGCAATAATAGCTCATATAGGACCAATGTTTGGTGGTAAAACTTCAGCTTTATTATCTGATATAAAGAAAATGGAAATAGCAGGTTTTAAAGTAGCTTTATTTAAGCCGACAAAAGATAATAGATATTCAAATGAAGAAGTAGTTAATCATGACGGAGAAAAATGCAAATCAATAAATATAAAAAGTATATCAGATATATTAAATTATATTCTTATTAATAAAGATATAAATGTTATAGCTGTAGATGAATTTCAATTTTTAAAAGACGATAAGTACACTAGTAAAGAACTTATTGAAAAATTAATTGAACAGTTAATAATATCTGAGAAAACATTAATTGTATCTGGATTAGATTTAGATAGTAATTTTAAGCCTTTTGATAATATAAAAGAATTACTTCCTTATTGTACTCATATCTTTAAACATAAAGCTGTATGTATGAATTGTGGAAATGATGCTACTATTTCTTATTGTAAAGTAAAGAAAATAAGTAAAGAATTAATAGGCGGCGCAGATATATATGAACCATTATGCATACATTGCTACAGAGAAAAAATAATTAATAATTTATTATAAGGATAGATTTATTTCTATCCTTATTTAAGAAATGAGGATTTTTTAATGTCAACAAATTATACTAATATTTTGCACTTAATAGGTAATAAAGATGAAATAATTAATTTCTTATATAATTTTTATGATGGAAATTATATATGTAAGATGGATAATATTTTACCTATTTGTGATTATGATTATAAATTGAATGAACATCAAAAAATAGATAATTGGGGATTAAATAAAGATATTTCAGATAGTGATAATTTACGAACTGTTTTATCAAACAATAAAAAAATTAATAAACGATATCATTTATATACAATAGAATATACTACTATTGATTATAATAATTATAATTTTATTTTTAATGTTTCAAAAATGTATCCCAAGATAAAATTTATATACTTTTTCTTCAATAATAAAAAATATAATGCTGGTAAATGTACTATAAAAAATGGTACAGTTAAAGATATTAAAAATATAGAAATAAATAATATCAAAAATGATAAAGAATTTATTTATTATTATGATTTTTTATTGAATGAGAAATTAATAAAAATTTTAGATTTAGGTAGCATATTAAGATTGAAATCTAATTTTGTTAAAAATTATTTTTTAAATAAAATTAATAATATGATAACAGTTTATGATTTTGAAGATTTAGAAAGAGAATATAGTATTAATAATATTGTTAAACCTATATTTAAAGGAGAATAAAACATAATTATGGATAAACAAGAATTAGAAGATTTTTTAAAATATCATGATAACTTATATTATAATTTAGATTCTCCAGAATTAACTGATAAAGAATATGATAAATACAAAGATGAATATATTAGTAAGTATGGAGAATATAATTATGTTCCTGGTATAGCTTCTGATGATTTTGAAAAGTATAATCATACTACTTATGTATCTTCTTTATCTAAAAAACAAATTAAAGATGAAGAAGGAATAAGAAAAGAAATAGAAAGATTATGGCCCGTAGTTATACAACCTAAAATGGATGGACTAACTATAGTTACATATCCTGGTAATATTCATGTTACTCGTGGAAATGGACATATAGGCGAAATAGTTACTAATAATGTAAAAAATGCAGATGGTTTAGGAATTCCATTCTCTGCTTTTCCTGTAAGATCAGAATTAGTAATGTTACATTCTTCTTTTAATAAAATAAATGAAGAAAGAGAAAAACAGGGATTAAAACCATATGAAAACTGTAGAAATGCTGCTGCTGGTATTATAAGAAATAAAGATAGTACTAAAGTAGAAGGTTTAAAAATTTTTGCTTATAATTTATTGTTTGAAGAAGAAGATGAAGAAAATGCTTCAGCTCAAACACAAATTAATTATTTAAAAAATAATGAATGGAATACAGTTATAAGTTATGAACCTAAAGATATAGATGATGCTATTAATTATATTAATTCTTTTGATAGAAAAGAATTAGATTATGATATTGATGGATTAGTAGTAAAACATAATGGATCAAAAGTATTTGGACAGACTCAACATCATCCATTAAATGCATTTGCTATTAAATTTGAGCCAGAAGGAGCTTGGACAACAATAGAAGATGTTCAATGGACAGTTGGTAGAACTGGAAAAATAACTCCAATAGCTATATTAAATCCAGTTAATATTATGGGCTCAACTATAACTAAAGCTACTTTACATAATTCTAAAATAATTAATGATTTAGGATTAACTAGTATTGATAGAATAGGAAAAAGAGGAAATAGTATTACTGAAGTTTATGTAATAAAAGCAAATGATGTTATTCCAGCTATATTAGAAGTTAAAAAGAATAATAAAATTCAATCTAATTTATATACTGAATTAATAGCTGAACCTAAAGTTTGTCCTATATGTGGATCTACTTTGAGAAAAGAAAATGATCAATTGTTTTGTGACAATGAATCATGTGAAAGTAGGCTATTAAATAAGTTAATTCATTTATCTCAAAGAGATGCTTTTAATATAGAATCTTTAGGAGAAGAAACTTGTGAAAAATTAATATCTTTATGGAAAAATATTTTAAATAAAGCATATAATCAAATTATCAATTCTATTGAAGTTTGTGATGAAGAAGATCAATATGAAGATGATCCTTTACAAGAAATAGAAGATAATATTAAAAATATACATCCTAGTTTTATATATAATTTATCATTAGAACAAATAAAAACAATGGAAGGATTTGCTGATAAATCAGCTCAAAAATTATATGATGAAATTCAAAAATCTAAAGAATTAACTTTTGATAGATTTTTATATGGATGTGGAATACCTTTAGTAGGTAAAAAAGTAGCAAAAGATATTGCAGAGTTTTATTATTCAGATAAAGAAAACGAAGTAAATAATTTTGTAGATGATTACTATAATGGATTTAAACGACTAATTAATGCAAAAGGAATAGGAAATGAAACAATAATAAGTTTAAGTAAATATTATGATAAATATATTATTCCTTTTGGTGAATATATAAATATAAAAGATTATATTCCAGTAAAGAAAGCAAAAAATCAACTTATATTTGTAATAACTGGAGAATTTGAAATTTCAAGAAATGAAATTAAAAAACTTATTGAAAATGCTGGTCATAAAGTAACTAATTCTGTTAGTTCAAAAACAAGTTATGTTTTAGTAGGAAAAGATCCAGGAGATAAAGAAAAGAAAGCTATTGAGAAAAATATCACTATTATTAATAGCTTAGAAGAATTAAAAAAAATAATTGAAAAAATGTAGAAAAGTGGTGTAAAATAAAAAATATATGGAACAAAAAAAATATAAAGAAATTGCTCGTGGTGATATATTTTGGCTAAATAAATCATTATCATTAAATTTAGGCAAAAACGTACAATTTCTAGATAGACCATATGTTGTCATTAGCAATAATATTAATAATTCTAATGATAAAAGTCCTATAGTTAATATGGCTTGTCTTACTAAACAAACAGGAAAAGCTAATTATCCTATGCATGTATTTTTAAATGCAGAAAAATATGGATTAGAATATGATAGTGTTATTTGCACTGAACAAGTTATTACTGTTAATAAAATAGAATTAAAAGATAAAATTGCTACATTAGATAATGATGACTTAAATAAGTTAAATAAAGCTATAGTTGTTCAATATATAAATGAAAAAGGAATATTAAATATATAAGGAGATATAATATCATTTATGAAAGTAGAACTTAGATCCATTCATGATTATTGGCAACAAGTAAAAAATGCTGCTATGAATACTATTGGAAAAGATGCAGGAAAAGAACCATCGTCTGAATGGAAAAGAAAAATTTTATTATCTGAACATAGTCCTATTAGATTAATTAAAATTCATTGGAGATGGCTTGATTTAAAATCATGGGTTAGTGTTCATTTCGTTAGGCATAAATTCGGAATTGAACATTGGGTTAGTACACAAAGAAGTGATAGAACAGGTATTAATAGAGATAATCAACCTCAAGGTACTTTAGTAAATCATGAATGTGAAGCTAATGCCCAATCAATGATTAATATTAGTAGAAAACGTTTATGTTTTCAAGCAAGTCCAGAAACTAGACAAGCTTGGGAAGAAGTAAAAGAAAAAACAAAAGAGATCGAGCCAGAATTAGCTAAATGCATGGTAAAAGATTGTATTTATAGAGGTTATTGTTATGAATATAAATCTTGTGGTTATTTTAGAACAGATGAATTCAAAAAAGAATTAGAAGAATATAGAAAAGGAATAAATGAAGAATGATTAAGTATATAATATATTTTATCATTTATGCATTTATACTTATAATTAATTTTATTATTTTAAGAAAACTAGCTATTTATGAAGTTTATGAAAATTTTTTTGATTTAGTTCTTTCTATTTTTGTTTCTTTATTTCCTATTATACATATCTTTTCGTTTTTATATTTTGCGAATATATTAATTTTAGAAAGCAAAATACCAATAAACGATATTGCTAAAAAGGTATTATTTTTTAAATGGAAAAAGAAATAAAAGAGAAAGATATTGTTAAACAAATCGTAGATAATTGGAATAATTATTTTCCAGATCTACGATTTTGTAAAACAGAATATACTTTAAGAAATTTTAGAGTTGATATATTAGCAGATTTTGAAGCAAATTTAAAAGATTTAGGTATAAGAGAAAAAGATTATTTTTGTAGACCAGCTGTTTTCTTTGAAGTGAAATTTGATTCATCTATGAGGGATTTATTATTCGAAATGCAAAAACAAATTTCTTTTAGAGATTTTTATATTAATGTTAATAAAGCTTTCTGTATGATTTGTGTAATATCTGATGAATTTGATGATACTATGGTAGATTTTATGGAGCAACATAATATTATAATGTATAAATATGAAATCAAAAATAATGATTTAAATACTTTATCTATTAAAGAATATAATAGACAAATATTTGAATTAGAAGAAGGGGGAGATAAAAACTATGAATAACAAAAAGAATTCAAGAAAACAAATTAAAAATAAGCTATTAAAAGTAGATTCTTTAACAGCTTACTTTAGAAAGAAGATTAAAGAAGTTTTTGGCGATACTAAAAACATTGAAGTTGAAAGATGTCATAATAATGTTTATGTAGAACCATATGGAGAATTACCTGCTTATATTATTTATGCTCCTGATGAAGAAGATCATATTAATACTTTTAAAATAGTAGCTCAAAGATATGAAAAAGGTAATAAATCTAGAATGAAAGTAATTAAAATTTTAGATATTGAATAAAAGATAAATCAAAGCAGCTAATGTTTCACGTGAAACAATTTTTATATTAGCTGTTTTTATATATCTTTTAATATAAAAAATATTAAAGGAGGGGTATTTTGATTAAAAGAAAATATTTCTCTTTACATTTACATACAATAAGAAGTATTGGTGATGCAATAGTAAAAATAGATGATTATATTAAAAAAGCTAAAGAATTAGGATTAACAGCTTTATCTATTACTAATCATGGCACTATGTCTGATGTATTTGAATTTTATATTAAATGTAAAGAAAATAATATAAAACCTATTTTAGGTTGTGAAGTTTATGTAGCTGAAGATAGATTATTAAAAGATAAAGAAACTCAATATGCTTATGATCATTTAGTATTAATAGCTAAAAATAAAGAAGGATTTGAAAATTTATTACAAATACATAATGATGCACAAATTAATGGTTTTTATAGTAAACCTAGAACAGATAAAAATATACTAAAAAAATATGGCAGAAATATAATAGCTTTATCTGCTTGTGTTGGAGGAGATATTCCTAAACAAATATTATCAGCTGTTAATGAAGAAGATGAATCAAAACAAGAATTAATAGCTAATAATATAATTAATTCTGTAAAAGAATATAAAGAAATATTTGATGATTTTTATCTAGAACTTCAACCAGGTGATTTTGCTAATCAAATTATAGTTAATTCTGCTTTAATTAATTTATCAGAAGAAACTAATACTAAATTAGTTGTTACTAATGATGTACATTATCTTAATAAAGAAGATTATAAAGCTCATAATATACATGTCTGTTCTTCAAGAAAAAAAGAAGTATCTGAAGACGGTTCTATTTGTTATCCAGATAATTGTTATTATGTAATGACAACTGAAGAACTTATTAATAGCTTATCTTTAACAATATCAAAAGATATAATAAATACAGCTATTGATAATATATATGAAATAGTTGATATGATAGAAGATTATGATGTAATTCCAGATCATATTTATATGCCAAAATTTGATGTACCTGAAGGTTATAATGAAGATACTTGGGTAGAAGAATTATGTTATAGAAAGTTAAATTCTATTTCATATAAAATAGATGACATATCTGAATATACAGAAAGATTAATATATGAATTAGATACAATTAAAGAATTAGGATTTAATGGTTATTTTTTAACTGTTAAAGATTATTTAGATTGGTGTAAAAATAATGATATATTAACTGGTCCAGGAAGAGGATCTGTATGTGGATCTCTTGTTGCTTATTTATTAGATATAACTGCAGTAGATCCAATTAAATATGGATTATTATTTGAAAGATTTTTATCTATACATAGAAAGGGGTCTGTTCCTGATATAGATTGTGATATAGAAGCTAAAAAAAGAACTTTACTATTTAATTATGTAATTAATAAATATGGAAAAGATCATTGTTGTTTAGTTTCTACTTTTTCAGAAAGAAAAGCAAAAGCTGCAATTAAAGATACTGGTAAAGTATACAAAATAAATAAAGAAATTGTAGATTATGTAGCAAGCTTAGTTCCTACTGTATATTATATTGATACAGAAGATGGAGGCTCAGAAAAATTAACAGATATTTCTATAGAAGAAACAATTAAATTAGTACCAGAATTTAAAGAGTATTATGATAAATATCCAGATTGGATAAATGCAGCTATTAATTTAAGTAATATACCAAAAGCTACTTCTGTTCATGCTGCTGGTACTATAATTTCTCCAATTAAACTTACTAATAAATTACCATTAGTAAGATCAAAAGAAGAAAATATGTTTGCAACTGCATTAAATTTAAAAGATGCAGAGAAAGTAGGAGTAATAAAATTTGATTTCTTATCTTTATGTACTTTAGACATTTATAATAAAGTATTAAAAATGATTCATAAAAAAGATTTTTCTTTTATATCAGAAGAATATGATGATCCAAAAGTTTGGGATTTAATTGGTTCTAAATATACTTCTGGATTATTTCAAATTGGAACTAAAACATATAAACAAAGAATGCCTAGATTAAAACCTAGAAGTATTAAAGAATTAGCTGCTTGTTTAGCTTTAGTTAGAGGTCCTTGTATTTCTTCTAAAATGGATGAAAAATATATGAACATAATAGAAGGAAAAGAAGAAATAGAATTAATACATCCTATATATGATGAAATATGTAAATCAACTTATGGAGTATTATTGTTTCAAGAGCAATTAATGAAAATATGTAATAATATTGGTTTTACTCTTGAAGAAGGATATAAAATAATGAAACATTCTGCAAAAAAACATTTTGAAGAATTAAGAGAATATGAAAAAGATTTTATGAAGTTAGTAAAAAAAATAAATATGAATAAAAAAGTAGCAAAAAGAATATTTAAAATGATTGTAGATTCAGGATTATATTCATTTAATGAATCACATGCTATTGCTTATGCTATTTTATGTTATATAGGAGCTTATTTAAAAGTTTATTATCCTAGAGAATTTTTAGCAGCAGCTTTATCTAATGCTTATGAAAATAGTGAAAGTGTTATAGAATTAGTAGACGAATGTAGAAGATTAGGAATTCAATTCTTAAGACCTGATATTAATAAATCTAAATGGGATTTTACTCTTGAAGAAGATAATAAAATAAGAGTAGGTTTTTGTGCTATTAAATCATTTGGTTTAATTGCTTATAAAGAAGTAGAAGAAAAACGTCCTTTTAATAGCTTACAAGATTTATTAAATAAAGTAGTAAAAAAGAATTGTGGCAAAAGACCATTATTGCCCGCAATCTTCTCTGGTTGTTTTGATGAATTTTACTCTACTAGATATGATGCTTATCTTGACTATTGCAAATTGAATAAGTCAGATATAGAAGATGATTTATATATAGCAGGAGAAAAAGAAAGATTAAATATTGCTAAATCTATGGATATTGATTTTGAAAAAGCATTTATGGGAACTTCTTTAATAGCTAATCCTGTTAATCATTTCTCATCTATTAATATAGATAAAATAAATAATAATTCTAATTTTAATATTCTAGGAGTTTTTGACAGAATAAAAAAAATAAAAGATAAAAATGGTAATCAAATGGCCTTTTTATCTATTGGTACTGGTGATGGTACATTAGAAGCTGTTATTTTTGCTAAACAATATAATGAATATAAATCTTTAATTAAGAAAAATCTAATTTGTAATTTTAATTTAAAGAAAAATAAAGGAGATTACATTGTTAATAGCGTGGAACTTTCTGCTTCTTAGAAATGTTTCACGTGAAACAATTATATTAAAATTATGGAATTGATAAGTCTATATATTCAAGTTAAAGATAATATAGAAAAAGAATTTAATTCATGCAAAAAATATTTTCGTTATTTTAATCTAGATGGAACTAAAACAAATAAATCAAAAATAAAGAAAATTAATAAAATATTAAAAAAGTATAATCATAATATTATTGATTTTTATATATATCATTATTTTGATTTTAAAATTACTTATAATGAAAGAATATATTTTGAACATTCTATAGGTATTAATTATTCTATGTATTATAATTGTGGACATATAATTTCAGATTTTGCTAAAGAACATTATAAAGAATGGTTTAATGAAAATGTAGAAAAATCAGTATTAGATGTATCAGATAATATATATTATTATTTTTTACATGAAGATAGAAAATATTTAAAAAAAGAATTTTTAAATAAATTTGAATCATTTAATACTATAAAAAATAAAAGAAAATATTTTAAAGATATAATAAGAAAGATTGGTAAGATATGGAGTTAATACAAAAAAATTATTGAAATACAAAAAGAAGAAAATGAAATAATTAATTATAAATATAGTTTTTTATTTAATTTCGATAAATCTCAATTACACAAATATCAAATAGAAATGATAAGAAATATACTTAAATCAAGAAGGAGGTAACTTTTTTAATGTTGTTCTGTATGTATATTATTAAGGATAGAAAAACTAAACTTAGTAATATGATTAGAAACATAAAAGATGAACAAGAAGATTTAAATATAGAAAAAGGAAAAATTAATGGTTTTATTTATGATATAAAATTAGCTATTAATGAATTCTTTTATAGATCATCTTTGCCAGATTTAAATAATTATATTAATCACTTATCTAATTTTTTAGAAGAAACTTCTGAATCAAAAACTGGATTAGAATTAAAAGAAGTTATTACTAAATATTATAATTTATTAAATGAAATAGATTATAATCAAATGCCAGGAGTTTATTATAATACATACTCAGAAATTAATGATAGAATAATGACTAGTATTAGTAATTATATTATTAATAATAATCGACCATTTAATGTTTTTGATTCTAAATGTGGTTATGGTAATTTATTAAAAAACATTAAAGAAATAAAAACTCAAGCTATATTATATGGTCTTGAAGAAAATAATAGAAAAGCAGAAAAAGCAAAAGAAGTTGCTGATAGAATAATAAAAGGAGTAGTAAAAGGTTCAAGAATATCTAATGATGTTTTTGATATGGTAATTTGTACTCCTGAAATTTTTCCTTATTTAGAAGACAATATGTCTGTAGGAACTATTAGTAAACAAGAAAGAAATTATATTGTTTCTAATTTAAAATATTTAAGAAATGATGGAATATTTTTTGTCGCTTTACCTTTTTATAGATTACATAAAGATATATGTACTTTATTAGCTAGACAATTAAAAAATGTATCTATAATAAAAGGATTAGATGAAGATAAAACAAAAGGAATTGTTTATATTATTGGACAAAAAGATGGTTCTAAAATTTTAGATGAAGAAATTTATGAGCTATTAAGAAAAGGATATAATTATGACAATGTTTCTTATATAGGAACTGCTGATATAAATAATTTTATTCTACCTAATAAAATAAAAACAATTGATTTATTTAAAGGATCTTTAATTGATACAGATGAATTACTTAATATAGTTAAAACTTCTGGTTGTAAAGATTCTTTTTTTGAAAAACAAAATGTAAGAAAAATAAATGAAAATATAATTCAGCCTTTATTACCTTTTAATGTTGGACAAATAGGATTAGTTTTAACTTCTGGTTGTCTTGATGGATTAATTGATGAAGGCGATGGTAATTTTCATTTAGTTAAAGGTAGAGTTTCTAAAAAATCTAATAAAGAAAGAAGTTATGAATCTGGAGAAGTTCAAGAAGTAGAAACAATAACTAATAAAGTAGAAATTAATGTTATTTTACCTAGTGGAGAATTTAAAACATTAGCTTAATAATTATTTAATAAGGAGGTATAACTTTAATGATAGATTATATTTATCCTTGTAAAGAAGAAATAATTTTAATATCTAGATTTAATTATAATCATAAAAGATACAATAGAAGAAAACATAAGAAAAGAATAAAAAATAAAATTTTAAAAAGAAGAAAAGATTGGGATAGTAATGAATGGTGGAAAGATTATAATCCAAGAAATAGATCTAATCCAGCCACTTTTTATAAATATTATGCTAATCGTTATTTAAGAAAAACTAAAAAAGAATTCTACCATAGAGGTTTTAGCTATAGAAAAACTTTCGATTATTGGTGGACAATAGATTAATCTAAAAATGTTTCACGTGAAACAAATATAAAGAAAAGGAATAATAAAAATGTCAGAAAATTTAAGACTAAAGAAATTAAGTTTGGGAAAATTAAGATCTGTTTATTATGATACTATTGTTATAGATACTCATGGAGGATATCTTACTTTTGCTTCTTTAGTAGATAATGATAAAGAATTAAAACTTTATCAATACGAAATAAACAAAAGAAATAATTTCTATGTAGAAAGTCTTAGACGTTATTATGCTAATATAGGCAAATATGACATAGAAAAAAGAAAACAATCTAATTCTGATTTCTCTCATTTAATTGTTAATACTAAAGATTCATTAGAACAAGTTAATGATGAAAATGAGCTATTAACAGCTTATATATATGTTAGACCAGAAATAGATACTTTGAATAAAAGGGTATATGATAAATTATACGCAAATACTTCTATTCCTTTATTAGAAGAATGGATGGATTATTTAATCAATAAATTCAGAGAATATAATTATTTAAGAGAATTAACTGTAGATAGTATATATGAAACAAATCCATTTAAAGCTTATATGTTAAGAATATCAAATAGTCAATTATTAGAAATAGTACAAACAGGTATAAGAGAACATTCTATAAGAGTCAGCAATTCTTTTGAAGATTCCGAATTGATGTCATATATAGATGGTTTAGATAGTTATCTAAATATATTTGGAGAAATATTAGCAAATAGAATTCAAAATTCTTTTCATCCAAAATTTATACCAGATGTAGATTCTTATGACGAATATACTAATAACTATGATGATAGTTGTTTTTATAATGGTATTGAATTATATCAAGCTCAAAAATCAGTTATACAATCTTCTGTTAATAATTTAAATAAAAATAATGTTACATTTGTTATAGGAGAAATGGGTTGTGGTAGTATTTTTGCCGTTTTAGGATAAGGATACAGAAATCCTAAAATGATTAGAGTGGAATTAAGCGGGAAAGACTTTATTCGTCTAATCCGAACTGAAGGCTCTCGTAAGAGATAAACTATATAAAACAAAATCTTAATAAATTTTGTGGAAGTTAGTGATATTTTATTCTTAATATTTCAATATAGAAAGAAGTGATAATATGGATAATTCTATAAAGAAAAAAATAATAATTAAAATTAATAGTAAAGAAGAAGAAATAAAAACTTTATCTGAAATACATAATCAATTAGTAGGAAATATAGATTATATAGATAATAATATAATATTAAATGACTCATCAACAAGAAATGATAATACAGAGAATGAAATTCATTTAATAATATTTAATGATTGTAAAACAAATCCAATAATTAATATATAAAGAATAAAATAGTCAGGGGCAACGCGTAGTACTGAAATAATGTACCAAGAGGCCGCTCTACGTTGTATCATATAGGATGTTTCACGTGAAACATCCTCACGTAAAAATGTACGCTAGACTGGGTATGAATTAACATACCGATGAAAATGAGAGAAATCTCCAGAGGTGAATACTGGATTGACCAGTCAGCTATTAATAATTAATAGTTGGATAAAAAGCTTCACGTTAAAAACAATTCGAAAACAGCCATTGGTTCTGGTATAACTTATGCTCATTATAAAAAGAAAACTGGAATGACTAATATTATAATGTGTCCTTCTCATTTAGTTGAAAAATGGAAAAGAGAAGTAGAAAGATTAGTTCCTAATGCTAAAGGTTATATAATTAGAGAATTAGAAGATTTAATTAGAATAGAACATAAAATAAAAACTCATAACAAATTAGAGCATAGTTTTATTATTTTATCTAAAGAAACTGCTAAATTTAGTTATGAATTAAGACCAGCAGGTATTTGGTCAAAAAGTAAAAATACTTTTGTATGTCCTTGTTGTGGACAACCTCTTAAGAAAAAAATAAAAGTAGGTACTGGCTCAAGAGCAAGAACAGAATTTGTTAATTTTGATAAAAATGATTTCAATCAAAAATATGCATATAATGCTTATTGTACAAATGAAATAGAATACTATAATACTAAAACATCTAAATTTGAAAAGAGAAAATGTAATACTTCATTATGGGTTCCTCTTAACAAAGAAGATAAAAATACTAAGTGGGTTAAATTAGGTAAAGAAGGATGGATATATCGTTCTCATATAGATGAAATTTTTAACGAATATGTTTCACGTGAAACATTAACTAAAAAAGAATCTAATTTCTTTACTAAATTAGTTGAAGTAAAAAACACATTAGATGATGGAGAAGAAATCAAAGGATTAAAAGCTCCTAGAAAATATAGTATATCAAAATACATAAAAGAACGTTTTAAAAACAAAATTGATTATTTCATTTGTGATGAAATGCATTTAATGAAAGGAAATTCAAAACAAGGTCAATCTATGGCCGATTTAGCTAAAGCTTCTAAATATTTTATAGGTTTAACTGGTACTTTATTGAATGGTTATGCTGATGGATTATTCTATATTTTATATAGAACATTACCTAAATTAATGAAAAAAGAAGGTTTTGAATATAAAGATGAAGCTGAATTTATGAGACAATATGGAGTTATAAAGAAAAGTAATAGATATGCTTTTACTAATGGACAAATAGGTGATAGAGTTGGATTATCTTCTGAACAAAGATTGCCTGGAGTATCTCCATTAGTTTTCACAAAATTCTTATTAGAAAATGCTGTATTCTTATCATTAAGCGACATGGATGGTGGATTACCTGGCTATGAAGAAATCCCTGTACCACTAGATATGGATGATGAATTAAGACAAGCTTATAATTCTCTAGAAGGAGATTTAAGACAAGCTTGTTCTATAAATTCAAGTAGAAGAAGAAACAGTAATTCTCAAGGCGGAATGAAAATGATGGGAGCATTATTACAAACTTTATCTGTTTATCCTGATATGCCTTATAATCAACCTGATGTTTTACATCCAGATACAAACGAAGTAATGGTTACTCCTCCTCAATTACAAGAAGGAATTAGAAATAAAGAACAAGCATTATTAAACTTAGTACAAGAAAAAGTTAATAATAATGAAAAAGTTTTAATATACTATGAATGGACAAATAAAACTGATGTTGCCGAAAAATTAAATAAGCTATTAAATGATAATAATATTAAAACAGTTGTTATGACATCTTCTGTTACAGCTTCTGATAGAGAAGAATGGATACAGAAACAATTAAATAAAAACATTGATGTTTTGATATGTAATCCTAAATTAGTAGAAACAGGATTAGATTTATTAGATTTTACAACTATAATATTTTATCAAATGGGTTATAATATCTTTACTATGAGACAAGCTTCTAGAAGAAGTTGGAGATTATCTCAAACAAAAGATATTAAAGTTTATTTTATGTATTATAAAGATACAATTCAAGAACAAGCTTTAAGTTTAATGGCAACAAAACTTCAAGCATCTATGGCTATAGAAGGTAAATTCTCTGAAGAAGGTTTAAGAGCTATGGCTAATAATGAAGATTTATTATCTCAAATTGCTAATAGTGTAGTAGAAGGAATAAAAGACACTATTCAATTAAATGGTTTTACTAATGTTGAAGCTAAAGAAAGACAACATGATACAAGTAGAACTAGAATACCTATTAAATATTTATTAATTTCTAAACCTATTAATTATAATTTAAATTATTTACAAAAATTATCAAAGAATAAACCTAAAAGTAATAATAAGCTATTAAAAGAAATATTAAACTTTAAAACTGCTATTAATAATATTATATAATATTAACTTTTTTATTAAGAGAGGTCGCTTCGCTCCCTCTCTTTTTATTTTTTTGTTTTTACTTTTTTACTTTTATTATTAATAAGTTATTTATACTAACTTGAAGTATTTATACTATATACATATTGATATAATTAGCTATTAAATAATAAAAACTTTATAAACATTTATATTGTATAAAAAGATAGAACAGAAAAAATAAGCTATAAAAATTTAAACTTATTTATATATTTTTATATATGAGAAACTATGTACCAATATTTAATTAAGTAATAATATAATATATATAAATATTAATAATAGGAGGGAAAAAATATGGAACTATTAAGTGGATTTAAAGAATTATCTATAAGAGAAAACGTAAAAGAACAAATAGAGATAGGTAATTTAAGAAAAAGAAGTAAGACATTAAATATAGCTAAACAAGAATTAAAAGCTAATTGTAACATTATCTTTTTGAATGTTATTACTGAAACAAATAATAAATTCACAGTTAATGTAAAGACAATAGAGAATAGTTATATTTATGATTATAATTTTGATACAAAAGAAATCAAATTAATAGGAGGAATAAGAAAGAATGCTTGTATTACAAAGGAATCTAACACCAGGAGAAGTTAGAACATGTAAATTAACAGGACAGATGATAGTATATGGAGATTATTATTATCAAGATACAGATGATCCAAATTTATATGTATTAGCAAGGGAATATAATAAATTAAAAAGACAAATAGAAGAAGAGACATTTGATTATACATTATTAGAGAAAGCTCAAAATGAAAAAGAATATAGAGAATATTTAAAAATGGCAGAACAAGAATACTTAAATGATAATATATTAAGTATGGAAATAGCTAAAAATGGACAAATAGAAAATAGTATATTAAAAGAAGGAGATATAAAATAGTATATGAACGAAAAAATAATAGAACAACATTTACAAAATATATCTCAAAAGAAAAGAAATAATATAAAAGGAATAACATTACATAGTTATGTAGAATATTATGATAATACAGCTAGATATGGAGGATATAAAGAAGTAGAGAAAAAGAACTCTTTAACAACTGATTATGGATTTAACTATTTAATCGACCAGTATGAAACTATAGAAACAGTTAATCCAAAAATAAAAGTCGACCCTTTTATAAATAAGAAAACAACATTTATAGCTACAAAATTATATGATGATTTAATAGCTGATAATACAATATCAGTATGTGTATTTTATTATACAGAACATAATTATGAAGAAACAGAGAAACATTTAATTATATTTTTAGGAGAATTATTAGAAGAATATGATTTAAAAACAGAAGATATATGGAGAGGATATGATTTATCAAAAGAAGATAAAGGACCAATACCATATTTAGATAAAGAAGTTTTTAGTAAGCTATTAAATGAAGTTAATAAGTATTTAGAAGATAAAGAGAAATATGAATATCAACCAACAATAGAAGATGAAGAAAAAAGCTATAAAGATTTAATAGCTGAGATATTCAAAGAAGCACAAGAAGATATAGACGGATATATATCTAAATACGAACCTGATACAAAAGGAATAAAAGAGTTATTAAAACAAGAAGAGAATGTAAAAGTAGATATGACAACAATAACATATCCTACAAAAAATACATTACAATATAATATAAAGAATATATCTCCAGGAAGTACAGACCATTGTGTTAAAGCATTTGATAAAATGAGCGGAATTGGAAGTACTTCAAAGACAATGGTTGAGCCTATTTATCCAGATTTAATAACTCCACCAGGAGGAGATATAAATATAGCAGATGGACATTCTGAAACTGCAGTACAATCAAAATCAGATATAGCAATGTCAATAGAAGATTTTGAGAAAAGACAAAAAACATTTAATTTAAATGATTATGAAACTATATCTAAGACAACAACAGGAAGACCAATAAATACAGATGATCCATATCCAGTAGATGAACAAATAAAGAAATTAGAAGAACATTATCCAAAAGTAAAAGTAGATAAAGTTACTTATGATTTTACAGATGGAAATCATCCTGGTTCAAATGTTGGAGCAGCTGCTATGAAAAACTTTAATATGATATATGATATGATAAATGAAATAAGTAAAAGAACAGAAAAAAGATTAGTTAAATTAGAGAATAATTTATCTACTGTTATGAGAAACTTATTTAGAGTATCATCAAGAATAAATATAAATTGTGTATATTATGGAGGACAATCTATTTATGGTAAATATAAATGTATAAGATGTTTACATGATAATAGAGTAGATGATGGAGCAATAGTTTCATTAGACCAATGTTTATGTTGTACTAGATATGAACCAATAATAGGACAAGTTTATGCAATATTAGATGAAACAGGAAGTAATGTATCACAAGTAATAGATGATATACAAATGTCATATAATGATTTAAATGAATATAATACATTTAATAATATAAATCAATATCATAATTGTCCATTAAATGCTAATCTACAAAAAGATAATGCATATATACCTAAAGAATTTAGGGAAACAAAATGGGCTGATACTAAAGCTGAAAAGAAAGCTAAAGATGAATTAAAAGCTAAAAAAGAAGCTTTAGCTCAAATAAATGATGAAGAAACAGAAAAAGAAGAAGTTAATAATATAGATGATAAAAATATATTAATTACTTATGATGAAATAAAAGATTATTTAGATGATAAATATAGAGAAGTAGTTATTACTGATGCATATGATAATCAAATAGATATAGATGATTATATTATTTTACATAAATATGATTTTATACCTATAATAACTGAAAAAATTAATGGAGAAGAGAATAAAGAATATAAAGACGATAATGGAAATATTATTACTAAAGAAGAATATCTTCAGCTATTAATAGATAAGTTTAAACAATCATATGTAAATGATACTTATTTTAATGGTTTTAAAATGGATTGGACCAATGACTTATTAGAATTACACAAACCAAATATAAATGAGTATGAGAAAGAAAAATTAAAAGAAGGTAAAACTACACAAATTACTGATAATCATCAAGGAACTATATCAAGAGATATTTTCTTAGATTCTAGAGAAAATGCTACTAAATATGAAACTTTAGAATTTAATATAAAAGACTATGATATAGGATTTGGAGACAGTAATACAATAAGTAGTAATAGTTCTAGTGGAAAAGGTATATTTGGAGCTGGAGCTACAGAAGTTAGAAAGAAAATAGTAGATTATGCCCAAAAAGTATATGATTTATGTCAAGAAGGAAAAGCTTTTTATTCTCAAGATTATAGATATTCACATGAAGATAAAGCTATTAATGGAGTAAGTTATTATGATTGTTCTTCATTAGTAGAAGCTGCTTATAAATCTGCAGGAGTAACAGGAATATCTGGAACTACTTATACTGAATATCCACCTTGTACAGATAGTCAAGGAGGAATATTAATACCTATTGGAGAAATGGAATCTGCTTTACCTGGAGATATTATTTTCTTTACTAATGGAAATATACCAACTACTAGAGAAGAATTACAAAATGTTAATACATCTGGTATATATCATGTAGGAATATATGCTGGAGATGGAAAATATATTCATGCAAGTGGTCAAAGTAGTACACCTAATATTAAAATATCTAATGTTTCTGATAATAGTAAAAGTTTAGCTTTTGGACGTCCACAAGATTTAGTTACTTTAGATAGTCAATCTACTTCTTCTAATGGTAAATATTCTGATAGTTATGTTGAAATATTAAAACAATTAGAAGGATTTGTTTCTTCTTGGGATAATTCTTCTTCTTATGGAGCAATTGGTTATGGTACTGATGCTAGTGGTGAAGTAGGAAAGAGATTAAGAGAACAAGGAGTTACTTCTTGTACTGAAGAAGAAGCTGAACCATGGTTAAGAGAAGAATTAGATAATTGGTGTAATGTAATCGATGGAAAATTAAATGGTAGAACAATGTCACAAACTTGTTATGAATGTATGTTAGATATTTGTTATCAATGGGGTAATCAAAAATGGTCTATGTTAGATATTTTAGTAGATAATAATATTGAAGAGGCAAAAGCCAGAATTATGTCTTTTGGTTATCCTAGAAGAGATAGAGCTCGTTGTAATATCTTAGATGGTAATTATGTAATAACTGAATAATATGGAGTGATTATTATTTATCTTATTTTATTTTTAACTATATTATTTCTTCTTTTACTTCTTCAATCAGGTGAAATAGAAATATTTATTATTTTATTATGTTTATTATTTCTATTATTAAATAATTATTGATATTAAAATAAGCTATTAATAAGTAGTTAATCTATCTATTAATAGTTTATACAATCGAATAAAACAAAAGAATAAAGGTGGATATTGAATCCACCTTTTTTATATTAATATTTTCTTTTTTTAAAAACACTTAATTATGAGTGCCATAATTAACAAATATTTTCTTCATAATCATTTTTAGTAATAACATCAATAACACTATTAACAATAATATTATTGCCAGATCTCTTACCTTGAATAGTAATTTTATCAACTACATTAGAATCCCAAGAGAATTTAGTTTTATTATAGATAGAAGAGAATATTAAAGTTTTTATTTCTGTACCTTGAATAGATAAAGTAGCAAAAGCCATCATATTATTTTTCTTATCTAATTTTTCAGTAACATCAATTAAAGAAAAAGTTTGTTCAAAGTTATCTCCATCTAAAATAGTATTCCACCATTCATCATAAGAAAGAGAAGTGCCTAAGAATTTCTTTTCTAAAGCAACACAAGATTCTATATCATACATATCTGGAGTATATCTATCATCTTTATCTTTTCTAATATCCATCATTTCATTTAATAGCTCATATCTATTAGAATTAAAAGAATCAAATGCGCCAGAAGATATCAATCCAACTAATACTCTTTTATTAGCATATTTCTTAGTCATCTTATCAATACAATCTTGTAAGCTATTAAAAGGTCTAAATTCTAGTATTTTATCTATAGAAGCTTGTCCTAAACCTTTGATTGATTTAAAACCATATAATATAGTATTATTATCTTCTATGAAATCTACTTCTGATTTATTAATGTCAGGAGTATTTATTTTTATTCCTAAATCACTTGCTACTTTAGAATATGTGTTTATTTTTTCTTCTTCTGTTTGCATAGATAATAAAGCGGCTAAGAATTTAGCAGGATATTTAATCTTTAAAAACATAGTACATAAAGTAATAACAGCATAAGTTGCAGAATGAGATTTATTAAACAAATAACTAGCATAACCTTTTAGTTTTTCATAGAAATCTTCTAATTCTTCAATGGTATATCCACAATGAATACCACCTAGTATTGGGTCACCATATTTACCTTTAGTATCATAATAAGGTTGATTAATATCTGTTTCATCATAATCTTCAGGAAGTTCTGAATTAACTTTTCCGAAAATAAAACATTTTCTGAATATTTCCATTAAATCTTTTTTCTTCTTTGCTAAAGGTTTTCTACAAAGACTATCTGTTTGAGCATCATTAAATTTAGCTATTTTTTTAGCTATTAACATGATTTGTTCTTGATAAATAATAGTATGATAAGTAGATTCTGTTATTTCATCAGTACCTCTTAATTGAGGAATAGCTATTTCAAAACCATTTTTTCTATTAGCATATTGAGTATGCATACCAGCCGATAAAGGACCTGGTCGACCAATAGCTAATATTGCACATAAATCTTTTATATCTGTTGGTAAAATATCTCCTATAATAGATTTAAATAAATTAGATTCCATTTGGAATAAACCTTCAGTTTCTTTTTGTTGAACCATATGAAATAATTCTCCATCATCTAAATGATTTTGAATTTCTTTATATAAATCGTTTACTTTTAAATTAGGATCAACAGCTTTAATAGTTTTATCTAATACATCTAAAGTTTTTAAACCTAAAATATCTAATTTAATAGCTCCTAAACTTTCTAATTGAGGTCCAGTAAATAAAGCTACTCTTATACCATCAACAGTTCTAGTTGGAAAATAATCTGTTACATTACAAGGCATAACTAAAACACCAGAGGCATGTACACCCATATTTCTAGGAGTTCCTTCAAACTTTCTAGCTAATCTAAATAATTCTGGATATCTATTTTCTAAAGTTTTAAATTTATTGTATTTAGCTATTAAAGAATTATATAATTGTTCATTAGTATTAATACAATCATTTGCATCATCTAATAATCCATCTAAATCTTTAAATTTAATACCCGGAGCCTTATCAGTAATAATATCTATTTCTTTAGAAATATTATTTGATTCTTCAAAAGGTAATCCTAATACTCTACCAAAGTCTTTTAAACCTGATTTAACTCCCATAACAGTAATAGTACCAATATGAGAAACACATTCTTGTCCATGTTGTTCTTCTAAATGAGAAATAAGTTTATCTCGACCGTAGTATGCATAATCCATATCTACATCTGGTGGATCTTTTCTATCTTTAGTTAAAAATCTAAAGAATAATAACTCATATTTAATAGGGTCAATTACTTTAGTTATACCATTAACAAAAAGAGTTAAAGCACCAGCCGCCGAACCTCTTCCAGGTCCGATAGGTATATCTACTGATTCACAATATTCAACGTTCTCTATTATTTTTAATATATAAGGAGCAAACCCTTTAGTATTTATTATATCTAATTCTTCTGCTAATCTTTTTTCATATTTAATAATATCTATATCTGAATTTTCTTTATAATATTTATATAATCCTTTATATGATTTATTTATTAAATATTGTTCAGCTGTTAATCCTTCTGGTATCTCTACTTTAGGAAATAAAGGAGTTTTAGAGCCCATACTTAAATTATCTTCTATTCTATTAGCTATTAATAAAGTGTTATTTAAAGCAGTATCAATTTCTTCTTCTGTTAAAGCTATATGACGTTGAAAAGCATTTCTCATTTCATCATAACTTCTTATCCAGAATTCATTTTCATATCTCATTCTATCTGGATCATTTTTCATTTTGCCTATACCAACACATAATAATGTATCATGGTCATCTGCATCAGATTCTAAAGTATAATGTACATCATTTGTTGCTACATATTTTATACCATATTGATTAGCTAAATCTATAATTTGTCTATTAACTAGTTTCTGTTCATTAACAGCTAATGGTTGAATTTCTAAATAAAATCTATCACCAAATATTGATTGGTATTCTTCAATTAATTCTCTTGCTTTATTTATATCTCCATGTTTTATAGCAGAAGGAATCATTCCACCTAAACAAGCTGATAAACAAATTAATCCTTCATTATATTCTCTTAACATTTCAAAATCACAACAAAATCTACCGTTATAAGTACATTTATCTGCTGCTTCTGATTGTAATTTAATTAAATTATTTAAACCAGTTTGATTCATAGCTAATAAAATTAAATGATATTGTTTAGTATCATAAATATAATCTTTTATTATTTCATCAACTTGTTTTTTAGTTATTTTTTTGCCATTAACTTTTTCTGGAATAGTTAAACCTGTATCAACTGTATAAGTATTAATAGCTAATTGTCTTCTATCATCAGCTGTTAAAGATAAGATATTAGTATTCCATGTTTGATACATTTCACAACCATAAATAGGTTTTATATTATTATCTTCACAAGCTTGTTTAAAATCTAACCATCCACCTATATGATTATGGTCAGTTATAGCTACTGTATCCATATTTAATTCTTTTACTCTTTTAATACAATCTGATATCTTATTAGCTCCATCTAAAAAACTATATGTTGTATGTAAATGTAAATGAACGAATTTATTACTCATCTATTATTATTCTCCTATACTTAAAATCTAGTTGTTCCATAATCACTTATTTCTCTTACATATAATTCTTCTTCCTCACTTATTAACTTGTTTATATACCATAATATTTGAGGAGGTAAAGTATTTAAATCTATATTAGTATTATTTAATAAAAATTTTAATTTTCTTTTATTTTCTATAAGATCTAAATTATTATTTATAATAAAATCTGATATATTAATAAAAGAAAAAGTAGTATTAATAACATTTTTATATTCTTTTAATATTTCCAGTATTATCATCTCCTTGAATATATTGTAACACTTTTATACGTATAAAGTCAATAATAAAAAATAATGTAAGAAATATTAAATAAGCTATTAAATAAGTAATATATAAACAGGAAACATAAAGGAGGATAAGAATATGTTTGAAGAATTAACAACATATATACCTGCAGAATTAGGTATATTAGTAGTAGCTCTATGGGTAATAGGATACTTTGTAAAAAATGTTAATGTTATCAAAGATGCTTATATACCATTCATCTTAATAGCTTTAGGTATAATTGGTTCTATAGCTTTACAAGGTGTAAGTACATTAGCTGTATTACAAGGTATTATATGTGCCGCAGTTGCAGTATTAGGAAAAAATGTAATAAAACAAGGTGCTGAACTTTTAAATTTATCTGATAAAGATGATGATGAAGTAGAAGCAGAATAAAAGAGAGGTCTTAATAATAGGCCCCTCTTTTTTGTTTTATTAATTCTGTATCTTCACTTAAAATATTAAACTCTATAATATCGTTAAATGGCAATAAATTAATATCATAATGAGATATATTATATAATTTTATTCTTGCATTATAATCTATTAAAGTAATAGTTTTATTAGTATGTTGTAAATCACTTAAAGCTTGTCTTAATTCTGAATACTTATTAGTATTCATAGGATAATAAAAACTTATACTAACACTTAATCTAGGTAAAAAATAAAAAGTATTGTGTTCATAATCCATATTATCATAATCTTGTTGAACAACAAGATTTTCAACATAAAATACATTATCATTTTCTTTATTTTTAATAAAATAACTTATTAATTCCATTAATAAAATTCCTTTCTTAAATAAAAAGTAGATACTATGCAATCATAATATCTACTAAATCTAATGAATAAACTTTCTTTTGAAAATGAGAACTTATGAAAGCTTTTTTATTTATACTACCAACAATATTTATTAATCCATCATTATCTAAATTAGGTAGTATTTCATTTTGAAATTTATCAGCTAATTCTCCATAAATACTTACTTCAAATAAAGTATTATCTTGTTCTAATAACATTTCTGTATAACCACTTTTAAATCTTTTAGATGAAGATATTTTTAAATTAGTTAAAGCATAAGTTGGATATTGATATATTCTATTATCACAAGGTAAGATATTACTTATAATATAAACTATATCTGTTAAATAATCTGATGTTATTATATTATCTATATTAATAACGTTTTCTTCTTCTAAATCAATTTCATCTGTAATATCACTTAAAGATAAGCTATTAAAGTAAGATTTAATATTATCTAGTTTATTAATATCAAAAGTTAAAGAACAAGATTCAGCGTGCCCACCAAAATCTTCTATTAAATGTTCTTCTTTCATTTCAGTAAATATATCTATCATATTAATACCATTACAACTTCTTACTGAACCATGATAGAAACCATCATCTAATAAAGCACAAGCAACAGAAGGTTTATTAAACTTTTCAACTAATTTACCAGCTATTATTCCTAATATACCATTAGGATATTTATCATTAATATAAATACATATATTATCATTATCATAATTTAATTTATCTATATCTTTTTGAGCCTTTTTAGTTATATCTTTTCTAGAATCATTTATTTTAATTATTTCAGTTACAGTAGCTTTTATATTATCATTATTAAAAAATAACTTACTTGCGAGAGCCACATTACCCATTCTTCCACAAGCATTAATTAAAGGAGCTATAGTCCATAATATATCATTAACTGTTAATATATCTATATTATTTTGAATCATTAACTCTTTAATAGCTAATGGACAATCATCACTATTCATTATTTCTAATCCATATTGTATTATAGCTGAATTTTCTTCATTTAAAGGCATTACATCTGCTAATGTTGCTAAAGTTAAATATGGTAAATATTGAAACATATCTACAGTTTTATCTTTACATTTATCTTGTAATACTTGACATACTTTAAATATAACACCTGTTCCACATAAATGATGATAAGTATCATCTTGTTCTATTTCATTATTATGTGGGTCTACTACTATACAATTAGGAACTTCATTTTCTTTACTTTCATGATGGTCTGTTATTATAACTTCTATATTTTTAGATTGTAATAACTCAACTTCTTTTCTTTTTGTTATTCCATTATCTACTGTTATAACTAATACATTATTATAATTATCTTTATTATCTTCTATTATTTTATTACAATAATCTATTGATAATCCATAACCTTCATTTCTTTCTGGAATATGATATATAATCTTAATCTCAGGAAATAAGCTATTAAGTATAGAATATAATGTATATGTACTCATAACTCCATCAACATCATAATCTCCATATATATAAATAACTGTATCTTTATTCTCTGAATAACTTAATATAATATCTACAGCTTTTTCTACATTTAATAATTTATAAGGAGAAATGATACTGTTTTCTATATGATTTAAATAGTTATCTATTTTTTCTTTAGTATCAATATTTCTATTTATTAATATAGAACAAATTAAATCTTTTAATCCATCTTCTGTTATATAATCATAAATTGAATCAGTATTTATATTTAAGAAATAACATAATCTATTGATAAATAAATCTTTATCTAAATAATCATATATTTCATTTATTTTATTTTCATCTATTGAATTATTTATCTTCCACTTCATTTGTTTCCTCCCATTCTTTATTTACTAAATATTCAATAATCTTATTCTTTTTTAAACTAGTATTATATTTATCTAATGATAATATTTCTAATTTTTCTATTGTTTCTTCTTTTAAAGTTGTTGTAAACTTCATCTTATTATTCATATTAATTATCCTTTCTCTATACCTATATTTTACTATTTATACGTATAAAAGTCAAGAAAAATAAGGCATTTCTGCCTTAATTATCCTTTTCCTTGTTCAATTATATAATATATTTTCCCATCTTCATATTTATCAACTATTTTATGAGTAGAACAATTTCTTAATTGAATCAATTTATCATCAGCTTTTTTATTATAAGTTTTATATTTTGAAACAATCATATCAATAGCTGTTTTAGAAAGATTAGTAACATCAAATTTTTCTAAATGATCAAATTGTAACCATATATTAACTTTCTTAGTAAAATCAATATTTTTATCTATTATTATTTCTTGTTTAGGAAATATTCTTTTCCATTCATTATAAGAAGAACTTGTCCAATAACTTTTTTTATTACAAGTAAATGGATGTATATTAATTACATTATAATCTTCAATAGGAGGATTTATATAATCAATTATAAGTTTATCTTCTTTTAATAGCTTATTCATATATTTATCTTTTAATTCATACAATTTGATTTTTAACTCATAAACACTATTAATTTTATTATTAGCTATTAATGAAGTTTTATTATTATCAATAAAAGAAGTTAAACCAGAAATAGAACTTGATAATCTAGAAATAATATCTTTTTTATTTTTGATTTCTTTTAAAAAGTTTAAGAAACTATCATAATATAAATCTAAATAGTTAACATCAATATTCTCAAAAGTTTTCTTAACCTTATTCTTAGAAAAATTAGTATCATTAATTACAATTATCTTATTATTATTTTTCTTCTTTTTCTTCATAATAAACTATCCTTGCATTGGTAGAACAGCTTTCTTACCACTTCTTCTAGTTCTTTTAATGCAATCCAAATCAATACCTAAATTAGTAGCTATTTGTTTTGCTGCAGTTCTTCTTCTTTGATTAATAGTATTAATATGCATACCAAAATGGTCTGCTATTTGTTTATCTTTCCATTCTTCTAAATAATATTTAATCAATATCTTTCTATCTATGGGAGTTAAATTGGAGAATATTTCGGAACAATTTGTGCCCAAAACCCAATCTGAATTAGGAATGCCTGTTAAATCTTCATAATAATTATCTTCATATGATTGTTCTAATTCTTTATCTATATTTCCATTAATACAATCTTCATATTCTAAATTTTTATAATTAATATTTATAGGATCTTTAATAAAGGATTTAATAAATCGACATACTTCATATCTATATACATTATATACATAAGAACAAAAATTTCTATTCATTTGTTTATATCTTTTAGCTATTGTTAATAATAATGTTTGTAAATCTGATTTTATTTCTGTTTCTGATAATCTACCATAAGTTTCTATTATAAAATTAAACTTTGAATATATTTCACTTCTATAACAAGCTCTTTGTTTCTTTCTATGAAGTGCATATCTTAAATCTTTTTTATCAATAAAATTAGATACAAAATGTTTCATTTCAGGATCATTCCAATCAATTTGTCCTGTAGTTAATAATGTATAATATTTTCTTAATAACGGTTCAAATTTTTCTATTATTTTATATCCTGCATCTTTTGCTTGTTTTATTTCTTCTTTTGTTGCGTTTTCTTGAAATTGTTTTTGATAAGTTAAAACATATTCTTCTATCTCATTCCATTCTTTTACTCTTTCTTCATATCGTGAATCAGCTTCAGTATAAAACATTATTTACTTTCCTCCAATAACTTCTTATTCTTTTTTTCTTGCCTTTTCTCTTTTTGATAAAGATAATAATCTACCCATTCATCTTTCTTTTTATCATATATTATTACTTTAAATTCTTTATCTGGATATTTATACATAAAAAGTTTTCTTTTGATTTCAAAATCTACTGTAGCTTTCCCCTTTGTATCTACTATCTCATTATGTCCATCCATATAATCAACATCAAAATCACATCTATATTTAATAGCTCTAACTGTCTCTGTTTTATTTTTTCTTTTTAAGCTATTAAAAGTAGGATTACTACCTTCAATAGCTTGTCCATCTACTATAATATACTTATCTTGTAATATAAATTCTGTTTGTAATCTAAAACATTTTACTATACCTTGTTCTTGTAATTCTTTTAAGTATAAATAATATTTACTTTCCATTTCTGAATCAAATATAATTCCATCTACTTCTGTTTTTTTATGTTTTATTTTTCCGCATTTATTTTCTTTTTTAGCTGCTTTTCTTTTTCTTCTTTTAAACATATACTTAAAAACACCTTATGATTAATTATTTATCTTCTTTTTGCACTTCTTTATCTTTTTTTGATTTAGTCTTTTTCTTTTTAGAAGGCTCTTTTACTTGTTTTGGTTTATGTCCTACATATTCTTTTATTTCTAACATTTATATATTCATCTCCTATTCATAATTTACTGTATATATATTAGAGTCATTTAAATAAGCATCGCTACAAGCTTTAAATTCTGTATTACCTTTATAAGTTACATGAACATTGTCATCAAATAATCTAAATATATCTCCAGCTTTAACATTTTTTAATTCTGATTTTATCCATTCATTATTAATTAATATTTCACAAATTCTTTTATTCATTATTTCCAACCTCTACATAAATTTCTATATTGACATTGTTGACACATATGTGTTTCATGAGGAAAATATATATTATTTTCTATACCTTTACATACATTATCTATTGTTGATAATAAACGAGAGTAATCGTTTTCATTTCTGGTAGTAGTAAAATCTTTATTTTGTTTAACACAATGTATTTTACTAGCATATATTTTCTTATCTTTATTTGAGCTATTAAAAGCAAGCATATCTAAAGAATATTTAAGTTTAGTGTCTATTTCTAATTGATCAGGAACTCTATTAGAAAAATTCATAATTAAGAACTCTAAATTTTTATCTTTATTAATTGCTATTGGATTTAAAACTCCTTCAATAATATTTCCATTATGAGAAAATAAATATTTAACATCAGAATCAATTACTGCTATTTTATTACTACAAGCCCAATTATAGAAATTTCTTAATAGAAATAAAGCATCAGTATATTGTTTATTACTTATAATATTCATATAAGGTTTAATTAAAGATTCAAACTTAGTTGTTAATTGATTCATGGAAGGTGTTTTTAAATTGTTTATTACATACATATAAAAGTAATTAGTTACTTTAATTAAGATATTATTAACTGAAAATTTATCATCTATAACAATGCCTTTATTATATTTCATATCATATTTTAGAGGACATGAAATATAATCAAAGAATTGTTGTTCAGTTATCTTCATATATTAATAGCTAACCTATTTGCTTCTTCTTGAGATATATATTTATAAGTACTATTTTCAGAAAATAAATGTCTTAATTTTTTAAATGATTTTAAAGATAAAATTTGTTCTGTATTATTATTGTTATTTTTTATATAAACAAGATTTTTCATATATAATATATCTCTCCTTTATAATTAGCTATTAATAGTAACATTACCTTTATAATATAAACTACAAGCTAAAGAGAATTGATAACCTGGAGTATTAGGACCTGGAATTAACAAAGCGATAGGATGACTTTTTCCTAATTGTCCTTCTATTGGTTGAGCAATTAAATCAATATAATTAGAAGGAACAAATATTTCTTTTTCTTCATTTAATTTATTTAATAATTGTCTAGTCTTAAATAAATTAGTATAATCATCTTTTCCATATTTATAAGTTATATTATGAAGTAAAGCTGCTGCTATTAAAATATCTACAAATAATACATAATTTGTATCATTATATATCTTATCCTCTTTAAGAATAAATATTAATAAATTTGCCACATTTACTGCATCTTTTTCTAACTCTTCATTTCCATACTCTTTAGTCATTTCAGTAACTAATTCTTTGATTTGTTTATCTTGTATTAAATCAATATATTCTTGATACATAAATATCTCCCTATTGTATTATTATTTATTTTCTTTTTGATCTTCTTTATTAGGCATTAAAGGTTTCATATCTTTAATTACTTCTTGTAAACAATCGAAACAGAAACATTTATCTATTCCACTTGTTCTTTCATATAATACTGGTTGATGAGCTATTTTACCTTTTAAAGCTTGTACTGCATCGTATGCACTTGCACCTTTATGTTCTCTACAATATTTCTTAGCACATAAGTAACAATAATCTCCATCGCCAGCCATTTTAATTGAATCTGTAATATGTGTTACACCACTGATTAAAGCCATTATATCACTCCTTATTAATAACATTTTATTAAATTTTCATAATCATCATCATTATAATATAAATCTAATCTTATTATGTTTTGAATTGAATCAATATCGTAATTATAATCAATTAATTTATCTAATATATCATCAATAGTTCTTGCTACAACTTTAATATGATTACCATATTCAAACATTATGTCATAGCAAAATAAACTCCTTGCCATAAAATAACTCCTTTATGTAATATCTGGAGGATGAACCTCCAGAACTATTAACATTTTCCTTTTGATGAACTAGACTTTTTCTTTTTCTTAGAAGAAGAACTAGACTTAGACTTAGACTTAGAACCACAAGCCATTATTATTTTCCTCCTTTAGGTGATAAAGTAAACTTACCTTTAGGTAAAATATCACTTAATTTTTTTTGACTATTGCATTTTGAATTAGTCACTTTTTTCTTCTTTTTCTTTGAAGATTTTTTCTTATTACTCATTATTATCTACCACAAGAATATTTAGGTTTTTGAGCACTCATTCTTACTTCTTTACTATAAGAACCTGCTGAAGTTACTTTATTAGTCATTACTGAATAATCCATACCTTTTGGTTTAGTGACTTTAGGCATAGAAGTAGACTTTGGAAAAGTAGCCATAATATAAATCTCTCCTTTCTAAGATTGATAAATAGTTTGATCAAATCTTTTATTTTCGTCATTTGAGCATTCAACAGTTAAAGAATAATAAGGTTTAAATTTACAAAAAGTTCTACCTTTATAAGATGACTTTTTATTTTTAGCCCAATCTATTTCAATAACGGCCCCTTTATTACTTTCAACTTCTTTATCCAACCAATAAATTTTAGCTCCATCTTTATTTTTAGAAACATCATTATATAGTAACCATATAACAGATGATTCATATATTAAAGTGTTAGCATCTCTTAAATCATCTATAGTTGGACGTCTATTACCATTTAATTTTCTTAAATGACAAGATGCAAAAACGACTATATCTAAATCAACAGCTAAATCTTTAACAAATACAGCTATATCTTCTGATTTTTTGTTATCAGATGTAGTGTTGTAGTTTAGCTTAATATCATTAATGGAATCAATTGCAATGATAACATTCATTTCTGGGTCAATAGATTTAACATAGGTTTGTACATTTTTTACATGATTTAATAAATCTTCATGATTTTTTATCTTATCTGTGTCTTCTATCTTAAATAAATTACTTTCTGATATTAACTTATTTAATCCTCTTTCTCTTTTATCTAATTGGTCTTGATATAATTGAATACTATCATCCATACCTTGTTCAATTAAATTAACATATCTTTGAGGTTTAGAAGCTACAGAAATAGGTATTTTCTGTTCCATTGCAATTACTCTTGGAATGATTTCATTTTTACTATCATCTAATGAATAATAAATACCGAATAATTTATTATCTTTATAAGAACATATATCTTTCATGATATTCATCATAATAGCTGATTTACCAGCATTACTTTCTGCAGCGAATAAATATAAACCTGATTCTAATCCTTCTAACTTTTCAGTTATTATTGGATAATTAGGAATTTTATATCCATCGCCTTTATTCCATGCTCTTTCATCAAATTGTAAATAATCATTTTTTGTTGTTTCAAAATAATCTTCCATAACAATTTTATTATCATTATTATTTTGATTTTCTGTATTATCTTCTGCTTTTAATTTACTAGTTAATTCATCTATTAAATCACTATTAACAATGTTCTTATCTTCCATTAAATTATTTCCCCTCATCATCTATATATATTACATGATTTACCTACACATAATCCTAAATCTCTAATTGAGGCACATCCATATCTCATACCAGACTGAGTTAATTGATAAGCACTATTTACAGTATTTAATATTTCATTATCTGATAAGTTTGGCTCATTTTTTTCTTCATTCCATTTTTGTATCATATTTAATGTAGTATTATAATCAACTCCTTTTTGAAATAAAGAAGAGGCTAATATAACAGTAGTATTATTCCTATTCCCTTCGGAACATCCTTCATTAAATATCTTTTTTATACATTTAGGAAAGTTTATTGTAGAGATATCTACTTGAGTTGGTATTTTGAAATGATTGTTTTTCTTTTTAGGATTATCAATTTTATCCTTTATAGCTTTTAACTTATTAACAGCTTTATCAACTACTTTTAAATTAGTTATATCATAACTTATTTCCTTAGTAGTAGTAGCATATTCTTTTATTTCATCGTAATTAAATGTTTTTATATCTTCAAAAGTAATTGGAACTTTATATAATCCTGTTTTACCATTAATACTATTAGGTAATCTAAATAATCTTTTTTTGTCATATATCTTTAAGTCTATAACAGGAATAAAAGTTTTTTCGCTTAATTCTTTAGCTATTTCTTTATAATAAACATTTAATTGTTTATCTGGTTTTACTCCAAATATGATAGAAGGTATTATTAAATGAAAACCTTTCTTTCCTGTAAAAAAGAATCTTATCATATCAGAAGTAATACCATATTCAGAATTTAGATAAGTAACTATTATTAACAACTGTCTTTTTAATTTTTGATAATCATCATCATTATTAATATCCATATCTAAATCTATGTACATAGGGCCAATTAAATCACTTTGATTTTGGTCCTCTTTATTATATTGAAAAATACTTGCATATACATCAGTATTATTAAATTTCTTTCTAATTTCAGTTTTTTCTTTTATATCACAATATATTTTTCTTCCAAAAACTTTATTAGAATTAATGGTATACATTCCACCCATTTCTATATACCACATACATCCATCCTCCATATGATTTTATTCTTACCCTTTGATTTAGCATTCTCTATATCTGTTTCTAAATAATCTGCTAATTGTAATTCATAAGCTGTTAAATCATATATTGTTTCTACTTTAACATCTATTGAAATAACATAATCTATTAAATGTAAAATAAAATCAACAGGTTCAATAAAATTATATTTTTTATAACTATTTAATAAGTATTTAATTGAACCTATTTCTTTATCTTTATTTACCCATTCTTCATTTAATTTAAATCTTTTAATAAAATATTTTAATATATCTTCTATTGTATATTTTATTTTCATTTCTAAATAAAATGGATAACATTTATCCCAAGTTGGAGGAGGAGATATTATTTGTAATTCTGGATGATAATAAAAAGTATTTCTTCTTATTAAAGAATTATTCCATAAATTATCAGGTATATCTTCTATAGTTAATTTTTCTTTATTAGGAAAATCTTCTAATACTGACAATATTATTTCTTTTTTATCTAATCCAGATTCAATTAAATAATCAAATAATAACTTAGTATAATTGTAATCATTTTCATTTTCTGGAGTTTCTCCAGCAACATAATTGTAATACAAATTTACTAATGTTGTATTATATGATGAATCGATTAATTCCAATTCATTTTCCTCCTATTTAATTTTAAAAGTTTTTTACATCTTTTGTACGTATATTATTATATAACAGGAATTGGAAAAAAGCAAGAAAAAATTTTATCTATGTGTAATAAAGAATTTAAATGCGTATATGCTATTAATAGCTGATATTGTATTACTACTTTGTCCTATTGGAACATAAAAATATAATTTATTAACATTTCTAGATATAGTTTTTCTTATATTATTAGTAGGTTCTTGTTCTGTAGTTAATACTCCATTTATTTTATCTAAATATACTTTAATCCCCTGTTCTGTTAATGTAGTTTCCACTATTCCTTCAGGAGTATATATATTAACTTTATTAGTTATATAATCAATAAATTCATCAGAATTATATTCTAATTCTATATAAGAATCATTTCTAAAGTCTGCATTTAAAAAATATATATGTTTTAATCCAAAAGGTATTATCTTTTCGCCATTTCTTTCTGTTATAAATTTAGGATTAATAATAAATTCTACTTTATTAAAATTATATTTTTTATCTAATAATATTCTTGTTTTATTTACATTATTTATACCTTCTAATGTTATAGTAGGAGTAACATCATTAACATCATATATTAATATTTTTTCTATATCAAAAGAATTAACTAGATAAGGATCTATTTCTATTATATTAAATTTACTATATCCATATGATTTTTCTTTATCTTTTTCTACTGATATAGTAATTCTATTATCTTTATTTAAATATTCAGCACTATCTTGAGAAATAATATCATTAATAAAAGCTTTTTCTTCAAAATAAATTTCTTTAGATTTAACAGTATCTTCTTTTAATATATTATTGTAATATTCATTTTCCGCGCCATTTATTTTTACTTTTGCTTCTTCTTTATAATAAACATCTGAACTATTAATAGGAATAATGTTAAATATATTAATTGGTTTTGTTTTAAAATAAGCATGTACATTATTTCCAAAACATTCATATAATCCTTCTTTATTACTATCTAATAATATATACTTTCCATCTTGTTTTTCTATATTAGATAATTTATCTATAGTACTATTTAAATATTCCATTTCATATGAAATAACTTTTAATTTGATTTCCATATTTTTCTTTAATGCACTTACTTCATTATTCATAGTTACTATTTTATTTTGTGTTTTTTCTAATATATCATTAAAGTCTTGTGAAGACATCTTTTTTATCATATTATAAAACTCCTCCTTTTCTTTTTAATAACTCTGTATTAATTTGTTCAGATAAAGACAATATTTCATTATAATATTTATCTATTTCATTAGCTATTAATTGTAATGTATTAGTTTCAGTTTTATTCGCATCTAATTCGCTTAATTCAGCTAAATTGATAGAATTATATATCTGTAATATATTTAAAACAAATTTATCATATTCATAAGGACCACGTTCTCTCATATTATATAAAATCATAATATCTTATTCTCCTTTAATATTTATTCTATCTTTTTTATTACTATATTGTTTAAATCTATATCATTATTATTATCATTATAAATAATTAATTGGACTTTATAAGTATGTAATTCTCCTGAAAGAACTTCTAATACAATAAAATCTCTAATTAAATTTAACCCTGTATAATATAGTATATTATTATTTATAATTCCATTTTCTTTGATAGCATAAATATTACCTTCATTTAAAGATATTTCTAGATAAAAATCTTCATCACATTCTATATGAAAATATTGTATATCTTTATCTATAGATATAGTTTGTTCTTCTATTGGAAAATTAGTAGATATAGGTTTCTTATTAAATTTAAAAGTAATAGTATGTCCATTTTTTACATAGAAATTAATATTACTTTTTTCTTTTATTAATATAGAACCAGAATTATTAGGTACATCTATTAAAGATACTTGATTAGATTCATCTTCTATTAATAATTTATTTTTACCACCTAAAATAATATATTTATTATTAACTGATATATTTGTATCTATATTAATAGCTAAAGGAGTAACTATATTTTGTTCTTCTTCTATTAAATGTTCATATTCATTAATTGTTTTATCTCCAGGCATAATTAATAAATTATTATTTAAATTATAAGGAGAAGTTCTTAATTCTTCATTTGTTGTGTTATTAATAAGAGAAAAAACTACATTATCTATATTTATATTATTTACATTAGCAATACAAGCAATTGTACTGCCATCTTCTATTTCTAAATCATTTAAATTATATATTGTAGTACTATTATCATAACTAATTGTAAAATTATTGTCTTGATACAATAAAGTTTCTCCTAAAGTAGTAGAATTATTTTCATAATCAGCTCTATTTTTATATGTTTCTACAATAGAAGAAAATTCATTTAAATAACTATAAATATAATTTTGAAGATTATTATATTCATTAATAGCTAATTCATTAAGTATATTAAATAAATAAGTTAAGTCTAAATAAATATTTTTAATAGACTCATTATATTCATTTACATTAAACTTTTCTCCTACTGTTTTATTATAATTTTTAAATATAGATAAGTTTAAATCTATATTATTAATATATTTAGCTATTAATTGATCATTAGCATAAATACCTTTTTTAATAAATTGTTTTAAAATTTGTTCTTTATAATATTTTAATTTTAATTCAATATCTTTATAATTACTCATTACTACCTCCTATTAATACTTTTAGATTAGATACATAAGGAGTTATATTTTTGTTAACTGGTTGAATTACTATTTTTAATTTTGCACTTTTAATAGTTTCATTTATATAAGTAGTATTATCTAATTTAACAGATTGAGCAGAAGTACGAATAATTTTCTTTCCATTTCTCTGACTATTAATAGGAATAACTTCATATTCTATTCCATTAATAATTAAATAATATTTTATATTATCCTCTACTGTATAATCTTTATTAATATACTCATTACAATATAGAGCTATATATTTTATAGGATTATCTATTAATTCATTAGTTAATAAACTTCCATTTAAATAAGAATTCTTAAATATGTTAATTTCATTAATTTTAATAAGATGTCTTTTGGCAGATGATACATTTTTTATAGTCTTATTATTTTTAAATGTTTTTATATAAGCTATATTTTCATCTGTATAACCATTAGACTTAAAATATAATTTTATATATTTAGTAGGAGAAAAAGAAATGATACCCGAACCATAAATATAAGTTTGATTATTATAAGATTCTCTATTTTTATTTATTAATAGATCATATTCTCTATCTAGATTATAAATATCACCATCATTAGAAGTATAAACAGATTTTAATATTAAATCATCTCTATCTGTATTAATTTGTAATTTATTAACATAATCTTCACAAATAATAGATATAGAACATTCTGCATCTAATGAATCTTTATTAAAAGAAGCAGGAGCTTCTTCATTCGTATCGCTCATTGTTATCCTTGAATACTCAAAATAAGTAGCTAAATTATTATCATTTATATTATTTTTATTAGAAGTATTTAAAGTACTAGATATAAATGTATCATTTTGATAAACATAATCATTGCCAGCATATCCATTTCCAGATATATCTTGAATAGTATAATTAATTAATTCGGACGAATTAGTATTAGCTGTTAATACATTATTAGAATCAAAAGTTAAATTACCATTACAAATTGTAGGTAAGATATTAATAACAGATGAAAAATCAGAAAAACTATTACATAAAATATTTATATCTTCTTGTCTTTCTTTTTCTAATAATATTAAATCTTTAATATTTTTTATCTTTAATTTAGTATTATCTAATAATGATTTATATTCATTAGCAGATTCTATTATTTTCTTATCTAAATAAATTAAATCATTATTTATATTTATCATAGTTTCATTTAATTCATCAATATTAGGTTCTTCTTCTGGATGAACATAACTAGGAGTAAAATTCATATTATCTAAGCTATCCATAAATTATTGCCTCCATATTTTCTAACTTTTATATTTTTTATATAAGTATTTTTCTTAGCATTATAATTTCTTATAATTACTTTTACTTTAATTGTTTCATTATATAAATTATCTATATTATTTCTTATAGGAGTATAAGAAACTGTCCAAAGATTATTATCATTAGTATTAATAGCTTCATATAAAGAAGTATTTACAATTTGTCCATTTTTCTTAATGATAACTTCTTTATTATTATCTATAGAAAAACGAGTTGGATATTTATAAAATATCTTTTCATCCACTACACTTTCTTTATTCTCTGGTAAAATAGGAATAGTTTCTGTGCCATTAACAATATAATATTCAATTGAACATTCATCAACTGAATCATCTACATATAAAGTAAGATATTCATTTTTAGTTAATTCTCCTATATAAATATCTTGAGAATAAAAGCTGCAATTTTCTTTTTGTTTTATATTTAAAAATTTAATATCATCAATGCCAAATAAATAATAATAATACTTATTAGCTGTTAAATTAGAATTAGTATCTGTATTTATATTATTTATAATAGCAGAGAAATTATTATTAGTTATATTATCATAAATAGTTTGAGAAATAGAATAATTAGTAGATTGAATAGTTATTTCTATATTTTTTACTGTTTTTGTTTCAAATAAATCAATAGAATTAATATCTAAATCAATTATATTATCAGTATCTAAAGTTAACTTAATAGCTGATAAATAACAATTAGATAAAACTGGTTTTATACTATTTATATTAACTGGAGTATTAAAAGAAAAAATTAAGGTTTCCTCAATGGGAGAACTCTGTATTTCTTTAAACATATATAAAGATCTATATTGTTTAGAAGATATATAATTACTTGAATTATTATATAAACTATTTTGTTTTCTTGATACAGTAAAATAATTAATTTTATTATCAGAAAGAATATCATAATTATTCATCATTTTATCATTATAAATAACTGTATCTGATAATACTGTATCATTTCTATCTGTACTATTATTCAAACCAAAATAAAAAGGAACAGAATAATTAATATAAGTTTTATTTTTTAATAAGTTTTTATCGTCTTCAATAGAATTCAATAAAGTTTTACAATCAGAAATACTATTAGTTATTTCACTGTCTAAAAAAGTTTTAGTATAATCAATAATATCTTGTAATACTCTAGTTTTTTCATATAATAAATTAAGTGATTCTTCTATATATTTATAAGTTTTATTAAAGTCATCTGATTTTAATATTTTATCTTGTAAAATAATATTATCATTATTATCAATTTTATTATTTAAAATATAATTTAAATTAGCTGTTAAATCATAATTATTATCCATACGTAACACCTCTTTTAATATATTACTAAAATATAATAAGCTATAAATAAAAGCTCAGGTTTTCACATCCTGAGCAATCTTATTAAGGCCATAATTGACAAAGTACATACATTTGTTCTTTAGTTTTATTTTCTAATAATCTACCAATACTATTAATAGTTTTTTCTTTTGTTATTCCAATAGTACCATTAGATAATATAGATATATAATTACCTATATATCCTTCATGACCTAATCCTATTTTAGCTTTTATTCTACCTATTAAAGTAATAGGTATTTTTTTATTTCTTTTTATTTCTTCTTTAGTAGCTCCAAATAAAGTAGCATATTCATCAGAAACAAAACCTAAAAATCTTTCATAATTAGAATCATTTAATTTTTCAACTTTTAAATTACCTTCTTCACATAAACAAACTGGATCACCAGGAGATAAATATTCATCTGGAATATATCCTTCTGCAATATCAGCAAAATAAGGATTAAAAACTCGCGCCCCTGTTATATCTCCAGTACTATTAATATCTCCTTCTACAGATAAAGTACATTTACTATTTTTATCTATTAATAGCATATTTCCTTCAACTAAAACTGTATTTAAATATTTCTTATCATCATAATTAACTGCAGCTTCTAATTTTAAACTATTATCTATTTTAGTTCTTAAATTATAATTTAATTTACTTAAATCTATTGTATCATCTTTTATCTTTGAATTTTCAATAGTATTGTCTTTTAATTTTTTACCAACCACACTATTATCATTTATCTTACTTCCATCTACATCATTAATTAATATATCTGTAATAGAAAAATTAGGTATTTTATCTTTAGTAATAGAATCATCTGCAATTTTATCTGTTGTTATACTTCCATTTTGTATATGTTTTTCTGTAATACAATTCTCAATAATATTATTACTATCTATACTATTATCTGCTATTAATTTATGATTAATAGCTAATTCTTTAATATTTTTAGTATCTATACAATTTTCTGTTAAATGAGTATTTAATATACTATTGTCAGCTATTAATTCACTAATAATAGTACCATCTTCTATTTTTTCATTAGTAATAGTTTTATTTACTAATAAAGAATTAATAATAGATTCATCTAAAAACTTATTAGTAGTCAAAGATCCATCTACTAATTTACTACCATCAATTTCTTTGATTTGAAGAGTAGTAATAGATTCATCAGCTAATTTATCAGAAGTAATAGTTTTATCTACTAATTTATTAGCTGTTAAAGATAAATCAGTTATTTTCTCTCCATTCAAATCATTATCTTTTATAAATCTTTCATCAAAAGAACCATATTCAAAAAAGTTTTTAAAATCAAAATGAGTCCAATCTTTTCCACCAGATTCATTATCTAATTTTAAGAATTGTAAATCACCAGAAAAAGGACTAATATAAATAGAACCTGCTGGTACATAAGTAGGATCATCAATAAATTGAGTTAAAATTAAAGTTCTTCCATCTTTAATTATATACTCATTTACTTTTTTAACTCCATCTATACTCACAATAAATACCTCCTAAAAAATAAAGACTATAGCAAAAAGATTTTGATTCATTCAATTTGCCATAGTCAAAATAATAATTATTTATTAATAAATCTTATCAAAAGTAAGAACTAATTCATGAATTCTACCAATAAGCTCATTAAATTTATTTTGAATATTTTCAGCTTTATTGATTTCATTATATTCAAATTTACTTTTCCATTTTATTTGTAATTCAAATTCATTTGCATATTTAGAAAAACCTTCATCATCTTCACCATATTTAGTTTCAAATAATAATTTATCAGATATTCTTGAACCTAATTTATTATTATTAATAGGAATAATATTTGTTAAATTTAAATCTAAAACAGATTCTGAAATTTTTTCACTATTAAATTGTTTAGTAGTTAAATCAAAATCATTCCAATCAATTAAATATGGAGTAATAGATGCTTCATAATTCATTCTATATACAGGTATCTTTACAACTGAATTATTCTTAGTATATAACTTCTCTATTCTATAATCTAAATATAAAGGCTCTTGTAAAGTAACTCTATTACTTGTACATTTTTTTACTTTACCAAATTGATTACCTATAATTATTATATCGTTTTCATCAAATCTTAAATCTGTATTACTATAAGAATATTCATCTTCTTTATATAAAGTAAATTCAGTAAAGTCATCACTAATAGAACTTAAATCAGTATAATAACAACCTTCTCTATTTATTCTCATAGATAATCTAGCTCTTGATACATCAATAGGTTTTGGTAAGATTATTTTAGCTGTATATAAACCTTCTTTATTTCCATATTCAGTTTGTTCTATTATATCTTTAACAGCTAATGTAAATAATAAATCATATTTATCTATATCATCTATTATATATAAAGATTTTTCATCTGGATCGATTCCATCTACTGCTTTATAATTTAATGAAACATTATATCTTTCTAAGTCATCTACTTCATTAGCATCATTTCTATAATAAGAGAAATAAAGATTCCAATAGTTATTTTCATCAGCATTAACACATTCTATTAAGAAAATATATCTTTTATCTTCTACTTCTGGATAACTATTTAATTCTTTATCAAAGAAATCAAAACTTAAAGTAGTTTGTTGTAATGCATTTTCGGCTTTAATAGGTTGAGAAGAGGCTATAACTAATCCTTTATCTTTTGCATCTTCTACAGATATAAAAGTAGGACTTAATATTCCATTTGTAAAACCAGCAGATTCATCAATTAAATGACAAATTAAATTACCTGGATTACCAATTGCTTTAGTTGTAACAGAAAAAGATATTAAAGCTGCTTTATCATTTGGAACACAAGTACTTGGTATTTTAAATGAAGTAGCTATACCTGTTGATGAGCTATTAATAGCTCTAGCTGCAGTCATAGTATCGTCTGATTGCATATGATATCTTTCCTGTGAACCTAAATCTACACCTGATGTTATTTCAGAGAAAGAAAAACTATTTCTTATATAATTTCCATATGTCTTCCATAATTCAACTACAGTAGCATCTGTTAATAAATTAGTTGAAGGATAAAATTTAACTTTACCAGAATCATTTGATTCTAATATAGTAACTATATCTTTTTCAGCTGTATCATTTTTTACTATAGTAAAATGTTTACCAACTTCAAAATCTTTTATTTTTTCTAAATCATCAATATATAAAACATCTGTTAATACTGGAGAAGATTCTTTAACTCCACAAACATATTTATCATATTTTATATTATTTTTTTTAAACGTATCTATAAAACCTTCATATAAAATATCTTCATCTACAAAACCATCTTTACCTAATTGGCTTCTTAATTGATATAATTCTTCTCTTAAATTTTGTATTTCATCGGAATATAATTTATTCATTACATCGGTTATACCTTCTATTTTTGTAGCATCTTTTCTAGTAAGATATTCAGACGCTTCTATTCCGTTTAAATTTAAAGCATTTTTAACAGTATCTCTATCACCATCAACAGCTTTAGCAAGACTCTCTACAGCAGTAGAGAGAGTCTTATCCATTTGATCTTTAGTTGTAAAATCATTATTTTCTATTAAATATCCAGCTATATCATTCATAGGTAAAAATGATACACTAGGTTTCATTACTGTCATAAAATATTTTACCTCCATTCAAAAGTAATAACATTGAAGTCATCTTCATTAATATAATCTTTTAAATATATACTATCTAAAGTTAATCTATTGTTATCAATCGTATATTCATTACCATAAGCTAAGCCATTTATATATATCATGACAACATCTTTAGTTTTAAATAAATCAGTAGGAATACCGTCTTTATATGAGAATTCTATTTTACCTGGTTTTATAGGAATAGTTATTTCTCTTAAAGAATAATCACTTCTTTTTTCAATTAAAATTTCATCTATTATTTCATAATAACTACTATTAGGATCTAAAGGATTAATAGGGAATTTAGGATCATTTTCATCGCCCATATTATTTCCTCCACCTCCTATTAAAGGAGATTGTATTTGAATAGTATTAGAATCTATTATCTTATAAGCACAATATGAATTACCATCTTTATCTTCATAAGTTCCAAATGGTTGTCTAATTCCATTAATGAATACTCTTAAATTACCAGTACTTAAATTTATATTTTTATCTTGATAAGTATTATTTGCATAAGCTCCTTTTGAAGCTAAAGCATGTTTATAAGTTAAGACATATCTTTCACATGCACTTCTTTCTCCAGTTTCTGTTTGTTCTACAACATAAAAAATTATATTTTTATTTGGAGTGCTAATTAACTCAATTGAATCATAACTATCTAATTCATTAGCTGTTAATTCATTCTTTTTATATAATCTCTTATATTTTCCATTTTCAAAATATCTATAAGTATAATAACCTTCATATTCATTAATAGCTTGTCCATTAGTTGATCCATCATCAATAGAATATAAGAATGAATTATTTTTATTAGTATCACATTCTTTTTGATAAGAATCTTTATATTCATAATCAAATGGTGAAGTTAATGTTTGTCTAACGCCGTTTATATAAATACTTAATTCATTCTTACCTGGATGATAATAATGTTTATGTTTAAGAGTAAATGGTAACAATCCATCTTTTGTTCCAGAATTTCCATCAGGATAACAATATCCAGTTAATAATGGTTTTTCTATTGTATCTGAATATTTATAAGCTAAATAACTACAATATTTTTGTCCATTAATTTCATTTATTATAGATATTCTATCTCCAGTACTAAAGAATCCATTACTATTTTTAGATACTTTTTCTATTTCATTTTCATCTAGTTTTATCCATGCTCCTATAGATGCATTATATTTTATCCATTCATCTTTATAAATATTAATTAAATGTTTTATTTCTCCATCATATCCTATATAAGGAATACTAGATGTTTCAACAGCTTCTGTATCACAAATTAAACCATTTCTTAAATATACTACTGCAGCATCATGTAAATCTGTTTGTAAAGTTACATAAGTAGCATTATCTTGGAATAATAAACAATCAGGATTATTAGTTAATAACTGATCAAAGTTATATATAGAATGATAGTATTTATAATCCTCATATAAATAACTTGTTATTTTTTCTGCTAAATCATTTGAATTCTTTATATCTTCTATTATCTTTTTACCATTATCAAAATCTTCTAATGCATCATCTGGAGTATGTTTTTGAACAGTAGTTAATACTTCAGTTTTTTCTAAAATATCTTCTAATTCTAATGATTCATTTTTATCTGCAATCATTACTACTTCTTGTCCAACAGTTAATCCTCTGAGAATAATATAATCTTCTCCCATTTTTATATCTGATTGACTTACTAATACTCCATCAACAAAAAATATAGGAATTTCTAAATAATCTAAATATAAAATATCATCTGTAGCTGTATTAATATCTCTTGTTATTTGTATACCATTTCCACTATTTACTGTAATAGCTTTTGTCTTACCTCTATACATTTGATATTCAATCATATCGTTTTTAACTACATCTGTTTCAGCTATAACCCAGTTAAATTCTCCATCTAATCTATCTAATTCTTCTAAAGTTAAATCTTTAAAATAAATAGCAGTTGGATCGTCATCATAATAATCAAATACTTCATGTAAATTAGTTTGAACTCCAGATATAAAACCTAAACAATGTTCTGGTTCTAATAAAATACTATTAATATCTACTCTATATCCTCTATCTGCAATATACTTATCACTATCATATTTAGATGTGGTAATCTTTCCTTGATATACATTAGGAAATTCAATTACAGATACTTCTAATCTTACATTAGGATCGTCTGTCATTAAATTTTCTTTTAAATAGATATATTCATCTTCATAACTATATTCATAAGTATTTTCAGATTGTTGATAATATAAACCTTGAGCAAATAATAATAATTGTCTTGGATTTACTTTACCGACATATATAGATTGTTGATCATTTAAATTAACTCTTTTTCTTTCTAATTTTCCACTAACTTTAACTGAACTAGAAAAATTATAATGTAAAGCATAAATATAATCATAAGTATCTACAACATTTTTATTAACTCTTATACATTCAGTTCCATTACTTACAAAACCACTATAATCATAGACATGACCTTCAATATTTTCCATTAATAGCTTACCCATGCCTTTATATTCTTTATAAAAATTAATTTCTTGTATTAAAAAATTATCATTTATAATTCCATTATTAACATCAGATTCTCTTTTAGCTATTATTTTATTTTTTTCAAAGTCTGTTAATTTATGATTATACATCTTTTTTTCTGAAGGAGAAGTTTTATAAATAAATTCATATTCATATCTAGTTCCAACTCCATAAAATTCTGTATTCTCTTTTGGTATAGGAACTATTCTAGTACCTTTATTTATTTCTAAGAAATATTTTTGAATACTTTCTAATCTTGTTGGATTAACATGAACACCTGTAACTAATTTTGTATTTTCATCATCTGTTTCATATTCATTATCTTCAACATTTAATTCATCAATTTCAAAATCATCAATAGGTATATATACAGAAGTAGTAGTATTTTTTATATAACCTTCTTCTTCTTTTATTTTCTGATTTTGTGTAACAGGATTATAAGTTGTTCCGTCTGGATTACCTTCAAGAGTTAATCCTCCAACATCATAAAATCCAGCGTCTCCTTCAATATCAAATCGTAATCTATCATGTAAAACATTATCATCTTCATATTCAAAAGTAATTGCTATTTCATTGTATAGAGAAGCCTCTATTTCATCAAATAATTCATTTACTTTTTCATGTAAATATAAACCATTTAAAAATATTTTATCATAATTACTATTTGGTACTAAGAATTGTAATAAAGTATCAACTCTTGTCCAATAATATCCATTTATTAATGGATGTAATTCATTAGTACTCCAATGTTCTTTATTACAAACATATAAAACATTGTTAACTAAAACACCTTGTTGATAAGAATATTTAACTCCAAATTCCCATTCTTTGATAGGAGTATTTGAGAATAAGAACTTTGTAAAATTATTTACAACTGCATATTCTGCAGGTTTCATAGGATTTATAATTAAAAAATCTTCATACTGATAACTACTAGATTCGTCATCAGAACTTAAATAAGCTTTAATAGCCTGAAATTGACCATTATGATAATAACAAAGAACTCCATTACCATTAACCCATAACATTCCTTCTATTGGATTAGAAGGTTCTAATGGATCTAATAAATGCGCCAATAATTCAAACTTATTAGCAAATAATAAATTCCATTGTCCATTATCATAATATTTTAAATCAGCACTAGATGTATCAGTATATTTATCTAACCATAAAGCACTATTACCAATTTCTTTATCTTCACCAGTTCCAATTGGCCCTATGTCTAAATCATATGGATGATCTAAATAGTGTTGAAATATTTTATATATATTATAATGCTCGTCATTCATTAATACTTCATTATGACGACCAATATCAAACTTTCTTGGCATTAATTTATTTCACCTCTTTTTATGAAATTTCTAATATATTATTACTATTTATTATTTATTTCTTCATAAATACTATGGTTCTAATATATATTGTAATAAGCTATTAAACATATCTGATCTTATAATATCAATATTAATTATTTTATATTCTCTATATCTATTTAAACCAGGATAATTTTCATTTATCCAATTATTCATATCATATAATTTATTATTTATTTCACTAAAATATCTTCTATATATTTTATTTTCATTAGGTAATGGAATTGTAATTGATAAAGAATCTTTATTATAAGCTATTAAAGTATGGTTTGTCATAGTAACTAAATTCTTATACAAATTAGCTGTAATTTTAGTTTCACTATTAACAGCTGATATTAAACAAGGAATATAATTAAAAACTATAGAAGTTTCATTACTAAAATATTCTCCATCATATAATCTAATATTAATTTGATTTTCTCCTTCTGCTATATTATTTGGAATAAAAACAAAATTAGAATCTGCTTTTTTGACAATACAAGAAAACATATCAGGATTCCTTGTACTAGTATAAACAAATATTCCATTTTTATTTTTTATTGTAATATAAGGAATAATTAATTCATTATCTGAATAATTAGTTTTAAATAATATTCTTGGTTTTTCAGTATATAAAGTACTATTATTTATTGGAGCTACAATAGTAGCAGAATCTATTCTACTCAAAATATATCACCTCTAAAAAAATAGAAGCAGAAAAACTACTTCTATTTTTAATTATGTTAAAATTTTAAAATATATTGTATTTTCATCTCTATCTAAAATATCTGGTAAAACTTCAGATATAACAATGCTTGATTTTGTAGAAATTTTATTTAAAACAGTATTAGCAAAATCATTATCATTATTTAATGCATCAGATAATTCTTGTAATGTATTTAAGTTTTCTGGAGCCGCACCAACTACTTCACTAACTTTATCATCTATTTTATTATTTATATCTATTTCATCTCTAAGTACTACAAAAATATCATTAAAAACAAATTTATTTTTATTTCTACATATAAAAACTTTTAAAATTTCTTTTTTACCCATCATTACATATGGATATTCATCAGATAAATATCCTAATGCTTCATCTGTTGTTTCTACATATGGAATATTATAAATATCATTTAAACAATTTGATATTTCAGTTGCATCTGTTACTAATTTAAATCTTGTATCAAAATCTGCAGTATCACTAGCAGTTGGATCATTATAATAGAAAGAAAAATTTGCTGTGTTATATAATATAAAAAAATCTCCATTATTATAAGTAAATTTTTTATAATCTTGTTCATTATATATTTCATAAAAATTAATACTATTACTACTTGTTCCAGTAGATTTTATATCAATTAAATTTTTTATACTCTCATAAAAATTAGGATCATTATTAATAGATGTAGCTAGTTTTTCTATAGTATCTAAATCATCTGGTGGATTTCCTCTTAATCCTAAAATTATGTCTCTACAATACTCTTCAAAATTTACAAGTAAAAACTTTTCATTAAAATCAATTTTCGTATAATCTATACATAAATAAACGTTTACAACATTATCTTTAGTTAATATTAAAATATCTCCATTCTTAAATGTTGTAATATTCTCATGTTCTGGATAATTTAAAGTATAAACACTAATTTTTGCATCTTCTATTTTTTGTTCAATATTAGTATAAAAGTTAGCATCATTATTAATAGCTGCTGCAATTTTATCAAAAGTATTTAAATCTTCAGGAGCTGTTTCAAACAAACTCCTTAATTTAATAGCTAAATTATTTAAAGCGTCTTCTACATTTGAACTATTTAATGTTATATTTGGATTTTCTATTTTTACATATTTAGCTAATGATGTTAAGTTTAAATAATCTTGTCCAATTTTTAAAGATCCCTTTTTTTGTCCCAATTATATCACCTTCCTTTTAACCCATAATATTAACATATTTATGATATTTACTATATGGTGCAGAACCAGCACTTACTGTTATCTTTATTATAGGTCTTTTATTTTCATCATCTGTATACATTACAGAACTATACCAAGCAAAATCTTGAGAAAAAACAATAGAACCGTTATTTCTATTAACTATAATTATTCCTGTACCTGAAAAAATTATATATTCTCCAGAAAAAGCAAAATTATTAGATGTACCTATGCTTTTTTCATATACTACATTTAAATTGCTATCATATTTACATAATACTCCTGTAGAAGTTATCATATACAAACATCCTTCATCATCATTATAATGTAAATACATTGGAGTATATGTTGTGCTTATTAATTTTACACTATTATTAGAACAATCTATTCTTCTTAAAGTATTAACACCAGCACCATAGACTATATTAGTAGCACCGTTTTCAAACATACTAACAGATCCTTCACCATCTTCATTCTTATATACTGTTGTTGAATCTACATATATAAAAATATTACTACTACTACTTCTGTTATGTGTACTCATTACATAGTGTCCATTATTTACTATGTAACTATCAACTAAATCATTATTAGAAGATTTGCTATACACTTGAGTTGTAGTATGATTAGTCATATCTATTTCATATATTCTACTATATCCACCACCATAAGTATGATATCCTGCTACATAATATTTTCCAGTATGTTTATCTTTTATTATTCCTTTATCAGACCAATATTTATCAGAAAGATATTCGTATTCCCAACTACCTCCTCTAGTATCACTATAATAAATAGTTTGATGTCTACTAGAATCATCGGGAGAATAACTATATAATTCATAATGAGATGATATTATATCTGAATCACTCCAATGTCTAGACGTAAACAAATCAGTAAAAAACGGAGTACCAATTTTAGCGTCCAAATTTCCAGTTATTTGCACACCATTAACCCAAGCTGTTTTACCTTTTAATAAACAACTTGCAGTTGCAGTACCAGAAGTTTGACTTGCTAAATCTTTTGCCTTTACTGTTATTTTAGTGTAATGTCCATTTGCATATTCTATACTTTGTCCACAACTTAAAGTTGTACTTTTAGTACCATAATCAATCATAGTACCAACAATATCACCAGCGTCTACTGTTGCTTTTTTATTGGCGATAATGTCAGACGCTAGTGCATCACCACTACCATTATCACCCTGTAAGAAAAAATATTCACCATTAAACACTATAGTAACTATACTATCTTGTTTAAAATTCTTAACATCGTTTTTATTTGATTTTTTTACTTTTATATAACCAGTATTATCTACATTAACATAACAAGAATCAGTTGAATCTGAAGGTACTTTAAATCTTACCCCTCTACCTTCTTTTAATTCAAAATCTTCATTTTTACTTATTAATTCATATCTGTTATCAGAACTACTTGAAGAAGAACAATAAATTACAGATTCCTCTATACTATTATTTATAAACTCTTCATGATTTTCTATTGTAGTGTTTATATTCTCTATATTATTTGTATTCTCTGTAACTCTTTGATCCAAATTTGTAATAGAATTATCTTGTTCCAAATTTTTCATTTCTAAAAGAGTAATCATTTGATTTTGTTGATTATTTTCTTCTATTAAATTTTGAATATTAATAGTTGCTTCATCTTTAAAATCTTCAAGTAATTCTAATTCATCATATACAGTTTTATCATCTTTATAATCTACTGCTCCAGCAGAAGTAAAAGGGTCAACTTCTTTTAATACTTGACCAGTATTTTTATCTAATAATTTAATTCTAGCTTTATCATAAACTTTCTTTTCTGACATACCTAAATTATTTCCTCCTTATTTATTAGTCGACATATATATTACATATCTATTTTTTGCTATTAATAAATAAATTAAAATGTTTTATTTTATTACTCCATTTTCATCAGCATAATAAGTTTGTCCATTAATAGTAAAAGAACAATCAATATAACAATGTCCTTGATTATATCCTTCTCTTTCTTCTAAATAATAGAATTTTCCGTTCACATTTATAAAACCAGTTTTCATTTTTCCATAATATCCATTATGTTCAGTTTCTCCATAATACCAATATCCATCTACTTTATACCATCCACTTAATAACTTACAAGAGTCTTTTTCAAAATAATACCAATCATTATTTCCCTTTAACCATTGTCCATCATAAGCATAATAAGTATTTGGATCTAAATAATACCAAATACTATTTAATAATAACCAACCTGTTTTATAACTACCATCATTGTTTCTATATTTCCATTTAGTTTTTGTACCAGATGGATGTGGTACTTCAACTTTCTCCCATCCTTCTATATTCTTTTTTATTGGTTTATCTGTAATTATATAATAGTCATAAATAATTGAGCTATTAATAGCTAATTTTAAATCTTCATGTCCTTGCCACCAATTCTTTATATAATAGTAATCTTCATCATATCCATAGATTACAACTTCATGTCCACCTTTTAATTTTCCATTTGGTTCAGCTGGAATGATTCCACCATTAGTTTTACAATCATAAAAATTTTCATAAACATCTAATCCTAATAAAACAGGATATCCTTGAGATATCATTGATTTTACTTCATTTTTATATATTCTTACATATCCAGTTATTTTATGTTTATTAGCATTTTCATATATTTCTTTTTTGTTAGGTAAGGAATCTAAATATTCTTTTATTTCTGGATACTCTTTTACATATTCAAATAAATCAATAGTACAAACTCCATCTTCAATTAATCTTTTTAATACTTGTCTAATATAAAGACCTTTACCTTGAAAATCACTTTTACTTCTATTAGCATAAATAAACCATTGAGATAATTGTTCGTCTCCATATAATTGAATTGTTGTAGTAAAAGCAGTAGCACAACCCGCACATGCCCCTACATTATATTGATATATTGGTTTCTTTAAAAAATAAGAAATTTTATATTCTTTAGGGTAATCTTCATTAGCTGTTAATCCAACTACATTATCTAATGTATAATCTCTTAAATCCTCTTTAAATAATAATCCTAATTTATTATCCATTATTTTCTCCCCTTTATTATAAAGATAAGGGGACTTAATATTAGCCCCCCTCTATTTATTATTACTATCATTAATAGCTTATTCTTTAGTATTAATTAAAGTAGATAATTCATTTATTTTCTTTTCTAATTCTTGTATTGTTGGAATAACTCCCATTAAATATTCTATTTCTATTTTAGGTACAATTGTATTTAATAATTCTATAGTAGAATTAGGATATAAATTTACTTTATCTGTATTAGTTAATACATATTCACTTGGAGTTATTTTCTTAAAACCGATAGATAAATATCCTTTAGATAACCAATCTTTAAAACCAGTTAAATCTGAAGAACTTAATTTTGTTTTTAATATAGATACAATTACATATCCATTTGAATCTATTGAAACTCCTTCAATATCATTATTATATAAATATTCATATTGTACTAATTTATAAGTTAATTTTGTACAATTAACATTCATTAAATTAGATATATTAGAAGTATTACTAGCAGGCAAAACAATATTAGTTATTTTATCACTTTTAAACAATAAAGTATTACTATGTTTTTGACTATTAACTAATTGCCATCCTTCAGCATCTAATCCAAAAAACTTTTTAAATAAAACTCTTCTAATTGTTTTATTATTTAACATATCTATTTCATCTTTACAATCTTCTGTAGCATAATAAATTTTATCATTTAATGAATAAGTATATAAATAACTATCATTATCATTAGATATTTTTACTTTATATTCATATTTTTTAGTTTCTGAATTATAATCTCCACATTCATCTTTAGTAGCATATAAACTACAAAGTTTTGGTTTAACATTAATAATATTATTTAATTTTAATGAGCTATTAAAAGTATCATTAGAATAATTTGCATTTGTAGAAGCAATTAGTCCACCTATAATAGTATTATCATAATTACTTTTACTTTCAAAATTATCAGCTATTAATTTATTAGTAGTATCAATAATAGCTTTAACTCTAAAATTTGTATCATTAGCTAAACTAGATACTTTAGTTATCTTTTGTTTATTTTCTATAATGTCATTTTTATTATTAAATATTTTATCTTTTAAATATTTTATTGAATTAATTAAATCCATATTAAATATATCCTTCCTTATTAAACTATATTAATTTTAACTTCTTTAAATATTCCTAATTCAGGTACTTGTAATAATAATTTTAATTCACCTTGTTTAATACATCTTATTATATTTTTATACTTAGAAGGTGCATAGAAAAATCCTTTATCATTTAAAATTGACACTTTTATATCATATATATCTTTTTCTACAGGAGAAATCATAGGATAACAGAAAAATAATCCATCTTTTTTAGCTTCATATTCTCCATTACTATTTTTATGATTACCTAAGTATAAATCTATAATATCTATACTATTATCTTCTTCTTTACATTCATCATCAGATTTATAAGTTATATTAGATAATACAGGAACAGTAATTCGGCCCCATCCATAATATTCATTCCATTCACCTTGTTTATAAGAAGAATGTTGTTTAGCATTATCTTTAAATATATGGAATATTTGTCTTGGAGTTAAAGAAGGATCTTGTTGTAATAATAAAGCTACACAACCAGATGTTAAAGCTGCTGCTGCAGAAGTTCTATTAGTAGAAGCAGAATATTTATTAGTAGGATTCCATGTTTGTAATCCTGAAAAACCATAATTATTAAACATCATTGCTCTACCATAACAAGTAGATGAATTATGATTTCCATTAGATTCACAAGCTCCAACATTAATTCCATATCCATTTAAAAAGAAACCGTTTTCATCAGCTATTTCATATCCTCCTTGATAGCAATTACCTATACCTTGAACTATAACTATTCCATTATCATAAGCTTTCTTTGCTATATTAAAATACTTTAAAAAATTTGTTTCTCCTTCAAATCCTAATGAATCTGATATAACTTTTATTTTATTCTCAATACACCAATCTACACATCTTTCTAAGGCAGTTTCATAATCAATATCTCCCTCTACTACTACATTATAAAATTCACAATCAGGTGCAACTCCTCTTTGTTTACCTTTTATTAATGAAGCCATATGATAACTATGATTAACTGTTTGTGCTCCACTTATAGAAGAAGGTTGAGTATCATAATATTTTTCATTAATTGTATCATACCATCCTTTAATAGTTAATTCTTCACTACTTTTTATAAAACTCTCCATTAAAGCGACTTTAATACCTTTTCCTGTTATTCCTCTACTATGAAGATAAGGTATATTTAATAAAGATAAAACGTTACTATTTTTAGTTATTAAATTAACAACTTTACAAGTAAGAGTTTTTTCTCCACAAGTTACTGTTATAATAGCTTCCCCATCTTTTATTTTAGTTATTAAACCTGTATTAGATACAGTTGCTATTTCATTATTTGATGAAGAATAAGAAATATCTCCATCAAAATTTTTAGTTACTACTATTTGAGCAGTTTTATTAATAGCTAATGGAAATATAGTATCATTTATTTCTATTTCGTTAAGAGTAGGAATATTTATATTAGCATTATAATTACCTATATAAGAATCATTTACTTTTTTCAATGCTTGTCCAACAGTTAAAAATTCAACATCTTGAGTAAGTAAATAATTTATTGTATTTTGTAATTCTGTATATCCTCCGCCTGTTAAAAACTGTGATTGGAAGCTATGAGTAAAAAATATTAATAAACCTTTATTGGCAATACAATCATCAATAAAAACTTTTCTTTGATTAAATCCTTTTGTTCCAGCTATTTCCATACGACCAATATTTAATTTGTTTTCTAATGGTATTTTATTCCACATACCTTTAGTTTGAGCATAATCAACTGTATCAAGTACATTAATACTTAAACCAAAATCAAAATATTCTCCAACTGTTTCTCTTACACTTTCAGCTGTTAAAGTAGTATCTTCATTTACATCATTAGGATATACATATACAAAATTATTATTAAAACCATTATCTTCATGAAACTTAATAGCTGTTTCTAATTCAGTTTTTACTTCATCTATAGTATTAAAGTCTTGTAATCTTTTTGTACCATGAATTAATACTTCGTTTCCTTTTGCTTCTAATTCTTGTAATTGTGAAACTGAGTATTTACCACTTGTACCAACAGTATCGTAACAAACTGCAAAATCCATAGGGACACCTTGGCTATTCAACCAAGATGTCATACCTGTATAAGAATCATTTGTTCTTGTTGTACCATCATCATCGACAATACAAATTATAGCTTTTTTTAGAGGCATAGATGTTATCTTATATGAATCCTTTTTATTAATAAAATTAGAATCTGATTCTGATTTAGTATAATAATTAGACAAATTAACTTGTCCTGTACCTCCACTGTTTATATTTTCTTTTCCACTATAAATAACTGACATTATATCAATCCTTTCTATAATTTTTATTTTTTTATTTAAATGAAATATTCCATTGTAAACTTGAAATAACTTGTTCTGTATTACTTAATTTTTTTATATTTATTAATATTTCTCCTGTATTAATAGATACATTCCTATATGAAAATATATCATTATTTAATCCAACAGGAATACAACTTAAAAAATAGATTATTTCCCAAAATGAGTTTCTGAGCCTAGTGATACAAACAATTTCAAAGTCTATTTTGAGAAATATCATAAAATTACTAATAAAATCTAAGTTTTATTGGGTTTAATCAGTTGTTTTAGTATATTCTAATATTATAGTAGCACTAGAAAAATTATCTGGTCTAGCAAATGCTATTGAAATTTGAGAATAACCATTAACAAAATACAATGCAATCATATTATTAGAAGCATATCCGTAAGCACCTGGAAATATATAATTTCCAGTTGTTTTTACAAAATATCTCACATCTGAAACATTTTCAATATTAAAACTTGATACATCTATTTTAGTTGAATTGGTAGTTATTACTTTCCTATAAATAGGTTTGCCATCAATCCATTTACCAATAATCATTTCATTAGTAGAATAAGTATTAGCCACTTCACTTATATGTTTATCATCAATTGAAACAATTGAACCTAAAACTTTTTGTCCATTTTTATATATACTCAATTAAATCACCTTCCTAACTTTCTGCTACTGGATAACTAAATGTTATATATCCAGGAGAACTAGCTTTTAAAGCATGAAATCCTAACTTAGTATTGTTAGTACTCATATAACAATGTCCAACCATACTATTATCTGAATGATTAACAAGAGAAGCTCTTACAGGTAGCATTGGAGCTGGTAAAATACCATTAATTTCAACAAAATTCATTCCAGTCGCGTTAAAAGATAAATTATCTAAATCTACAGTACATACACCATTTTTAATACAATAATATAAAATTCCATTAAGTTTGCTAGACTTGGTAGATAAATCTATTTTTGTTAATAGTACATCCGCAACACTTGTAGTACAAACTCTACTCCATGTTAAACCTGTTCCATCAGCACCTTTGAGCTGTCCTATATATAAATCATTTTCTTTTAAAGCTCCACTACCACTAGGTTTAAAAGTTATACTAAATTTTGATACCACATCTTTTTCAATCATTAATATACCTAATCCATCTGATGTAGGTAAGTCTGTAACTCTTGCAATAGCAGTACCATAAATAAAAATACTTTGTGTAGGTAAAGCATTAAATATTTCTCCTACTGTAACTGGTGCTGTCAAACCTAATTGTTCTACACTTGTATATGTCTTTATATTAAATTTATTTAAATCTATATTTTCACTATCATCACTTATTATATAATATGTGTCATTATCTATTGTTCCATCAGTTACTAATTGATTATATTCAGCTTGAGTTAATGTAACCATAGTTGACTTATCATTCAACTCATTTATCGCTCCTGTTACAGTTTGTGAAGTTGTATTTAAACTATCTGCTCCTAATGTTGTTTTAACTTTGTCTACTTCTGTTTTTAACGCATCAAAATCAGTCTTTAAAGCAAATTTAGAATCTGCTTGTGTGATAGTATAATAATCAGTCATATTTATATCAGTTGTTCCTAATAGAACTTTATTTCCTTCAATTACCACATATTGATTATATGAAGTTTGTCCAGTTGGTTTATATAAATATAATATATTAGAATCCACTATAGATGATTCATCTGTTACTATTTTTAATTCTAGCCTAGAAAGATTACTGACTAAAGAATCAGTATAATCGTTACAATCTGTTTTTAAAGTATTCAATAGAGTAGTTATCCTTACACTACTAAATGTTCCATTTGATTTTATATTTAAATCATCAATTAATTTTGTATCTAAACCATTAATATCACGAATTAAACCTACTAAATATGACAACGCCTCGTGTGTCAAAGTTGTCCCATTTTTTATTGACATATAATCATTCCTTTCTTATTATTGTTGTAAATAATATTCTCCCTCTAATAAAATTTTAATTTCTTCTTTTAATTCAAAAATACTCATTAATTTCTTTATAAATGATTCTATATCTCTATATTTATCAAATTCTGCTTTATATCCATTATCTGTAATGTATTGATGTTCTGTTGTGAATTTTATAGTTGTTCCATCAACATTTTCATTTTCTACTTTATTAATTACATATTGACATATTTCTACGAATGTAATAGGTTTTTCTTTCTCAACCAAAACCCACTTTAAAGTTTCAGAAGTGATAGGAACATTTTTATTATCTTCAAAAACTAAAGCTTTATAATCATCTTGTCCAATAATTTTTAAAATTAATTGTTGAGGACTGCCATCTACAACAGTAAATTCAGTCCCTATATCTTTTTTAATTGCATCCAATATTGTTAATTTTGTTAAAGCCATTTATGTCAACTGCTAATCTATATTTTCTGTTTCTTTGTGAAAGTTAGCAACTTTTCTTATATGTTCATTTTCTTTAACGCTCCAACAGGATTTGCCGCCTACAATAAAAAGAAATTCTTCTCCAGCTTCTTCACATAATTTTCTTACTGCTTCGCATAAAGTTTTCTTGTCTATTTTATCCATTCTATCCCTCCTAACTTAAATAAGCCTTATTGCTAAGACTTAATTAATTTATTTAACTTTCTGCTACTGGATATGATATATTACAATAATAAGTAGTATTTTTTGGAATAGCTTCCGAACACGTAATTTTT